ACGGAACTGATGGTACAAATGGTACATCTGGTTCTGCTGGTACAAGTGGATCTTCTGGTACAAGTGGTACATCTGGTTCTTCCGGTACAAGTGGTTCTTCTGGTTCTAGTGGTACAAGTGGTTCTTCTGGATCATCCGGTACAAGTGGATCTTCTGGTACATCTGGTTCCTCTGGATCATCCGGTACAAGTGGATCATCTGGATCTTCTGGTACAAGTGGTTCTTCTGGTACATCTGGTTCTAGTGGCACAAGTGGTTCTTCCGGTTCTTCTGGTACATCTGGTTCTTCTGGTACAAGTGGTACATCCGGTTCATCAGGTACAAGTGGCACATCTGGCTCCTCTGGTACAAGTGGTTCTTCCGGTCTTTCTGGTATAGACGGAACTGATGGTACAAATGGTACATCTGGTTCTGCTGGTACAAGTGGATCTTCTGGTACAAGTGGTACATCTGGTTCTTCCGGTACAAGTGGTTCTTCTGGAACATCTGGTACATCAGGTACAAGTGGTACATCCGGTTCATCAGGCACAAGTGGTTCTTCTGGTACAAGTGGAACATCTGGAACATCTGGTTCTAGTGGTACAAGTGGATCAAGTGGTTCTTCTGGTACAAGCGGTTCTTCTGGTACATCTGGATCATCCGGAACGAGTGGTTCTTCTGGTACAAGCGGTTCTTCTGGTACATCTGGTACATCTGGTACATCTGGTACAAGTGGTTCTTCTGGTACAAGTGGAACATCTGGTACAAGTGGTTCTTCTGGTACATCTGGATATGATGGAAATGATGGATCTAATTCTTTAAGATGGTTCTTTGATATTACAGTTGGTACTTCATCGGTTACTACCTTTACAAATGGTGGTGCTACTTCATTCGCTGGTATGGCACCAGGTACAGCATTTATAATAAATGATGTAGATTCTAATAGTAATAATGTTAATAGTTGGCATACAGCGGCTTTTAATTGGGTTAGTGCTACTAACTCAATAATTCTAAAAATTACAGAAGTTGGTAATAATAGTAACTTTGGTGTGTATAATATTGACCAGATGACTGCTGGTACAGGTGAATACTCATATATAATTAGTACTTCGGGTGTTATTGCTACAAATGGTACTTTTTCAAATACTACTCTTTATTCTATAAGTTGGGTACTTAATGGGTCTAATGGTTCAAGTGTTTCTTTAACCGGCGTTAATAACTATACTCCTTATTATACATCATCTACTACTTTATCATCCACTAGTTCTATATGGGACGATGGTGTGAATGTTGGTATTGGTCTTGTTCCTTCAGTTGGTAGTCCTTTTAAAGTAGATGTTCTTGGTGATGTTAATGTTCAAGGAACATTCTTCGCGATATCAAAATCATTTGATATTGTTCACCCTTCTGATCCCAATAAGAGATTAACTTACGGTTCATTAGAGGGTCCAGAGTATGGTGTTTATTATAGAGGTAAATTAAATGGATATATTATAGAACTTCCTTATTATTGGATTGACTTAGTTGATAATTCTACAATTAGTGTTGAATTGACTCCTTTTGGTTCATATCAAAGATTATTTGTTCAAAAAGTAGAAGATAATAAAGTTTATGTTAATTCGGATAATGGTGGTCTTCCTGATTGTTATTATGTAGTATATGCTGAAAGAAAAGATATACCTAAAATTATAATAGAAAAGTAATATGAGTACATACTATCCTTTTAAACCTATTGTTACTGATGGATTGGTCTTGTATTTAGATGCTCCTAATAAGAAGTCTTTTTCTGGATTCAATATTTGGTATGATTTAACTAATAACTCAAATAATGCTTCTCTTTCAACTACACAGTCATCTATATCACTAGCTAATAGTATTATATTTGATGGATCTAGTGGACATGGAACTATGTCATCTTCAACTAGTTTAGAATTGACATCCACAGGTACTATAATGGGTTGGTTAAAAATACCAAATTCTCCTAATGCTTTTGGTACTATTATAGCTAAAAGAGTTAATTCTACACCATCTGGTGTTGATTATCAATTAGATTTAGATTCATCAGGTTTTAATTTAAGAGGATCAATAAGTGATGGTGTTACTATAGATATTATAGGTGGTACAACCACTTTAGCTACTGATACTTGGTATCACTTTACTTTTGTTTGGAATGGAACATCATTAAACTTATATCTAAATGGTGTCTCTGATGCTACTACAGTTTCACAAACAATAAATGCTCAAGTAACAAGTAATCCATTAGAAATAGGAAGAGGAAATGACACATCACCAGTTTATTTTAAAGGTAATATAGAACAGTTATTAGTATATAATAAAGCATTATCTCAATTAGAGATAACTGAAAACTACAATATAACAGCAAGAAGATTTAGAGAAACTCTTGATGTGGTTTCACCTATTGTTCCATATGTTCCTCCTATAATAACTACTGGATTAATATTAAATTTAGATGCAGGTGATCTAAGTTCTTATCCTGGATCAGGTACTGATTGGTTTGATTTAACTGTTAATAACAATGATGTTATATTAATAAATGGTCCAACATTTAGTACTGCAAATGGTGGTAGTTTAGTATTTGATGGAGTTGGTGACTATGGTACATTGTCTTATAATTCTGGGTTTGATTTATCAATTACTGACTACACATTAGAAGGTTGGTTTAACTCAAATTCATTTGGGGCAGCTGCTGGTCAAATGTTGATATCAAAAGATACAAGTGGATCTTCATTTGATTGGGGATTATATATACTAAATTCAACAACTTTGAAATTCTATAGTAATGCAACCTCAACAAATGTTACCGCTACTGTGCCTACAATGAATACCGGACAATGGTATCATTATGTAGTAACTAGTATATCTGGAGTTATTAGAATATATTTAGATGGTGTACTATATCAAACAGGATCAATGAGTACTTCTAATAGTAGTACTACTCAAATTACTATTGGTTGCTTCTCATGGAATATTCCAGGTGGATACGTGGATGGTAAAATATCAATATTGAGAGTTTATTCAATAGGATTAACCGGAGCTGAAGTTCTTCAAAATTATAATGCAATAAAAAATAGATATTAAAATATGAATACAAACACTTATGTAATCGCAAACATATCTGAATTGAATAATGTAGATTATTCACAGGTATCACAAACATCAGCCGAGACTGTTAGAAAAAGTATAGATTTAACTAAATTTATTCTAAAGTATGATGGTAATAAACCAGCAACAATTCAATCTTTAGATACTAATGGTAAATTGGTATCTTATAATAATAATAAATACTTTACACATCCGCAAATTCTAGAGATTGCATCAACAGTTGAATGGGTTGGAACACAAAGTTTTTTAATGAATGGCATATAATACTTTTTCACCTATAATAACTAATGGTTTAGTTTTCTGCTTAGATGCTGCTAACAATAAGTCCTATCCCGGTATAGGACTAAACTGGTATGATCTAAAAACAGTAACTCCAGCACTTTTAACCAATGGCGCTTATTATGCTCCTTGGAATGATGGATCAATTAGTTTTGATGGGTTGAGTGATTATGTTAGTACTGATTTTATACCAACAATAGGAGTCGGTGATATTACTTATGACGTTTGGTTTAAAACTGATACCGCTCAAACAGGCGGTATTATAGGAGTTAGAGACACTTCAGCTATTCAATGTGTTCTTGTTATGAGTGATAGTACTGGATCTTCAATAGGTGGTAACCTTTTATTATATTCATACGATGGGTCGGTTATTAATTCTACTTATACTACTAAAACATGGAATGATGGAATTTGGCACAATGTAGTTATAGTACACAGCAGTACTAATCAAGATATATATGTTGATGGTATCCTTGAATCTAGTAATTCTTCCTCATCTCAGAATCTAAATATAACTTCCAAGTTACTTATAGGGTGTAATCCAAATGGTAATGTTCCTTTAAGTGGATGGAATTTTTATGGTAGTATATCAAATGCTAGAGTTTATGATAGAGCTCTTTCCTCTGATGAGATTTCTTATAACTATGATGCTATTAAATTTAGATATCTTAATAATAATACTTTTCCTAGTATAACAACAAGCGATTTGATATTAAACTTAGATGCTGGTGACTTAACATCTTATTCTGGATCAGGTCCAACTTGGTATGATTTAACTGCAAACTCATATGATGGTACTTTAACAAATGGTGCTTCCTTTAGCTCTATTGGTGCTGATAATATGGGATTTGATGGTACTAATGATTTTGTGGAGTTAGGTGATGTTTTAGATATGGGAACATATAGTTATACTATTAACACTTGGGTAAAAATATCAGCAACTAGTAGTGACCAAAAGTTTTTTAGTAAATCATTATCAGGTACTCAAAATTATAGATACGCTGTTGGTTTTCTAGCATCTGCTCAGAAATTATGGGCTTTTATGCAAGGTAATGGTGGTCTTGATATAAAACCATATGGATCAACTACAATACTACCTTATCAGTGGTTTATGGCTACTTATGTTTATGATAGAGGTTCTAATATAAAAATATATTATAATGGTGTTTTAGAAACACTAACTACTAGTTCTACAATATCATCTTGGAATGGATTAGATTTTCAATCTAACAACCCGGCTAGAGTTGGTGCTTATACAGCAGCTGACAATACTAGTCCCATTGAAACAACTAATGGTAAAATAGCAATTTCTCAAATTTATAGAAGAGCATTACCAGCATCTGAAATATTATATAATTATAATATAACTAAATGGAGATTTCTAAATGATAACCTACCTCCGGTTGTTCCAATTGTAACTGACCAAATAGTTTTAAATTTAAATGCTAGTGATCCTGTTTCTTATCCTGGTACTGGAACTACTTGGTTTGACTTAACATTAAACACAAATGATGGAACATTAACAAATGGTGTTGCTTATAACCCAGTTGATGGTGGTGTTATGATTTTTGATGGTGTTAATGACTATGTAGATTTCTCAACTACTAACCTATCAGGTACTGGTGATATTACAATAGATACATTCCTTAAGTTAGATGGTGCTCAAACGGTCTATGCTAACATATTTGATTATAGCCATGCTGGTCCTCCAGGATTAGGTGGTTTTGTTATTCAACAAAATGCAGATGCTGGTGTTGGTAGTACTAATTTTTACTTTGCTTGGTGGACCGGATCGACATTTGACTTTTGTTTTTTTCAAGTTCCTTTAACCAACACTTACTTTCATTTGGTTATTACTAAAAGTGGCGGAAGTGTTGTGGTTTATATAAATAGTGTATCATCATTTACTGGATCAGGATCATCTTATTTAGATGGAACTGGTAGAGTTATGGCGATTGGTGCTAATAAAGGAGGATATGGTAGATACATAAAAGGAACTATAGGTGAGTTTAGAATATACAGTAAAGCATTAACAGCTGCTGAAGTTCTACAGAACTACAATGCTCAAAAAAGTAGATATGGTTTATAATGTCAGTAGGTAGTTTAGATATAATAACAGATGGATTGGTATTTTATGTGGATATTATTAATGACAAATCATATCCTGGTTCTGGTACAAATTGGTATGATCTTACTTCTAATGGTAATAATGGATCATTTAGTGGAAGCCCAACGGTCAATCAAAGATTTATTGGTTTCGATGGTGTTGTTGATTACATCAACTTTGGTTCTATTGGTCAATTACAGTTTTCAAATAGCGATGATTACTCAATATCAACTTGGTTTAGATGGACTACAAACTTAAATACTATACAGACCGTATTTAGCTATGCTCTATCAGGTGGTGCTGGTTATTATATTGTTTTGAATTATCCCTCAAGTGATGTAGTACTCTCTGATTACTATGATGGTTCTAATTATCGTGGATTGAATACTAACTCACCAATTCCTAAAAATGAGTGGTGTAATATAGTAGTGACATCTGATACATCAAATTCATCAGCTGGTATGAACATTTATCTAAATGGTGAAATTATGAGTTGTACATCAAGAGGTTTTGGACCACCTAATTCTATAAACTATAGTGGTTTGGATGTAAATATTGCCACCAGAATGAATTCTGATTGGTTTGAGGGTGATATCTCTTCTATTATGGTTTATAATAGAGCTCTGACACCTCAAGAAATACTACACAATTACAACAAATTAAAATGGAGGTTTTTATAAAATAATATATAGATTATGGCATCACAAAGAGATATAAGAATAACCCCTAAGTTAGGATCTACAGCATCAAATGATTACCCAAATATTGATTTTGGTGGATTAAGTGCATCAACTATTAAATTAAAAGTTGATGATGATGGTACAGTTGTTTATACTGGTACTTACGGTGTTCTTTTCAATGTAACTGATGAGAAGTTTGGACTTTTACATTCGGTTAATGATGTGTCAGGTTTACCTATTTTACAAGTTTATTCTTGGGATTATGTTCAGTTAGGAAAATGGGATAAATATGCCCTATCTGTTGCTACTGATAAAGTAGGTATTGGTTTAACTGCTCCAAGTAATAAACTTCATATTTATTCAACACAATCTGATGCTTTCAGACTACAAGATGGTAGTGAAGGTTCTGGTTATGTTTTAGTTTCTGATGCTAATGGTGTTGGTAGTTGGTCTGCTAGTGCTGGTGGTGGTGGATCTGCTGTTATTTTATTGGGAGCTGGTGCTGGATCAAGTGTTAGATGTGGTTTAGGTAATAATGCTTCTGGTGTTTGTTCAACTATAAGTGGTGGTTATAAAAACACAGTATCTAATGCACATTCAACTATAGGTGGTGGTAGTAATAATACTATATCCGGTAAATATGCTAATTGTTCAACTATAAGTGGTGGTTATCAAAATACAATCTCCGGTTATGGTTATTTTTCATTTGTTGGTGGTGGTGGTTGTAATTCAATCTCTGGTAATAATTCATGTTACTCAACTATAAGTGGTGGTTATCAAAATACAGTCTCCGGATTTAAATCATACTACTCAACTATAAGTGGTGGTGTTCAAAATACAATATCTAGTTATTATTCCTCTTGTTTTTCATCTATAGGTGGTGGTAAATCAAACACAATTTCCGGATATTATTCATATCAATCAACAATCAGTGGTGGTTATTCTAATACAATCTCTGGTTATAGTTCATATTTATCGACTATAAGTGGTGGTTATGCTAATACAATCTCTGGTACAAATTCATACTCATCAACAATCAGTGGTGGATGTCAAAATACAATCTCAGGATTTAACTCATATGAATCAACCATAGGTGGTGGTAGAAATAATACAATCTCAGGTCATTACTCATTCGCATCAACAATCAGTGGTGGTGTGTTAAATAATGTAGTTGGGTATCAATCTTATGCAAACACTATATCTGGTGGTGTTCAAAATACAACATCTGGTGATTACTCTACAATAGGTGGGGGTCGTTGTAATACAATATCAGGATCATATTCAACAAATTCAACAATAAGTGGTGGTTATCAAAATACATCTTCCGATAAATATACTACTATTGGTGGTGGTTGTTTTAATGTGTCATCTGGTAGTGCTTCTACTATAGGCGGTGGTCTTAATAATACAGCATCTGGTTACTGCTCTACTATATCCGGAGGTTCATTAAACTGCGCTTCTAATCAACTAGCTACTGTTGGTGGTGGTACTCTTAATAGCGCGAGTGGTATTAACTCTACTGTTGCTGGTGGTTGTTATAATACATCTACTAATACATTTGCTACAGTTGGTGGGGGTGTATTAAATCAATCTGATGGCGAATCTTCAACAATCAGTGGTGGGTATTCTAACTTTATAGAAACTAGATCATATCAATCAACAATTAGTGGTGGTGGTTCAAACTCAATTGACAATTCATGTCAATCAAATATAGGTGGTGGTTATCAAAATACAATCTCCGCTACTAATTCATATCAATCAAATATAGGTGGTGGTTATCAAAATATAGTATCTGGTGATAATTCATATTTATCAACCATAAGTGGTGGATATCAAAACAAAATTTCTGGTATTCAATCATTCAAGTCAACAATAGGTGGTGGTGGTTCAAACTCAATTTCCGGTGCCATTTCAGAAGTATCAACTATTGGTGGTGGTTATTGTAATACAATCTCTGGTTTTTACTCATGTTTTTCAACTGTTGGTGGTGGTAAATTGAATACAATCTCTGGTTATTCTTCATATGCTTCTACTATAGCTGGTGGTGGTGGTAAATTTGGAAATACAATCTCTGGGTTACATTCACAGAAGTCATCCATAGGTGGTGGTGATGCTAATTTAATATCTGGTGATAATTCATATTTATCAACTATAAGTGGAGGATATTTTAATACAATCTCAGGTCAAAGTTCATATATGTCTAGTATTGGTGGTGGTAGAGATAATACAATCTCCGGTTATAATTCGTATTGTTCAACTATAGGCGGTGGTAATGTTAATACAATCTCTGGTACAAATTCGCAATTATCAACCATATCTGGTGGTCAATCTAATGCAATCTCAGGATTTAATTCATATAGGTCAACTATAAGTGGTGGTTATCAAAATACAATCTCCGGTTACTATTCATATATATCAACTATAAGTGGTGGTAGACAAAATACAATCTCTGGTAATAATTCATATCAATCAACTATAAGTGGTGGTTATGCTAATACAATATCTGGTACAAATTCGCAATTATCAACTATAAGCGGCGGTTATTGTAATACAATCTCCGGTTATAATTCAGATAAATCAACTATAAGTGGTGGCCTTTTAAACACAATTTCTGGTTATCGATCATGTCAATCAGCTATAGGTGGTGGTAATGCTAATACAATATCTGGTCAATGTTCGGTAGCATCAACTATTGGTGGTGGTAATGCTAATACAATCTCTGGTTATAATTCAGATAAATCAACTATAAGTGGTGGTGAAACTAACTACATATCTGGTACAAATTCATATAAATCAACAATTAGTGGTGGGTATCAAAATACAATATCCGGTCAAAATTCACAAATATCAACTATTAGTGGAGGATATGGCAATTTAGTCTCTGGGTTCAATTCATATTCATCAACTATAAGTGGTGGTAGACAAAATACAATATCTGGTGATAATTCACAAATCTCGGTTATAGGTGGTGGTTCTCAAAATACAATCTCTGGTTATATTTCATATTGGTCAACTATAAGTGGTGGAAATAGTAATACAATCTCAGGAACCATTTCAGCTTTTTCAACTATAAGTGGTGGATACTGTAATTTAATATCTGGTCAATGTTCTTACTATTCAACTATAGGTGGTGGTAGACAAAATGAAATCTCAGGTTATTACTCATGTCTATCAACAATAAGTGGTGGGTGTAATAATACAATCTCTGGTTACTATTCACATTGTTCAACTATTAGTGGTGGTAAATCGAATACAATATCTGGATTTAATTCATATCAATCAACTATAAGTGGAGGTTTCCAAAATACAATCTCTGGTTGTCAATCATATGTTTCAACTATAAGTGGTGGTACACTAAATGTGATATCTGGTGATGTTTCATATTTATCAACAATAAGTGGTGGGTATCAAAATACAATCTCCGGTACAAATTCACAATGTTCAACTATTGGTGGTGGTAAACAAAATACAATTTCTGGTGATACTTCATATCTATCAACCATAAGTGGTGGTCTTGCTAATACCATCTCAGGAGTTTACACAAATAATTCAACCATAGGTGGTGGTGCTCAAAACTGTATATCAAGTCAACTTTCAGTAAATTCAACTATAGGCGGTGGTCAATCTAATATAATCTCAGGTTATTGTTCATCAAATTCAACTATTAGTGGTGGTGAAACTAACTACATATCTGGTGTTACTTCATCCTATTCATCTATTGGTGGTGGTCAGACTAATACAATCTCAGGAGATTGCTCACTTCAATCAACCATATCAGGTGGGTATTGTAATGCAATCTCTGGTACTAATTCTTATCAATCAATTATTGGTGGCGGTGCTAAAAATGAAATTTCTGGATTTAACTCATATAAATCAACTATAAGTGGTGGTGCTCAAAACTGTATATCTGGTCAATGTTCGGTAGGATCAACTATTGGTGGTGGTATTCTAAATATAATTTCAAACGCTCCATGTAGTTCTATACTTGGTGGATGTAGTAATACTATAAATGGTATGACAGGTTCTGTTATTATTGGGTCTGGTATAACTGCTTGTAGACAATATACAGCACATGCTAATGATATCATTATCACATCCATGACATCTTCAGTTTCTTGTTTTGTTGCTGTAGGTGCTGATGGATTATTAGTAGCAACATCATCTACCGGTGGTGGTGGAGCAAGTTTTTCTGGTACTGCTAATGTATTTACTAAATTCACATCCGCAACTACAATTGGAGATACTTTATATGATGTACATGAAGATTCAACTGGTAGTAAATTATCATTTGGTCCTTCAACGGATACTGATGCTATCTCATATGGTCAAATAGCGCATTCTAAAGATAATATACTTACTAAGGGAGATGCTCAAACTAGTCAGATAATTCTAAAAAGAAATATCAATCCTAGTTCTTCCGGTCTTTTATATCCTGATAATGGTCTTACTCAATATCTTTATATACCTATTGATGGTGTTATAGCATTCGAAGTTCATGTAGTTGCTTTATCAACTGGTGGATCTGGCAATGCTACATTTATAAAGATTGAAGGTGCTGCTAAAAATATAGGTGGGTCTCCTGCTATAGTTGGTGGTGGAACAACCACTATAACCGTATCCGAGGACTCAATTGGTTTGCACGCAGTTAGAACGGTGAGTGTTAGTGGTTCCGGTTCTACATCTCATTTAACTATAGAGGTTGATAACAACTCAAATACGGAAAATGCTAATTTTGTAGCTTATGTGAGATATACTCAAACATTATACTAAGATGAAAATTAATATATATATAGAATTATAGATAAAAATTAAAAAGAACGTGAATGGCTTATATAATTAATAACAGTGATGGTTTTAGGTTTAATTCTGGAACAGGTCCAGGAATAATTTATCTTGGGGGTGTTACAATTTCATCAAGTAATGATGCTATAGCTATTAGTAAATTAGATTTAGGTACCGAGAATAATCCATTTATTCTATCAGCATCTGGAAGTAGTATTTATGTAAATAATAGCGTTTTTTCATCTTTTGATAGTAAGACAATTTTAGTTGCCTCGGATGGTGCTGATTTTACATCAGTTAAAACAGCTATAGAAAGTATAACAGATGCTACTGCTTCTAATGTTTATACTGTTAGAGTAAGATCTGGTATTTACTATGAACAACCATTTACTATTCCTTCTTATGTTGCTTTAGTTGGTGAGAGTTCAATTTCAACAATTATACAAGCTACCTTTTCCGATCAGACTTTAGTAACATTGTCAGATCAGTCTGGTATTTTTGATGTTCAGATACAAGGATGTACTGATACTGGGGCTGCTGCTGTTGTTTATTCTTCTGCTACTACACCACAGACCAATGCTATTGCATATGTTGAAAATGTTAGGTTTGGTCAGAATTACACACATGCTAAGGTTATAGGTACTGGAAGTAATGGAAACTGTATTATGCAGTGTTCTAATATAAAATATGGTGGATATTCATTTACCTTAGGTTTTCATGCTACAAATGCTGGAACTGGTATCGGTAGAATGCAATTAAGAAATGTTACCTCAACTAATGGTGGTATTACAACAACAACAGGATTAGTATTTGCAAAGGCTGATGCAAGTGGTTGCGGATTTATAGTTAATGGATGTTTATTAACTAAGTCTGCTGGTGCTGCTGCTGGTACTGGTTTTCAAGTTGAAAATGGTGGATTTTTAAGATTAACTGGTGTTAATTTTCAAAGATGGGCAACTGCTATTTATGCACCGAATGATTCGGGTTCTCCTAGTATTGATGCTATTGCTCTTAATTTTGAAAACAATACAATTGATATACAAATAGATAATACAAAGGCAACTGGTAAAATACAAGGAGCAGATTCATATACAAAAACAATAATTAGCGCGACCTCATCATTGTATGTCGTTAATAAGGATCCTAAAAGAATTCAAGTTGCTAAGAAAGGTGGTGATTTTTCTAGTGTTGCATCCGCAGTTAATTCCTTAAGTAATACATCTGAATCAAATAGATATGTTATTGAAGTGGGACCAGGTGTATTTTATGAGGGTTTAATAGACCTTTCTACCAAGCCTTATGTGAGTATTGTTGGATCTAATATTCAAACAACTCAAATAGTTGCATCATATTCTAATCATAATTTGATAAAAATGGGATTAGCTAATGAAGTATCATTTCTTTCCCTTAATGATGTTGGTTCTGGATATGCTGCCATTATAGCTGATGATAGTGGAGATTTCTCGCAGGTACATAAGTTATCATTTTATAATTGTGATATTGGTATAAAAGTTCTATCAGCATCTCAAGATACTTTATTTTATGGTGAATATGTTGATTTTAATGGATCCTATTCAAGAGCAGTAGTATTGGATTCACAATCTAGTGGTTACAGAGCTTTTGCTAATATTGAAAATTTTTATTGTTTTCCGAGTGCAACTGGAAGTAGAGCAGTTGAGGTTCTTAATCCACTTGCTGAAGTAAATATTGCCGCTGCTTCGATTCAAGGAGCTGGAAATGACATAGGTATCTATGGTGAAAATGGTGCTATATTAAATGTTACCTCGATGGATATATTAGCTTATGAAACTGGATTATATATTGAAAATGCTGGGACATTCTCAAGCTTTGACTTTAATGCTGTTACAATTGACGATACTACAACAGTGCCTATTAATGTTCAACATCCTTATACTAAAGGTCTTTTTCAGGGATCATTGAATGATCACACAACAATAGTAAATAATTCGGAATCTGTATATTGGCAATTTTTAGATCGATTGGACGGTGAGATTAATATCACAAGAAAAGGATCTGTTACATTTGTTGATGGTACTACTACTGACTTTACCGCTTTACTTTTTGAGTCAGCTCCTATGGGTATTCTATCCGGTGGTGAGATATCTATTTCATCTGGTTTAACAGTTAGTATATCCTCAGGGTATGGATATTTGGAAAATACAACAGGTGATGTTTATCAAAGAATTGATTGGTCAACTAGTCTTTATCAGTTACCTGATAATAGTTCTTCATATATTTATATTAATGAAAATAGTAATATTGTAGATAATACTTCTCTACCAAGTATTACTAATAATATAGTATTAGGTCGTGTAGTGACATTAAATGGTGGAATTTTATTTATTGAAAACACCAGAGTTGATAGTAAACACTCTAGTAATAAATTGAATCTTTTTAATAGAAGAGCTTTTGGTTCTATTTATGAATCAGGATCTATTGTTACCGAAGGTTCTTTCTCACAAACCCTAAATGTTACTTCAGGTTCATATTGGTTTGGTAATGCTAATTTTGCTCCTACTGGTGGATCGGGTATTACATTCTCACAATTCTATAGAGATGGTTCTGGGGGATGGATTATTTCATCAACTACTGGAGTTACCGGTAGATATGATGATGGATCTGGATCTTTAGTTGCTATGACAACTGGGTACTATACTAAACATACTCTCTATGTTGTTGGTGAGGGTTTTGATGAAAAATACTTATTAGTTGTCGGTCAATCCGAATATGCAAATCTAGTAGATGCTGAGGCTAGCGCTCTCTCCACGCCACCATCATATATTGACGGTGCTGTAGTTTCTATAGCTGCTATTTATATGCAACAAGGTGGAACAGGAATATTACAAATAGAGGACATAAAACCTGTTCTTGGATTTAAATCATCAGGTGTTAATGCTTCCTCTGATCACGGTAATCTTTTAGGTTTAGCAGATGATGATCATCCACAATATCTTTTAGCAGATGGTACAAGGTCTATGACTAATAATTTAGTAATGGGTTCTAATTCTATAACTGGAGTTCTTCAAGTAAATGGAGTAACTATTGAATCACATGCTTCAAGACATTTACCAAATGGTTCAGATCCTTTAACTACTGGTGTCCCATACTCAATAGGTACAGTTAGTTCTGAAGGTATATTAAATGCGTTTGCTAGACAAGATCATATTCATGCTCATGATGACCAACCGGGTGGTTCACTACATTCCGTTGCTACTACTGACTCAAATGGATTTATGTCATCTACTGATAAGACAACTTTTGATGCAATTCCAACAACTTATGTAAATAAATCCGGTGATACGATGACTGGTGGGCTAACTATGTCTGGTGGTTTAGTAATGAACTCATATTCTATATTTAGTGTATTAAAAGTAAATGGAGTTGTTGTTGAATCACATGCTTCAAGACATCTACCTGGTGGTCTGGATGCCTTAACTACTGGCACTCCATCATCAATAGGTACTGCTAGTTCTGAAGGTTCGGTAAATGCCTTTGCTAGACAGGACCATATTCATGCTCATGATAATCAACCAGGTGGTTCACTACATTCCGTTGCTACCACTGACTTAAATGGGTTTATGTCATCTACTGATAAGACAACTTTCGATGCAATTCCAACAACTTATGTAAAGATTAGTGATGGTTTTTATAGCATAGTTAGTGTAACTACAACTACATATAATGCTGCTCAAACAACTGGTAATCCAGTTTTATTAGTTAATACAGTAACTGCCGGTGGTAGTGTTACTATTAATCTACCAACTGCTGTAAGTAACAAGGCTATTTTTACTATTAAAAAAATAGATTCTGGCGCGTCTAGTGTAGTTATTGATGGAAATTCAACACAAACAATTGATGGATCATTGACGGCTACAATTACTGTTCCATATACCTCAATAACTTTAGTTTCTGATAATTCTAATTGGTATATAATATAAAAATAAAATAAATAGAATATGGCATATAATCCTAATAATCCAAATGGTCAAGCAACAATGGCGAATAGTGCCCCGGTTACTATAGCTTCTGACCAACCAACACCTTCTCCGCATAATATTACACAGACTCAGGTTCATAAAGATGGTGTCTATACAAATACACAGACTTCAACTTCTATATGGGCTCCTGCTTCTGGTAAAAAATTTGTAATAACTGATATAACAGTTACTAGTGGTGGTACAGTTGCTGGTGTTGTTACTATATATGATGCGGCTTCTGCTACTGCTTATGTGGCTGGTACACATCCCGCTATATTCAGAGGTGAATTTGCCCCAACAACAACATCAAGACCTGGTGTTGTTAAAAGCTTTGTTAATCCTTATGTGTCAACAACTGCTAATAATAACGTATTGGTGACAACATCTGCGGCAATTAACCCCTTATATATACAAATAAATGGATATGAGATATAATATATGGCACTAGCATTTACACAATTGGCAGTTGGATTAGCATCCACAACTAACGGAACAGGAGCATATACAGCAACTGCCGGAACGCCGGTCGCTGGTGATTTACTTATATGTTTTGTGTTATGTAGTGGTAATTCAACGGTCGGTACTTTAACTGGTGGTGGTTGGACATGGACAAGATTGACTACATTTACAAAAACTGGTGGTGCTGATATTGCATCTATATGGTATGCTTATGCAAGTTCTAATACCTCTACCGCTCCATCATATACTCCTTCTTCTGCAGCAAGTGGTTGTTTAATTCATTGTGTTAGAATAACAGGTGGTGAAGGAAAACTTCAACCTTATATAAGACAATTTGCTACTAATAGTGGAACTGGTGCTAATCCTACAGTTGTTTTCTCAACAGCTCCTTTAACTGGTAATGGTATATTAGCGTGGGCTTCAAATGCTACTAATAGTACTACTCAATGGACAGCACCGACTGGATTGACTGAGATAGCTGAATTGGCATTTAATAATCCAGCTAACTCATTAGAGATAGCAAGAGCTATATCTGGTGTTACAGCGACTACATTAACTTGGACTAATGCTCAGGTTACTGCATGGGTTACATATGCTATTGAGCTTTATAATGCAGGAACTGGACCAACTAGTACTACTGATATAAATAGTGGTGATGGTTTCTTTGGATTGGTAAATACAATATAAAAAAATTATATAAAAATGAAGACAAGAGTAATAGAACTGGTAGAAAAACAAACCGTTGATGGAAATATTAATCTAATTGCAGAGTGTAATGATTATGAAAATGGTGAAAGAACTCAACAACTTTCTAGATCGCCATTTACATTTACATCTACAATGACTGACGACGAGATTAAGTTATCTATTCAATCTAATCAATATTCAATTTATTTTAGTTAAACTTTTATTATATCATAGATATAATATACATGGATAAATTTGCAATATTTCATCTCGAGGGTGGGTTAGGAAAACATGTTGCTGCTACCGCAGTTGCTGAATGTATAAAGAATAATTACCCAGATAGAAAACTTTTAGTTGTTTGTGCTTATCCAGAAGTTTTTTTAAATCTAAAGTTTATTGATAGAGTATATAAAATAGGAATGACTCCTTATTTTTATAATGATTATATTGATGGTAAAGATTCATTGATATTTAAACACGAACCTTACTTTACAACAGAACACATACATAAAACACTACCTTTAATAGAAAATTGGTGTAAACTTTATAATCTTAATTATAGTGGTGAAATGCCTTCTTTAGTTTTTAATGCAAAGCAAAAACAATTAGGTATTAATAGATGGAAAAGAGATAGACCAATAATGGTTATTCAAACTAATGGTGGTCCACTAACAAATCAGCCTTATATTAACTCTTGGACAAGAGATATTCCAATTTACTTATCTGAGATAATAGTAAATCACTATAGAAATGATTATCATATTATTCAGATTTGTAGAGCAGGATCTGTAGCTATGCAAGGAGTTGAAGTTGTGTCAGATAGTATGTCTAATATGGAGTTATTTTCTCTATTATTAGTTTCTCAAAAAAGAATTTTAATAGATTCTTGCTTACAACATGCTGCTACTGCTCTTGGATTATCTTCGGTTGTTCTTTGGGTTGGTACCTCCCCTAAAGTTTTTGGATATAATCTTCATAGAAATATTGTAGCTAATCTTCCAAATGATATTGTGAAATTACCAGATAGTTATCTATTTGATTATAGTTTTGAAGGTATTTTACATGAATATCCTTCATTAGAATCAGAAGTTTTTGATCCTAATGTAGTGATACAACAAATTAATTTATAATATATGCCAAAGAAAATATTCTTTCAAAGTTCCTTGCCTAGATCAGGATCAACTCTTTTACAAAATATAATGGGTCAAAATCCAGATTTTTATGTAACACCAACTAGTGGTGTATTAGAACTTGTTTATGCTGCTAGAAATAATTACACAAATTCACCTGAGTTCAAAGCACAAGATTCAGAACTTATGAAAAATGGTTTTGTTAATTTTTGTAATTCGGGTATTAACGGATTCTTTAATGCTATAACTGATAAACCTTATGTTATTGATAAAAGTAGAGGATGGGGAGTTCATTATCAATTTTTAAATTCATTTTATCCAGATCCAAAGATTATTTGTATGGTTAGAGATTTAAGAGGTATTTTTGCTTCAATGGAAAAAAACTTTAGAAAGAATCAGCATCTTGATTCTGGTATTGTTAATCATGCTCAAATGACAGGAACAACAACAGAAAAAAGAATTGATATTTGGGTAGCAGGTCAACCGGTTGGTATTTCTATAGAAAGATTATATCAAGTTTTTAGAGAAGGTATAAATCAAAAAATGTTGTTTATTAGATTTGAAGATTTAACATCAAATCCACAGAAGGAAATAGAAAGAATTTATGAATATTTAGAGGTTAATCCATTCAAACATGACTTCAATAATGTTCAACAAATAACAGTAGAAGATGACTCAGTTTATGGTATTTATGGAGACCATAGTATAAAAAGTAAAATAGAACCTCTTAAAAATGATTATAAAGAAATTTTAGGACAAGGAGCTTGTGATTGGATTAAAAATAATTACAAATGGTTCTATGATGAATTTAAATATTATTAATAAAAAACCCACTCTAAAGTGGGTTTTTTTCTATTATATCTTTAATTTTTTCTATTACCATTTCACCAGTTATTGACTTACTACATTCAAATTGTTTATCAGCTCCTTTATTAACAGGACACCAATTCCAATCACCAGCATCTAATCTATAATCATTAAAACATCCAGTGCATTTGCCTTTAGGTGTTTCTATTCTAATTGTATTTTTAATTGTTTCTGTATATGTGTAACTAAATCCAGATATAATACAAGTTGTTGTTCCGGTTGCCCAACTTAACCAACTCAATCCAGATCCTATTCCAATAAATAATTTACTTTTCTGAAGAACCTTTATTACTTCTTCTATACTTCCATTAGGGTGTTTCTCGATTCCTTCTGGATGTTCATTACCCATATATCCATCTTCCTCTCTCGAAATTAAAATAACTCTCCATCCTTTAGATTTTAGGTAATCAACCACTTCTTGCCAACCTTTTTCATTATTCCAATATTTTGACTGAGCCGTTCCATGAATAGCAATGCTTACTATATTTTCTTTTTGTATAGAACTATTCATTGTTATTTTTGGTCTTATTTCCTTATGATCTAGTCCTAATATATCACTAGCTGTTTGTTGAAGTGGTCTTAATCTGAAGTTATTAGGATTATTGTTGAAATTAAAATCACCATCTTCATAATACCATCCAATATTATATTGAGCTGTTATATTATTTGCTGGAAGACCTCTTGGTATGAACTCTATTTCTGGATATTCATTTTGGAATAAATTATTCCAAAATGTAGAACAGATAACATGACAATTATGTTTTTTTCTAAATTCATCTACATAAGGAATCCAAGCTAAATTATCACCTAAAGAAGATGAATCAAAGCATATAAAAACTCTTTTACCTTTTAAATCTAAATCTATATTATAGACTTCCTCTCCTTTGTTTTTATTTATAGATATTGACCAATCAATAAAATAAGACTTACTGGCTTTTATCCAGTGGTTCTCTGTGATTTTACCCATGTGATGTAATCTTCCTGTCTTTTTATCCTTAAATGAGACTTCAAATTCATCACCTGGTGAGTTTAATATTTCTACAAAAGGTCCTCTTATGTAGTTAACATTTATTATAGGATCTTTTTTTCTTATTATATTTGTATTTCTTACTAAATTATTATACATATTATTCTTTTGATTTTGAAAATTGAAGAAGACCTTCTTGATTAACTTTATTATCCTGTTTTAGAGATTCAAATGATATTTTATAAATATTTAAATTTTTAGAATCTAAATGTTTTTTTAATTTATCTTCCAAAGTATTATAAGGTTCTAATGTATAATAATCCTCTCTACTTTCGAAATGATTAAAAAATGATAAAGAATGTTCTATTTTTGATGATAAGAACCCAGAACAGTAACCATCATATTCATTTTTTTCATATTTATAAATAATAATATCAAAATTATCTAAAAGCCTAGAATTATCATTAAGTACTTTATTAGATATTTGATAATCATAATTTATTATATGCACTTTTTTATATCCAAGTCTTTCTATAAAATTCAATCCATCTTTTATTAAAGAATAAGCAGCATATCCGTGTTCAAATTCAAATGGAGTTGTTGTTTTATTTCCATTGATATCTATGCGCCAATAATTATAATTTACATTATATTTTTTAAATTCCTCTTTATATAATAAGGGATTATTTTTATTATAAATATAATAATCACATAATAATTGATTTTCCTCACTTACCGGATAGTTTGTCGATAAGACAACTGGTAGACTAATAGAACTTAAGCATTCGTTTAGTAGATTTTTTCTATAATTTGTATTAGCATGCGCGACAACTAAACAAATTGAATCACTTTCAGATTTTATTTCAAAGTGTTCTAATATCAAATTTTTATTAACCAAAACATTATCTGTTATATATTTAGCTTCTTTATATTTAGGGTAAGTTTCTAAGTCTTTAATAAAAATTGGAAGACTATAACTAAGGGCCTCTTTTATAGAGATTGGATTAAGTTCCCATAGTGATGGAAAATAAAATAAGTCACTAGCCATATAAAATTTATCAACATCATTTCTCTCACCATGTATTATACAGTTTTCTGGTAAATTAACCATTAAAGGTTCCCAATAATCTTTGAAATTAATAGCTTGATTTCCTACAAAATGAAATTTAATTTTTTCATTTGAACAAAGTCTCGCCAATTCTATTATATGTTTTTGATTTTTACCAGGTGTGAATAAGCCGACATTTAAAATATGTTTATATTCTTTATCAAATCCTAATTCCTCTTTAGCCTTATCCTTATCATAATCAATTTTTATAATAGGATATTCCCATATATCACAAGGAATACTTCCTTGAAATACTTTATCAAATACGCCTTTACTCCATTCTGAGACTAAAATAAATTTATCAGCAGTATATTTAATATTTTCTGGTTTAGTATTAGATGAATGTGTTGTTGCTAAAATATAATAATTTCTACTCTCATCATATACCTCTTTTAAGATAGCATCATCTACAAAAGTATCTGGTATTTCCTCAAAGTGTATTATATCAGGATTTATATTTTTAATAATTTCCAACAGATATTTTTTATCATCTGATAATCCAAAAAATTTATTACCTAATAGATTTTTAATTTGATTTCTTTGAACCACATAAGCATCTCCGTAGTAGGTATATTCAACACAATAAATATCAAAATCATTTATAAATGATTTAATCTTTTCTAATAAGTATTGTGGTTGACCACCGGTTGATAAGTGTGGTGTTATGAATAACAGTTTTCTTTTCATTTTTTATAAAATGGTTTTTCTACCCAGTTGGGTAAATCTAAATTTGATATTATATTCAAATCCTGTTCTTTATTTTTATCAAATTTATCATAATCAAAATATGGATTATTAAATTGACAAATTGATTGTTTGCCTCTTCTAATAACACCACATCCCCAATCTTTATTAACTACACAAATGTCTAAGTCATATCTTGTGCATCTCATCTTATATATGGCTTTCCAAACAGTTCCATTCCAAGCATCTCCAGCAGTTGTACTGTGATCATTGTAATAAGCCCTGGCATGATGTTCGGTAGGTGGATTACAATCATGTAAAACTATACTACCATTTTCTGAAAGATGATTTAGTGCATTATTTATATCTCTTTCTACTTGATCAGAAACATGTAGACCATCTATGAATATTATATCCCATTTGTAATCAAATGGTTTATCCAATAAACCATTATCTATCATTGAGAAGAAGCTATCCGATGTGTATTTATATTTGGCTTGATTATTATCTGTTTCTAATCCAGGATCTACAGAATCTTTTGATTCACATTTAATATGGTTAAAACAATGAGATGGTTCTCTAAGACCTATTTCTAGATATTTTTTATAATTAAACTTTTCTGATAAAAAGTTAATGATATCAATTCTACTTTCAATTTGTTTTTCCATATCAATTATATCTACATAATATAATAAGTTTTATTAAATGATAATTTAGAATTAATATATACATTTATGAAACTTGTGAAGTATTTAGAATTTAATCAATCTGATTTAAACGCTGTTAAATCATTTAGAATAAAAGATGATCTTAATCCTAAACTTTGGAAAGGATTTGAGATTAATGAAGAAGTTAGAGAAGATTTATTGAAAATTGCTCAAGATTTCTATGAATCTACTGAATTAAAAGCAGATGTTAAAGATATTGCTCTTACTGGGTCTTTAGCTAACTATAACTGGTCTGAGAAGTATTCTGATTATGACTTACATATATTAATAGATTTTAATGACATTAACCAAGATGTTGAATTGGTTAAAAAATATGCGGATAGTGTTAAGAACATATGGAATAAAAATCATGATATCAAGATAAAGGGGTATGAAGTAGAGGTTTATATACAAGATATATCGGAACCACATAAATCAACCGGTATATTTTCCTTATTAAATAATAAATGGAATGTTAAACCTGAAAAAATAGAATTTACACCAGATGAAGATATGATAGCTGAAAAGGGAAAGTCAGTTATGATGTTGGTTGATGATTTAGAAAAAGAAGTTGATGAAGATAAATATGAAGCTTTTGTTGAAAAAGTTCAGAAAGTATGGGATAAGGTTAAAAACTATAGAAAGAGTGGATTAGAAAGTGAAGGTGGTGAACTATCTATTGGTAATTTAGTTTTCAAGTTACTTAGAAGAAATGGGTATATTGAAAAAATAATGGACTTAAAAAGAAAGTCTTATGATAAACAATTTAAATAATTTATGAAAGCTAAATACACAACTGAGAATTATATAGAGATGTGTAATAAAATACATGGAGATAGATATGACTATTCTATGTTAGTTTACAATGGATTTAAAAACAAAGTATCTATAGTTTGTAAAAATCATGGAGTTTTTGAACAGAGAGCACAAGCACACTTAGAAGGACAGTGTTGTATAAAATGTTATAATGAAAGTAGAAATATAACTAATAGTGAGTTTATAAAAAAGTCTATAGAAATACATGGTGATAAATACACATATTCTGATTTTGTATCATTAAAAAAGAAAATACAAATTTTTTGTAAAAAACATGGATATTTTATACAAATGCCCTATAGACATCTAAAGGGACAGGGTTGTAATTCATGTTCAAGAGAATTACATAGAATATCTCAGCAAGATTTTATAGAAAGATCCACAAAGATACATAAGGGTATTTATGATTACAGTAATGTTAAATACATAAATCATTCTACTAAGGTAGATATTATTTGTAAAAAACACGGATCATTTAAACAGACACCAAACAATCATATGATTCATAGGAAAGGATGTATAAAATGTAGTAAAATGATATCTAAAATGGAGACAGATTGGTTAGACAAACTCGGTATCTATAATAGGCAACATAGAATTATTATTGAGAATAGAACATATATTGTTGATGCCTTTGATGTTTCTAATAAGATTATCTATGAGTTTTATGGAGATTATTGGCATGGCAATCCTAATATATACAGTCTGGATCTTATTAATAAAGTAAATAATAAGAGTTTCGGTCAACTATATAAAGAAACTATAGATAGAGAAAAAACATTTTATAGAAATGGATATAAAGTTATTTCTATTTGGGAAGATGAATTTAAAAAAATGATTAAAAATGATTAAAATTTCAGAAATAGAACAATTGTTCAAAGACATATTCGAATCAGAAGATGGTGTGGTTAACTCAGTTGAGACTATATATGAAGCTCCTAAACATGGAGATTTTCTTAAATTGATAATTTCTATTCAGGGATTATCTGTAGAAGATGTGTCTATTATACATACTAAATTTATCTTTAAGGTAGATGAGGAAAAGAGAGAACTTATTGAGGACTCTTTTATTTACTTATATGATATTAATTGCGTTTATCACCAAATACAGATAAAAAACATAATAGATATGAAGAAAAAAATTGAGGATATTATAGATTCTAATGATTTTGGAGAAGATATACAGATACTTTCTGACTTTATAGAGTCACCCGCTTTATTTCTAAATTACTATATGAGAAGAGCTAATATAACAGAATACTCAATATTTGATGTGGAGTATCAACCTAAATTTAAAACTCAGCCTTGTTATAGAACCACATTTGATTTCAAAATCAATATTAATAATAACTACAATATTGATTTGTCTATCTATAAGGTAGACACTGATGAGTTAGATGAATCGGATATTTATAGGTTTCAATTCAAATTTATGGATGAAATTCAAACAGTTGAAACAGACACATTGAAAAATATACATTATTTTATTGGAGATAACATAGCTAAAATTTTAGATAAAAAATTGAAAAATAAATAGATATGATAAAGAAATTTTACGAATTTAATGAATCATTAAAGAAAGTTGATAGTGGTGTAAAGAGAAAATTTGTGCCAAGTGGTTGGGTGAATGTAAAAGTAGATAATGAATTATCTATCAGGATATCTAGATATGTTAAGTCTCTTGATAAAACATTAGCTACTAGACATAGAGCCAATTTATATGAGAAGATAAATAAACTTGGTAATATATCTAGTATAAAATATTTCTATGCAAACAAAAATAGGTATAATTACCCTTTTACAATATTTAAGAGAGATAAAAACACAATTTAATGCACCATCTGGTGGGTTTCTCTTAGAGTCATTTTTGGCTGGTTTGATTTATGGTAAATTAGAAGAAACCGGTTTTGGAACTGCTGATTTAATAAATGATGATAGATCACTTATATATGATGTTGATAAGGAAGAGCTAAAATACCAAATCAAATTTTATAAACCAGGTTCTTCAATAAAAGTAAATATGAATGAAATTTGTGACTATTATGTTATTGCGTTAAGAGATGGTCAAAATGTTTCTGTTAATATTTTAGATGGAAAGAATATGGATGATCCTAGTTATATTGGTTATTTTTCTACTAAAATACAAGGAACCGATGATTTTATAAGAGAAGATTCCAAAGGACAACATCTTATTATAAATACCAACAGATTAGGTTCACATACTTTCAAAGTTTTATTAAACTTGGATAATATAGATGAAAATATTGAAAAGATAGGTAAAGATGTTAAAAAGTCTATATCTGATGTTTATGATGCTATTTCCGATTTACACTATGATGTTGATGCTGTTATAACCGGAGTAGATAAGTTTAAAAGAAACATGAAGGTGGATAAGGCTTATCTAAGAGTTGAAAAGGATATACAAAAACTTCAAGATAGTTTAAAACTGTTCACATTACACTATAAAGATACAATATATTCACCATCAATTGGTATATTTGGTGGAAGAAGAATACCACAAACAACATCAACAACATAATGAGATATTTAGAAAATTTTGTTACATATATAAATGAGTCTACTGAAGATATCACTGATTTAACTAAAGAACAATTAGATGATTTACTTATTCCTATTAATGATTTAGGAGTAGAATATGATTTCTCAACGCCTAGTACAATAACAGATGGTGAGTTTGCTGGATATAAATCAATGAGTATTCATTTTAAAAATGATTTCAAACTTGATTCCGATAGAATTGTGGATGAAAGATTTTGGGATTTTTTAGATGAGTTAATAGCACTTAAAAATAGACTAGAAAGCTCAAGAGTTTCTATTAATTCAAATTGGAAAAATTATATAGTTATTAATTTTATTCAAAAAGCTAAAGTAGAAGGTGATTTATTTACAATTCAAAAGCTTTACAATGATATGAATGCTAAAACAAATCATTCTAAAAGTGATTTTAACTATGGACTAGTTAAGAGGTTATATCCTGAAGAATTAAAGATTGTTGTTACCTGTGGTGGTAGTTTTGGAACCTCTGAATATACTGATAGAAAATGGAATACTCTTTTCAGAGGTGTAGATTTTTCTAAATTTAATGTTGATAAGAAAATTACTACTGATGGATATGGTTATAAAAGTGCAACCGTTACAATTACTCTAAAAAAGTAAAAAAATATTTAATATATACAAAAAACTAATAATAAAGATGGATAGTTATAATGTGAATAGAAAAGTAGCCACTTTTGGTGATTTTTCAAATAATATAGAATCTGAAAAAGAAGAATTAAAAAAGGTTAGAAGATCAACCGTTCCTAATACTCCTGATCAACAACAACACATCGGTAACGGTAGATATAAATTCAACAAAGTTACTCGTAAGATGGATGATTTAAGTCCTGAAGAAGTTCAAGATAAATTAGATGCTATTGATGAATTAGAAGAAACTAATGAATTATTTAATTTCAAAAAAACAGGGACATTAGATAACTTAAAGAAAGATATAGAAGGCGCTTTTAGTGAAGTAGTTATTCCTTCATTTGATACTTCTCCAGGTGGAAAAGATAAATATAGTTCTAAAACTCCAACAATTGAACAAGTAATAAAAAATATAGAAGAAGTTATATCTAAATATAAATAATAAAAAACCTCAGATTTCTCTGAGGTTTTTTTATTTAAATATTTTATTTAATTTATATTCCCTTTTATCTTCTAATTCAAGTGGTTCAGCTATTAACTCACCATCTGATATTTTAATCTCCCATTTATTACCAGTCTTTTCATCTAGGAGAACCAATTTACTAATAACAGTATTACCATCAGAGTCTATGTGTAAAGAATTAGATCCATTAGGGTTATTAATTTGAAATGTATTACTTATTTGTCTAGCCATGTTTATAGTTTTTTACCAGTTGATGGGTCATAGTTCATAATTAATAACTCAACTCCCTTAGCTTGTTCACCTTTGCCTTCTGAGTTATTACCACCTTGTGCTGAACTTCTAAAAACTTCTTTTTCAGTCCAGATATATTTGTCTCTTGGTAACAATTCTTCTAATAAAGGAAAATAGTAATAAGATAGTGACCAACGACATTTTGATTTTTTAATTAAATCTAATAGCCTTCTGTGTGATGCTGGTCCAAACATACCTTCTTTATCAGCTCCATACCAAGATAATCTTTTGGCATCATCATCTCCATTTTCATCAGGTCTGTGATATGGTGGGTCTAAATATAGATAAGTATCTTCTGAGTCATATTTATTAATAAGTTCTTCAAAATCAATATTAAGAAACTCCTTAATAGTGGATAACTTATCTGTGTATTTATTTTTCTTTAATTTATCAATAAGAACTTCTAGTTTCAAACGGTCTTTATCTTTCTTATAACCATTGAAACCAGCTCCTCTTGGATAAACCGAGTTGTGAGCTGATGTAATTAAGAAAGCATAAATTGCTGCTTTTTCAAAATCACCAATTTCAAAGTCCATATTATCTAGAAAATCATTCTTGATATATTCTCTATAAATACCCTTATAGAAATCCCATTTTTTCAAAGGGTCTGTTTCTGTTGTATTTAGTAAGGTTTTTTTAAGATTCTCTAAGTGAATAACAAACTCAGCTGGTTGAGATGCACACTTATATAAATTAACTTGGTGACGGTTTTTATCATTATAGATAACTACATCAAACTTTAGTTTTGGATCATCCATATATGTTCCCATTGAGCCAGAAAATGGTTCTAGATAAGTTTTGATACTACCATCTTTAGGTATTTTTGAATTTATAAATTCAATAAAAATATTTGAGGATTTTCCTCCAAAATAACTTATAACTGACATTTTAATTTTATTTATTTTTATATTTGATTTGGTCTTCTAATGAAGGTCTTTGATTTCTCGGTGTTAATTCATCTCTAACTTCCATTAGAATTTTACCAAGATGATTTTGTCCTTTATCGCCACATTTATCACAGGTACATATACCCCAGTAGACATCGTGCCAATAATTACCTTCAACTATGTCTTGATTAGATGTATTAATTAGCATTTCTTTTAATTCTGGATTGTTTTTAAATTTCTGTCTAACTGCCCAGTTCATTACTTCTAATTTCTTTTCATCCCAGTTACTTCTTAGTTTAACTTTACTTCCAATCTTTTTAACTTCAGCTGGATTTTTAACTAAAGCTATCATTTCTCTAAAATCTCCAGGTGTGTAGTATTTACCATTGATTAGTTGTTGGTCATTAACTTTCATGGCTACATAAAAGTTTTCCACTGATGGATATTTAATACCTTGATGTTCTATTTCACAAGGGTAAAAATTAGATAAGAATCTATATCTGCCTTCAAATTTATTTATCATACTTATTATATTAAATAATGTTTAATTGTTTACCAATACCAAGGTCCGTCTTTATAATTATCTTCAAATACAAAATTATCAGATATGTTAATTAGCTTATAAAGGATTACTTTAGATTTAGCTCTTTGAATTCTATTTAATTTTTTACGATAGTGTTTAGGGGCAGTACTATACCATCCATAATATTCATTATAGAATTTGTACAGAAATTTTCTGTTTATTTCTTCTTCTCTAGTTGATGTTAGATAGTTTCTACTGCTTCTACTAAAAATAGCAGCATCTTCTAGTTTAAGTGAAATATATTCTTTTTCTCTTAACCAGTGTTTGTTTGTGTGTTTTGACATATTGTAAGTTATTTTTTAAATACTTACATGTCAATTCTATCTCTTAATTTTTTCATACTACAAATATATATAATTTTATTTAAATTGTAAAAACCCACAATTTTATTGTGGGTTTTTCTTGTGGAGATGAACGGTTCTGCCACCGATGTCTTAATAGTTGTTTATATTTATTCTTTTACAGGCTTAGTTATGTTTTTCTAAACTAACAAAATAGATACTTTTTTTGAAGGACTCTAAAAAGTTACAAAAAATGGTCTCACCTTTTTTATCCTGTGTGAATCAGGTTGGAGAATTTTTTGATAGTAACTGTTTATTAGACAGTTGCTAGATCTTCTACCAAGATCATGTTGTTTTGTAGAGCCGCTACTAAATCTTCACGAGTTCCTACTTCATTTGTTTTGCCATTTACGACGTGTTACTTAATTTATTAATCGGACACTTAACCACCCGATACCTGCATAACTACCACCACACTACCAATCAATTCTAAAACATCCCCAAGTGTTATAATTATTACATTACAAAGATATATATAATATTCCAAAAGTCAAAAAAGTTTAAAAATAAATTAGAAAGGAGCTTCATCATCTTCTAATCCTTCTCCATAATAGAAGTTAAATACTAAAAGTGGTTTGCCATCTTTAGTTTCCCACATTTCAAATTCAGAGTCATATTGAGGAAGAATATCTCTTTTTAATCTTTTAGCAGTGTCAAAAACACTTATAATTGATTCAATCTTTTCTCTATAACCCATAGTAACTGATATTGTTATATCAAGTTCATCATGTTCAACATAAACATCTTTAATACCTTTATTCTTGAACATAGTTCTTAGTAAATATAGAAGGTTATCCATATCTGAATCACCAATCATTTCATCTTCCTCTTCTTCTTCGGTTGCCTTCTTTGAATGATTTGGTCTACCAAAAAGATATTCATCATCATTATAATATGATTCATCTTCATCATAATCTTGTTCGTATTCTTCGAATAGTTCTTTATAATTCTTTAGTTTCATATTATTTTAATTCAATTTTTAAATATGTTCCGTCAAACATAATATCTGGATCCATTTTATACTTCATTAGAAGTGATTTTAATGATGATAGTCCATCAGATATTGATTCTATATCAGAATCATCTAAATCTACTCTTATAAAGACTTTACCATTATCTCCAATCATTTTAACTTCTAATTCAAATACTGTTGATTTAACATCAGCGATTAATCCTTTGTGTTTTTGTATAATCTCTTGATTTATACCAACTTTTCTTACTGTTGGTAGTGAATTCCAATTAACTTTTATAGAAGCCTCACATAATGAGATAAGGTAATTCATATTTTGATATTCTTGGCCTGTGTGTTCATGGAAATAGCCTACTGATATATTAGTACATTCTCTAATATCATCTATAAATGATGCTGAATCTGTGTATATTCCTGTAGGATCTAATGATAAATCTAATCCATTTTTGTTATATTCTTTACATAAAGCTGTTCCAAATTCATCTGAACAACATCTTCTTCCTAATTGTGAAGTAATAACTGAGTGATAGTTTCTTCTATCAAAAGAAACACATCTTTTAATATCTTTTAGATAAGATACTTTATCATATATTAATGATAGTTTATTTGAACCTATCCCACCTCTTTCTTCTCCTATAAAGAAGTAGTAAAGACCGGGTATATTATGTTCCATCATGTATAACATTACTGCTACTCCTGACTTATCATCAGCTCCTAATATAGTACTTTCATCTGTTACAATATATTCTTCATCATTCTCAATCATAGAGAATAATTTAGTATTTTTTTGTTCCCTATCAGCTGTGTCTAAATGTGATGTAAACATTGTTTGTGGATTTTTACCTATTATTTTATAATAGTTTCCTACTTCATCTTTTTGCAAAGAAGGTAAGAACTGAAGGACTTCATCTTCATGTCCGTGTGGATATGTTTTAGTAACTAAAGAAAGGAATGTAGACCTAACATCTTTTGGATTATATGAGAACTCTTTAGTCTCAATAGGTGTTCCTGGTTGAACAGGTTCTCCTTTTCTTATTTTATTATATAATCTTGAGAATTCACTAGCTTCTTTATCACTTATTATACCAGGGAAATAGTATCTAACAAACTTACCTATTTTCATAGGTGTTACTTTTCCGTCTATTGTTACATCAAAAGACCAATCTTGTTTAGATACATCTACTTTTGATATTTTTAGTCCATTATGAAATTTAGCATCTGGTTCAATCATCCAAAGTAATTCAAAAGCCAAATAATTATTTTCAGCTTCTAATTTTTTTAGAATGTTATAAAACTCTTCAGTAAATATCATTTTAATTCTTTCCGGTGTTTGATCTGCCATTTCTATAATAATTTTATTAGAGTATATATTAATTATTTAAATTATAATTTCATATGAATTTGTATAATCAACCTTTACTTGACCATCATTCATACCTTTTTCTTTTTTAACAAACTTTCTTTGACAATAAACAATAGTAGCTTTTTCATCTTTTGGTGATTTACTATTCTTTTTAGCGAATTCTGCCGCCTTTTTTAAAACTTCTTTACTTGGAATTAACATTTCTTTTGTTGATGTTATTTCTTTTGTTTTAATCACAACATGACTACCAGGAACTCCTTTAACATGCATCCATATATCATCATTTTCTGCTATATTAAATGTTAGATAATCATTAGACTTGGCATCTTTACCAATATAGACTGTAAATCCATCTATTTCCTTCTTTTGTATATTTGGAAATTTATCCTTTTTAGATTCTAAATATAATTTGAAATTACTAATGTGTTTCATAATGTATATATTAATTATTTAAAAAGAAAAAAGACCCCGAAGAGTCTTTTTTCAAAATTATAATCATTTTATGATTAGTTAAGGTACTGTTTAGTATCAGTAACTGTAATAGTCATAAATTGTTTTTGAGGATACCAACCCACTTCAGCAACTGCATATCTTGATCTTAGTAACATTCTTGGTGCGAAAGTCGCTTCAGAAATTACAGAGATAGACTGAGCCATTAAATAAGGTACGAAAATGATACCTGGTTGGTCAGGATTGTTCTTTCTACCAAGAACGATTCTGTTGTCATTATACTTCATGTATGGATCAACATAGATAGAAATATCTCCAATAGAACCTACTGGGTAAAGTTGACCTTGAGAGTTCATCTTAGATTTAACTGGGTTAATTGTGTAACCAGAAATATCAGATAAAGCTGCTGCAAGACCTCCGTTTGTGATAAGGTATTGAGCTGGACCAACACGTCCTTCAGTTGCGATGTAGTTAGATGCGTGAGCGATCTTAGTAACTAATTTTCTTTGAACTGCGTGTGTAGTTTCACCACCTAAAGTAGATGTAGCGTAAGCTGTATCTAAGTCAAAGATAGTAACTGCTGCTCCACCTGCTGTAGAAGCTGGTGCGTTAGTAGCATTAAGAGCACCCATTTCGAAAATCTTAGCAACAATTTGTTTAGAGATTGTTTGAGATAATTCGTTAACAAGGATTGACTCCATTTTTTGAACGATATCCATACCTGTGTTAGCTTTGATATCTTCGATTTCAGTTCTTCTTAAAGCTGAAGATACTTCAATAGTACCAACTGCGATAGTCTTAGAAGAAATCTTAGGACCAATTACACCAGCATAGTTATCATCATCAGCTTGTCTTCCCATTGGGTAAGAACCAGCAGCTTGACCGCTAGAAGCAGATGTCCAGTTTGCAGAGAAACCTGGGATATGATCTTCTAAAGCTGAAATTAATTCAATAGATAAAGTACCAAATGAAGAAGCTGTAACACCAGCGATGTTAGTAATAACTGCTGTCATTGCACCTGTAGCAGGGAATGTGTTATCTGCTGCAACAAAAGTGTTAGGAACTACATTGCTACCAGAAGTGTTAGCTTGTCTGTAAGCTCTGAACATTGGGTGACCATCGATACGAGAGAAACCTAAGAATTCAACTTGGTTAGTTTTTGTACCTGGCTCAGAGTAAGCTAAAACACCAGTTGAAATGTTATTCCACATTCTACCGTTAGATAAACCACCTGAGTTTTGAACAATACTAGATGCTGTTAAACCTGCTGTTAAAGCCGCGTTAACTGCTGTTAAGCTAGTAGCACTAAGTTTGAACACCATTGGTCTATCATTGTAGTTCTGGTTGATATCATCATATTGAAAATCAATATAAAGTAAGTCGATTTTTGGACCAGGAGTTGGCTTTACAGCTACTAAGTCTAAACCGATTGTTTGAGCAGCAATTTTCATAGCTACTGGAAGTAAGTTTTGACCTACATCTCCATTACCTGCTTGAGCACCTACACCAGCACCGTAAGCACCACCTAAAGTGTTACCTGCTAATGAACCTACTACTGGGTTTAATACAGCTCCCATACCTGCTACGTTTGTAGCGTTAACGTAAGCGTTTTCATTGATTGAGTGAAATTCAGCATATTCAGCCATCCATTCAGCTCTTTCTCCAGTTACACCCATGTTCTCTAATACTGGAGACCACTTCTTAACTGCTTTTTGTTTGTCTATTCTAATGTGTGACATATTATTTTATTATTTTTTTTTATGATCTATATATTCTCCTGTTAAAACTCTTATTTTTCAAGAGTGGATTTTTTATAGATTAAATGTTTTTGAATCTTTCCATAATTGCAGTAACTTCATTATCTGAAAGTTTATCTTCTTGTATTAAACTTTCATGAGCTACTAACTTTTTAGTTATAGATTCATTTTTCTTGAAATTTCTAGTTAACCAGAAATGTTCAATTTGACTTTCAGTTTTTAATACATCTTCTGGGTATAATCTAGCTTGTGAAAGCGCAGACTTTTTAGAAGATTCATTTAACTGTTCCCAGATTGGCTTAATGTTTTCAGGCATCAATCTGATTACTCTTTCTTCAAGAGATTCATTCTTTGTAGATAGGGCTTCTGCGATCAGAGTAAGTACTTCTTTCTGTGTGAAATAACTTCTTTCGTTTATGTGAAATTTAACAGTTTCCTGTTCTTCATCTGATAGTGCATAAAAGCTATCAACTTGAGACTTGTTTAAGAATTTTAAGAAATTCAAGTCTGTTGTTTCAGAAACTTTACGTTTTTTAGCTTCTTCAATTAGTTTATTAATAGATTCAGATAACTCAGATTCGCTGTTCATATTCATATGAACTTCTTCTTCGTGAGCTTCTTCTTCTTTCTCTTCTTCTTTAGCATAAGCTTCTTCTTCATGAGCTGGTGCGATACCATTCTCTTCATAAGATTCTTCTTCATGAGCTTCTTCTTCTTTAGCAAAAGCTTCTTCTTCATGAGCTGGTGCGATACCATTCTCTTCTTGATCCATTGGACCACACTCTTCTTCTTTCTCTTCTTCTTTATTCCAATTTTCTACAGATTCAAAACCTGCAGCATCAAGACTAGGGAAATTTTCTTCTTCACCAGCTGATTCATTTAATTTAGAGCTGTTTAATCTTTCTACAATCATTCCTTGGTAAGAAATTGATTTGTCTAAGTTTTCAGCGATATATTCAGAATAAGCAATATTATCATCTAAGTGTTCAGCGATGTATTCAGAGTAAGCGATGTTACCTTCAACATGTTCAGCTAAATATTCAGAATAAGCAATTGAGTTATCAACATGCTCAGCTAAGTATTCAGAATAAGAAATGTTCTTATCTAAATTTTCAGCGATATATTCAGAGTAAGCAATGTTCTTATCTAAATTTTCAGCGATATATTCAGAGTAAGCAATATTTTTGTCTAAATTTTCAGCGATATATTCAGAATAAGAAATGTTCTTATCTAAGTTCTCAGCTAAGTATTCAGCGTAAGCAATATTCTTATCTAAGTTCTCACCTAAATATTCAGAATAGTTAATTGATTTTTCTAGATTTTCAGCTAAATAATCATTGTGTTTAATTAGTTTATCAGCAGTTTCTTTTAATGATTTATTTTCATTAACCATAACTTGGAATTTCTCAGCTAGATAATCTAAATATTTAATTACTTGAGAATTAGTTGTATTTAATTCTTCATAGTATTCTAATAGTTGCTCTAATTTCTTAGGATTCATATTACCCTTAGAAATTGCACCTTTAACTTCTTTCTTAGTAGAAGCTAGTTCATTAACTAAGTACTTAGAGTAGTCAGTTAATTGTTGCTTTGTAACATAATCACTTTTGTTCATGTTAAATAATTCGTTAATTTTTGACTCATCGGACATTTCATATATCCTGAAGTTAGATTTTGGGTTTGTGAATCCTAAAGACTCATTAAGAACTTTTACACTCATTTTAGCTGATGCGAAACCTGGGTCAGCAACAATATCATAAGTGAATAATTTCTTTAGTGCAACTGAACCGTCAGCTTCTGTGATACCTGCCGCTCTTGAAGAAACGAATACAGGACATCCATCATCTACTAATGATTTAGCCTCTTTACCCCAGTAAGTACTTAGTAATCTAATCTCACCTGTAACCAGGTTAGATTCTTTTACATAATCAGCTTTGGTGATTATGTGAGAAGCTCTTGAAAGTGATGTATCAAATACATCTGGATGATCAAACTCACCATAAACAGCACCAAGTGTGTTCATTCTTTCATTAAGTTCTTCTAAAGCAGGAAGAAATTTATCAGCTGTATATACTCTCTCATTACGGTTTTTTACTCCGAATTCTGTGAATGTACCACCTAATATATAATCCTTCTTACCAGTGCTACTCTCTCTAATAAGAGATGTAGTTGAATTTTCTACAATTAAAACTGGTTTCATTTAAAATAATTATTTTTTGTCGTGTAGTATATATTACCTATAAAAAATCCTATTTTAATAAAGGTGGATTTTTTATAGTTTTTCGAGACATCTGATAAATAAAATGTTTAGATGACATGGGAGGAAGAGTACTATTTTTAATAAATAAAAGAAATTGAGTGGTTTTTTATGATCCTAACTAGAGAGATAAATATTAAAATAAATGAATCAAATTATCAATACTATGATGATTTGGGATATGATGTCACTATAGGTGAGGAGATAATAATTCCAATTGAGTTAATGTCTAAAGGTTCACACTATAAAATAAAGTGTCAGTGTGATGGGTGTGGTATTGAAAAGCAGGTCATATTCAAAAACTATGTTAAGTATGATAACAAATGGGGTGAATACTATTGTAGAAAATGCTCAGAAGTTAAAAGAAAAAAAACATTAAGAGAAAACTTCGGAGTAGATTATCCAATTCAGAATAAGAAAGTTCTTTCAAAAATGCAAAATACTCTTATGGAAAAATATGGAGTAGATAATATATCTAAGAAAGATAAAATAATAAATGATAACTAAAAGAATAAAGGTTAATATATCAGAAGGTACTAAAATATCTGACTTTGAACCTATTTTAAATCCATTTTCAAACTGGATACAATTCAAAAGAGAAATTAAACTGTCATCTATATTAGAAGGAAAGAAAATAGAATATCTTATTGAAGATATAAACTCTATACAAAATCCCATCTATGGTTTATTGGAACAATCAGGTCATATTGTTGAAATAAAGAAAATATCATTTCTTATAAAGGAGATTTTATTTAACATAAAGGATCAAGATGTTCTTAATTTAGAAGTTAGAATAGAATCTCTAAATACTGAATATGGTAAAACTATACAATCATTAATAGATGCTGATATTGATTTCACTTTAGATTATTACAAAGCATCTGACTCAATGATATATTTTTATATAAATTTTCCAAAACAAGCCGCATAAAAAAACCTCTCATATGAGAGGTTTTATTTTTTAATATCTTTTTAGAATTCGAATTCACCACCTGCTTCTCCTCCACCCTCAGCTGGTGCTTCTGGTGCTGCTTGAGCTTCTGGTGCTGCTTGAGCCCCACCACCTTCTGGTGCTGCTTGAGCCCCACCACCTTCTGGTGCTGCTTGAGCTCCACCTTCTGCTCCTGGTTCTCCAGTTGCTCCGGCTCCGGCTCCTGTATCTTTTGCCCAATATTTTTGATTTTCGGCTTTTTCTTCTGGTGTCAATTTGAATATTCTATCCATAATCCACTCAATATGGAAGTAAGGTTTTTCACCATTCATAACACCTAATAATGTTCCAACTATTTCAGATTTCTTAGCTAGATTATTTATTTTCTTCCACTCTTCAAATACTTGATTTGAATTGAACTTAATATCTACTTCATTTATAAATCTTTCATCATCTTTTAGTTCTGGAAACTCAATTAACATTTGTAGTTTAATAGGTTTAACTATTAATTCTTTGAAGTTTGCTCTTATTCTATTGATAAAGTTGTAGAATTTAATTTCATCTCTTGTCATCTCAGCAGCATCTGTTACTAAATTACCACCACCATTCTCTGCCTCAAATCTATTCATTGGTATTCTAGAAGCTCTTTTTAATGCTTTATAGAACCAAGATAACATAGTTTCATCATTTAAGTCATGTCCAGTTGGTGACATTAATTCCATATTTGGTGTACCTGCGTCTCCTTCTGGAAACCATATTTGTTTATTATATGGTAAATGTTTAGAACCATTTATTGTTAAAGTTCCTAATGAGTCATCCCATTCAACTTCTTCTGAGTAATCATGTATTAATTGACCAATTTGTTCTTCTGCTCTTTGACGAGACATACCTTTAATAGGAATAGTAAACTTTTGATAAATTGTTGCGTTGATTATATTAAACATAATTCTTGTTTGCTCAAGAATCTTTAATTGATTATAAGGTTTGATTAAACCTTCTACATAAGATGTTTCTGAATAATCATTTTGCGTAGAATATGAAATATAAACTATTTGAGAATCTAAAAATATTCTTCTTAGTTGAGGATCTTCTGGAAATTGAATCCAAAGATGTCCAATACTAGGTTCAAAAGCCGGAACTAATGTTTCGGGTCTTAGTCTATTGAATCCAATAATATTTTTCTTTTTGTCATCATAAATAATTTCAACAGCTACATATCCATCTATTAAAAAATCTTTTATCATCATCCAAGCTGTGATACTATCAGAGAATCCAAACTTATTATAAACCTTTTCAAAATACTCTTGATACTTATCTTGAACTTCTTGTGGGTAGTCATTGGGAAGTGCTTTAGGTGAACAGAAATCATTATCATCACTATAAACAATACATTCATCGGCTACCGAACTTATAAAATCTCTTAATTCATCTTTAATTGAATACTCTCTAAGAATTCTTCTTTTGTCAGCATAAGCTTTATCTAAATAAGGAATAGATTTTCTATTTAAAACTGAGGCAACTGCTCTCTGTGAGAAGAAATCATACATTGAGTTTCCTCTAGCTGAATAGGGGTCTTCATTAATACCAACACCTACTTGGTTTCTAACAATCATGTCATCATATTTCATACCATATGATGATAGTCCTCTTAGTATTCTACTGAATAGACCTTTGTTTTCAACTGCAGAATTTGCGCTAAAATTACTATTACTATTGTTTTGTCCAAATGAATTATATGTTGCCATTAAAAATTATAAAATTTATATTATATATTAAATTTGATAAGTCCCTTCAAAGTCAATAGCAGTAAGCATTTTATTACTTATCTGTGATTTTACTGATAACTTCTTGTTGTCTTTTATTTGTTTCTTCAACATTTGAAGGGTCATATAATTGGCTTCCGTATCTTCCTTGTCTAGGTCTAAATGACACATTTAATTCTTTAAGAGCTTTAATATATTCTTCAGAATCTGGTCCGTATAATCTATCAGATATTTCTTGCATAAAATCAGAATCAACCTTAGGTCCAACTTTTACTGATAACTTATCCAAGTCTTTTTGAATTCTTTCAGTTTCTTCAGGTGTTGGTCTACCAGTAGATGATTTTAATCCTTTTGGAGTTAAGTCATTCTCCTCTTTCTTTTTACTAAACCAACCTTCATTAAATTTATCCCAATTCTTAATCATATCTAATATTAATTTTATATACTATATATTAATTATTTTCTACCATATTTTCTAAAACTAGCTTGTAGTCTTTTAATATGGTCTTTTAATATAACATACTTATCTGATATCTCTTTTTCTATGTCATACATCTCATTAACAACTAATTGAGACATTTCTTTATCTCTTGAATTACTATCTTTGGCTTTCTTATTCCATATTTGTATTAGTTTCTTAGGGTCATATCTATTCTTAGGATGTTGAGAGTATAAAAATTTAGGTAATTCTGATAGGTGAATTTTATGAGCTATTTTTATTTGAGCTACATTATACTCCATAACAGAATATTGTAGTTTGTATTTAACTAGTTCCGTATAAATTGCCTCAAAGTTAAATTTTCTAGAATAAACATCTTTTTTCCAAGGATCTCCAGGTGATGATCCTTGAAAATCTTTATCACTAAATAATTTATCAAATATTTTAACTCTTATCTCAATTGGAATAAAGTTTAGATTAATTGCATAAAGTATAATTAAATTATCAAATCTTTTCACACTGACTGCGAATATAGGAGACCATTTTATCCAATTTGAATCGTCTAAATAGTGTAGAAAATAAAATCCACCAGTTCTTATTTTAGCAACTGGTATTCTTTCAACAAACTTATCACTTTTTCTATATTTATTGAAAAAGTATAAAGAGTTTATTTTGAAATTAGAAGCTTTATCACCTCCTTCAACCTTTACTTGATAATTAACAAATTCATTTAACATTCCCATATTAGAGATTACTTTTTATTATATATAAATATATGTTAAACTCGAAACCTAGTAATAAGAATTATAATCAAGGTAATTATATTCCTAAGAATAAAGACAAAGTTCTTAAATTAAATACCCAAGGTGGTGTCTATTATAGAAGCTCTTGGGAAAAGAAAATAATGACATGGTTAGACCATAACAATAATATTATAAAATGGGGAGCTGAGTGTATGAGAATACCTTATCAAATGACACATTTTGATAATGGTGATTCTAAAGTAAAAGAACACTGTTATTATCCAGACTTTTATTATGAAATGAGAATAAATGGTGTCTTAAAACAAGTAGTTGTTGAAGTTAAACCAATGAAAGAATATAAAATGGTTCAAGATTTAAGTGAGGGTAGACTAAATGTTCCTGATAAAGGAATGAAGAAGTTGAAAAATTTTGAATATGACTTAAAAATGGCTTACAAAAATAAAAACAAGTGGGAAACTATGATATCTTGGTGTAATAAAAAGGGTTATGAATTCATTATCATAACAGAAGACCACTTGAAAAAGTTTAACTTGTAAACTTAATTAAAAGTATAATTCCTAAAATTAGAACAGATACTACAGGAATAATATTATCAAATAAAACATAAAGATATTTTCTTTTTGATTTAAATGTTATAAATTTTATAAATCTTATTGAGAATAGAGCTATAAAATATGGTGATAAAGATGAAAACATCCCAGATATTAACCATATCCAATATAATACCTTTGTAAAATAATAAATAACATCAAGTATTGTGGTTGATTCAATATCTTTATTTTTAAAATTAAGACTTAATCTATGTTTATTTAGTATATAATAGATTTCATTCCAGATGAATACTATTAGAAATGTGTAAAAAAATGTTATCATTTTATTTTATAATTAATTCTTCAAATTTAATTAAATTATTTAATTCTGGCTCAATTAATCTTATAGATTTTTCTACATTTAATTTTTTAAATAGCTCATCATCTATAAAAGCTTCTAATTCAGATCCTATAATCTTATCATATGTTTCGGGTACTACATCTCCTCTTGAATCATAGATAGATTTAATATAATTATTTCTATTATTTAAGTCAATATGTATTGAACATCCATCTGGTCTAGTGCCAAATCCCTTTTCGGATTCCTCCCAAAGTTGCAAAACTACTTTATTCATATTTTAAATATTGTTACTTAATTTTTATATAATATTCTAAACAAAGTTTAAAAAAAATAATAAAATTAAAAAAAACAACACTTATGAATATTAAATTAGAGTATATTTGGCTTGATGGTTCTAACCCTCAGCAAATTAGGAGTAAGACAAAGATTGTAAATAAGATGGATACAATGATTCCTATGGACTATCCTGTTTGGTCTTTTGATGGTAGTTCTACTGGACAAGCTCAGTCTGGTAAAGGTAAAAACACAGATTGTCTATTAAAGCCGGTATTTGTTACTATGGATCCATTTAGAGGTAATCCACATAGATTAGTTTTATGTGAAGTTCTTAACCCAGATGGTACACCACATGAATCAAATAACAGAAGAAAATTAGCTAAAAAAGTATCTGAATTAAATATTGATTCAAATGAGAAATCTGATCTTCCTTGGTTTGGTTGGGAACAAGAATATACACTAACACATAAACCTATGGTTCCATTTGGTGTAGGTGAAGGTATTCCTTTAGGATTTAGTTTAGATCCAAATAGAGTACCAAGACCACAAGGTGATTATTATTGTGGTATCGGTTCTGATAATGTAGTAGGTAGAGAAATTGTTGAAGAACATATGGACTTATGTATGGAAATTGGATTAGATATTTCAGGTATTAATGCTGAAGTTTTACTAGGTCAGTGGGAATATCAAATTGGTCCAGTTACTGCTCTAAACGGTTCAGACCAGTTATGGATATCAAGATATCTATTACAAAGAGTTGCTGAAAAACATAATGTTAAAGTTTCTTTACATCCAAAACCATTAAAAGGAGATTGGAATGGAACTGGTTGTCACGTTAACTTTTCTACTAAAGAAATGAGAGAAGAAGGTGGAATAGAAATCATTAAGGAAAGTATGGTGAAGCTAGAAAGATATCAAAAAGAACATATTGCTGTTTATGGTTTACATAATAATGAGAGATTAACTGGAGCACATGAAACTTCAAGTATTAATGAGTTTAGTTATGGATTCTCTACAAGAGATACTTCTATTAGAATCCCAGCTCAAGCAATTGTTGAAGGTAAAGGTTATTTTGAAGATAGAAGACCAGCTTCTAACTGTGACCCTTATTTAGTTTCTGAGAGAATGTTACAAACAGTTTATTCTGAAGTTGAAGTTTCAGCAGAAGCATAACATAAATGATTATAAAGTAAAAATCCACTCAATTGAGTGGATTTTTTATTTTAAAGATATTTTGAATTTTTTCTTTTCTCCTTTTCTGTCTAGATGGAAATATAGTCATAGATGCCATTCCAAATCCTGGATCTAAAACAATATCAAATGTTTTTATATTAATATTAGAGTGAGTGGAGTCCCATTCCGTCATTTGATCCTTCAATTGAAATTAATTTAATTAAGTGTTCATTATCGCCTTTCTTTTTATAGAGTTCATTATAACCTTTAGCGATTCCTCTTTTGAATACTTCTGTAAAATATGCGAAAGCATTTACAGATTTTTCTTCATTGAAATTATACCAGTTTTGAAACATATCAAGTAGTCCTGACTGATAACAATCTAATTTGTCATCATTTGACCAGTATCTCATTTTCTTGATTGTTTTTTTCGCTAATAATTCTAACATTTTTTCAGCGTTTCTTGTTAATTTTCCTTGTGCTTTTGACACTATGACCTCAATATAGAGATCTTTATTATTTAAATAGATAAGCGTTGGATTATTTTTTGAGTAAAAAAATTTTCATTTTTTGCTTTCATGTTATATAAACATGTAACATGAAAGTTTAATTTTAAAATAAAAAATCCTCAAATTTCTTTGAGGATTTTTATTATATTATAATAATTAAAGTTTAATTCTTTCTTTGTATTGTAATTCTTTAGTAGCTTGTAGTTCAACATCTAAGTTTTCTCTTCTCTTTTCTAAGTTTTTAAGAGCTGTTGTTAGAACTTCTGACTCACCAATCATTTGAATAGAACCTTTTACTTTTTCAATGTTAAAATTAACATCTTCAAGTTTTAAAGTGATTTCTCTTTCTTTATCTTCTAATTTTCTTTTAACTATTAATTCTTTGTCTAATTTATTTTCAAAGAAATAAGTTAAGTCATAGTTTAATTCATTTCTAACTTCATTTACTAATTCTAAAGCTGATTCATATTTAAAGAATGAATTACCATATCTTTCATCACATCTGTAAACAAAAGTATTATTTTTGTAGTTGAATGCAAATACTTCTAAGTAAGGATTGATTAGATTGTTAACTTTTTTAACAACATCTAATTCAATGAATTTATCTAAACTTTTAGACACTTCAAGTAAAACAGGGTAGAAGTTTTTATTAACAATTGGAACAATTGGTGAAGAGAATAAACTTTCTAAAGTTGTTTCTTCATTCATCTCATCATCATTGATATAGATAGAACCTTTTTTACTAACTGGTAATCCAATAGTTAAATATTCAGAAATTCTGAAATTAACTCTATCTTCAGTAACAGTAGCATATTTCATAGCTGTTTCTAACATTCTTAAAGATTTTAAATCTTCTTCATTTTTAACATGATTTTCTAAAAGAGTTTTCTCAATATTAGACTCAGTTAAAATAAACCAAGAATCTTTTACTAAAGCAATATGACCTTCTTCAACTTGTTCAACAACTGTGAAAATAGATTCACCTTTACCACCACTTAAAAGATTTGTTTTCTTCTCAGGTGATTTAGTTAAGTTATGTACGAATAATTTAACTTCAGGTACCCAATCATAGATAGCTAATTCGTTAAGAATCTTAGACATTCTATCTTGATCACTTTCAAGATTAATAGTCTGTAAAACAACATTAATTGGTTGTCTATAAAGTTCTCCTTGATTTTTAGTATTCAAAACATTATATAAATTTTTTAATTCATATAATAATTCGTAATTTTTCATATCATCATTAAGATTCTCTAGTAATGATTTAACACTTTTATCGTAAGTATAAGGCTTTAATCTTTCGTTAAGTGAGTTTATAATTACTTTTTCTGATAACTCATTACAAGCATTCATGTGTCCTTCAATTACAAATGAAATCTCTTCTTGATCAAGAGAAAGTTCCTTTTTGAAGTTATACAGTTCAAGTTTAAGATTCTTCATATTTTAAAATATTTTTTTTTATATACTCTATATATTAAGGTCAAAAAGTCATTTTTTACCATTTTAGTTATTTTTATTTGGATCTGACGAATTTGGGTTATTTGTTCCTGGATTTGTCTTTTCTCTTGTCTTTAATAGGTTATTATACCATCTTGTCCTCTTTGGTGCTACTATATAATTTGGATCATAAACTCCACCTATTTCAGTTAGAGGTCCATTTTCAGATCCATTTACCGATGTTTTATTAGATCCAACTCTATCTCTTCTTAATGCTGGATAATATGTCTGAACCTCAAATGAAATAGATAATTTAATAGTATTATCACCAGTCATATTCTTTTCTCTATTTATCTCAACAGTATTTTGATCAGGTAGTAACATCACCGCATCAATATTCATAAAGTTGTGTTCAAACCACATAAATCTATATAACCAAAGAGTATCTAATATAGCTTGACTACATTTGAATATATCAATCTCACTAGATAAAATAATAGATAGATCATAACTAACTGTAATTGGAACAGCTCTTACTTTAGATAAAACTTTTCTTATTTCAGTATCATCTTCTAATACCATTTTTAACCAAACATTTGGATTGGCAAACTCATCAGACCTAATAGTAAAATTAGTCATTGTTAAATGACCTCTTGGAATTTGATCAGTATTTAATTCAATAAATCTGTTTTCTGAAACTATATCATCTGCGAATGAGTCTAATAAAAATCTTTCATCCCCTGTTAATGAGTAGTAGAAAGGAACTTTAACATAGACATCACCTGAGCTAAATCTATTAACCCAGTTAATTTGACCCTCCATTGTATCTAAAACACAAACAGTTAGATCTCTAAAAAATACGTCTTCGAAATTAAACTTTTTACCCACCATGAAGTTATATATTAAATAAACTTTGTCTCTAATTTGTAATATATTAATTACTAAAAACTAAAATATGTCTACTATAAAATCACTTTTATTATGGGAAAAATGGCGACCAAAAAATTTGGAAGAAGTTGTCTTACTACCAAGAATAAGAAAACAATTTGAAAAAGGAGTTACTCAAAATTATATATTCCACGGACACTATGGCAGTGGAAAAACCAGTCTAGCTAGAATTTTAATTGGTAAATACACAAAAGATAAAGCTTTCTTAGAGTTAAATAGTTCCTTATATACATCTATTGATGTTTTAAGATCAGAGATTGAGAATTTCTGTAAGACCACGCCTATGATGGATGTTGAATCTGATATTAAATATGTATTTCTTGATGAGTTTGAAAGAGTTTCTGTTCAGTTTCAAGATGCTTTTAAGGCATTTATTGAGAAGTATAATAAAAATGTAAGATTTATTATTACCACAAATCACTTGAATAAAGTATCTGATGGTATTAAGTCTAGAATACCTCAAATAAATTTTGACTGTCAATCAGTTGAAGAAGAAAAATATCTTAAAATGGAAATTTTTAAGAGAATAAATAATATTATTCTACCAAAAGAAGGAAAAGAAATTCCTAAGGAAGATTTAATTACAATAGTTAGTAAAAAGTTTCCAGACTTTAGGTCTATAATGGTTGAAGTTCAAAACTATTTAGAAACCGGTAGTCTTAGTGGTGGTTCATCTAATGTATCTAATAAATTAAAATTAGACCTTTATAGTTGTATCTATGATAAATCAATGGATTATGAAAAGATATATCATTTTTTAATGTCTACATTCGGTCCAGATAAAATAGATGTTATGATAGGTCTTCTGGGTAGACCATTCATTGATTGGTCCTTAAATGAAAAGACCGAGAATGTTGATAAATTATTTAAATGTAATTATATTGTATCTGATTATACTTCAAAATTAGAAACAAATACCGATCCAATAGTGTTGGGTATGACCATATTAGGAAAGTTTAGGGATATTCTAAATTAATATATACTACATGGCATCATTTAATTTTTCAGACTTTTATATTGGTTACCCTGGTCACCCAAGATTTGTGGATAAAGAACTTATCACTGATGAGTTGGTTAGAGTTATTGTTCAGAAATATGAAATGATAGTATTTACTAATAAAGGTGAAGTTTTTGGTGATCCTGAGTTTGGTGCTGATTTACCTAAATTATTATTTGAAACTAAAGTATCAGCTACAAATGTTGAGAATGATATAAGAGATCAAATAGCTATTTATATTCCTGAGATTAAAAGTATACCTTATGAACTTTCTGTTTCATTTTATCAAGATCCTGAGAATTACCAAGATGTAATGGAAGTATTCTTTAAGATAAAAGAATATGATGTTTATTTAACTATAAGTTAATTTTAATTCTTTCGCTGAATTCTTCAAATCTCATAATGCTTTCATTTTCAGCATATTTAGGTAAAGATTTCATTTTTATTCCTTCTGTCCACTCCTTATCAAATACCCATTTCATATTCTTAGGGGCTTTCTTCTTAGAACCATATTTGTTTCTCATTGCCCAAATATATTTGGCTTGTTGTTGACTTCTCGCTGGCATTGTTTATATTTATTTTTTTACCCAGTTATATTCTGGATGCTTTTTTATTACTTTATCCCAAAATCCTCCACTAACATCTTGGTCTATAATAATTGTAAAATCTTTATCTATTGAACTTAATATTACTCTCATGACTTCTTGTGATAAACCTTTTTCTCCGGTTGAATTTACAATAGATTTTATTTCAATTGAATCTTTCCCAAATTTTAACATAAGAGCTTTGAGTGGTAGTTTAGAATCTATTCTAACATTTGGTTTTCCTGACTTATCAAGAATAGATGATGCTAATATTGTATTATTAGTAATTTGAACATTTGTAAATATTTCTGATAACTTATTAGATATCTTATCCATTAATGTATATTCTTTATATTCTCTAATTAATCTCATATTATTTAATTGGACAACTATTAGCAGTATAAATATACTTATAGTCTCTTTTAATTTTAACACCTAAACTCTCAGCTGTGGTAACAACATCTTCTAGACATTCTGAATCAGCTCCTCCAACAATAGTAACTTCTTTCCCATTTAAGGATTTTAATAACTCATATAGTTTTTTAGGGCATTGAAACCAAACATGTTTGTTTCCTATATAAGTAATAATAGTTCCTTCTTTAGTATTGAATATATCACCTTTCTTCAGTGATTTAGATTCTTCCATCTCACTTATTTTATCATAAACTTCTTTATCTAATATCTTTTTATAGAAATCAGCATCTACATCATAATTATATCTCTTTTCAATTAAATCTTTTTGATTTGGGAAATGATATAAGTCATCATGTATAGGAACTTCAGGTTCATCTTCATATAGATAATCTTTATCTACATTCTTACCGTCTATATGGTTGTCCCAAAGTTGGTAGACATTTTGAAAGTTACTACAATACTTATTCAATTCATTTAGGTACATTTCTGAAAAGAATTTCTTAAATGATTTCTGAACATCAACTATAATTAATGTACCATTACTATAACTTTCAAATGTTTTAAGATATCTCATTAACTATATATTAAATAAAAAACCCATCAAAAATTTGATGGGTTTCAATTTTTATAATTTTAATATTATGCTGGTAATTCTTCACCACCTTCTGGTGCTTCTTCCTCTTTAGTTTCTTCTTCAGCTTCTTGAGTTTGAGCTTGAGGCTCTTCAAATTCTTCACCTTGTGATTGAGCTTGTGGCTGAGCTTCGGTTTGAACTTGTGGTTGAGCTTCAGCTTGTGGCTGAGCTTCAACTTGAGGTTGAGCCTGTGGCTGAGCTTCAGTTTGAGCTTGAGGTTGAGCCTGAGTTGATTGAGCTTGTGCTTGGCCACCCATTAATGCTCCACCAGGAATTTTTTCAACATCTAAGTTGTTCATATTTATATACTTAACAATTTCTTCAGCGATGTCAACATCACCAAAAAACTGACGTAAATTTTTACCAGTAGTATCTTTTACTTTCTTTACATAAGCATTAATTAATGATTGGGGAATATCAATCATAGTTTTTACTTTGTAGATATCGTTTACTTGGAAAACAGATTCTTTAATAATCTCTTCTCTCTTACTCTTAGTACGATAATTTTCAAATGTTCTAATATGCTTCATTTTACAATTTATTTTTTATAGTTTATATATTAAGATTAAAAACTCATTTTTTTCACTTTATGGTACTAATAAAATTATGAATAAAAGGCCGCCTATTATAGCTGCTCCGGCTCCTCCACCTAAAATCATTTTTAATCTCATTTTATTAATTTTTTTATCCTTTTCATCAATAACTTGTTGTCTATTATCAATTTGTTCTTGTAGAACTTTTTCTTTCTTTTCATGCTCTTTAATTTCATTTTGTAAAGCAGATATCTTTTTATCTTTTGTATTCAAAGATTCCTTCAAATTAGAAATTTGCAACTTCTGATCAGAGATAACAACATCTTTATCACTTATTACTTTTATACAAATTGAATCATAACTACCTATTTGGCTATTTAATTTTTCAAACAATGATAGCATTTCAGAATTGTTATCTAAAGATTGAGCTTGTTCTATTGTCATTACTACAACCTTCTGCCCAAGTGAATCTACTTCATATCTTGGGTAGTCTATTTGTGAATAAACATTAATACTTATTAATGTCAATAAGAATATTAAAAATACTTTCATATTATTTGGTTTTATTTTTTAAAGATTGTAAAAGATCATCCCCGGTTCTTTTTACTGGATTCTTTTCTAGTTGTTCAATCTTATGTCTAGTTTCTTCCATTTCATGTCTTAACTTATCTAAATTAGATTTAGACTTATTAGCCTCGGCTTCAGCTCTTTTTGTTTCAGCTTCTAATTTAATATTTTCTTGTCTAAGTCTATCATCTTCTTTTTGAAGAGAATCGAATTTAGACTTCCATTTATTTATTTCTAAATCAATTGACTTTTTCTCATTCTCTAATTCAACAAATTCTTTTTCTAGTTGCTTAACTCTTTCTTTATATGAGATATCTCCTCCAATAAACCATTTATATCCGAAGAATATCGCAACAATTAGTAATACTAATATTATTATGTTTTTAATGTTAAACTTCATAAATTTTGATAATTTTTAGGTATATATAAAAAATAATACCTGACTTCCGAATATTTTATATATATTTGTAATCTTAAAATAATAAAACATCATGTATAAAAAACTAATTTGCTTTGACTTTGACGGTACCTTATGTCATACACCAGAACCTTCTCAAGGAGAAAAAATATGGTTAGAAAAAACAGGAACTGTTTGGCCTCATAGAGGTTGGTGGGGTAAGGAAGAAAGTTTAGATACTGATATATTTGAAATACCTGTTAATAGTTGGGTCTATAAGAAGTACTTAGAAGCAATCGCTGATGATGATGCTTATGTTATATTGGCTACTGGTAGATTAGAAAAGGCCACTAATATGAGAAATAGAGTAGAATCTATTTTAATTAAAAATAATCTTTCATTTGATGAAGTTTATTTAAATACAGGTGGTGATACATTTAGATTCAAAACAAAATTATTTGAGAGCTTGACTAAAGAAATCGGAGCTACTGAAATGATTATGTATGATGATAGACATGAACATCTTGTTAAATTTGAACAGTGGGCAACTGAACAGCCATTTGATGTTACTATTGTAGATGTGGTTAATAAAGAGACTAAAACATTTGAAAATAAATAAATATAATATATACTAAAAATTCATAAAAAAATATGGCAACAATTACAAAAAAACAAACAAAGACAAAAGTAGATCAGATACTTTCTAAGCCTTACCGTTTGACTTTACACAATGATGATTATAATTCATTTGATTGGGTTATTACTTGTTTAATTAAAGTATGTAAACATGACCATGAGCAAGCTTCACAATGCGCTCACATAGTACATTTTAATGGTAAGTGTGATGTTAAATATGGCGATCTTGAAACTATTTCTGAAATGAAAAGCAAACTACAAAGTGCTGGATTATCAGTTACTATGGAAGTAAATAATTAAAAAAACCCTCAAATTGAGGGTTTTTTCTAATTTTTATTAGCTCCAAACCAATTTATTCCACTATCTGTATTGTTTTTATACCTATTCATGTTTTGTTTTCTTATTCTTAAAACTTGACTATAATCCACCGCTTGAACAAAGTCTAAATTCTTTAGGCATTGATTCACATAGTTCATAAATTCTTTATCTGAAAAATTATTACCCCACTCTTCAACCATTTCTTTAAATTCATTCTTGGTAAATATTGAAGTTGAGTTCACAATTGTCATAACCGTATCATCATGTCCAACATCTGCTGCGTATCTTGTATTACCCGCTGATGTTGTGTGTTTAACAAATGTTGTTATCTCTCTTATATTGTCCTCATTTGATATTACAAATCCTCTACTTTGCATAAGATCTTGATAATCTTTAACCATAATATTCTTATTCTCACCAACTTTTAATCCAACTTTTTCCTCTGTTGAGTCAGCTCTGTGTTTGTACCTTACAAATACTGATGAACCATAGTCATTATTCCCATCAAATACATGTGGCAGTTCGGCAAAAAGAGTATTACCATAATTATTTAACTCTACTACAACTTTAATATTCTCTGGGTTGAGATATTCAAAAACTAACATATAAAGTAATTCAGCTAACTGTTTTACTGATATTAAATTACTTCTAAATAATCCAATTTGTTCTAGTCTGAAAAAATCTGTTATTGACTTATATGATGGTTTTTGAACTTCTATTAATTCAATGGGTTTTTCGGATATTCTAAATATATTTATAATAGAATAATCCTGACCCAATCCTTCTGATATATCCACAGACATAACAATTTTATATTCCTTTCTCCTAAGTGGTAAAAATACACTATCATCATCTATCCATTTAAGTCCTTCATAGCTAAATTTCAACTTTTGATCAAACTCAGGTATTGGTTCAAATACATAATTCTTCTTACCCTTTAATAATTCTTCTATTATACTCTCATTTAATAATGATTTACTTGAGTTAATGAATCTTAATCCATATTCTTGATTAAAAGCATCTTCACCACCAATATCCTTTACAGCTTCTTCTTTCCAAGTTGTCATTTCAGATATTGCTCTTATTGGAACTTCATGTCCTTTTTTATCAATGAATGTCATGGATTTAACATCATCATCAGAACATTTATCATTATTATAGACATAGATAACATCTTTCATATTATCTAAGATGTACTTCATTTCTACCTTTGTAACATCTCCCCAGGTATCTGACATTAATTTGAATATATCCTCTTTTGTAACACCGTGCTCATGTAATTTATGAGCATTCAGTCTAATATATGTTACGAATCTACCTGGTACTTGATACCAGTAAACCCTCATTGGTTTATAGTTATTCTTTTGTGGATCCCCTTCAGGTCTCTCAGCATCAGTTAGTAACCTATGAAATAGATTCATACCATTTGGAGTTGATGTAATAATAATCTTTGAGTTCTGAACGGCTGATACGGTTGGAAAAGCAGCTGTATAGTATGGTTCAATAATATTTGATGGGATATGAGCAAACTCATCTAAATAAAGCACATCAATAGTAAAACCAATAGCTGGAGTTTTAGTTCTTGCTGATGTTTTGATTCTACAACCATTGTCAAATGTTAGTGATTTTTGATTCCAAGTTTTAATTCCTGGTTTTAAGAAGAACGGTAGTAAAGAGTAGATTGATTTAATCTTATCTACAATCTCAACTGCTGTATCACCTTTATTCGCAACAATCATTATATTCTTATCATTGTTAAATAGAATAGTATGTAACATGAAAATAGAAGATGAGATTGTTTTACCAACCTGACGAGAAGCCATTAGAATATTAAATCTACTATTAACAAAATTGTCAAGTATTTCTTTTTGATACTCTCTTAATTTTATATTATTGATTGATCCATCTTCTGTCTTAACTTTACAATATTTCTCAGTGAAATAATGAACATCTAAAGCACATTTAATATACTCAGATTGTTCATCTTGAGTCATTTTAAATGATACGCCCGATCTTCTTAAACCAACTTCGGATTTTAACCAAGGGTTTTGGTATCTTTTTATAACAATACCATCATTTATCTTATCTGTAGATTCATCAACTAACTTAGTTGTGAATACCATTTGTCTTTCTTTTTGCTCAACAGCCATTTTAAAGGAACTATTTCTTTTTAATATATATTGTAAAAAACCGCGGTTCTATGTCAAAAACAGAAAATGAAAGAAATAGACTACAGGATGAGTTTGATCAGATTCAGTCCGAAAATGGTGAGTTCGATATATCTAAACACCTTGCTAAACCTGAGGATTTACCAGATTTAGGTGAGATAGAAATATATGATTATGATTCAGATATGACAGTTGCTGCTCAGCAATCTATGCAAGTATTAGAATCATTGGTAGATTTATATTTAAGTGATGTTCCTCAATTAAAAGAACATTCATATATTAAAACAAAAATGAGAGAAGATGCTTTAGTTTATGCTGAGTCTATATTTTTATCAAAGATGACTCGTAAGAACTTTCTTTCTCAATTAAGACAAATTGATAATGGTGATAATTCAGCTAGAATGCATGAAGTTGTCAATCAGACAATTGGTCAAATTAGAGAAAACTCTAAATTCTCATCAACTCAAAGAACTGAACTCGAAAAGTTCTATAAAGGATTAAGAAAAGATTTAGGTCTTAATGATATTGAAAGTCCGGATGTTCAAAGAGCTCAAACAGAAAATAAAGAAAATGATTCAACTAATGATGACTTAGGTGAAGTTATGGATAATAGAAAACTTAATGATTTAATTAAGGCAGCTATGAATAAAGACAAAAAAGATTAATTAAAAAACCCATCATTTTGTGATGGGTTTTTTAATTTATTTTCTTATCATATCTCTACTTACTGCAAAGTTATACAGAGTTGGTAGATTCAAGTATTTGTTAAAATTATCTCTTATATCTTTAAATTTTTTAGCCTTCTTAATTATATTAACTATCAACATTCCAAATTCTTCTTGAAAATCTAAATAGCAATCACACCAAGGTTTGTTATAATGTTCTAATGTTCTCCATTCGGTATACCCACCAGTTAACCAAAATAGACATTTCTCAGGTGTTATTAAATCTGTGTTTATGTCTTTTAGGTCTTTTTCCCATATCGGATCATTCCAATCAATTTTTCTCATCAAGATTGATATAGCTTCCGCAATATCTTCTGTGATTTCTGTACCAATTTCAAAAAAATACTCATTATTAGTAGATTTATTGATTCTGACGATTTCATTTATATAATCATCATTTGATCTTTTTGACTCTAGAACAATTTTTTTCTTTTTCATTACATTACTTTATTTTTTATATCATTAAAGATTACAATTTAATTCCGTCTATCCATTTACCTTTAAAATTGCCATTTTCAAATATTCCATTTTCCCATATGCCGTAAAAATTACCATTTTTAAAAATACCATAATACCAATCACCTGTTAGGTAATCACCATCATGCCATATTAATGTATTATGATTTATTTCAATGTTAGCGTTCTCAATTTCAGAGTCGATTAACCAAAAGAATTTTTCTTTTTCTAGGATTTCATTTATTTGAGAACTGTTTGTGTAAACCTTTCCGTTGAATTTTAACTCGGAGTATCTCATATTATTTCAATTTGTTATTAAAGTATATATTGAATTTTTAAACGCATAAAAACTTGACCTTGAAAATTATCAAAAAAATCAATATTGAAAAATAAAAATTTATTTAAAATAAAAAAACCGAGAATTTTCTCGGTTTTTTATAAAATTGGAAAAAGTTATATTATTTTGAGTTTTCATCAAGGAAATTTCTTTCATTTATAGAAAGAGATTCAATTCCATATTTAGATATTTTATCTAAAATATTATCAATTGTCATCTCAAATTTAGGTTGTTTCTTTTTAGCAGTTACAGATGGAATTGATTTAAGAGAATTAGTGAAAGTATCGGCAATTACTATCTCATCTTTATTACTCTTATATGTAAATGCGATTAATACACCATCAGTAATATTTATGTAAAGTTTAGCAAAACCATTTTTTTTATTACTTAAAAGACTTTTTTCTTCTAAATTGTATAATTTAGATACTTCTACTAATTTCTCATTATTAAACATTGTCAAATCTATACAAATTATATTTTTCATAGTTTTATCTTTTAGTAGTTTATTATTTATATACAAATATAAGGATATATATTCAATTAACCAAGTTTATTTTAACTTATTTGAACTTATTTAATTAACCAAGTTTATTTTAACTTATTTGAACTTATTTATCCTATAAATAAAGATACATATTTTTTATTATTTATACAAATTTATTTTAATATATACAGTTGAAAAAAATATAATTTTCTATGAAATATTTAAAGGGTAGAGATAATTACTTAAATGAACTAAAGGTAAATAGTGGACTTGTACCATATGCAAAAAACGATTCTATTGCTTCTATAAATGAAGAAGTAATGACTAATACAATTACCTGGGGTGATTCATTATTAGGTAGACTAATAAACTCTGCTATTAGAAAAGCAAAGGTTGGTGTTAATTTAGTTAGAATAAGTAGTGTTATTAAATCTCTTTATAAGTTATTTGATGAGATGGTGGCAGATGGTGTTATTAAAGAGATGCCAGTTGTTAGTAGAATAAAGATTTACAAATTCGCTTTAATTAAGTTTATTGAAGAAATTGAAAAGGTTGCTGCTGATCCATCAGATTATGTATTAAATGAACCAGGTGTTGAAGTTGAAGTTGAAGATATAGATGAGATTAAGAATATGACTGATGGTGTAATAACTGAGATAGAGAAGTATATGAGTGATATCATATCAACTGGTCAATCTAGTGGTGAGATTCCAAAGAATGAAATAGATGAGTTAGAATTAGATAAAAAGGACTTAATAGACGCACTTACTAAGTTTAGAGAATCTTTAGATGAAATAAAAGCTCCTGAAGGTGATAAAGAAGAAACATCCGTAGTTTCAGAGCCTAAAAAGGAAACGGGTCTGGTATATTCTGAAAATATGGCGAATAACTTAAAGTCCGTTTATATGATATTATTTTATTATCACCAAACTATATTATCTAAAAAGCCAGCATCTGGAGTTAATAAAGCCGAAGTGGTAAAAAAACCACAACCAGAAAATATTGTTAAAAGCTCTGTAGTTGATAAAAGTAAAGTTGCTGAGTCCGTACTATTAAATGAGTCGGTGCTAAATCCTAACCTATCAAATGCTATTAAGCCATTATATACTTACTTTAAGAATGAAGGTCAATTTACCTTTCCTAGTGAATCAAAGGGTAGAGAAAATGAATTTCATAAATTTCTTAGTGGGAATAAAGATGGTATATTAAAAGTATATAAATCAATTAGTTTAATTAAAGAAGATTTAAAAACTCTACTAACAAAACCAGAAAAGGTTGGTGGTCATATATTTAATTTATATAAAACTACCAGAACTAAACCAAATGGTGATTTTCAAGGAGTTGATGGTGATTTTCAGAGTCAGATTAAGATATTTAATACTACAATGAAGTCAATTTTAGACTCTATAAAGGTTGAAACAAAAGTAGAGACTAGTGAAGATGGTGTTGAGGTTGGTAAGAAGTATAAATATACTAATAAAGAAGGAGAGACTAAAGATGTGTTGGTTGTTGATAAAGATAAAGTTGTTCAACCAGGTCCTGATAAAAAATTCCTAACCGGTGATGATAAAAAGGGAAAAGAATTGGAAAGTGGTCTTGTTTCAGTAGCTTCTGATAAATCAAAGGTTACATTCCCTGTGAGCCCAGAATCTCTAAAGAAAGAATCTAAATTAATATCTAGCTATCTTGATTTTATAAAAGAAGCTGATGAGAATAAAGATACCTGGTTAGTAAAAGTTCATGAGTCGTGGAGAAATAATTTTTTAGGTAATTTTAAAAATCTAAAGAAGTATAAATTAACACAAGAGGAAGTTGATAAATTAACACAAGAAGTTGAAAAGGCTAGTAAGAATACTAAATCTCTTAAAATAGTTGGTAAAGATCCGGTTATAGAGGTTGTTAGACTATTCAATAGAGCTTATAGATTACACACTACTCAAGTTATACCAACAGGTAGAAGTGGTGGAAAAGTTTCTAATAAAACCTTTATGGAATATACATGTTTTGGAAGTGGTAGTCCGGATACTGCTGGTCAATCAGGTGGTCCATATAGAAATAACGCTGTATTTTCAAAATGGGAAAATGCTGTTTTAGATATAGTATCATCATCTAAATATAGAATCATTTTTAATGAAGAAGCTACTATACAAGTAGGTGAGGGTAATCCTGTTAAAGATTTTGGTAGAAAATTATTAAATTTTATGAATGAGTTATTAGATGATACTCAATTATATAAAGAAGGTGAGCAAAAGAAATTCATAAATAAATATTTTAATGTTGATATTCAAACTAAAGAACTAAATTCTCCTGGTAAAAATGATACTGGGTCTAATGATAAACTATCTAAACAACAGAAACAAAAAAATGTCGACTTTACTGAACAAGATGAGATTAAATTTGAAGAAGGTCAGATTTTTAAATTTAATTATAAAGAAGGTACTTTATATGGATATGTTTATAGTATAAAGAATAATAAGACATATATTAAATTTAGTAAGAATCACTTATTTGTTAAGAAATATCTACCAGGTGATATTAAATTTAAAACAAATCCTAAATCTGTTGATGGTCCGGTTTATTTTGCTGAGATTAAAGGAACTAAACTTACTAAGAATACATATAAACTTGATAGTTGTTTAGATGTCTCTAAAAAAGTCGAAAAAAATGAAGTAGATAAATCATTTAATATAGAATTTAGACCATCTAAGATGTATTTACTTAAAGAAGATGGGTCCACTGAATCTTATACTGTTAATACACAGGCTGATGACTTTGACTCAAATAGATTTTTGGTGAAAAGAGATTCAAAGAAACCAAAAGGATTTGATGGTTGGTATAAACTATTCATTTCATAAATTAAAAACCCATCACAAAATGATGGGTTTTCTTTTTAATATATACATTAATGAGAGCTTACTTTTTTGATATAGATAGTATATTAACATTTGATAATAAGGTTTGGATTGTAGATAAGTCTAATCCTAATATACCTTTATTAAGAATAAATCAATCTGATTTTAATTTGATTAAATCTGGTGTTTACAAGAACCAAGGTAATAAAATAAACTTTGCTGGTAATTTTTACTGGGTTCCAACTGACTTAATGAATAAGATTAAGATTAAATGTAAAAACTCTAAATCTGACATTTCTAAGTTAGCCTTTTCAATGCAAGAATTTATGAATAAAGAATTAATTGAAAATATTAATTATGATATTAATATTGAAAATATAATGCATGTTAAGAATACAGATGATCACATCTATTTAATTTGTTCTAAGAATACTAAAAGAAATTATGAGTCTATAATAAAGAAGATTGAGGATAAATTAAAAGACAATGGAATGGTCATTAAAAACTATTATTTCATCTCTGAGACATTTTATAATAGAAATGAAGATAATATTTCACATAAGAAAGTTAGACTCTTATTACAACATCTAATAGGGTTAAAAACGGATGATAATAAGTTTACATCTGAAGAAATAGAGGAATATAATGAGGTTTGTTTTTATGATGATGAGATAGGTGCTATAAATTTAGCAAAAAAATCAAATGATGTTTTACAGATACTATTATCAAATACTGATCCTGATATCAAAACTAAAATAAAAGAAAAGCTTAAGTCTAAAGAACATATTTTATATGTTAATCTAGTAACTCATAATAAAGTTAATAAATTTATTATGGATAAAGTAATAATAGGTTGGAGTAACCTTATAAAAGCATTTGAGAGCTTTAATTGGAAGTCATAATGTCCTTTTTTACAAAAAAATTATTAATATATATAATATGATACATTTAAAATCATATTTACCATTTTTGGAAGAAATTGATATCAGTGCAAATGATTCTCCAAATCTAAAAATTGCTAAAACAAGTTTAAATTCTGAAAATGATGAGATACAAGAGTTTAAAACTAAACTAAAGCCAGGTTTGGATAGGCTTTACAAGGATATTAAAGATCCTGTAGAGAGAGATAAAAAGGTTACTCAGTTATTAGGAGATGAAAATGTAAATAAGTATGCTAATGATTATAAGATTATTCTAAATGATATAGAAAGCCTGGAGAAAAAGCAAAATTCAATATTATCTGATGTAGCTGATATAAATGCTGATAAGAGTTTATTAGCATCATCATCAAGTACTGCAGATAATAAGGATATAAAAGCTAGAATAAATCAACAAATAGCTGAAAGAAATATGAAAAAGTCTAAAACTATATCTGAGATTAATAAATTAAAAACAGATATTGATAAAAGACAGTCAGATTTTAAACAAAAAATGACAAAAAATATTCAAGATGTTGAAAATGATATAAAAACTTTATCTAAAGGTCAAAAATAGAAAAAATATGATTTTTGATATTTTATATATACTAAACAAAACAAAAATAAAAGAATAAATATGGCAATTCAAATTGGAAAATACAAAAGACCTGGTATCTTTATTGAGGAGTTCGACAATTCTATCATAAGCTCACCTACTGTAGAAGGAATAACTAACATGGTTATTGGAGTATCTAAGAAAGGTCCCGTTAATACACCTATATTATTGAAAAATGTTAATGATTTAGAATCAATCTTCGGTCAGTTAGACAGAAATTTAGAAAGAAAAGGATCTTTCTTTCACAGAACTGTTGCCAAGATGTTAGAATCTACTTCTGTTTATGCAGTTAACCTGTTATTAACAGATGATACATTAGATCAAATAGAGTATCAATCTTTATCAGCAGCTTCTAACTATATGAATGATGTAGAGAGATTAGGTGCTTACAGAAGATTTTTTGATACTACAGGTTTCTGGAAAAGAGACACTGAATCATTTATTAACCTAACTAAAGGTAATGTTGGTTATAATGATAGAGTAATGAGTATTACTAACTTATCTGATAGATATACTACTGTATTTATTGTTAAATCTAAACTTACAGGTTTTGATAGAACTTTAATTGAGTGGTATGGTTCTCAAGAGAAATTACCTCCTTATGTTAATCCTACAGATTATGCTTCTGATTATTTAGTTGATGTTGTTATTGTTGGTGGTGATTGGTCAAACTATCAAGATTTGGCTATAGATACTAGATGGGGTGCTTACTTTAACTCAGAAGGTCTAAGAAAAGAACAACTTAGTAATTTTGCCAATGATAGAAATGTTACTCTTTTAGCTTATTATGAGGGACTTTCTTTAATTCCATATTTTAGAGATTCTAATGGTAGAAATATATTTATTGAAACTACAATCAATAGAGACACAGACAAAACTGGTATCTTCTGTGCATTCAATTCAGAATTACTTGAAGGTGATTATCCAAATGGATTAGTTGACCTTATTGGTAACGGTATTGTTGGACAAGATGCAGTTGAAATTGATTATCTTTCTTATAAAGAAACAATCAGTCAATCTGTTGAATATTCTAATGTTATTTTAGATAGACCAGGTAATACATTAGCATTAAGTGGTGCTTACGGTGGAGCTAGAGCTAATAATCACTCAAGAAGTGATGCTTCTACAAACAATACACCTACTATTGATGGTCCAGTTGTTTCTGGTGATAGAACAGGTTGGTTTGCTGAAGATTTTATTTTCAACTTAATATCTAATACACCTATTTCAAGTACATCTTCTATTTCTATTACATTTGATTCTGATCTTGTTACATATACAGACGCTTATGCTGTTATTGGTGGTGAATATATTCAACTTGCTGCAGCAGCAGGAGCTACAACATCATCTATTGTATCAACATCATTTAATGTATTGGGAACTAGTTACCCCAATTCTGGTACTACTGCTTCTTATACAGTTGCTTTCGTCGTTGATGCTACTGGTAATATAGTAATGGTAGATAATGTTTTAACATCTGACAATCCAGTTGTTGCAACAAGTGATGTTGTATTAGGTTATATAGATTTTGATATTACTAATCAAGTTATCGCTACAAGCAGTGTTGTGTATAATCCAGTATCAATTGATAACTCTGGGTATATTGATTTAGATTTTGGTGTAGATTATACTGTTACTGAAACTTCTACAGGTGTTATTGAGGTTGAATTTTTAAATACTGCTTCTACACCAAGTACTAAAAACTATGAACAATATAGAAAGATTAAAATGTTCAGTAAATTAACAGATGCTTTAGATGGATCATCTAAAGATAAAATGACAATGGTTATAGATTCTACTACAATGACTAAGAAGCCATTATCTAATATGACTGTTAGTGGTGTTATTACAAGTGCATCATCTAATAAATCATTTGTTATTACTACAGGATTAGACAGTGCTGACATTGCTGATGTTGTTAATAATGGATACTTATTATTCTTTAATGTTGATGATGAATTTGTGTTAAATGAATATGAAATTGAAACTAAGGATGAAGTTGCTTCTGTTTCAGGAACATCATCTACTGGTGTTGTTGCTAAATTCTCTACTTTCTATACTGATTATTATTCTGGTAAAGTTAACTCAGAAGATTATTTCTGGAGTAACTTAGTTGAAAATAAAATAGACCAAAATGGAAATACTCCAGGATATGGTTTACCAGATATTATCTTTATTGCTGGTGAAGATTCACCTTCTATGACAGCTTCTGTAATTGGAAATGACTATATTGTCTTCTCTTGCACAGCTTCTGGATTTGGTAGCTCATTATTAGCAAATTTAGATGTTAATGATATTATATCAGTTCCTTCATCTACAAGTAATAAAGGAACATTTACAATTAAATCTGGTGGTGGTTCTACAGCAATTGCTTTAGCTACAACTTTAGGATATGGTTCAGGTTATTGGGCTTTTAGAGTTAATGAAAATGTTGTACTTGAAAGCTTAGTTGATGTTCCTGTTGTTTATGACTATATTACTAAACATTACTTAAAAATGTACTTAGATGGTCTTAATAACTTAGATGTTAAGTTTACAGATTCTTTATTATCAAGTTTTGAGCCAATTAATGTTAACACTAATCAAACAATTTATATTCAATCTTTAATTAACAATTACAAACAATCCATTGAGATTGAAATACCTACAGGTTATACTCAAGTTCCAAACAAGATTCTTGTTAATGGATCTAGATATACTGAGGTTAAAGTTGGTGACTTCTTAGAAGCTTATTATGATTCTACTTTATTACAAGTTGGTCAAGTTCCTAAGAAATTAACAAGAATCTTAACAAAGAGACAATATGCGGCTGATACATCATTAGTTGAAATTACTTGTGATTCTAGAATTGCTACTTATAACTTTAGTGGTGATTACCAAACATTTAGATATACTTCAATGGAAGATTATGTATCTACTTATAAGGCTTTATCACTTAAAGGATTTAGAGTTAGACAAGACTCTTTACCGGATGGTACTGAATCTAGACAAAATGCTATATTAAACCTTTTAGCTAAAGGAACTCCATTGTTCAAAGCAGCTACAAACAAAGAAGCAATTGACTTTAGATATTTAGTTGATTCATTTGGATTAGGTTTAACTGAAAGATCTAAACAACAATTAGTTGATATTTGTGGTGATAGATTAGATGCATTTGGTTTCATCAATATGCCTTCAATGAGATCATTCAAAAACTCAAGTTCTCCGTCATTTGTTAACACAGAAGGTGTTCTTCAGTTAGAATATGTTTCTAAAGGTGGTGATCCTGAATCAAGTCCAGCTTTCCTTTACTCATTTGGTGATGGTGCTGGTACAACTTGTGTAGGTTACTTCTTACCTTATATGACTGTTAGTGACAATGGTAGACCAGTTGAAGTTCCACCAGCTATGTTTGCGGCTACAACTTATATGAGAAAACACTTATCTAATATCTCAGCAATAACTCCTTGGACTATCGCTGCTGGTGTTACTAATGGTAGAATCACTAATATTGCTGGTCTAGAGATGGATTTCACACCATCTGATATTGAATGGTTAAATCAAGCTCAAATGAACCCAATTGTGTTCAAGAGAAATAGAGGTTATGTTATTGAGACTGAAAATACAGCTCAAACACTTTATAAGTCAGCTCTTTCTTACATTCATGTTAGAGAGGTGTTAATTGAACTTGAAAGAGAATTATCAAGAATGTTATTAGATTACCAATGGAAGTTTAATACAGCTGATGTTAGAGCAGAAATTAAACTTAGAGCAGATGTTATCTGTGAAACTTATGTAAGTAGAAATGGTTTATATAACTACTTCAATAAAATTGATGAAGAAAACAACACTCCTGATGTTATTGATAATCAAATTGGTGTTCTTGACACTTATGTTGAACCAATTAAAGGTATGGGTATCATTGTAAATAACATTACAATACTTAGAACCGGAGCAATCAGTGCAGGTGGATTCATCAACGGATAATAATTAAATACTTAAAAAACCCAGATAGAAATATCTGGGTTTTTTGTTTTAAACTTTTACTGATAATATACTATAATGGAGAGAGCAAACCGCTTAATATATAAAAAAAATATAATAATCCTATGAGTGATAATAATAAAAAAGATATGTCAGAAGAAGAATATCTAAGAAAACATTTAGAAAGTGTTGATAATCAGCAATCTAATTCCGATATACCATTCGTCAAACCTGTAGTTGAATCTGTTAAATCTAGTGATTTACATTATTTTAACTTTGATGTAAAAGAAATGCCTTGTGGTAAATATTATCCTACCGGTACTGTTGTTATGGTTAGACCGGCACAAGTAAAAGAAATTCAATCATATTCTATGGTAGATGATAATAACTTCTATGATATTGTAGAAAAAATGAATGATATGTTGCAATCTTGTGTTAGATTAAAATATCCCGATGGTAAGATTACCTCATTTTTAGAAATTAAAGATCAAGACCGTTTATTCTTAATCTTTATGATTAGAGAATTAACATTCCAGCAAGGTAATTCACTAGCAGTTAATGCTAGATGTTCTTGTGGTAATGATATGCAAATTGAAATGAAGAGAGATAATTTTGTATTTCACGAGTTTGATGAGAAATTGGAAAGATTTTTTGACCTATCAACAAAATCATTTAAATTCAAAGTTCAAAATGGTAAAGATTATGAACTTTCTCCACCTTGTATTGGTATTCAAAAATCATTTACTGATTATATTATTAAAGAAAATAATGAAAAAAGAACTCCTAATTTGGCTTTCTTAAAAATCATTCCTTTTATGTTGAATGGAAGATCTTCTATTACAATTGATGGTATCAAAGCTAAACTTCAAGAATTTGAAAAGATAGATGATATCTCATTTCAATTCCTTAATGCAGCTGTTGGTAAAATGACATTTGGATTGAAGGAGTTAAAGAAAACTTGTAGCTGCGGGTTGGAGGTGCGCAGCGAAATGACATTTCCCAACGGAGCGTCAGGTATTTTCGTTATTCATGATGCCTTTGAAGCATATATTAAAGAATAAGTTACTTTTACAGAAACACTTTAATACACAAGAAATTTCAATGGATGAATGGCCTTATTGGTTATTAGAAGAGAATATTAAAATAGTTAATGAAATCATAGAAGAAGAGGAAAAACAAAAGAAAAAGGATGAAGAAAAACAACAAGCAGGAATGCCTAACTTTAATCCTGGATCAATGATGAAAAATGCTTCAAGTATGATGGGTAATATTAAGAGATAAAAAAAGAGAGACAAATGTCTCTCTTTTTTGTTTAGTATTTTTACTATTAGTATCCAGAAATAAGTGGAGGGTTAATAGAGAAGTTATTATCAATATATTCATCAATCCAGTAATCTGCTATGAAGTCTGCATCACAAGACCAGATATCACTTCCTTCCCATTTAAGAGAAATACCACTTACTGATTTAATTTGACAGTTTTGGAAAGTTACCCTTCTAAGAACAAATCCTTTTTTATCATGTTGATTTACAATAATAGTTCCAATAATGTCACTCTTATAATGTAAGTAACCTGTTTGAGAATTCCAAACTAAATCATACCATGATTTTAATGTATTCCAGTTTTCCATTGAACCTCCTTGATTAACATTAACTTGGAAGTTAATTTTGAAGTCAATAGTTGTTTTAGCTGGACCAGCTGCCATAAAAGCTCTAGTTGAATACTTGAACCTTTGTTCTTTAGTTTCAATTGCTTCTGTTAAGTTTACATCAATTGATGTTGCGTTTTCTAATAGCAATAGGGTATTTCTACCTTGTGCTTGTAATAAAGTCGGTAATACAAATGTTATTTCAAACAAATTAGTATATACTGGTTCTTCTGGTGACGTACCTGGTCCACCTGGTGAACCTACGTTTGAGATATTTGTAAAATGTGGTAATGGCATATCTTTTTTAATTATTTTTTATAAATTATATATTATTACTCACATTCTCTTTATCTCCATTTATTATAATTATGTTGTTAAAAATGCCATTTCCACTTTTTAATAGATAGATTATGAACTGTAACTATAGATTTTGCAATAAAGAGATTAAATGGGGTAGACCAGACAGAAAGTTTTGTAATAAAAATTGCAAGTCAAAGGAAAATGCTATAATAAAAGAACTAAAGTCACTCAGTAGAAGAAATAAAAGAAACAAAGAATTTGTTGAAAAATCAAATATTAAACATAACTATAAATATAATTATGATTTAACGCTTTATGAAAATTGCAGAAGTAAAGTTAAAATAATATGTCCAATACACGGAGAATTTGAACAAACACCAAACGCTCATTTATACTCTGGTAGTGGTTGTGAAAAATGCGCTAGAGAAGCTAGAAGAAAAGAAACAATATCGCAATAATTTCATATAAAAAGAAAAACTAGTTTTAATGAAAGTTTTTATAACAACTGATTGGCATTTTGGTGTTTATCTTAATAATTTAGACAAATGGTTGAATATGATGGAAGATTATTTCTATAATTCATTTATACCATATATAAAAGCAAATGCCGAACCAGGTGATATTCTTATTCACTGTGGTGACCTTTATGATAATAGAACATCTATTCCTATTATAGCTTCTTACAAGGCGGAAAAGATACTTATAGAGATATCTAAGATACTCCCACTTCACATTATAGTTGGTAATCATGATCTTTATAACAAAGGAACTAATGATATTAACTCGGTTAGATTATTCAACCATGTTCCTAATATATCTGTTTATACCGACACTACATCTATTGAAATAGGTGGTCAAAAATTAGTACTTATGCCCTGGGTTGAAAAAAGATTAGATATGATTAAAGAGATTGATAATAATCCAGGTGATTATCTTTTCTGTCACTCTGATTTAAATGGATGTTTAATGCACTTAAACTCTGTAGCCCACAGAAATGCTGATAAAATTGATGTTGATAACTTTGGAAAGTATAAACATGTATTCAGTGGACACATACACATTAGACAAACCAATAAAAACTTCTCATTTATTGGATCTCCCTATCAAATGGATAGAAATGATATGGGTGATCAAAAAGGAATAACTATACTTGATCTATCAAATGATAAAATTAACTTTGAACCAAATAAATACTCTCCAGTATTTAGAAGATTTAGTGTTTCTAATGAAGATGATATTGATAGACTAGATGAATTAAAAGATACTAAAGATTACATAGATTTGTCTATATCAAACAATCTCCTAATTAGTAATAGAAAGCTTCGCCGAAAACTAGAAGTGATGTTAGAGAAAGGTAATTTTGCTTCTGTTGACTATATTGATGATATTACAAAAGAGTTAGTTGAAGGTGAAGAAGTGAATGAATCTGTTGAATTGGATGAGAACGGAATGGAGATATCTGTTCAATTAGAATATGAAGATTATATTAAAGAATATATCTTAAAACAAAAATATGATAATGATAAATTCAAATCTGGAGTTATTTCTGAATTTGATGAAGTTATTAAAATCTATAATGAAAATTATAAAGTAAAAAGTGAATAAAACAAAAACCCATCTTTAAGATGGGTTTTTTATTAACTTTATTTTCAAATCACCAGTTCCTTTTATTAGTCTATGATAAATACCCATTGGTATAAATACTTCTCCTTTTATTTCTTTGGGTAATTCATTATCTATTTGAATCATCCAATCTGTTTTACCAATAGATTCGATTATTCTATCTTCTCTATCACGATGCCACATAAATTCACCAGAATCAGTATCATTATGGAACTCTCTGATAAAGATATTATCACTTAATTTATTTTCTTGAAATGGTAACATATGAATCAATTATGCTTTGTAAATGAAATTTGTAAATGGTGAAAATTATCAACTTCCTTACCAAAGAAATACAATCTATGATTTTTATACTTTACAAGATTATGACTAGCTGGATCTTCCGTTGTAGAATAAAACATATTTAAAATATAAAAATCTTCGCTTTCCATGTAATCAATCATCCTTTCAAAAACTTCCTTTACATCATCATAGGTAAAAGACTTAGAACGTTCTTCATAATAGCCTGAATTTTGTACAACTCCAACAAATACTCTTATAGAGTCAGGACTAAGAACTCCACCAGTTCCTTTCATCTCACGAACATCTACAAAATAACCTAAATCTGTTAGTTCTAATAAAATATCATTTAACTCATTAGTATTTTTATTAAAAGATTCAAATATTTTATATTTTTTTAAGTGTTTCATATACTATATATAAAAATAATCAGTATAATTATTTGACTTTAATCGGTATCTCATAATTTGTCTATCTATTCCCGATCCATCAACTGCTTTTGATATAGATTCATAAATAATTCCATTTATAGAGACCGATTTTAGTTTTGGTATGCCTGTTTCTTTTAACTCGACCACTTTATCCAAATAAAACCAACTTGGATATGATTTTGAGTTAAGTCTCCAATTTATATAATCATGTGTTTTTTTTAATTCTTTTACAGCTTCTGTTATTGACCCATATTCTTTTCCTTCTATTGATATTCTTTCTTTTTTTGACAGATGTGGATCAACTTCAATAAATTTATTATACTTTATGTTTAGATCATTATCTTTGAATAGATAGTTTTTGAAGTGAGATGACTTTAATCTTGAACGTATTAAAGACCTATCAATACTAAGTCTTTCAACAGATTCGGAAATAGATTTATATTCTATATTATCAATGATTATTTCTTTTTTAGTCTCCTGGTCAAACTTTTTTCTTTTTTCTTGAAGTCTAATCTTTATTTTTAATTTTAAATCTTCGCCAATATATTCATAAAATTTATATCTTCTTTTAAAAAATCTATTCGGTACACAATCAATATATAAAATTAAACCATCTATATCTTTTTCAATAATTAGTCTATCGATCTTATCAAATTCCTCATTTTCTCTAATTTTTAATTTTCCAAAAATATACCTTAAATCCTCCCCAAAGAACTCGTAAAAACCATAAGCATTTTTAAGAAAATTATGGTCTACTCTTTTTTTAATTAATGATAGTTCGTTTAGATAATCATCAATATTTCCAAATTTTATCTCGTTTCTAATAAATTCACATCTTTCTTTAAATTCATCATTATATTTCTTCCACTTTTTTTCATTTTTTAATTTAGATTCTGTAGATAAAATACTCTTATGTATATTTTTTTTAAGATTTTCTTTGTATATCTTAGCTTTTTCCAAACCAAATGCTTCTTCATAGGTTTTACCCTTTTTGGGACTATTTTTAGATATCTTCTCTCTTATTAATTCTAAATCAGGATGATTAGATAGAGTATCTCCTCCATCACCACCAGGAGCGATATTATATCCTATTTTTCTATCAGTTGATTTATAATATGATATCCAATAAATCTCCTTCTTTGAAAGTACATTATAGTCATCAGTTTCATCAATAATTTCTTTGATGAAATTTTCCATTCCATATTTTTTTAAAGACCTACTAATTATCAATCCTGATCCAAAATAGTTGGGATCTGATGTGGTGTCTTTGCCTATATAAATTTTATTATTTACAAGATTGGTTATTTTATATATTTGCATAATGATAATTTTTTATTTACCATTATATATTAAATGTCTTCTCCTCCCTTAAATTACCAAAATCCCGGGTAGGATTTATTGTTCCACAAGTGACCAAATTTATTAATTCTACACGCCCAGTAACCAGCAGTAGTTTTGTCTTTTTTTGCGGGGCAATTCATGCGACTGGAAAATGCTTTTCTTGCTTTAGGATTACTAACTTTAGCAGTCAATCCACCTTTTATATCACCAAATGAAATCTTTTTAACCCTGCCAGTTTTAGGATTTTTAACATAAACATAATATTTTTTACCCGATCCGGTGTTTCTCATTGGGTAATTTAATTTAACTTCTTTTCCGTGATATTCAGCCTCATTTAGTTCTTCAATGTTTTCCATTGGTATATCTAAAGGAACTAACTCACCGTTGTACATTCCAAACTTACCAATATCAGTTGATTCATATAATTCTTTATCAACATCACATAGATTAACTCTACCTAAGTCAAATAGTTCTCTAGCTTCTTTGATAACCTCATAAAAAGCTTCTGAGCCTGGTCTGAATATATTTTCAGTAATAGGTTTATTATTCTCTAAATGATATTTAAGAGATTCTGATACATTTATAGATTCTGTGAATTTTCTAATTTGCATAGTTAGTTATTATTTTAGTTCATTGAACTTTTCAATTTTGTTCTTTTTAACTTTTTCGAGTTCTTTTTCATCATGTTCAACTGGTTCAGTTTTGATATCAGGATTTAAATCCTTTTCCATTTCTAAAGAATCAGCATTAAATTCCATTTCTTGGTCTTTAGCTTTTTCTTCTTTAGTTTCGTTAAATCTTTTGATGTGTGTCATTTTTATTTACTAATTTTTTTAAGAACTTTAGCGCATTTTTCATACTCTTCATTTTCTTCCAGTTCTTTAAGATATTCTCTTAATTGTTCTTTATTAGATAATTCTAATTTTAGATTAAATCTAACTTCACCTAATTCTTTCATATCTTTTACTTGTTTATCTATTATTTTATTAATAACATCTCTTTTGAATTGTGACATTTTTGCAAATTCATTCCAATCATTTACACCATTATCTTTTAGAAAGTGTAAAATACCATCGGTACAAGAAGTTATTCTATCTATTGTAGATTCAAGTAAAAATTGATTATAATTATTTATTTTCATTAAAAGTATATATTATTTTTCCTTATCAAGAAATGTAAAATTAATATATACTTAAAACTATTAATAAGCATAGATGTCAAATCATAAAAATTTAATCTGGTACAATAAAGAAGGTGATTATTTAAATTTCCGATACAGTGATACAACTGACAGATTTGAGGGTAATATTCTTTTTCACGAAAATTCAACAGATACATTTAAAACATATGGTTTGTATATGTTCGAAAGGATACCTGCCTTTGAATATGAGGTTCCTGGTATTTTAACATTAGCTAAATTTCAATTATTTAATGAATATGGTATGGATATTCATGGTGCTAAGTATGCTACTCAATCTGTTACATTAATAGAACCAGTTAATAATGATCCTGATTTCTTTTCAAAGTGGATATATGGTGTTAATTTTGAATCTAAGTTTCCTATTGGAACTCATATAGTTTTTGATACTCCTTTTTTAGAGTTTACCAATTCTCAACAAACTTATATAGTTGTTGCTTCTAAGAAAAATGCTATTATGGTTATAAGTTTGATGGATAATCAAACATTTGAAACAACATTTTACACAACATATAGTGATCCAACTCAATATGGTAATATTTATATTTCTGGTTTAAATTTAATAGGTGTTTATAATTATATTGATAATTTTTATAATAATAATTTATCTAATTGGAATGAGCCTAATTTTTATGATAAGTATACTAAAGGTAGAAGATTGAATATAGTAAATTCTACTAAGAATAAAAATGCTGATAATAGATTTACACAAAAAGTTGTAACTGTTGTTGATGATAATTTAACTGATACTATTTATTTTGAGTATGATTTACCTAGTGTATCTTTACCAACTAATACTGATTTAATTATAGAGCTTGTTACTAAAACTGATTTACCACTAATTTATACTGGTCCATTATCAATATCAACAAATTCTATTTCATTTGGAACATCTACGGTTCCTATAATATTAAAACCAGGTATAGTTTTTAAGATTAATGGATCTGTTAATAATACATCATTTTATACAGTAGATTCAATACTTAATTTTACATCTAACAATCAGTCTATATACTATGCTACGCAATCTTTAGTTACCTACGATAATAGAATATATGAATGTATTCAGGCATATACTCAGAGTGGTGTATCTCCTGATATTAGTGAGTATTTTACAAATAAAGTAGGACTATCAACAGGATATGAAATAACTCCTGATAATACGGTATATTGGAAATTAGCAACATATATACCGGTATCAGAAACATTAGTTTCTGAGAATTTATTGTCTTCTCAAATTTATCTTGATAGTAATAAATTATATTTCACACAAGGATTTACTCAAAGTCAAGCAATAACATTAGCATCAGTAGCTGAGAACTATGCTGATCAATTTAAATTATTTAATGTTGATTTATATTATTCAGTTAATAAATTAAAAGCTGATTTAATGTATCCAACTAGATATGTAGATGTTAATTATTATCATACACAAGTTGGTGCTACTTATAGTATAGGTAGTGGTTTTGTTATAAACTATGAAAGAGTTGTTAGAGTTGAGCAAGAGTTAGTCACTGAATTAAACTATGACATTTCTGAAAATTTTGATTATAATATAGTTTTCACTGATTTAGATGAGTATGGATTAATTATTAAGATTAATAAAATGGTTTATCAAGAAGAGATAGACTGGGTTTATTCTGGTATAGCTGTTGATATGGTTAGAACAATAGATAGAACACTTAGAAATTGGTTAACTAGAAATCATCCAAGATTAGTCACATTAGGTATATTTGCTACTTTACAATATATTGGATCTGGTTATTCAATCTTTTTTAATTCTATTAAATTAACTACTGAATATCCAAATGTTCCTATTGATTTCACTGTCCAAGTTGGTACAACTGCTGATTTTTATATAGAACACTCTAGAGTTTTATTTAATGAAATGGGTAGTTATTTAGGTGTTAAGATAAACAATAGAGATTATAGTATAGGTGTTACTTATTCTACTTATCCAACTACTGTTGATATTCCAGGAACACTTCAATTATGGAGTGATGAATATTCTGATACATTACAAGATTTTGGAATTTATACAACTATTATCAATAATATGATAAAGTTTGATGTTAAAGAACAGGATCAAAGATTAGAGTATGAATTTTCTATAGGTAAGAGTACTTTACCTGGTCTTCCTGGCTATTCTATAATCAGAAAGATGAAAGGTAATGTAGGATTAATAATAACATCTAATCAAATACAACTTCCAGGTCCTACATATTCTTTAGAAGAAGCTGGATTTGCAACTGGTATGGTTGTTGCTATTAATAATACAATTCATCCATATAATAATCAAGAGTTTGTTGTTTTAGGATTAGATCCAGATAGAATAGATTTGAGTTATGAGGGTCCTTTCTGGGGATTGACAAATGATATTTGTAGTGTTTCCCCTTTTGTTAATATTGCGTTTAATCTTGGTTTTGGTGCTACTGGTTGTCCTACACCTGTTGGTCCTACTGGTGCTGGGGGCGGTCCATTTAATCAGTATCAATTTAGTAATTTAATGTTTAGTATCTCTTATAATCCTAATAGTTATATAATTAACACTTATAATCTAAGTTCATATCAGGGAACTTCTAATATGGTTGATATTACTTATGTTCAGTTATCTAATTCCATTTATGCGTTGGGTGATGATATTACAGTAATGGATTCTTATTTTGCTGATTATTTAACTACTATTTCTCTACCGGGTAACACTCAAAGTTTACATTTAAAGTTTAATAGTATTAATAATTATCTTTATTCATTATCTAAGAATATACTATATGTCATAGACCCATTATTGAATACCGTTATATCTACTATTACTTTAGCAAATGATGCTTTTGGTATTGAGATAAACACATTTAATGGTGATATCTATATCTCATATCAAAATACAAATAGAATTGATATTTATAATTATTTAAATGTTCTTGTAACAACATTAACATCTGGTTTATCTTGGTCAACCGGTAAAACATATAATATGGCTTTTAATGAGTTTGAAAAAGACATGTATGTTATTACTGATGATTTAAATGATATTGTTCTTAGAATAGATGGTACTACTAGAACACTTCAGACCACTTATGGTATTCCTGGATTGTCCAGTATGTTATCATCCGCTTACAATATCTATTATGAGCCGGTAAATGAATCTGTTTATGTTTGGGGTAGTGCTAGTCTATATAAAATAGATAATAGTTCTCCCATTTCTATTCCTAATGTGATTACTCAGAATTTTAATGAAATACTATTTAATAATTTGACAGGTCAAATGTATATTTCTGACTCATCATTGTCATTTCAATCATTAGATCTTAATACGAATGCTACTTTATTTAACACTGGTCCTTCTACATATGGTTACTTAGCTCTTAATCAATATGATAGTGATATTTATTTATCATCTCTTACTACAAATACTATTAAAGTGATGAGTTCTATTAATGGTAGTGTTTTATATACGGCTGCTTTAACTGACCAAACTACAAAAATTATTTATGATCCCGACAGAAAGAGTGTTTGGGCTATTCAACCTAATACAAACTCCATAATAGAGATAGTTGTTAATTTGACAAGTTTTATTTCTACTTATGTTATTCCTACATCAAATATATCCGAAAATCAATATGGTACTTTAGATCCTAATTATGTTCAGAAAAATGATCTTTGGTTGAAGACAAGAGACTATATTAGAGCTCCTAGAGAGAACTTCTTAGGTGAACCAAGAGTAACATATTATTACAGATGGATGACTGATAATGTTCCTGAGATTTTCTTATATGATTTCTCTGGTGATCAACTACCAATAACTGGATCATACGCATATATTGGTGTTAAGCCACTTACTGAAGTTAATCTTAATAAAGTCCCTAATAGAAATTTAAATAATATTTCTTTGCCTCAAGCTCAACAAACAATATTTGATAGAGTTTATTATAGCTTAGACCATATTGATGAAGAAACTACTAATATTTATTTAGATCCAACTCCAATAGAGACATTTATTGGATTTAATTCACCACAAGAAGGTGCTATAAGATCTATACTACAATTATTTAAAAGAGAGAATGTTAGTTTTGAAATTAACACAAACTCTACTAATAATGATATTATAACATTTAAAACATTTGTTGACATTGATGGCGTTAGTAGAGGTGAAATTAAGTTGAATATCGCATCAAGTAAATACTTTGTTTATGATAGTAATGGAAATAAAAGAGGTCTTAAGTCCGGTCAGTTATTAAGAATTGATGTTAAAGATAAAACAAATACAAAGAAGCAGTATATTTCTGGAAATAGTGGTAGAATATTTAGAATAAAAAATGTTTATAATAGAACTATAGTTGTTGATTTTCTAAGAACTTCAGATTCAATGCTATTTGAAACTACCATCATCAGTAACTATCCGAAGATTGGTAAAACAACATACTTAGGTGTGACGTTTACAGCCTTAGATAGAGAGATTGGTAGATTTAATGTACTTGGCCAAACAGAAGAAGAAGATGTTAGATTTAGGGTAGAGTTGGGTAATGTTGGTAAGAACATAGGTTCTGATGAGACATTTATTTTCAAAGAATATGATATTTATGAAGGTGGTATTGATTGGACCTACTTAAATAAAAAGAGAAAAGAGATGTTAATGCAAAAGCACCTGATATATCCATATATTGGTTCTTATAAATCAATTATAAATGCTATTAACTTCTTTGGATATAATGACTTAGAACTAAATGAATATTATAGAAATATAAATGAGGCATCTGATAATTTTAATAAATTATTTAAGGTGGAAATTCCAGATATTTTTGATAATACTGTTGAGGGTTGGACAGAAAATGACTTTATTAAACATACTTTTCCAAATCCTAATTATGAGACTACTAATTTATTTAATCTAACTTTTAGAATAACAGATAAAGAAGGTAATAATGTTTTACTCTATAGTTTAGCTGAAGTTCAGATTAAATTACAAGGTCTAAAGTATTGGTTACAAAGAAATATAATTCCATTAACTCATAAGATATTAGATATAACAGGAAGAGCTGACTTTGTTGGTGTGAAAACCATAGAACACCGTTCTTTTGATATACATCAATTTAATGTAAAACAGAATATGTCTCCAGTTTCATTTAAATTAAATGAAGCTTACTTGATGCCGGTTAATAGTGGATCAACTCAATATACTTGTGTACTAGATTTTAACTTATTATCATCTTCTACATATTCAAGTAGTTTATCAACATATCCAAGTGCTTCTACCGCTTCTATTCCTGACTTTTATAATATTTCTATAAGAACTTATAAGACATATCCAGAATGGAATCCATTTGTTACTTATCAAACTGGTGATAATATTATCTATTATAATAAATTATATCAATCTGTTATTGATAACAATAGAGTTAAGAATCCTAGAAAATATGATTCTTCTATTGAATGGTCTTATCCATCTGGTACATATAGTTTTACAGTTGGTCAAGTTTATAAATATGATAGAGATTATTATGTTTATAGCGGAATAGGAGTTTCATCTGCTACTTCATCAACATATTCAACAATTACACCTAATAAAGACAGTAGTAATTGGTTAAATGTTACAGAATGGAGAGAAATGGATTTTATGCCTGTTCAAAGTTTCTCAGAGTTTAGGGGAATTGATAATTTATATCCTTATAACTTTACAATAGATTCAAATATAGATCCTTTCTTAGTTATTGAAATAACATCTGATAATGGTTATGGTCAGACTTATAGAGATAGAAAGAACTATGAGATAAGAGGATTACTTGATATAAGAAATGGAATAGTTACCTATGACCCAATTGGTCCATTTGTTCCAATTAATCAAATAACAACTTTACCTTAATAAAAAACCTCTTATAATTAAGAGGTTTTTTATTATTTATTAGGTGTTTCGCTTGGGAGTGGCTTTTTTCCACCACCTTTACCACCTTTTTTATTCTTTTCTTCAGGTACTCCCTTTTCAAATTCAGAGTAAACATCAGGATAAACATCACCTTCAGCATCTTGGTCATATTTTATCTCAAAAAAATCACCAAAGTCAAGAAGACCAGCTCTTGTTAATTCAACCTCTTGTGCTTTGTTTAGATATTTTTCAATATAAACATTTATATCATCAACAAATTTATTAAATAAAATAACTGTATTATCTGTGAATAAACCAATAGGCTTTTTTCTCTTCTTATTAAAAGAACCAAGTACAACTTTAAAAATGTATTCTAGTTTAGAATCTTCTTTAATATAATCTTTAGTTAGTTTATTATTAATAAGTTCTGTGTTAATTTTAAATTTATCTTTATCAAAGAATTGAGGAACTACAAAATCAAATTCAATAAGATCTTGTTTAACTTCAGAAACATAAATATTAAATAATTTGGAAATCAAATAGATATAAATCTCATCTTTTTTCTCACCTTTTAGTTTAATATCTTCAATGTTTACTGATTGACAAAAATTTAAGAAGTTAATTAATATAAGAGTGTATATTTCAACAAAGTCAGTTGAATTATTATCACTAATTCTCTTATAAAGTGGATTTAATAACTCAAATGAAATATCTTTATCATCACTTCTGATAATTAACTTTTCTAAGTTTTTCTGGAAGTCTTCTTCCATTAAAAATGAATTAGTGGAAGTAGGATTTAATATTTTATAGAAGAAGAAAGCAAATGATTTTTCACCAAAAATATATTCTAAGTCATCATCACTAGTATTAATAAAATACTTAATAGCTTCTTTCATTCTCTCAGTTAATTTACCTTGAAATAAAATAGGAATCATATCAACATCAAATAACCTAGCATATTCATCTAACTCATCTATTGAAAATTCATACTTACCACTTTTATTAATAGCAGTAATAACTAAGTTGTTTTTAGGGACTTTAGAATATTCTATATTAGCTGGTTGATTATCAGGAAAGTATTCAAAACAAAACCACCATTTTTTATTTAGTAGAGATTTAACTCTTTGATCCAATGAATTAAAATAATTAATAGCAGGGTTGTAATAGTTTTGCATAGCTAAGTCAATTAGATTTATTGACTCATTTCCAATTGATTTTGGTTTGATAGTAAATTCATTACCATCCCAACTTACCCAAATTTTACTACCTTGTATATCTTCAAATACTGTTATTTCAGAATCAAATAGATTGTTTATTAAAGTCTCATCATTTAACCCATTCAGTGTTACTAGTTTACTCATAATTTTTATACTTTGTTTTTGATTTTTGTTTTATATCAAATTATATATTAATAATTACTTATTACTTAAAAAATTGGTAATTATAATCAAATCTTCTTCATAATTACCTGTTAGATTACTCTCTAATCCACCCGCTTTTAGATATTCATTATGTAATCTTATATAATCATCTTCAAAGAATAAGTCTTTTGTTAGATCATTTTTAGAACTACTATTTTCAACATCTTTAACATTAACTAATGATGTATCTGTTTGAGTAATTGTTTTATTTTGAAGTCTTGTTTCACCGTAAGCTGGCCCAATCGGACCTACCAATTCTGTTCCCGATACTTCTTCATTTATAAAATCATTAAATTTTTTAATCTTCATCTTTAGTTGGTATTTTTTCAAAATATTCATCTTGTTCTTGTAATGAATATTCATCTTTTTTGGTGTTATAGATTATATTGTAAAGGAATTTATCTTCTAATTTATGTTTATTGTCTCCTTTCATGATAACTATACAAGATTCATCTTCAAATGAGTTAGTTATTCCAATTATTGGCAAACCTATTTTACCATTTCTATCATGTAAGTCACATATTACCTTTTTACCTTTCTCTAAAAGAGAAGATATTTTACTAAAAGTAGTATTTTTTGAAAGATATAAGAAGTCTTTCATATCATCATCTTTGGTGTTTTGATATAAATCTAAAAACCTTTTCTCTCTTTCTGATAATTTAGATTTACCAGAAACTTTATCCAATATTCTATTCATTTCTATTTCTTTAACAGATTCACCAAATAAATAATATTTAAGTATTTTTTTAATTTTCATATTATAAAAATTCTTTTACTTTAAGTTATATATTAATTAAGGATATATGTTTTTTTATATATACTATGTAAAATTAATTTTTAAATGGATAAGCAACTACTACAAGCTCTCGATAATCTATCTATCGCATTAGAGAAGATATCCGATACTCTAAATAAGAAGGATTCAAAATCATCTACTGGGAAGGCTATGGAGAGTGGTAATTTTGGAGGTCAGCTAAAAGAGATAAGTAATGGTATTAAAAAATTGATATCTGATAATCAAAAAATTCTTAAGAATCAGGATACTATTATAGCTCTATCAAAGAAAAAAGAGTCTGATAAAAAGACTGGTGTTTTAGAAGAAGCGGGTGGTGATAAGAAGAAGGAAAGCAATATTAAAAAAGGTGTTGGTACTATACTTTTAATTGCGGTTGCTGTTTTAGCAATTGGTATGGCATTTAAATTAGTTGGTAATGTAGACTTCTTATCGGTTGTTGGTCTGGCCTTAGCCATGACTCTTGTATCAATAGCTTTTGAAAAAATATCTAAGTTAAAAATATCTACAAAAGATGCACTTAACACTTCTTATGTTTTACTAATTATAGCTGGTGTTATAACAATATCATCTTGGATATTAGCCTTAGTTATACCTCTTAGTTTTGGTAAAGCACTAACCGCGATATTAATTGCTGGAGTGTTTACTATTTTATCATACGGATTAAAGAATATAATAACTGCTTTAAAGGGTGTTAATATATTTGCCTTAATGACAACTATGGAGTATTTACCATTTATATTCTTTGCTTTATCAACCGCAATCGCTTTATCATCATATGTATTGGCATTGGTTTTACCACTTAGTTTTAGCAAGGCTATAACCGCTATTTTAATTGCGGCTGTATTTGCGGTAATATCTTATGGGTTGAAAAATATAATGACAGCTTTTAAAGGTGTTAAAATACTTGATATATTCGCAGCTGCTGAGTTTATACCTATGATATTTTTATCACTATCAACCGCTATAGCTTTGTCTTCATATGTATTAGCATTAGTTATGCCTATTGGACTTGGTCAGGCAATAACTGCTATTTTAATTGCGGCTGTATTTGCGGTAATATCATATGGATTAAAAAATATAATGAAATCATTTGAAGGTATTTCGGTTGACTCAATAGCTGAAGCTATTGTTGCAATACCATTTATATTTATAGGTCTTTCTTTTGCTATTGCTGCTTCATCTTGGTTATTAGCGATGGTTGTTCCTATAACATTTGCACAAGCTTTGACATCTATAGCTATATCTGTTGTTTTTGTTGTCTTATCATTTGCAGCGTCTCTTATATTAAAGGCAATTAGTGGAATAAGCAATTCTAAGTTGATAGCAGCATCTATAATAATGCCAATTTTATTCACTGCTATGTCACTTGCAATAATGGTTTCTTCATATTTACTTGCTCAGACACAGGAGATACCATTCATGAAATTACTTAGTATTCTTGGACTAGCAGTGACCGTTGCTGTCGCTGCCGTGGTTCTTGGATTAGCAGCCATAATACTAAATAAATTAGGAGGGATAACAGATTATATAAAGGGTGGAATAGCAATACTTATAATATCTGCTACTATTATGGCAGCATCTTTAATTTTAAGTTATGGTACATATGATGAGGGTAAATATCCTAGCTGGGAATGGGCTCTTGGTGTTGGAATGAGTTTAGCCGCTTTTGGAATTGGTGCTGTTTTATTAGGAACACAAGTACTTAATCCTTTCTTCTATGCTGGGTTAGGTGTAATTTTACTTGTATCTGCTACTATTCTTGCAACATCACTAATATTAGCTGAGGGTGAATATAATGAAAGTAAATTTCCATCAATGTCTTGGATGTTAGGTGCTACCGGAACTATATTAGCAATGTCTCTGGTGGCCGTTGCTATAGCATTCCTTTCACCTCTAATTGTACTTGGTTCTATTGCAATAATGACTGTTGCTCTAACTATTATGTTAGTAGATAAAGCATTATCGGAAGGTAAATTCAAATCATATCCATCAGATAAATGGATGTTAGGTGCTGTTAAAACGATACTTGAAATGTCTATGGTGGCTGTAGCATTGGCTATCTTCACGCCTTTAATTATTTTAGGATCTATTGCTATAATGACATCAGCTTTAACTATAATGTTGATTGATAAAGTATTTTCAGAGGGAAAATTTAAATCATATCCATCAGATAAATGGATGAGTGGATCTACTAAATCAATATTGAAGATTGCTATGATATCTGTTGGGTTGGCTTTCTTCCTTCCTTTAATTATTTTAGGAGCTATTTCAATATTATTAACAGCCGCAAGTATAAAAGAAGTTGATGATATACTTAGAGAAGGTGAGTATAAAAAATATCCATCAAAAGAATGGATTGATGGTGTCTCGGAAACACTAACAAAGTGGACGGGTCTAATGGATAATATTTCATTTGGAGATGTTGTCGGTGGTGCGATAGCTGACTTTTTTGGTGGTGGATTAGGTGACATAGCTGAGTCAATAGTATCAGTTGATAATATTCTAAAAACAGGAGATTATAAAACATATCCATCTAAACAATGGATAGACGGTGTGGGTCTTTCTTTAATGTCAATGAGTAGTATAATGGCCGGTGATTTAGAGGTTGATGACGATATACTTGGTGTTGCTGATATGTTAGTTTTAATAGCAGCTAAGATAAAGGCTAATATTGCGGTATTCAATTCTAGTATTAATCCTGGTTTTATGAAATCAATAGCATCAAATATAACATCATATGTTGAATTAGCTAAATATGTAGCTGGTAACTATCCAGGTCAAAAAGGTGGATTGGTTGGTGCTGTTCAGGGTATGTTATTTGGAGCAGATTCGACTCAAGATCCAATGGATAGAGTAGTTAATGGAATGGTTAAATTAGGAAATGCTTATGCTAAATTAAGTCAGTCTATACAGAATTTTGGTAATGCGATTAATGCTATTGATGCTGAGAAATTATCAGCTATTAAATCATTCACATCAAATGTAATTTTAATGTCTTTAATGGATCCTGATATGTTTGAGGACATGTTAGATAGATTAGAGGATAAAGCAGGTGTATTTGTTGATGCTATAAATGAAATAGACTCGGATAAAGAGGATGTTAAAAAACCAGCAAGTGTTAATGCTGGCAAGGGAGCAAAAACACCACCAGATCCAAATCAACAAAAAATGATTCAGTTATTAACCGCTATGGATGCTAAGTTAGGTACAATTGCTAAAAACTCTGGAACATTAGCAGACTACACAAATGAGTTAAGAACATCTTCTGGTGTTAAAGTAAAAAAATAATAAACAAATAATACTTATTTCATATAATTGATATGAAGAACATTTCTTTATTCAAGAAAATTAAACTTTTTAGAGAGTTTAAAAAGCAGATTAAAAACAGTAAAGAAGATTTAGAAAGAACTCTAAATATAAGAGTTGATAAGTCTTATAGACTATACACTGTTTTAAACATACCTGAAGACTTGGTAGGTGAGGCTTATAGTCTTAAAAAATCCGATATTGATAGAATATCTGAAAATTTTACAAGAGAATATACACTTGGTGTGTCTAGATTTTTAGATACAAAGGGATTAAAAGAACTTTATGAGATATATGAGATTAGAAAAGTTGATAAATATTCTTATCTAATTGTTATAGGATATTCTTTATTTAAAAGTAATAAGTATTATGATACTTTATATTATAGAGTTATACCTGGTGGTATTATACTTTCTATTATTTTATCTCTTATTTTACTACTATAACTAAACTTTTTAATCATTTTCAATTATAAAAAAAAACAAAAACAAAATAAATATGGATAATTTCTATGAATTGTCGGAAGACACAATATCTAAATTTTTAGAGGTTTTTAATAAAAAAACTTTCCCAGTTTCTATCAAATTTCAATTTGAAGGAGATGAAAAACAAAAAGAACTTATTAAAATATCAGTAATCCCACCAAAGTACCAATTTATAATTGGTAAGGATTTATTAGTATCAATTAATGAAGATATTCTAAATGTATTTGATGACGAATCAGTAACTATTTTACTTGAACAAGAAATTGACAAAATCAATATGAATATTGAGACTGGTAAAATTAAACTTGTTAAAACAGATTTAAATACATTCTCATCACTTGTAAATAAGTATGGTGTTGAAAAAGTAGCTAGAGCTAATAAGGTTGAAGAACTTTATAAAGAACAACAAAAAGATGCTGCTCAAGACGAAGAATTTATTGTATAAAAATATAAATCAAAATGAGTATTACACACGGACAACATCACGGTCAAAACTATGTTTCGGCTTTGAAGAAGAAATATGAGTTTCAAATGGAAGAAGCAAAGGCAAATTTAGCACTTTACTTTTCAAATACAAATCTTGCAGCAATTGGAGAACACTCTGATCTATTAACAGAACATGATAAGTGGATTGAACAATATGCAAATGCTAAAGATAAATTAGAGACACTGATGTCTTTGTATGACACAGTAACCAATATTAACGGATAAAAATAAAAAATAAATAATATGAAAATAGAAACTAATGTAATTAAACCAGAAATTAAATTTCTTGAGAATGATGTTGAAAATATCATCATTACTCCTGAATATGAATCACCGCTTGATTCTAAACTTCAAGGAGTTGAAGAATTTATGAAGGCTAATGGTGGTAAAGGAAAGTCAGAATCTGAAAAAGATGAACTTTATAAACAATCACAACAATTGTGGCAAGATTTAGCTCTTTGTTTAAGAGATACAAAATATAATTTCCATCTTAACAGACCACAGTGGAAATTTTTAACTGATTTAGTTCTGGTTAAACTAGAATATGATGTGAATACTGTTTTCTTTGCAATAGAACTAACAGATCTTTTGGGCTCTATGAAAGATGTTAAATATTCAAATGATAAAGACCTAATTGCTTTTCCAGTTAATGCAACTGAAATCACTTATATCTATCATTTAATATCAAAACACAATGTAAAGGGTTTATCAAAAGATTCTTATACATTCGCACAGATTCTTAAAAGAATTGGTGCTATCAGTAAGGTATTTAATTACTATGATACAACAATTAAAAATCTTTCAACTGAAATCCAAGATTGGATTACTTCACTTGAAGATGGTGTTACCATAGAAGGTAAAGCAGAATCAGAAACTGTTTAATATAAATAAAATAGAAATTAATAAAAGTGGTACTTATTAGTACCACTTTTATTATATATACTAATAATGAATTCAATACATGTTACATCTAAAACAAGTTCTATTAGAGCTACTTGGACTCGTGAATTATCAGAGGATTTGAATATGTATCATGGGTTGGATTTTGAAGATGAGCTATCTCAAATTCTAAAGAAAGAACTACTAAAAGAAAGATGTAGTGATAGAAAAAAATCTATTAATAAAATTTTCAAACTACAAAAAACATCATAGTAAATTTTGATATAAATACTATGAATGTACTCAGTGTTGTTAATTACTCTAAAATAAATCCCAATATATCAGTTATTAAATCTAAACTAGAAAACAAAAACAATAGTTTACAATTTCTTCCTCAAATTTTAGATAATTTATCAAAAGATAAAAACTTTAATTATAAAAATCAAAAATTAAAATCAGCTTATGCAATAGATATTGTTCATAATTTGATTTTAAAATATTATTTCAAAAAAGAAAATAAATTTCATTTACTAGCAACTATTCTTAAAGAGAAGTATGGTTATCTTTATAACTACTACATTGATTACTTAATTGAGAGAAATATTATATTACTTCTTTCAAATCACCAGAAAGGTAAAAGTTCAAGAGTGTATTCGATAAATGAATCAGTTCTTAGAGGCAAAATCACAAGATATAATAATAAAGACAAAGTACTCCTAAAGAAGTATAAATCTAAAGTATCTCAAATAGAAGAAAATGATATTGAAAGTTCTTTAATAGATGTTGATATTAAAAGAAAACTAGTTAGTGATTTATTTGGTATTCAAATAGAATTTGATAGGTCAATTTTCTATTTAGATAGTCTTAAAAATGAAGATATGGATATTTATAATAGAAATAAATATTCAGTAGAATGTGTTAAAGAAGGTCATATATTTTATCACTTTGATAATTATGGCAGAATGCACACTAACTTTACTATACTTAAGGCTTTTATTAGAAAGAATTGTTTATTAATTGATGGTGAAGAAACTTGTGAAATGGATATTAAAAATAGTCAGCCTCTTTTCTTATCAAAATTAATACAAGATAGTAATACAAAGTGGGTTGATAAAGATGAATTTGAGTTATTCAAGAGTCTAACTATTAACGGTAACTTCTATCAATATATTATGGATAACATTAAAACAAAAGATAGAGGTATGGTTAAAGAATTAACATATAAAGTTCTCTTTGGTAGAAATGGTGCTACTAGCAAAGCTGATAAGATATTTATTAGTTTATTTCCCACAATACATAACTTTATTAAGTTATATAAAAAAGATCATAATGATTATAAAATATTAGCCTATGATTTACAAAAAGCTGAATCTAGTTTAATATTCAATAAGATAATTAGACAAGTTATGAACTTATATCCAGATATTAAGATTGTTACAGTTCATGATAGTATAATTGTACCTAAAAAAAATAAAGAAGAGGTTTTGGCTATTTTTCAAACTAAACTTTATGAAGAATTCGGATTAATATAGTATGAAAAAGATTTTATTTCTATGTGCTCAACCAGATGTACCTTATTTTCATTGGCAGGTTGAGGTTATGATTCATAACTTTATGAAAGTTGGAATAAATCCAAATCATATTGAGATTTTATTTTCATATGATTCATCTCCATCTAATCAAGGCAGAGAACTAGCCAGTAGATATCCTTATGTTAGATTCTTCTTTTACAAAAGAACAATTTTAGATAATGGTGGTTATATACCTATACTTAGACCAGATATCATAGAACAACATTTTATGAGTTATCCAGAGTTATCTAATGAAACTATTTTTTATCATGATTCGGATATTGTATTCAGAGAACTTCCAGATTTTAATTCTATGAATAATGATGATATATGGTACCTAAGTGATACTATATCTTATATATGTGCTGATTATATAAAATCTAAATCAACTGAATTATTTATTGAGATGTGTAGAATATCCGATATTGATCCTCAATTAGTAGAATCAAATAATTCTAATTCAGGTGGTGCTCAGTATCTAATGAAAGGTGTTGATTCTGAATATTGGAGAGAAGTTAAAGAAAAGGCTTTAGCTTTATATAAATATATGTCTAATAGAGAAAACATTGAAAGAAGGTCATTAACACCTGAAAAACTAGTTAATTATAATCCTATACAAAAATGGTGTGCTGATATGTGGGCTGTCCTATGGATGTCTCTAAAAAGAGGAAATAAAGTTCAAATATCCAAAGAGTTAAATTTTAGTTGGGGAACATCACCAATTTCCGATTATAATTCATGTAAGATATTTCATAATGCTGGTGTTACAACATCTAGTGGTGGTTTATTTTATAAAGGCGAGTTTATTAATAAGAATCCATTTGAAGAGGATCTTTCCTTTGTTAAAAAAGACACCGCATCTTTTAAATATGTAGAGGCAATTTTATATGCTAAAGATATGAGAAATAAGCCTTTATAGTTTTTTAAATAAATATATACCTTTGTGAAAAGGTTTTATCTAAAATATAAACATGAGACTATAAATGTAGTTGATTTGAATACTTTAGAAGAAGCTATTTCCTATTTCAGTAAGATAAAAAAATTATCTGTAAGTAATTTGTTGAAAATCTATATTGTCACAGACCAACATTAGACTTTTAATATATACATAATGAATCTTCAAGGTCAAAATATATCTTATGTTATTTTATCATCCGATAGATTAGATGATATGATTTCTATTCTTTATGCTAAAGAATATCAAGTAATTCCGATTAAAGGATATTATAGGGGTCAATATGAGGATTCGGTTATGGCTTTTGGTATGGTTGATAATGATAATTTAAGAAAAGATGTTTTATTTTTATTAAATCATTTTCATCAGGATTGTGCGATTATAAAATACTTAGGTGAACCATCAGCTAGAAAGATTTTTAAAGATGGATCCGAAAAACCACTTGGTATAGTAATGTATAATACCGATGCTGAGAATGTTTCTTACTTATACAATGGTCATTCATTCTCATTTATAGAACAAGTTAGATATTGGAAACCTACTAAGAAAGAAGATTTCAGAGTGGGTATGATTGTTGAGTATTTTAATAAAGATAAATGGTATGAGAGATTAGTTGAGAATCCTCATGATGAGTATGAAAAACTTTATAAATTACTTATAAAGTATGATAAAGTTAGAGTAGCCTCTAAATAATCTCAAACCACTTTATACACCTTTCCCAAGACCCTGGAGTTTCTGACATAAAATAAGTAGAATCACTTATATTATTAATAACATTTAAACCTATTTCTGGTTTATTTATATTTCTCATCAATATAACCTTTTTAGGATTAATCAAATGAGATGGTATGATATCAATTCCTGATATATTACCAGTTACTGTTGTTCCATTATTTTGAATAGTAAATGTATTACTTTTCAATAAATACATATAAACATCTAAACCAACCAACATTGAATTAGCTGGTCCTATTCTGCTATCCATAGCAATCATACTATTCAACATCATTATCTTAGATACTATTTTTCTAAAATTAGAATTATCATTATCATAACTTGATAAAGTAGGATCATTCTTAATAGTGACATTCATACTTTGATTATTAGATGAAGTCATTGGATTTAAAGTCAATGATTCTAGCTTTTTTACTATATCATAATAAAGTGATTGATTATCTATCAGTTTTTGAGATTTAACAGTCAAACTTTTCATTTGAGTTGATACAGACATTATATAACTTTCTTCTTCTAATCCCCATTCATTTGACTCTTTTTCATTATTCCATTCATCAACTTTATTCTCAAGAATTGCGTCAATTGTTAAATCTCTTCTTTTACTTTTCAGAATATTTTTATAATCTTCTGTGTCAGAATAAACATATTCTAAATAGTAAATAATCCCGCTAGGTAAAGATGGTTTTGAATTTTCTGAGTAATTACAGACTTTTTCTAAATCATATCGAGTAACTGTCATACTTATTCTTCATTCCATTTTTCTGAGCTTGTGCGTTAGACATCTTCATTATTTCATCTTTACTCATTGCTGATGTTTTTTGCAATAATTCTAGGTTTCTCTGATAGTATTTCATATCAGGTGCTGTTCTTGAATGATATAAGTGATAACATTTATTAGGAAGTTCAATCCAATTTAAGAAGTGTTTAACTTTTAGAGATACAAAATCATCTTCAGCTCCCCATCCAACGAATGATTCGTTCCATCCACCAATTCTCATGATGGCATCTTTTCTAAACACACAGATACCACCACAAAGAGGAACCTTTTGATGGTCTAATTCGCCTCTACCAGGTCTATTAATTTGTAGTATTTGTTCAAATCTTAATCCAGATTCATTTTGGTCTAAATCAATAACTGATTTATATGGATTCACCATTTCATATTGTTCTATTGCTTTAAGAGATTCTATAAATTGATTAGGATCCATTATTAAATCAGAATCTGCAAAAACTATGATATTTGAGTTTGAGTTTTTAATTGCTACATTAAATCCCCAAGATTTATTATAAGGTAATGTTGATTTTAAGAAAATATGTTTAGCTTTAAGATTTAAGTGTGATATTTTTGAATGTTTATCTTGTTCAACTATAATAACTTCAGACCCGACAAATCCATTTACCCAGTCTAATGTTTTTCTTAGATTTTGTAATCTATCTGGTGAGTGTCTGTAACCTATTACATAAGTAAAAGCATGTGTATAATTCATTAATGATATTATTTTTTAATTATACTATAGATATGTTGATTTGTTTTGATTCTATAAACTTTTTCACATCTAACTTTCCACTTTTTTCAGAACTATAGAAATTAGACAATGGTAGTGTTTTATCATATCCAAGTAAATCCACAATTATATCATTATATAGCGATTCACCAAATTTAAGCCAAATGTTATAATCATAATTTGTCTCATGTGTTGTGTGATATATCAGTTCATCTTTTATATGATATAGATTTAGACCATTTTTAACACAAGATATTGGAACCCAGTAGTCCCACCAAGGCATTCCAATTACATACTTGTCATTTTTAAAAATGTTTGTATATTTAGAATCAAATATAAAGATATCATATCCATATATAAATGGATATTTTTTATCACCATCTAATTCATATCTAGTTCCTATAAAAACTCCATTCTTTAGGTATCTTTTATTTATGTTAATTTCACTATCCTCTTTTAATTTAATATCTGAATTTATTATAGCAACTATACCTGATGATTTTTCTTCTATAGCTTCTAATATAGCGTCCAGCTTAATAAGTCTTTTATTTTTATAATTAAATGTATTATTCGTTTCTATAAATATTACATTAGGATATATATCTTTTATTTTTTCAATTTCTTCTTTTAGGTTAACTGAATAAACTTGATAATACTTAGACCAAGTATTAATTGAATGACTTTGAACTTCAAAGTTTCCATATGGATTTATTGTTGTAAATATTTTCACATATTATATATTCAAAGACTTCTTGTTTGTAATATATAAATACATGAATATTATTTCCTTTCCTAGAAGTGGACAACATTTGATAGAGAGTGTATTAAGACACTTATGTTTACAACATAACATTGATTTTACTTACTGTGAATATTATGGTTGTTGTAATACAATTCCATGTTCAAAAGGATATTTAGTTAGTAAAAACCATGATTTTTCCTTGAACTTAGAGATAAAAAAGGATGTTAAATACATTTTACTTTATAGATCTGATATGATATTACAACTAGAATCTTATTATAGATTTGCGATTAGAAATAAAGATGTGGAATACAACTATAATGACCTATTAAACTTCATAAAATCTAATACTAACTATTATAATAAATTTTTAAAAAAATGGGTAGAAAACAGTTATGATAATATAGTTAAAGTAGAGTATTATGATTTTGTTAATTATCCTGTTAAATATTCTAAAATAATTTTTAATCACTTTTTTCCAAATTGTGAAATAAAGGAAGATGTATTTAATGATTTACCTAATTTGTACCTATCTATACATAGAGGATTTAAATCAACTAATTTGAATAGCAAAATTCAAATTTTGAATAAAATGAATGATGATTTGTATAATAGAATAAAATTAGACTTAATCGACTAATTTTTGAAAAATACATTTTTTATATTCTATATTAGTTTTCATATTTTCTTTTGTGAATTTATGAACAAATCCAGACTCTGAAAATTCACTAACCGGTTTATATTTTTTTGAAACTTCAGTATCTTCAAACATAAAGTTTGAGTTGTATATCACAATAAACCCATCTTTATTTAATTTCTCATCTAACCGAATGATAATATCATTAAATTGATTAAAGTTATAAATATCAGTTGAGTTATTAATTGATGATGTATCTGGCCATCTACAAAGTACACTCATACAGAATATGATATCAAATTTTTCATCTGGTATAATATTTGATATTTTAATTCTATCTACATTTTTAGTATATTTTTTACTAGTTTTTATTGATTTTTCATCTACTTCAACTCCAAATATCTCAGAATTGCCAAAAAACATAGCTAGTGTTACTAATTCTTCACCACTTGAGCTACCAAAGCTTAGAATCTTACAGTTATATTTCTTTCTATTATCATAACAAAATTTAAATATATCAGGGTATCTATTTATACCGGTAGTTGTCATTTTTTGATGTAACATACTATTTATCTTTTAATATTTTTCTCATAGCTTCTGATTTAGTCATTGAATTATCTGAACAATGTTTAAATGAGCAATGTATTAAACTTGATTCAATTGGAAAATCTTCTACTAAATTATATGATTTTATAAATTCATTTTTTTCGCTAATTAGATTCATCATAATAATCATATCAGATGTATGTTTTTTTCCATTATAATCTATAAAATAATCTTGACCTCTTTCACAAAATATATTAAAGATATTACCATAATGTTCACTATTTCCATAGACTAAACAAGGAACATGTCCTTGTAATATAGAAAGTGACTCATACTTAATAGCATCATTTGGAGTAAAACCATTGTTTACTACGTCATAATCCGACATCCAACCTCCACCTATCTGACTCATAGCTTTCCACCTTATATAACAAGTTATTTCATAATCTATGTTATTTACAGTTGGTATTTTATAGATTAAGTTATACTCTTCATCTGTTATCAACACATCTTTTTTTGTGAGAACAATTGGCTCCCATCCAAATTTAATCCAGGAACATTTCCATAAGTCTATTAACTCTTCTTGATTTGATCCATTATTAATAAAATCAATATTTTCATAAAATGTATATACTTTCATAATTTATCAATTATTTTTTCATAAGAGTTATATTCAAAGTTTAAATTAGATTTTAACATGAACTTCTCTATTTTATCTAACATTGATGCTTTTAAATGATTGAATTTATCAATATCTTTATTCTCAAATACCTCATAATTTATTTGATTATTTGAATATTTTGATATATCATAAAAGTTTTTAAATAAATTGGACAATCCTTTTAGTCTCCAGTCTCCTTCCCACCAAATAAATATAACAGGTGTATCAAGAGCTAAACAAGGAAGAGCCGTGTGTAGTCTTGATGTTATTACTAAATCCGCACTATTATATTCATCTAGCAATTTTACACAAGTTTCCATAGAGTCTTTGTATGTTCCCTCTCTTAACTCATATATATCATGGTCTGTGAAGATTGCATTATCTAATATATTTTTAGGTATTCTTCCCTTCATATTATTGTAATATTGATCACTTGGTATTTCATAGATAAAGTCTTTTTTAAATTTATTTAAATTGTCTTTACCCATTTGACTAACTGGTCCGTCTCCATTCCACATTCTATCTAATTCATTTATAATTATCTTACCTGTTTTATTTTTTGGCTTATTAGATTTTAATAATAATGTTAAACAAGATGAAAAATATGAGTTTGTGTTGATTTCTTTTAACTTTTCATATGAATTAATATCTCTTAATCCAACTTCATTTGTTTTAAAAAAATTAGGCATTTCATCAAAACATTTAGGTTGTAAGTTTACTGATATAGGTAATATGTTTCTCATATTTTCTAAATATGAGAAATCACCAACAGCTGTATTTGTCCACCCATTGTATATCATGAAACTTTTCTCATCATATTTAAAAATATCATTAGTCCTATCTAACCTACCATTGTCTCTGTTTATTGTATGTGTCACTTCTGGATAGAACTGTAGTGTTGCTAATGATTGAATCCAATCACCCGCGTTTATTGAGCTGTAATCTAAAGAATAATAATTCATTTATCTAATAATATTTTTTTATCATATGTCTTTTCCATCCAGTCTTTTCCGGTAAATTTAAAATTAGGAGACTTTTCTGACATCCAATTATAAGCTATTTTTATATTTTTAATATTTGTTTCTGAAAACATATTTTCTTTTTTTTGCCAATATGATTCATGTTTTTCGTGATATGATACATTGGGTGTTTCACAGACTAATCCTTGTTTTTCAAATTGTTGTTTGAAAACTATATCTCCTTCTATACTTTTACCCATTGTTATTCTAAAAATCCAATCCCAACTAGGTCTACCTATTATTTGACCATCTGGTATATAGTCTCTCCATTCCCTCCACCATGATTTAGTTACTGCGAACAAATCAGCACCTTTTGGATGATCACCACAATCTGACCATTTAGCTAACTCTACTTCCTCTTTACTCATTTCTCTTTCTAACTTAAATGGGAAGTCTTTTCTAAATGAAAATGTACACTTCCACCTATTACAAGATTCTACTATTTTTTCATATAAATCATCTGTTAAACATATATCACAATTAGTGTACATGACTATATCATTATCATTTTGGCACATATTATATCCATAATCAAACAAATCTTTTATCATTGGTATCTCTAAATCATCTATCCTGTTATATCTTAAACAAGGAATAATTTTTTTATTTTCATATAATTTTTTCCAAGTTTTCTGTGCAAATTCTATTCTTTTATTGGTTTCAACATCATATGATTTGTACAAGGATGATACATGATATATAAATTGTTGACAATCTTCTATATCAGATTCCATATCCGTTTTTAATTTCTCTCCAAAAAACAAAATATCACTTAAAGATTCTAAAACATTCTTATGAGATTGACTATGAAATAACTCATAGAATTCAGAATCTGATAAAAACCTATCTGTCTTTCTTCCTTTCCAGTTTTTATAAGCATCTCCTAAGTGTATAACTGACTTCTCAAACTTACCTCTTTTTGTAAATTTGTCTCTAAATTGTAAATCACTCCATGCAGCATCATCTGAAAACTCAGGAAATGGTAATTCCTTATTAATATTTGAATTGTTAATATTAAATAGTTGGAAAAATCCTAATCCTTTATTTATTTCATATTTTCCTAATTTTTCTATTTCTATTTTACCTTCTTCCCAATCTCTATAAGTATTATAATCTTTACATATATACCTATCTGATGTGTATAATAAATCAATATCAGTATCAATATTTATTTTTTGAGTTATTATGATATCAGCATCTAATAGTAAAATCCAATCTGGATTTTCAATTGATTTTATACCATCATTTATAGCTTTTCCTTTATTAAAAGTAGCTCCATTTTCATACATTCTATCTGTGACCACACATTTAACTCCAAACTTATCACATATTTTTTGACACATTAAATCATCAGCTGATGTTACTACTGTTATGTCCTCAAAATATTTAATATTATTACTTAAAGAGAGTAATAAGTAATCATTATAGTTAACTGAGACTATAATAACAGATATTTTATTAATTTCATTTATTGGATTTACTACAATTGATTCTATACTATTTGATATAGTTCTTCTAGATACCGGCTTTGAAACCTTAACCATTACTGATTCTTTATCTGGATTTATATTAGGTCTTTTATTTATAACATTAATATCTAATGTTATTTTATTAGAAATTATAGAATCTATTACATTAACATTATCTTCTATTTTAGAACTTGAATTGAATATTAATGCGTCTAGTGAATTTTTATTTTCTTTTCCATTAAATTTTGAATTTACATAAATTAAATTTTCAATTAGGTTAATTTTATTAACTTTAAATAAACTATTATCAAATTTTGCAAACTTATTTGCCCATATTATAGTTTTATTTGGATATATTTTATGTACAGCCTTTAGTAGCTCTATATCAGTACCTTTGTTTTCAAAAACAACAACTTTATTTTTATTTAAATTAAAATATGGAAAATTAACAAAGATGATTATTCTAGATATCAATGAATTGGATATATTATAATCCAGTGAGTTTATAAATTCTGGTCCAAAATCATCAAATTCTTTTTCTGTTAATTTAATTACAAGTATCATAAAGTTATATATAAAGAAAAATCATTTCCAATGAAAAAAACTATAGGCAGATGTGAAAAAATTTCACTTGTGGATTTAGGATTAGATTCTAAGGCTAAAATAGACACAGGTGCTTATTCAACCGTTATTCATGTTGATGGTGTTAAAGTTATAGATAATAAATTGCAATTTTGGATTGGTGATAAATCAAACAAATTTACTTTTTATGATTATAAAAAAATAACAGTAAGAAGTTCCTTTGGAAAAAAACAAAAAAGATACAGTATTTTAACTAGATTAAAAGTAGGTAATAAAGTTTATAAAATTTATGTATCTTTAACAGATAGAAAAAAAATGAAATATCCAATATTAATAGGTAGAAGATTTCTCCATAAGTTTGGATATATTGTTGATGTAACAAAGAAAAATATTTATGATACCACTAAAAAGGTGTAATTATATCACCGGTGATAGTTCCTCAGTATCTTATGGATTAGATAAGATAATTAATTTTCTAGAATTAGAAGGTAAAAATATTATTGTTTTTTTCCCTAAACCAAAATCATATTACAATTCTCTTACTTATTTCGTGAATAATAGAAAAGAGTATGATGGATTTGATAACCTAAAGTCATTCATAGAAACCGAAGGAACTCTTTTTAGAGTTAATTTAATAATTTTAGATATTTGGCATTTAAGAAATTTAAGTAAAGAATATATTGACTTAGTAAAATCAACAGGAATTGATTTTATATTAGTATCTAGAAATTATCATTATACTTCTTCAGAAGATGTTTGTGATTATCACATAAAAAGAGAATCTGTTTCACATAGAAATTCAGACCAATTTTTCATAACAGATAAACTAAATGGTTGGACTACCGATTTAGATGCTCTTAGAATATCATATATTAGAGATATTAAAATAAACAAATTATTTGACAAAGAATAGTTAAATTTGTTAAATGTTAAATTTATCCGTATATTTATATTAAATATAAACTAAATGAGAATTAGAAAAAAGTTTTTAAAACTTACAAACTACACCTATCCACATGGAACAGAAGGATTTTTGAAAGGATTCCTACCTCAAGGATATCAAGAAGATGGATATGGTAATTATTACTATCTAATCGGAGATAATCCATCTACAATGTTTACTTGTCACTTAGATACTGCTTGTAGAGAACAAGAAAGAGTAAAACATATTTTCAGTGGTAATATGATTATGACTGATGGTAAAACAATATTAGGAGCCGATGATAAAGCGGGAATGGTTGTTATTCTTAATATGATTGAGAAAAAAGTACCAGGTCTCTATTTATTTTTTATAGGAGAAGAAGTTGGATGTATTGGCTCTGGTTTATTAGCTGATAATTGGAGTAAATTTCCACATTCAAAATCTATAACTAAAGTAGTTTCATTTGACCGAAGAGGTACATCATCTGTTATTACTCATCAATTTTGGGGAAGATGTTGTTCAGATGAGTTTGGTAAGATATTAGCTGGTAGATTATCTTCAACAAGTGATAGATTAATGTTAGATATTGATGATACTGGTGTTATGACTGATTCTGCTAAGTTTATGAGATTAGTTCAAGAATGTACCAATATATCAGTTGGTTATTATAATGAACATACATTCAAAGAGTGTCAAAATATTGAGTATCTACAAATATTGTGTGATGCTGTTGTTCAAATTGATTGGGAAACCCTACCAATTGTTAGAAGTGTTGATGAAATTGATTTTGAAGAAGAAGATGAATATGATTATATTGACTCTGATGATTTTGAAATGAAAGATGAGTATGAAGAAGAATTCTTTTCACACTTTAAGTATAAAGATGGTGTTAAGAAAATGTTTATTTCAAAAAGACATATTTCAAAAGAAAGATTAATTATTTGGAATTGGATTAATTCAAGATGTGAATATAGTGGTGTTAGTTCTTTTACTTGGAATGGAAACTCTCTTCATATTGATAATGAGTTTGTTGGTAATAGAATTGACCTAATAGATATGATTAGTCAATTATCATCTGTTCCTACATCTGAATTATCTCCAGTTCCTACAAGGATATCAAAAAAAATCCTGATGTAAATCAGGATTTTAATTTTTAACCTAGAATTAAACCAGGTGTTTTGTATTCTTTTTGAGAAACTATTTCTAACATTTGACTAGTTGATAGTTCTTTAGGATTCCAACCTTTAGTTTTAGAGTATTCACTGATGAATTTTTCTCTTAGAAGATCTATTTCTTCTTTCTTTAGTCCTTGGTTTCCCTTAATTAGTTCTTTATTTTTCATAAAATTAATTTATTTTTTACTGTAGTAAGAATATATATACAAATATTTGAATTAGCAAACCTAACACCATTAAAACAGTTCTTTTATTATATCTCATCAATCCAGAATAGAATACTGGTAAAGTCTTAGACTCATCTTTCCACTTCATTGGATACATTTTATCATCTAATTTATTTCTTGTTAAGTAGTAAGTTCCGTTGTGGAAGTAACTAAATAACATAACCATAGAAACTGTTGATATTAATGAATACCATCCTAAAGTGTGTACTAAAAATCCAGCAATTAGTAATATAACAAGTGATCTTTGTAAAGAGAAAATTCTGTTAATTTCAAATTCACAAGTTCTTCTGCTATTATTTCTATAGTGCCAATAGAATCCTTCTCTGAATCCATCCATCATTGAATAAGCTATCCAGATTAAATTTGCTAATAATAATGTAATTATAATCATATTGTATATATTAAAATAATTTTGTATCTTTGTTCTATGTTTGAGTTAATAGGAAAAATAGAATTTGACCCAGTAAATGTTACTAAAAAACACAATAAACAAGCTTCTTGGAAGAAAACTGCTATGGTTAAATTTGACTGTGATATTTGGGAATATTACTCTTGGTTTCTACAAAAAAGATTTAACTTATACTTAAATAAGCCTTTAAGAGGAACTCACTTAACTATTATTAATGATAAATTTGACCCAGAGACTGAACATTTCTATGACCAAGGTCGTCAATTATTTCACGGTAAAGAAATAAGAATACAATATGATCCTACTTTAATTAGAGCTAATGATAAAGGACACTGGTGGATAAATGCTAAGTGTGATGATGCTAGAAATATTAGAAGTGTTATGGGGTTAACTCCAGATCCTTATTTTGGGTTTCACATTACTATTGGTTTGGCTACTCACTTACAATTAGAACACTCTAAGTATATTTTAAAACAATGTCTAAAATACAATCTGTAGTTAATAATGGATGATTTTTTTGATAGTTTTAAGGGTAGACCTAAATATGACCATAAAGTCAGAGTAGTTCATTTTAAGAAAGAACCTTTTGATATTTATATCGGTAGACTACCAAATGGTAAGTTCAATAAGTGGGCCTACCCAAAAGAACTACGTGATACTTTCCCAGAAGGAACTCCAAGAAAAACAATTGTAGATGCTTATGAACAGTATCTAATTTCTAATCAGGAATTAATGAATGACTTACATGAGTTAAAAGATAAAGTTCTTGGTTGTTGGTGTAAAGATATTGGTGGAAAAGGAAAATCTTGTCACGGTGATATTTTAGTTAAATGGGTAAAGAAAACTTGTAATTAAAATTTGATATAATAATAGTATTAAATTTATATTACATGCCAGAATTAGCAGAATTAAAAATCATGTCTGATTATATCAATCAGAATGTAAAAGAAAAAACATTTACAAAACTATATCACGTTGAAAAGGGAAATAATCCCGTAGATTCAAATCTAATTGAAAACTTCAAAGTAGAATCCGTTTCTAACGGTAAAGAATTAGTATTAAGAGTCTATCATGATGTTGCAGATCTAAAATTTTCTGTCTTTATGGGTATGTCTGGTAACTGGAAGTGGGTTCCAACTGAAAAATGGAATGATACTAAATTTATCAGAATGAGATTAGATTCAACAGATGGTCATTCACTTCTTTTATATGGTTCCTATATGGGTCCTAAATATAGATTAGGTGGATTTACTGGTGTTAAAAGAGGACCAGATCCAACAAAAGAATTTGATAAATTTAAACAAAATATATTAGATAATCTTCATACTAAATTATTTGATAAACCAATTTGTGAAGTAATTTTAGACCAAAAATACTTTAATGGAATTGGTAATTATTTAAGAAGTACCATATTGTTTTATTTAGATGTCAATCCATTTGAATCTGCTAGAAAAGTTATTACTGACAATCCTAATATTTTAGATTTATGTAAAGATATTCCTCTAAAAGCATATGAGTTAAATGGTGGTCAATTACAAGACTGGATTAATCCGTTTGATACTGATTATGATGAATTCAAAAAGTGGGTTTTTTATCAAAAAGGACTTAAAGTAAAAGATAAAACAGGTAGAACTTTTTGGTTCCATGATAAATGGAAAGATTTCTGTCCTTACTAAACAATTAGTATCCGTTTGGATATAAAAGATAATGTTTGGTAAAAATTTCAATATAGTTATAGGAGATAGAGCTTCTGGTAGAACTACATTTCTATTTGAGTTGGCTAGACTGATTAAAAGTTTTGATAAAAAAATATGTTATGTCGGTGGTACTGATGAATTCTTTGAATTTGCTAATAATTCAGTAGAAAGGATTTATGATTCAGCTTTTTTCTATAAAAATGACATTAGACTATTTCAAAATATAAAAGAAATAACCGAAAGAGATAATTATGAATACATATTTGTGGATGATATAGATTATATCTCACATGATTGTATAGATATATTAAGTAGTATTAGAATAAATAAAATAGCTACTTGTTTAACTGATAATTTACCAATCTTTAATCAAGATATTAATTGTTATGAAATTAAAAGCGATAAAAATACACTTTTATTAAAAATCGGAGAAGAATTAGTAAAAACAAAAGATATAATAACTACTTTAAGTAGAGACCAAAAAATAAAATCAGTATTAAAATGAATTCGGTAGATAAACAATATTTTGAACTATTAAACCACTTATTAAAGAATGGTGTTACTAAAAAAGATAGAACCGGAACCGGGACTATATCTGTATTTGACTATACTATGAGATTTAATATGTCTGAGGGATTTCCTTTATTGACTTCTAAAAAAATGTTTACTAAGGGTGTAATACTTGAGTTAATATGGTTTCTAAGAGGTGATACTAATATTAAATATCTTGTTGAGAATGGTTGTCATATTTGGGATGGAGATGCTTATAAGAGATATTCCATCATCGCTGGTGTGTCTACTCAAGTTCAAACCTTAACAAAAGAAGAATTCATAAATAAAATCAAAACCGATGATGAGTTTGCTAAGAAGTGGGGTGAATTAGGACCTGTTTATGGTAAACAGTGGAGAGACTGGCAAGGGTTTAAGCAAGGTTGGGATTCTATGGCTAATACAGAATATTCTGGTGAGTTTGATACTAAAGGTGTAGACCAAATTTCAAACTTAATTAATGATCTTAAAAACAATCCAGATTCAAGAAGACTAATGGTTTCAGCCTGGAATGTTGGAGAATTGGATTCAATGGTACTTCCTCCTTGTCATTATGGTTTTCAATGTTATACACATGAAATGAATACATATGAAAGAAAGATGTGGTGGTGTAGTTCTTTAGGTAAGAATATTAGTTATGCTGAAGACTTAGAAGAAACTGAATTAAATTCATTAAATATTCCTAAAAGAAAATTAAGTCTTAAATGGACTCAAAGAAGTGTTGATTCACTACTTGGTTTGCCATTTAACATAGCTTCTTATGGTTTGTTATTACATCTTTTAGCTAAGGAAGTTAATATGGTTCCAAGTGAATTAATTTTCTCTGGTGGTGATGTTCATTTATATACTAATCATATTGAACAAGCTAAAGAACAATTAACAAGACAAACATTTAATCTACCTACATTAGAATTAACTAATACATCATTAGACAATCTAAAGTATGAAGATATTAAAATTCTAAATTACCAATCTGATAAGGTATTAAAAGCAGAATTATCAAATTAATTAAATAAATGAGTAATATAACATCAAATAATTATTTAGACAACATAGTTGAACTAATTAAATCAATAGATACTACTGAGTTAACAGACATAGTTGACCAAACTGCTATGTCAAAAGTAACAGAAGAGCAAAAAGTTTACTTTTGGATTAGACTTTATCTTAAAGATGATAATATTAATGCTGAGATTGGAGATGATATTAGCATTAATTGGAAACAATCAGGTGAAAAATTAGTAACTAAGTTTATTTGTTATGGTAAAAAAGGATTAAATAAAGATTACAATGATCAAGTAACAAATTATAATTCAGAAGATGATAAAAAATGCCTTTGTTTAATGATTGATACTAAAATGGTTAATTTTAATGATGATATTCCTTTTATTAGATCTTTATTTAAAACCGGATATCACTATAAATATCAATTGGTGAAAAGAGAAGATTTACAATTTATTATTGACAAAAATGGAATGATTTTAGATTACTTTGATTGTGATTTTTAAGAACAATCTGGGCAATCTACATTACCACTTCCATCACAAGAATAGCACTCAACCTGGCCTCTTTCATCACAGTCAACACAACCTAATTCACCATCACCATCACAGTCTTCACATTTTATATAACCATCTTTACATTCGGTGCATTCAACTTTTCCACTAGCTGAACATTCATCGCAATCAGTTTCATTTCCTTCTTCATCTTCGACATGACCAGTTCCGTCACAGTTAGAACAATCTATTTCACCTGAGGCATCACAATTAGTACACTCATGTTGTCCTTCTCCAGAACATTCATCACATCTTGTATTTCCTCTGCCATCACATTCTATACAATCTACTTCTCCATCTCCTCCACAATCATGGCATTCTATTCTACCACGACCACCACAATACTCACAAGAACCATTACCACCGTCAGTTTCTTCTAAATTATACTCATAACTTCCGTCATTATAATTTGATAATTTTCCTGTATTAGGATTATAATTTTTGAATGTATCCATATAAGGATAGTAATTATAATCATAACTTGGTAATTCAATTACTATTTCTTGCTCATCTACTGGTTTTCCATTTAGTAAAAACTTTGTAGCTTCATTACTATCTTGTCTTTCTTTATATAAGAATTCATTCTTAATTGCATATTCTTTGAATAATGTTTCATCTGCCGAATTATTAGTATAGATTCTGTCCATTATTTTTCTACCTAATTTATCAGTCCATAAAAGAGCTCTTCCTGTTATAGATGTTCCATCTTTTTTATTCATCAAAACAATCATTGAAACTTTTTCTGGATTTCTAACATAGATATCTAAGAATTTTTGACATTTTTTATGTCTCATACAAGAATTGCCTAATGTCCCATCCATACTTTCATAATTTTCAGAAGAATAAAAATCTCTAATTTCTTCACCAGATACTATTTTAAATCTTAAGAAAGCTTCTTTTCTTATTTGTATTATTGATTTGTATTTATTAACAAATTCTTCAAGATCTTTATCACTTACTTTCACACCTGCCTTATCCAATATTCTTCTTGCGAATCTACCTACTCCGATTTCACTTTTAACTAAATTATCTGTTTGATAATCTAATCCTTGATCACCCATTATAATTTCACCATCACCATCACTATCAGTGTATTTAAAATGAACTACTCTAAGACCATTTGCATATGTATTTCTCCAGTATGATTTATTTGTGTTGCTTAAAGATGCCATCTCATCAGCTGTTAGTTCTTTTACAATTTGACCTATAGCTCCATTTAGTGGAATTCTAACATTCTTTATTTCATATTCTCCGTTTTTTTCTAAATTCTCAGATAAAGTATCATATGAAGTTCCTGGATTTATAACTTTTACTTTTAATGATTTTAATTTATTCTCAGGTATAAATTTTATCATATCTTCTCTGTCTTTATCTATATCAATGTAATTCGTATTAACATCTACTTCCTTACCATTTAAAGATAGTAGTTTACTGGATAAATCTGAATTGATATCATTAAGAACATTCATAAAGTCCTTAGTGTATTTAATATTGGCTTCTAAAAGTAGTTCTAATTTACTTTCATTTATAAAGTCAATGTATCTGTTAATTTTCATATAAGTATATATTTAATATCCTAATTCAAAATAACTTTTTTTATAAAAATGATATAACACATGTAATAAAATAAAAAAATTCATGCTCGTAGAGACACAATATTTAAGTAATAGTAAGAAATTAGTAGTAAGTTATGTTGATAAATCCGGTGAAATCAAACTAAAATACTACAATTGGGATAATCCAATGAAGTATATTTCTTGTGAGGATAATGATCCTCTAAAGCATCCTACATTTAGATCTTGGGATGGTAAGTCTGTTAAACAAATAGAAGTTAGTCACCCAGATAGATACGCTATTTATGAGTTTTTAGATGACTTGCCTGAAGCAGAAAGAAATGAAATATTTGAATTTAATTTACCAAAAATATTTTTTATAGATATTGAAACTGAAATTGTTGATGGATTCCCAGAGGCGGCTGATGTTTTAGACCAACATGGTAATGTTACTAAAGAAGGAGCATCAACTCAAGTTCTTTCTATATCAATTGTTTATGATGATAAAATCATTTTATTAGGTCTTAAGGATTTAAGTGAAGATGCTCAATTAAGAATAAAAAATAACAGTAACAAATACTTTGAAAAGTTTGGTGCTGATTATAAATTCAAATATATCAAGTATGATGATGAGTTTGATATGTTATATGCTTTCTTCTACAAGATGATTCCAAAAATGCCTATACTAACCGGTTGGAACTTCCTTAAATATGACTGGTTATATTTAGTAAACCGTTCAAGAAAAATATCTAAGTGGACTAATGGTAAAGAATATAAAATTGATCCAGCAGTTTCTTCCCTAACAAAAAGATTAAATAAAATCTGGTCAACTGATTTTGAAGTTCCTGCCCATAGAATGATATTTGACTACATGCAATTGTATGAAGTTTGTGATACTTCTATTAAAGTAAAGGAATCATCAGGGTTGGACTTTGTGGCTAGTAAATTAGTAGGCGTTGAGAAAGTTAAATATGTTAACTCAATTTATAAATTGAAAGAAGACTCTACTATTAACGGGTATTCTTTTAAAGAAGGTGACATTTGTAGAACAGAAGGAGATACTTATTATATGTATGTTGGTACTGAGAGAGTAATATTTACAAAAGAAAACTTTTCAAAGCATAAAAGTCTTTTCAAAGAAGTAAATGTTTCTAACCTACAGAAGTTATATGAAGAAGATTTTGAAATCTATATGTACTATAACGCGGTTGACTCGGTTTTAGTTCAAAAGATTCATGATGCTCGTAATTACATTTCAATTATTTATGCGATTTCATCATTGGCTAAGATAAGAATTGTTGATGTTGTTTCTCAAATGAATAACGCTCTTGGTTCATTAGCTATTACAGAAGGAGTTTTAAGAAATAGATTCCGTGAGATGGATAATATTGTTCTTTTCCGTGATGAAAAAGGAGATGCTGAATCAACTATCGCTGGTGGGTGGGTAAAGGATCCTGTTGTTGGTATGAATCAGTGGTGTGTTTGTTATGACTTTGCGTCACTATATCCAACAACACAAAGACAATTCTTTATAGCACCTGAAACATTTGTCGGTGTTCAAGATGAGAAAGATAAATCTAAATGTTCAAATGGTAGACCAATTGATTTGGATAAACATGTTTTATGTGTTAATGGTGTTGTTTTTGAGAAAAGAGTATCACCAACTTTAACTATGTTAGAGGATGTTTATGCTGATAGAAAGAAGGCTAAGAAAGTGATGATGGATAAAAAAGAAGAATTGAAATCTATTATAGATGAGATTAAACAGTTAGAAGCAGAATTATAATACTCTAATTGTCTTAAAATCTATATTTGGAAGTTTTTCTTTTACTACTCTTGTTGCTTTTGTTATGTATTTAGCATTATCATCGTAGAAAATAGCTTTTTTGAATCCAGTTTCATTAAGTATTTCAACTATCTTCTCACCTTTCCAGTGTCCAGCATTTTTAGTATTATCAGGTATCATGTGTAATCCAAACTTAGGAGTTTCTAATCCAAATTCTTTTAGTTTGGATTCTATTTTACTTCTTAGACTTTCGGGTCTTGCTGTTACAATACATTTGTTTTTAATTGACGAGTATAGATTAGATAATTCTTTAATGCTGGTAGGTAAACTTATATCAGATAAATGAAAAACATTAGGAGTTACTAAATAAACTCTTTTACCTTTTCTTACCCAGTTACCAAATTCTTTAATTTCATCTTTAGGGTCATTTACATATATTCTACCATTTTCCCATTTTAAGTCTCTTAAATTAACTCCTATTCTTCCTACAGATGTTTTAAGCATATCACCAATACTTAAATCTTCTTTTAGAAATTCAATAGCTAGCTCTTCAAAACTTGGGGAATTAACAAGCGTGTCATCAAAGTCAAAGATGTATAAGGTATCTTTGTTTTCTAAAAACTCATTAAATTTTTTAATCTTCATCATTGAATAATTTATCTATAATATCGGTATATCCACCTCCAAAGTGGGTTATACACATAGTATATATTTCTTCTTTGATCTCATATCCTTCTGATATAAGTGCATTTACATAATTTTCAACATCTTCAATTGTAGTGTAGATGTTAAATTCATCGTAGTCGGTGATTAACATGGTTGGTAGATTATTTTTATATACTATATATTTATAAAAAACCATCAAAAAACCTATTTTTCAAACTATTTTCAAAAAAATTATATAATTTTATATAAAAAATTCCATCTATAATGTCATTAAAGAAAGACCTACTAAAATATAAGCCCAGAAAGGAACAGAAAGAAGCACTTGATTTCATTGATTCTGAATATCAAAAAAATAAATTGAATAAGTTTTTCTTACTTAATTTACCTGTTGGTTCAGGTAAAAGTCATTTAGCCTTAATGATTGCTGATTGGTATAAAAAGAATGTTAACAAGATGGCTAGAGTTGATATTATCACTAATAGTAAGATTCTTCAAGATCAATATGCAAATACATATCAGTCAATATCTGATTTGAAAGGTAAAGAAAATTATGAATGTGAAACTTATGCTTGTTCTTGTGCACAAGGATCGGAATTTAATAGATTAAACAAAACTTCTTGTGAAAGTTGTCCTTATTCTTCAGCTAGAGAATCTTACCAAAGTGGTGGTATTTCTTTAACAAACTTTTATCTTTATATTCTTTATGCTATCTATAATCCTAAGTTAATGGAAAGTAGAGATGCTAGAGTTTTAATTGTAGATGAAGCTCATGAATTTGATGATGTTATGTCTGACTTTATTACTATTAAAATCACAGAGACTTCACTTAAGAAATACAAATTTGCAAGTGAGTATGACCTAATTAAAAGATTAAAGGCTGTTAAATCTATTACTGATTATGTTGAGTTCTTAAAGCACTATAATACTGAGATAATAAGCACTATGGATTCGATGGCAAATGGTATGGCTTCTGTGCCTAGAAATGTAACAGAAGATAAAAGAGATTTAAAGATATCTAAGCTATTGAAAACTAAAAATAGCGATGTTAAAATGATGCAGTTAATTACTGATTTAAAACAACAACAATCAAAAATTGATGTTTTCTTAACTGAATATAAAGCAAATCCTAACAACTGGGTACTTGAAACAAGTTATAATGAAAAGTTAAGACAGAAAGAATTATCATTGGAGCCAATCTGGGCATATGATTACTTAGATAAGTATGTATTTAGTCATTATGATATGGTATTTCTGATGTCTGGTACTATCTTAGATAAGAATCTTTTCTGTCAACTAAACGGATTAGATGTTAGTAAGGCAGTTTACTATTCTATTTCTTCACCATTTCCACTTAGAAATAGAATGATATATTACATGCCAATAGGTAAGATGTCCTATAAGTCTAAAGAAGAAACATTTAAGAAGTATATCCCTTATATTAAGAAGTTATTAGATAAGTATAAGGGTAAGAAAGGTATTATACATACTAACTCATTTGAATTAGCAAATTGGATAAAAGATTCTATTAAGGACTCAAGATTAATTTTTCATGACTCATCAAATAAAGATGAAATGTTAAGATTGCACATTGAATCAGAAGAACCAACTGTAATTGTTAGTCCTTCTATGGATACTGGTGTCAGTTTTGATAATGATTCTGCTAGATTTCAAATAATTGCTAAAGTTCCTTATCCAAGTTTAGCCTCACAAAAGAATAAAATGAGACAATCTAATAATCCTGATTGGTATTCTTGGAAAACAGTTTCGGGTTTTATTCAAATGACTGGTAGAGCTGTTCGTTCAGATATGGATTATGCAGATACAATAGTTATTGATGGGGGTTTTGGTGATGTGATAAAACACAGTTCACACTTTTTACCTGATTGGATTCAAGAAGCAATTAAGAAAATTAACATTAAGATAGAAGCATAAAAAAACCCACCATATGGTGGGTTTTTAGTTATATTTATTTCTTTTTAGCTTTTGCTTCTTTTGCTGCTTTTTTCATTGGTTCCTTTTTATTACCGTCTTTATCTAAATCTAAGAAATCAGGTTTAGCTTTTTTACCACCCTTTTTTTCTTCTTTATCATCTTCTTTCTTATCTTCCTTTTTAGCCTTTTGTTTATCTAAGAACGCTTGAAACCCTTTATTAATTTTTTTCTTTTCAACTACTATAGGATTAACTTCTTCATCTCCCCAAGTTTCTTCTTCTTTTTCTTCTTCTTTTTCTTCATAGTTTCCACCACACTCACAATCAGTGCAATTACATCCACATTCTGGACAATTTTCTTCACCATTTCCAGGCATTACCTCATCATTACCATCTTCTGGCATTACATTAGGCATTACTTCTTCAGGCTCATTTGTAAATCTATCACCAAGATCTTGTCCAGAGAAGTGTTCGAATTTTTTTAGATATTTCATATCGGCTATATTATTTTTATAAAGTATATATAAATGTTTTATTTTCATTTTGTTGATTTTAATATATACTTTATGAAAATATTTAATTTTTTAGATTTTATTTTAGAAGCAAAAGAAGAATTACTTCTTCCTATTATAATATCTGAAGAATTTTATGAAAAACTTAACAGAATAGATTCACCAATTGCTAGTAAATTAAAAGCAATTAAAAAAGACAGACCGTTAGGTGAATATTCTTTTATATCCTCTGGTAGTTCTGAAGAAACTGTTAAATATACAGATACCTATAAGTTAGATAAGTATCTTAGAGATAAATATGATACTAGTATAGATTTTGATACATCTAAATATTTAAAAAGAGTTGTTGAGTGGGATCCATCGGATGGTATATGGAATGAAAATAGAACAGAAATTAGAATAGGTAGATTTATTAAAAGATTTTTTGGAACAGAATATACTGATGCTGAGATTGAAAAATTTGTTAATCAATGGAAGTCTTTAGAAGAAAACTCAACATTCGAATCATGGGAAGGTTGGAAGATTAAAGACGGATATAGGTCTAATAAGTACTTCTTTGCTGAGAATAGTTCTAATCCTCTTATAAATTCTTGTATGAATGACCAAATTCATTTAGTAGAATTCTATCAATATTGTTCTTCTGCTAAATTACTTGTGCTTCTAGATGAAGATGGTTTGATATTAGGTAGAGCTTTAGTTTGGACTGATTATATGAATAGAGTAATAATGGATAGAGTTTATTATGCTTTAGATAAAGATTATCATAAATTTGTTGATTATGCTAAAAAGAATGGTTGGTTTTATAAAAAGAGAAATATAAGTGGAGGTTCACCATTTATTAAAGATGGTAAAGAAGTTTCTCTTAAAACTAAAGTAAGTGTTACTAATGTATTTAACTATCAAGATGAGTGTGAAGATTCCTTTCCATATATGGATACTTTTTATTATGCTCAAGGTGAGTGGTGTATGAATTATGAGCCATCTAATGGTGAATATTATAAACTAAATGATACAGACGGTGCATTTGAACACCATAATAACTTATATGATGTTCACGGCCAATCAATATCTCATGATATTGAGGATTATTATGTTCATTCTAATGAACAAGATGGTTTAATTTATAGAGATGATTCTATCTATGTTGATTATAGTGGAGGTCAAGGATTTAATGATTACACATTTAGTGATTGGATTGAGAAGTCATACTTAGAAAATCCAAAGAATGGATTCGTAAAATCTGGAGAAGAATGGTATAATAAAAACCATTGTGTTTGGTCTGAGAAAGAAAAATCTTGGATTTATAGACCTGATGCTATTTGGGTTAAAAATGATTGGGTTAGTTGGGATAATTTTAACCCTGGTGGAAATAATATATAGTATATGGAAATTATTAAATTTAAAAAATATTCTTTACAAGATTCAATTTTGAATGACTTTTTAACCTCATTTGACAAAATGATTGTTGAATCCGATGAAACTGGTTATAAGGAAATGGAGAAAAAGATAATATCTGACCTAAAATTGAATACTAAATTAGTTTTTACATTCGGTGCTGGTATTGGAGCTTTTTATCCTATTGTTGATAAATTAATGAAGAATATGAATATAGATTCTATTGAACTAACTCCAGATAGAATTGTTTTATTAACTATAGCCGCTGTTACTATTATATTTATAGAAGAAAAGAAATTCAAATCAGCTGAAGAAGAAGCAATTTTAGTTAAAGATTCTAAGTCAATGTTGGAAGAGTTAAAGATGATGGGTATTGGTAATGGAATAGTTAAGAAATTAATAAAAGGATTAAAGTCTATTACAAATATATTTTCACTTATTGGTAAGCACTTAGGTGCTGTTGTTGGTGGATTTATTGATATGTTTGCTTATACAGCTATGTTAATACCTATAATGAATGGTATCTCCTATATTATTGGTAAGTATGATATGAATTTAGATACTATATGTGATAATTTTATGGGGTTAGCTATGGGTGTTGGTACGGTAATTGCTAAACATGGTATAGTAGAAATATTGAATAAGATAAAAGACAAGTTTCCTATTAGTAAGAAAAAAGTTATTGATGAAATAGAAACTCCAATCATTCAAAAGTTTGGTGATATTAAGGATAACAGTCCAGAGCAACAAGGTGATTTAATTAAGGAGCAGTAATTGAGTTTTTTATTTAAACTTAAATTATAGATCATATATAATATAATACAAAAAATATGAACATCAATGACTCCACAACTAGAGAAAGTCTTCTTTAATTTTATACTTAAAAACAAGAAGTTTTTCGACATAGTAAAGCCTTACTTTTTTAGAAATTCCGAGATACAATTTGTTTACGGTGTTATTAGAAACTATATGGTTAATAATAATGACACACAAATTCCAAGTCCTCGTCAAATTCTAGACATGGTTGCTTTAGAAGATAAAGAAGGAGTAATAACAAAAGAAATCCTAAAGTCTATATTACAAGTTGATCTTAAAGAATATGATGAAAAGAATTTTATTGAACCTAAATTTAATGCTTGGATTCTTTCTAATAGATTAAAAACAGGAACTGTTGATATTATTGATGAAACAAGAAATTTAGATTCTATATCTGATTTTGAAAAAGCTGTTGAGGCAGCAAATAGAATAAAAGGTATAGTTGATGAAATGTCTTCAACAAATTTTATTCAAGATGATGACTTAGGTTCAGATTTTGATGATGCTGAAAATCATGTTCAAGATTCTTCTAAATTTAAAGTTAAGTGTGGTTTTGAAAGTATAGACCATATGTTAGGTGGTGGATGGGATATATCTACACTTAATGTAATTATGGCTGAAACTAATAATGGTAAATCATTATGGATGCAAAACTTTGCAGTTAGATCAGCTGATATGGGATTTAATGTTCTTTATGTAACTCTTGAGATGAGTGAAAGAAAAGTTATGAAAAGAATGGGAGCTATGCGTCTTAAACTTCCTATCAATGATTATGATAAATTATCAAAAGATACTGATATGATTAAAAAGAGAATTGCTGCCTTATCTAAAGCAGATGGTGGTGATATCTTTGATAAAAAAGTTGGTAAGATTATTACTAAGTTTTGGGCAGCTGGTACTGCTACTGTTGCTGACTTTGATAATTATTTACAAAAATTAAAAGAGAAAAAAGATATTAAGATTGATTTAGTCATTGTTGATTATATTACTCTTGTGGCTGCTGCTAAAGGAACGGCTTCTGATAACCTTTATTCAAAAGGTAAACAGTTGGCTGAGGGATTAAGAGCAGTTGGTGCTAAATATAAGTGTCCAGTTATTACTGGTGTTCAAGTTGCTAAAGATGCTTGGAATGCTTCTGATATTACATTAGAAAGTGTACCAGAATCTAAAGCAATTGCTGAAACAGCAGACACTTTCTTCGCTATAATAAGAACAGAAGAAATGAAAAGACAGAACTTATACAGATTTAAGTTATTGAAACAAAGAGATGGTGACTTTTTAAAGTCTCAAATTAGGTTAAGCTTGAATCCTATATATTTAACACTAGAAAATGATCAATTTATTGATCAATAATAAAAATAAACTATTTATGGCAAAAAAAGTTAGAGATGATGACGAATTCGAAGATGAATTTGAAAATGATAATGATGAGGTAGAAAATACCGAAGACATTCAAGATGAACCAGATGATGAATCAGATGACTCTGATGATGACGGTAGTTCATCTATTATCAATGATGATGAAGATAAGATTGATATAGTTATCGAGATAGATGAGGATGATCTTGATCTAAATGATGATGATGATATTAAAGAAGATTCTTCTGAAGAAGATGAGATTGTTCTTTCTAAACACAAAATGGAAGGAAAACACTCTCTTAAATATGATTCAATCTTTAAGGGTAAAAAAGAAGATCCTTTAGATGAAGATAATCCGGATGGGTCAGCTCTTTACTACAAAGAATCAATAGAAGTTGATAAGTCATCAAACTACTATTTTGAGTCTATGGATAATGAAAACTACATTAGAACCAAATTAATAAAAGAAAAAGTTTATGTAGTTTTAAAAGATCATACAAGTATGAACTTCTTAAATAATAGAAGAAAGCCTTCTAGAATTGACTTTAATAATTATTATGAGTTGTTAAAAACTAATCTAAAAGAAGAAAGTTTTACCAACATTGAGTTGTTTAATGAGTTGTCAGTTTACTTTTCGGATAATTTATTTAACATGTTTAAGTTATTGGATAATAAATGGAGAAACTTAATTATTAATGAGTTACAAGAGCATATAGGTAGAACTAAAAATTCTAAGGAAATTTCAAATAGAAATATTTATATAGGAACAGAATTAGAATTTGATTGGATTGATAATGGTGAAGATAAATTAATAACAGGTGTTGTAGTTGAAGTTGATTATGTTAATTCCGTATTTAAAATAGATTCTTATGAAAATATTTATGAAGTTGATATAAAACAAATCACAAAAATATTGAATAATACTAAATTCAAGTATAATCTTAACAAATTAAACAACATAGATTTTCTTTAAAATTTTTATTTTTTAGGGTCATAAAAAACCTTAAAAAAAATAAGATGATGAAAATTGAGTTGAAACTTTAAATCGATATATAAAAAACAAAAAATTAAAATAATAAAAATATGAGCAGTATAAAAGTAATAAAAAGAAATGGAAAGAAAGAACCGGTGATGTTAGACAAGATTCTTGATAGAATCACACAACAAACTTATGGTCTTGATACTAAGTGGATTGTTCCATTTGAAATCGCACAGAAAGTTATAGAAGGTATTATGCCTGATATTAAAACATCTGTTTTAGATCAATTAGCTATGGAAACAGCAGCTTCATTGACTACAAAACATCCAGATTATTCTGTCTTAGCAGCAAGATTAGCTATTACAAACCTACACAAAGAAACTAAAAAGAGTTTTTCAGAAACTGCTGAAGATTTATACAAATATGTAAATCCAAAAACTGGAAAACACGCACCAATTGTTTCAGAATCTTTTTATAGCATTGTTAAAAAACACGCTGATGAATTAGATTCAGCTATTGTTCACTCAAGAGACCACAATTTTGATTACTTTGGTTTCAAAACTTTAGAAAAGTCTTATCTACTAAAAATTGATGGTAAAGTTGCTGAAAGACCTCAATATATGTATATGAGAACTGCCTTACAAATATGGGGTGAGAATATTGAAAAGGTAGTTGAAACTTATAATACACTTTCTGAAGGATATTATACACATGCTACTCCAACTTTATTTAACTCTGGCACAACAAGACCACAATTATCATCTTGTTTCTTACTTGATGTTGAAGATGATTCAATTGAAGGTATCTTTAATACTCTTAAAGAATCTGCTCAGATTTCTAAGAATGCTGGTGGTATAGGTATTGCTTTCTCTAAAGTTAGAGCTAAAGGAACTTATATTGCTGGTACTAATGGTACATCAAATGGTATTATTCCTTTCTTAAAAATCTACAATGAAACTGCAAGAGCTGTTGACCAAGGTGGTGGAAAAAGAAAAGGTTCAATCGCTATTTATATGGAACCTTGGCATTCAGATATTTTTGAATTCTTAGATTTAAGAAAGAATCAAGGTAAAGATGAAATAAGAGCTAGAGATTTATTTTTAGCTATGTGGATGAATGATTTATTTATGGAAAGAGTTGAATTAGATGCTGATTGGTCATTAATGTGTCCACATGAGTGTCCTGAGTTAACAGAAACTTTTGGTGATGAATTCCGCAATATCTATTTAAAATATGAATCTAGTGGAAAAGCTAAAAAAGTAGTTAAAGCAAGAGAAGTTTGGAATAAAATTCTTGAATCTCAAATTGAAACTGGAACTCCTTATATTCTTTATAAAGATGCTATTAATGAGAAGTCAAATCAAGCTAACATTGGTGTGATTAGAAGTTCCAACTTATGTGCTGAGATTGTAGAAGCAACTGGTATTACTAAGATTCAAAATGAAATTTTACAAAATAAAGAATTACTTGAAAAAGCTGGACTTTCTGAGTTCTATGGTGAAGAATCGGTTAATGAAACTGCAGTTTGTAATTTAGCATCTATTGCACTTCCTAAGTTTGTTAATAAAAACAGAACTTATAACTTTAATAAGTTGTATGAAATTGCTTACTCAGCTATCATTAACTTAAACAATGTTATTGATGTTAATTATTATCCATCTAGAGGTGCTAAGTTTTCTAACTTATTACACAGACCAGTTGGATTAGGTGTTCAGGGATTAGCTGATGTTTTCTTCTCAATTGGAGTATCTTATGACTCAGATGAGGCAAAACAATTAAACAAGGAAATCTTTGAAACTATCTATTATGCTTCAATTAAAGCTTCTTGTGATTTAGCTAAAGAACAAGGGACTTATGCTACTTATGCTGGTTCTCCTATATCTCAAGGTAAATTCCAATTTGATTTATGGAATGTTAAACCAACTAAGAGATGGGATTGGGATAAATTAAGAGAAGAAGTTAAAAAACATGGTGTTAGAAACTCTTTAACAACTTGCATCATGCCAACTGCTTCTACTGCATCTATTTTAGGTAATGAAGCTTCTTGTGAAGCACAAACATCTAATATGTACACAAGAGGTGTTCTTTCTGGTACCTTTATCTTAGTAAATAAATACTTAGTTAAGGAATTAGTTAAGTTAGGATTATGGAATGATAATTTGCGTAAGAAGATTATCAATGAGAATGGTTCAGTTCAGAATATTCCAGAAATTCCAACAGGATTGAAAGAGATTTTCAAAACAGTTTATGAAGTTAAACAAAAAGATGTTATTGATATGGCAGCTGATAGAGGAGCATTTATTGACCAAACGCAATCAATGAATATCTTTATGGATTCTCCAAACTTTGCTAAATTAACATCAATGCACTTTTATGGTTGGGGTAGAAGAAACTTTATAACTGGAACTGATGGTCAACCTATTATTCCACAAGGAAGTGATATTCAAGTTATCTATGATAAAGATGGTAACCCAAGATGTTATAGAGATAAGAAAGTTTCTCTTAAAACAGGAATCTACTATCTGAGAAATAAATCAGCAACTGATGCTGTTAAGTTTACAGTTCAAGAGGAACAAAAGAAATCAGTTGAAGAACAAATGGCTGAAATCAGTTGTTCACTTGACAACCCAGATGATTGTTTAGCTTGTGGATCATAGTATTCAAAAAATTATTAAAAAAAATAGGGAAAATTAAAAACTTTCCCTATTTTTGTGCTATAATTAATCCACCCTTGAAAAAACTGAAATTTTAAGGGTTGATATATACAATCAATCAGAAATATTTTTATAGTCTTATAAACTTTTAGAAAATTCTGAATATAAATAAACCGTTCTTTAAAATACAATTAAATTACTCCAGTAGTAAATTGAAGTGTTACTTCGCAGGATATGAAAAAACACACTTTGATGATTTCCTCTGGTCAATATAATTAAAAGCAAACATAGCGATAGTTTGAGATACTTCGATAAATATCAATTCAACTATACAGAAAAAGTGACAAGCGACAGCAAGTCTACTGTATTCAAATAAAACCGAAAGGAGATTTGAATTAAAGTGAAAAAGTCCGAAAAGCAACCCCCGTTAAGGTCTAAGGAATTCAGCTGATTTTCCTTTAAATAAAAAGCTGAGTGATATGGTCACTACAACTATAGGCAAAGTTTAGGAGAGAATTCTTTGTAACGCTTAGGCTAAATTTACTTGTTTGCAAATTATAAAAGACCAGATTAACATATGTTACTCTGGTCTTTTTTTTTGTAATTAAATTAAAATTAAAAATTAAAATATAGATTATGTCAAAATTTAACACAACTGCCCCAAAGGCAAAAACTTTAACTGAAAACCTAGCAGGTGGTCAGGCTTACAAACAATCTGATGAACTAGCATTAGTATCATTGTTATTAACTTCATTTGTTAATGATCAATTCTATAAAAATGCTCAAACAACTCTTGAAGATTTAAGAAAACTTTCTGAGAAAGTAAAAGATAAAGAGTTTGTTGCGAAAGCCGCTATTTTCGCTCGTGACCGTTTTGGTATGAGAAGTATCACTCATGCTCTTGCTGGTGAATTAACTTCACAATTGAATGGTGCTGAGTGGGGTAAGAACTTCTATGATAAAGTAGTTGTCCGTGTTGATGATATGACAGAAATCATGTCATACTACTTAGCATATAAAACATCTAAGAATAATCCAAAGTTTCCAAATTCTTTGAAGAAAGGATTTGCTAAGGCTTTTGATAAATTTGACTCTTATCAACTTGCTAAATACAAAGGTGATAATAAGGAAGTTAAACTTGTTGACGTTGTGAACATTGTTCATCCAGTTCCAAATGCTAGAAACAAGTCTGCCTTAGAACAACTTATTAAAGGTGAACTAAAAAGCACAGATACTTGGGAATCTAAGTTATCACAAGCTGGTCAATTAGCTGAGTCTGAAGAAGATTTAACTAAATTAAAGTCTGATGCTTGGTCTGAGTTAATCATTGGTAAAAAGATTGGTTACTTTGCTCTTCTTAGAAATCTAAGAAACATTATTAACCAAGCTCCTACTGCTATTCCAGCAGCATGTGAGTTATTAGTTGATGAAAGAATGATTAAGAGCTCTAGGGTTCTTCCATTTAGATTCACCACAGCTTATGATGAAATATCTAAGTTAGGTTCTTCTAAGGAAGTGCGTGATGTTTTAGTTGCTATCAATAAGGCTTTAGACATTTCAGTTTGTAATGTTCCAAAGTTTGATGGTGAAACATTAGTAGTTATGGATGTATCTGGATCAATGAGTGGTAAACCATCTGAAATAGCTTCATTATTTGGTGCTATTTTAGCTAAAGTTAATAACTCTGATGTTATGACTTTCTCTACTTCCGCTAACTATAAGCAATATAATCCAATGGATTCAGTATTGACTATTAGAGATGGATTTAGATATTCTGGTGGTGGAACAAACTTCCGTGCAATCTTTGAGAAGGCTAATAAGAAGTATGACAGAGTTATCATCTTGTCAGATATGCAAGGTTGGGTTGGTTATGAAACACCAACTCGTCAATTTGCTGAGTATAAGAAAAAGTTTGGAGCTAATCCATTTGTTTACTCTTGGGATCTGGCTGGTCTTGGTACTTTACAGTTCCCAGAACAAAATGTCTTTGCTTTAGCCGGTTTTTCTGATAAAGTATTCGACATCATGAAGATGATGGAGTTGGACAAGAAAGCTCTTTACAATGAGATTAAGGATATACAGTTGTAAAAAAAACCCACTCATTGAGTGGGTTTTTTTTATCCATTATCTTCTCTATAAGCATTTACAGAATCATTAATTTCTTGTCTATCTATTATAAATTTCTTAGTTTCTGTATCATATGAAGCTACTCCGTATAAGTCTTCGCTAATAAAAACTCCGATTAGAATATACCCTTCTTCATCATCAGTAGTATCCATATATTTATCAAAGTCTATCCCTTCTTTTCTATAGATATTTCTAAGTTTTTCTAGTCCTTCTAAGTATTCTTTATCTTTTGTTGAAATGTATTTATTATATATGTCTTTTAATTCTTTTGTATTTATCTCATCGCTTAAAAATGTTATAAAAAATTTATGATTGATACTTTCCTTTGTATTATCTACAGATTCTGGATGACCTACAGATAATGATGTAACTATATAAGTATTATCTTTTAATTCCAATCCTTTTGATTCCGCTCTACTAATCATTTCATCAATTGAGATATTAATTGTATTTAGATTATCAATAACTTTACTAAAATCATTTTTACCTGATTTTATATTATATTGAATCAAGCAGTTATATAACATTCTATATGTCTCATTATCATCAACTTCAGCGTTGACTGCTTTAAGTTTTGAATCAACTAAATATCTATATGTTCTAGCTGAAGCAAATTCTTTAACATCAAATAAACTATCATTGAATGTGTCTAATGAAATAGATTTAAATGTCAAGAAGTCTTGATAATCTTTAGATGTTCCAAAACTTTCATTTATAGAAAAGTCATTATATCTTTTTAATTTCATTTCTTAAAATTATTATTTAATATTATCATTTTAGTATGAGTAGAATGTTTAATAACAATTCCAAAATCTTCCATTACTTTTTCTTTAATAAAAGGAACTATAAAGTCTTCCTCGGATATTATCTTATAAGAAGAAGGTATTTTCTTTTTAACAGTTTCTAATGATACTGGTAAATAATTTTCATTTAATTCTCTTTCCCAGTTATCAATATATCTATACTTTAGTAAGAAATGAACAAATGTTCTATAATTATTATCTATTGAATCCCATCTATCTTCAAATGATTTTAAATAGTATGGATTAGCTAATTCTCTAACTTTTTTAACATCTTCTTCAAATGACTTTCTTTCACCTTTGTGTATTTCAACAGAAGGTATCATATCTCTAATAGTTATCCATTTGAATTGACCACCAAATACTTGTTGTTCCCAAAACTTTTTAATTACACTTGAATGTGAGTAAGAATAAACTTCGTGTATAACAGAACTTAAGTTAAGTAAAGGTCTTTTATATCTTGACAATTCAGAAACTACCTGGTTCCAATTACTTGTTAGTAAGGCATCTTCACCTAATATAGATTCTGCTTTTGAAAGCATTGTGTCATCTAAGTCATATCCAATTAACTTAACATCTGGTTTCATATTTTGAACAAGTGAAAGAAATGTTCCATTAGCGCATCCAAAATCTACAATAACATCAAAGTCTAATTTGTTTACAAAGAATAACTTGTCTTGCATTGACATTTTCATTCCCTCAATATATTCATCAAAGTCAGCGATTGGTTTATCACCTACTAATTCTTCAAGAAATAGTTGCCAATTTAGTATTTTCATAGAGTATATATTAAATTATTTCCAGATTTTTTCCAAATCTATCTTAGAATTTATATCTATGACTTTGCCATCTTTTTTAAGTGAGTATGTTTGTATAGGTTGAAACATCTTAACTATATCCTTTACTTTCTTTTTTTCTTCAGGTTCCATATCAAAGTTGAATATTTGAATAAGATTTTCTATCTCATTAAATGTTAATTTGTTTTTATCTCCTGAAAAGAAGGTAAAATTATAACTATAGTTATTAAATTTAGCAGCATCTGGTTTATTTGATTTACTAATTAAAAATTTAGTTAAACAGTTTTCTAATCCAATTGATGGTAAAGAATATCTATATCCATTGATTATAAATTCTTTATTCTTATTATCATAATGTCTCATTAACTCTTCAGTTATTATAAAGTAGTTAAAGTGTTTAGTATTAAATTCTATAACATCATTAATTCCTCTTTCATCATCAAAGTATTGTAATTTTATTGACTCACCTTTTGTGAATCTAACAATTTCAAAAAATAAGAAGATAATATCAATACTTTTGATATCATTGAATGTATAACCTTTTGATAGCTTAATATTTTTCTCAACAAGATGTTTTAATTTATTAATAACAACACCAACATTATCTTTAACATAATTGTGTTCATATTCTATAATATCTTCAACATCTGCTCTTTTGATGGAAATTTCAAAGTCATCTTTATAGAATAAACCTTGTGATGGTAATATCTTAGTATCTATCTTTTTTGTTAGGTTAAGAAGTCCTCTTAGTAAATCCATTAACATATTTAAATAATATTTTATTATTATATATTATTTCAATGAGGTTATGTTCATCTAATATATACATAATGATAATTAATGATGATTGTTTCAATTATATTACCACAATCCCTTCAAATTCAATTGATTTGGTGTTAGTAGATCCACCCTATCTTATATCTCGTTCATCTGGATTTACAAACTATTCTGATGATGCTAATGATGATATGAAGACTAAATATGGTCAATTATCTATTGATTTTGGTGATTGGGATAAATCAGAAATTGATTGGAATAAATTATTTTCAGAATATTATAGAGTCCTTAAAAAAGGAGGAACTGTTATTTTCTTTTATGATATATGGAAATCAAATGAGATTAAAGAAGCAGCTGAATTAAGTAAGTTTAAACAACCAAGAGTTTGTCAGTGGCAGAAAACAAATCCTGTTCCTGTTAATTCTAAACTTAATTACTTGTCCAATGCCATAGAGTATTTCTTTACATTTGTTAAGAGTGGTAAACCTACTTTTAACTCTGAGTATGATAATGGTGTTTATAGATATCCGATTTGTCATGGTAAAGAAAGATCTGAACATCCGACTCAAAAGCCTTTAAGTTTAATATCTGACTTAGTTAAGAAACACTCTAATCCTGGTGATGTTGTGTTGGATACATTTGCTGGATCTGGAACTACTGGACACGCTTGTATTTTAAATGATAGAAAGTACATATTGATAGAGAAAGAGGAAAAATATTTTGAAATAATAAAACATAGATTAAAAAATCTATCAACAAATAGTAATTTTAGTAATATATAAAAATAAAATATTAATTAATATGAGTATAATAGTAAAAAATTCACAACTTAATAATGAAACGGTTGAGGCTTTGAATATTTTAATTGATTTAGATATAAATGCAACAGCTGCTTTTAGATTAACAAGAATAATTAAAGAATTGTCATCTATTGTTGATGATAAATTAAAAATGGAGAAAAGGATTCTTGATAAATGGATTGAAAAAGATGAATTAGGTAACCCAGTTAGACCTAAAGATGAGACTGGTAATGTAGTTGAAGGAGCTGTTAATGTTACCAATGTTGAAGAATTTACTAAAGAAATGAAGTCTCTTATGGAAATTGAGAATGAAATTTCTTATGATAAAATTAAGTTTGAAGAATTAAATTTAACAACTGCTAAGGTTAAAGATTTAATGAAACTAGAATTCTTATTTGATTAACTATGCCATTTCCACATTATAACATATATCTCAGTTCTATTCTAAAAAGAAATAGAAGAAGGAAATTTATTGAAAAATTATTTTCTAAAAAGTCTGATAAGTAATTATCAGACTTTTTTATTTATACTATGATATTTTAATATATAGTATAAAATTATCAATTTTTAATGCCAAGTACTTATAGTATAAATGTTGGTTCATCCACAGAAGCTCATAGATTAGCAACAATTGAAGATGTTTTAAATTTACTTCCAGATAATTTAGAAAAATTAGTCAATCCTATTGATGTCAGAAGTGTTGTTTATTCTACTTGGGAAAACTCAGTATTTAAACAATTAACCGGTAGTGCTTCAATTGAATATATTGGTATTCATAGAAATGATATTTATAATAAAATTTATTTTGGTAAGAAACAATTATCAAGTAATGATATAATGAGTTCATCTCTTCTTAATAGTGATGTTGATACATTCTTTTATAACACAAAATCTGATTCTAATTTATCAAACCAATATACTAAAATAAGTATTTTATCTGGTACAAATTCTGGTTGGTATAATATAGCTCCTTATATGAGATCTTATATAGCAATCAGTCCTCCTAATCCTGTGTTAGCCCCAAGTATTATTGGGAGTTCTATTGCTGTTGGAAATACACCTCAAGGAATTGCGTTTAACCCTATTAGTAACACGATGTATGTATGTAATGCTTCATCGGCTACTATATCTGTTATAGATTGTGTTACAAATACAGTTATTTCTACAATAATTTTACCTGCGAGTTATCCTCAAAGAATAGCTTATTGTTCAGTAAATAATACAATGTATATCGGTAATGCTCCTCCATCTATTAATGGCAACAATGTATTTGTTATAGATTGTAATACAAATACACTTGTAGCTACTATAATAGGTTGTGGAGTAGCTTTGGCATATAATCCTGTTAATAATAAAATGTATTGTTGTAGAAATCTTACAGGGGTATCAGTAATTGATTGTAATACTAATACATTTACGAATATCGCAACTCCAAATTGTTCTAATATAGATTACAATTCTTTAAGTAATACTATGTATTTTACCACAGGAGCAAGTGGTAATGTTGTAGTTATAAATTGTGTCACAAATACTATTAGTTCTACTATATCAATAGGAGTTAACTCAACATCAATAGTATATAACTCATTAAATAACACAATGTATGTTAGTAATCCTGGATTGTCTAGTATAAAGATTATAAATTGTAATACCAATACTGTAACATCTACTATAACTACTTCGGGAAATGTATCTACCATGATTTACATTCCATTATTTAATTATATTTATTTTTCCAATTTTACATTGGATACTGTTGATATTATAGATTGTAATACTAATTTAGTAGTAAATTCTTTACCAATTTTTAGTGTTAGATATTTATCATATAATTACTTAACTAATATCATATATGTTACAAATCAAAATACTGCTAATGTCACATTAATTTCTGCTCCTCCTCCAGTGGGTTATAGTTTTTCACAAGTTATTCAGTATAGAATTACTAATCCATCATCTGGTAATGTTTATGTTACCACAGATTCTGGTAGAGTTTATATAAATGATATAGGTTTACCAACTATCAATGAGACAATCGGATCAGCATCAAACAATGCTATTTTAGAATATAGTAATGGTAATTTAAGTTGGACATTCAATAATTATACAGCAGCATCGATTGGTACACCTGGTCTTACTTTATCAATCTTGGGAAATCCAATTACAGTAAATGGATATAATATAGAATTAACAGATAGTAGACCAATTATTCAAGATTCATTTAATAGTATTCAAAGTGGACAAACATTTTCTAAAGCCACTTTGGTTGATGTGATAGAAAGAATGTTATATTCTTATATACCACCAATTGTTAGTTTATCTGTAAGTCCTTCTATTGGTGAGAAGGGTAATCCACCCACTATTACTGTTACATATACTATTACAAAGGAAACTGATCCTGTAATTAATTGTCAGTTTCCATCTGGAAATGTTATTGGATTTTCAAGTCCGGCTCCTATAAATGCTCCGGGAACTTCTATAGTGAGTGGTAATGTTACCGGAATAGCTCCTTTTGGGTTTACATCTTCATACATATTTCAGGTTACTGATTCTGGAGTTTCTAATGGTAATGTACCAACTACAGTTAGCACTTCAGCAACTTTTAATTTAGTTTATCCTTATTTCTGGGGTATTACTTCCTCAAATGCGGTAAATGCTTCTCAAATGAATTCCATACTTAGTGGTCTATCAAAATCAGTTAGTAGTAAGTCTAATAAAACTGCTATTTTTAATGGTGTTGGATATGTTTATTTTGCTTATCCAAGTAGTTATGGATATTTATCTCAAATTTTAGATGAGAATACTAATCCTGTTTCATTTACATATTCTATATATAGTGGACCAGGATTGACATCTCCAGGTTATTATTGGTCGAATGTTTCATACATAGTTTATAAAATTGGACCAACAACAGTCGGATTTCCAAATTCAGTTAGTTGGCAATTTGATTATTAAACTTTAAATAATTAATATATACAAAAAAGATAAAATTATTAATGCCAGCAACTTATAGTATAAATAATAATACAGCATATGAAGCGGTTAGATTAACCACAATAGGATCCGTACTTAATCTCCTACCTGATAATACAAATAAATTAATCTCACCAAGAGATACTAGAGATGCTATTTATTCATCATGGGAGGCATCTGTATTTAAACAATTAACCGGTAGCGCTTCCATTGAATATATTGGTATTGATAGAAATGGACTAAATAATAAAATTTTATTTGGTAAAAAACAATTAGCTGGATTAGATGTTCTTAATAGTACTTTATTAAATTATAATTTTAATGATACTGATATTTTCTTTTTTAATAACAAAAATGGTATTACACCAAGTAATACAAAAATATCTTTTTTAGCTGGTACAAATTCAATTTTATATCCATATGCTCCTTATATAAACTCATATCAAGGAACATCATCTTTGCATTTAGAAATTGTTAATCAAACAGGTGATATAACAATTGATAGTAGTATTGGTAGAGTTTCAATTAATAATGTAACTTTTCCTACAAAATTAGAAACCGCGTCGGCGTCAAATGGTCAAATATTAAAATACTATAATGGTAGATTAATTTGGGATAATAACACAATTAATCTTGCTTCAATTGGAAGTACCAACTCTGTTACTAATATTTATGGTAGTCCAGTTTTAGTGAACGGACACAGTTTAGAATTAACTGAGTCTTCTCCTATAATTGCAACATTTGGGAATATAGAACCAGGTCAAACATTTAGTAGTGCTCCTTTAACAGAAGTTGTTAGACAAATGTTATACCCACATTTAGGTCCTGATGTTAGTTTATTAATTAATGTTAGTCCTTATAATGAAACACCTAGTGGTTATACTACATCAGCAGTTGCTGAATTTGGAAATATATATGTTTCGGATATTGAATTAGCTTGGTCTATTACTAAAAAGTCAGATCCTGTTATATTTGCTGGATTGAGTAATTCTTATGTGGGTGGGTTTGCTCCTACTTTACCTATTAGTTATCCGGGATTAACATCTATTTCTGGTGTTTCTTTAGGATACACTCCTTCTACTTCAATGACTTATACTTTAAGTGTTTATGATAGTGGTGTTACTAATTATCCATTAGATAATATGGCAATTGCTACTGGATCAAGTACTGTTACTTACGCTACTGCCTCAGTTACCTTAGATTTGGTTTATCCATTCTTTTATGGCGTTTCCACTTATAGTGTTGTTTCTGGGACATCCAATTTTGTTAGATCTCAGTTAGATTTAATTATACCCACTCTTAATAAACTAATTGAAAAAGAATCTGATAAGTCTGTTCCACTAAGTGGTACAGGTTATATTTATTATTGTATACCAGAGACATATCAATCATTGGTTCAAGTAATTGATCAGAATGGATTTGATATCACTACATCATTTGAACAAATTTTAAGATATATTGGACCTAATGAATATAACCCACTTATAGAATCCCCTGATTCATATTGGGATAATATTGGATATGAAATTTGGAAACATGGACCAACTACTGTTGTTCCTAGTTTAACTGACTGGCAATTTAAATTAGCGGCTCCTACTACTACAACTACAACAACTACTGCTGCGCCAACTACAACAACTACAACAACTGCTGCACCAACAACTACAACAACAACGGTAGCTCCTACTACAACAACTACAACAACTGTGGCTCCGACTACAACTACAACTACAACTGCAGCACCTATACCTGATTTTGTATATGGTCAGTCTATTATGTATGATGTAGCTGGTGCGATTGATATAAGTTCACCCTTGAATATAATTGTGGCTAGTCCATCAACTGTAAAAGTTATATCTACACAAGGTCAGAGAACTCCAATTAATACAATTGGTACTGGATTATTCTTATTTACATATGTTCCGAATGATCCATTAGACTATGGTAATTATAATATCCAATTAGATTCAAATACATATACAAATGCTATGATTATTAATACTAATCTTACTCCACCTACTGCTCCTATGCCTAATTGTGCTATAGATACTGCAATTTGGGATAGTATAGATACTGTAAACTTTACAAGTTTGCAAATTTGGGATCCAACTTCTGTTGTAGTATATGATCCAAACTTTAACATAGTTAGTAGCACAGTTACTAGTTTATTACCAGCATCTATACAGTTTACTCCTACTATGTTAGGTACTTATAGTGTGGCTTTAGATTCATTTAATGTTCCTTTTTACTCGGATCCACTTAGACCTAATCCTTGTGTATATAGATTTGATATAGCTACTTATTCACCTGCTACAACAACTACTACAACAACTGCGGCACCGACTACAACTACAACAACGGCAGCTCCAACTACAACAACTACAACAACTGCTTATGTATGTCCATCTGGTGATTTTTATTCATATGTAAGTCCTACTAGCTCTAATTATATTACAATAGTTTCTGCTGGTAATATTCAATTAGTTGATGACAATTTACATTCTGGTAATATTACTGTTTTGGGCCCACCATCAAATACTAATCCTCTTACTAATGTTTATCCACTTCAATCGGGAACATTCTCATTTACATTTGATATCTTTGATCCTAATTTTTCTCAGTATGGACTATTCTGGATTGTAATTAGTGATGGTACTTATAGTTGTACTTATAAACAAATGCCTACTCCTCCACATAGTCCAGTAGATGCTGGTGTTTATATTCCGGATTCAGAGCCGGCTCCAATAACTTCAGGTAATGGCTCTTTAGAATGTGCTGTAAATGACTTAATTGCTGATACTGGTACTAAAAATATTGCTAGTCCAACTAACATTAATGTAGTTGATGTAAACTCAGTTATTTTCTGGGATGAGTCTTATAATGTAATAACTCCTATCACACCAATAGTTGTCGGTCATCTAAATGCTACATTTACAAGTTTAAATCCTTTATCAAATTATTACATTAGTGTGGATGGATGTTTATATAATGTTGTTAGTTCTGCATAAATAGTAAAATAAAAAAATGAATATATAGTAATATGGCAATAAATATAACAGATGGTTTTAATCTAAATTACGCAGCTCCAGTTGATTACAGAATGGTAGTTGCTGACTCTACTGCTAGAATAGCACTTACATATAAATATGATGGATTAAAAGTATTCCAATCTGATAATAGAAATACTTATATCTATAATTTATCCTCTACTAGTTGGGAAATTGAAAATTCTGATAAGATTACAGCATCGGGATCAACTAACTATATTCCTAAATTCACAGGAACTAATTCAACAACCGGAGCTTGGATACTTGGAAATTCACCTATCTCTGCTATTGGTGGTAATGTTGGTATTAGTACAAATAATCCAACAGGAGCGTATACCTATTTACAAATAGGAGGTACTAGTCTAACAGAAGATCCATATTGGTATTCTGGTCAATCTTTACCTTTAATAATTCATAAAGGTGGTGTTGCTGTAATTGGATATAATTGGTATTGGTCAGGTGTTGCTGATGCTTATTTTGATAGTGCTGTTGGATCATCAACAATATCATTTTTTGATAGTGCTATTGGATTTAGAACAAGACCTGGATCAGGATCTTTTGTTTATAGTATGTTTGTTTATCCAGGATATGTTGTCTTTTCAGATGCTCTAACTAGTGGTTCAACTAAATCTCCTATGATTAGATCTCAAGGATCTACTTCACATTCTACACAAACAACACCAGATTTTACTTGGTACAACAATGATCAAACTGGTATTTTTAGACCATCAGCTAATGTTATAGCTTTTACTAATGATGGTTCTGAGTCGGCTAGAATTACAGCAGATGGATCTGTTATTATTGGAACATCTACTGTTACTCCTACTCCTATTCATACACTTACTCTTTCTGAATTACTACTTGGTTATTCTAGTATGTTTCCATCTGTTACTCCAAAATTAAATATTCTTGTTGGTAATTCAATCTCAAATTATGAAGAGCTTATGGTTTTAAGAGGACTTAAAGGTTCTGTTAGTAATACATTAACAAGATTAGGTATTATTATGAAACTTTCTGATGAGTATGATGCTAATGAGTCTAGTAAAATGGGTGGTATGATTTTAGAATCAACACAAGGATACTCTAATTCACCATCATTGTATTTGACTACTGCTAATTCAAAAAGATTGGGTATAGATTATTATGGTAATGTCCTTATTGGAACAACAACTCCATTTTCATTAGGTACTGGTCAGGATTCTTTATTTACTCTTAATGGTACAGCCAGTGTTACTGCTGTATATCATGGCACTGGAACTAATAATTGGCCATCTATATCTTTTAAAAATGACCAAAGCACTGGTATTTATTGGGCATCTCCTTATACAATTGGTTTCTCTACTGCTGGCTCTCAAAGAATGACAATCAGTAATAATGTTGGTATTGGTTTATCAAGTCCTACTTATAAACTTACCGTAAATGGTGTAATACAAGGCAAATCTATTACTTCAAAAGTAGTTAGTGGGACTACATTAAATGTAGGTGGTAGTTTTTATAATGGTGATGTGCATTTATTATTTGGTCAAGTAAATGGGTCTAATAATTCATTTATACAATCTACTTCAGGTGATGTGACTTATAGTGGATCTAATATTGGTACAGCTTCTTACACATTGATGTTAAATCCAGGTGGTGGTGTAGTTCAATACTTGACTGGTAATCTTGTAGCTATATCAGATTCTCGTGAAAAGAGAGATATAAATTATACATTTAATTATGGCTTAGATGAAGTTAATTTATTAAAACCAGCCACATTCAAATATCTTAACTCTGATGAATCAGTTATGGGATTTGTTGCTCAAGATATTATGGATATAATTCCTGATTTAATTTCTAAATATAAGATATCAGAAGATGAGGATAGATTATCATTAAAGGAAACTTCAATTATGCCAATTTTAGTAAAGGCTATACAAGAGTTATCAGATAGAGTTAAATACTTAGAATCTAATAATTAATTATATCTTCTCAAACCACCAATTAAAGTAGATATAATTATCTCCAACTAAGTTGTAATAGTCAGGTCCATATTTTACTATGATTTTATCATTATGAGATCTGATTAACTCAATCTCAATTCCTTTTTCCATTTTTAGTTGTTTACCAGTTTCTGTTGAATAACAAACTACTTCATCATTTAAAAGTTTATACATTCCTGGCTCGGGTTTTAACCAAGCTTTAATAGTTTTAATTATTAAGCCTTTTGTTTTAATAATCCATTCTTTAGATTGATATAAGTCAAAATCTTTGAAAACTTCAGATTTGAACTCTGGATTATTCATAATATTTTTAATAACTCCCCAGTATTCTTCTTCTCCTATTATAAAACTAACATAAACATCATAATTAATATTATTAGATTTAGAAATTCTAATAACTTTCATGCTTTTTATATCTTGATCCTCAAGAGCTAATTTACTTCTTAGATTTCTATAAACATTTGTACCAGCAAGTTGATGTAAAATGTCATTAACTCTAGACATCGCTGCTCTAATACCATCTTGAAACTTGTCAAAGGCATTAAGTGATGACTTTGGATCATCAACATGTGTAGAAGCTTGAGCAGAATCTGGATTCATTCTTTGAAGGTTAAATTCCGTAAATTCTAAAATTAATTTATTCTTGCGTTTCATAATTAAATATATATATTAAAATCTATAACTATAAAATGAAAATTAGAAAATTTAATGAAGATGAAGAAGTAAATATTTCATCTGAAAGAGTTGATGAAATACTAAAAGAATTAAAACAATTCTCATCACAATTAGGTGAAAATTCAAAAATGATGGAATCTCTTATTAATGAGCTTTCTAATTATAAATCAGATACTACTAAAGGTAATGATCAAATAGATGATTCTATTGCATCATCACAATTTGTTAAATCAAATATTGATGATGCTATTGATAAAGTAGATAATGTGATAAATAACCTTATGGATTATAATGATAAAGGTAGAAAATATTTATACACAGAAAATAAGTAATTAATATGAGATTAAAAGAATCATTAAAAGATTTAATAGTAAATTCCGTTTTATATACAATTACTTTAATTAGAAGCCTTTTTGGTAAAATGGAAAAGAGTAACTCTAATATTACTTCTAAAATGGAGTTAATATTTGAGGATAATTTTCAATCATTTAATAAAGATGTTTGGAGAATTGGTCAACCTTGGGGTAAATTTCATCCAGGTTCTCCTTATCAATATTATGGAGATGAATCTGTTTTTATACAAAATGACTGTTTGGTATTAAATCAGATATATTCACCTAAACAATTAACTACTTGGGAAGATCCTAAAGTATATGATATACCTTACTCTGTTGGATTGATAACATCATATGAAAGTTATGGATATGGATTTTATGAATTTGAAGTAGAACTACCTTATGGTTCTGGATTATGGCCAGCAGTTTGGTTAAGTTGTGTTGATTCATGGCCTCCTGAAATAGATATTATAGAAGCTTACTCTGATAATAAAGCTAATTATAAGAATAACTTACAATCAAATTTTCATTTCAATATGGAAGACAAAAAGGAGTCTTCTGGTGCTAGAAATCATCCAGTTAATGTTCCATATGATAAATTGAAATTGGGTTGCTGGTGGACTAAGGATTTCATTAAAATCTACTATAATGGACATCTAGTTAGACAAATTACATCTGATTATATTTTAAAATGGTTTAGAGATAAGAAAATGTTAATTATATTAAACAATGCTATTAGACCAGAATATACTAAGGATATAGAATCTCAAATTTCAGAATTTAGGATTTATAGTGTAAAAGTATGGAAGTAATCATTGGAAGAAAATCAGATAGTTTGATTGAACAAGGTTATGTTTATGCTCCTTATATTCCAATTCAAACATCATCTGTTGTAAATGGATATGATTCTAAAAATACAAATAGAAAAAGAAAGATTAATAAGATATTTGGCTTAGGTTTAAATATTAAAGATGAATTCTTACCAAGTAAATCAATTACAAGTAGATACTCAACAAAGAATATAAATAGTAAATATTACGGAACTATAGAAATTAAAAACACCACTCAAATTTGAATGGTGTTTTTAATTTATTTCATATTTTAATTATCTAATATATCCTGTTTTTTCTTCACCAGTTTTAAAGTTATAACAAGTTATTGAATCATGACCTGGTACAACAATAACATCACCAAATACAAATGGATTCATTATATCATATTCAAAAATAGCAACTTCAATTTTACCGTCTTTTACAATAAGTACAAACTCTCTACCTTCTTCATCAAATCCTTCTTTTAATTCAGAACCATCTGGTAATTTACTCAAATTTCTTCCAATTTCTATTTCACCTTCTATTTCATCTGCTGTTAATGATCCTACTAATTTGAATCCTAAATCATCACCAGATTCCATGTCTTCGTTAAATTTTCTTAAGTGTTTCATATTATTTTATTTTTTTTAAGTATTGAATCTTTATTTCAAATCACTAAGACTCATAATCATTTTTTTAGCTTTTTCGGAAAGACCATTTAAATATTGGTCAACATCTTGAATACTATTCACATCAGGATATCCATTTAAATCCATTTGCAAATTATCAAATGTAAACTCACCACTTAAACCTCCTTTTTTTAATCCATGTGCAAGTCCTCTATAATAAGCTTGTTCTATTAAATCGGAAATGTTTTTAATAGTTCTTTCTTCAGCTCTTACGAAGTTAATATCTTCATTGAATTTCTTTAAGTGTTTCATAATTTATATTTTTTTTACTAGAAATAAGTTTGTTCAAAGTAAAGAACTTCAAATTTATTCTCATGATTTACTAACATTATCGCATTTAATAAGTCAGAATATTCAGCAACTGCATCATTTTGAATATTAACATATCCTTGAATAAAATTAAATGTAGCTGGATGAACATTAAGCGATGATTTTTGACCTTCTGAATATTTTCCAAAAAGACCATATTCCATTTCATAAGCTAAACCAACAATCTCAACTAAATTATTAAATGTTTTTGTAGTTGGAGCTTGTGGTATAACTGGAAGTAAGTTCCATTGTGTTAAATAATCTTGAAGACCTTTAGCATGTTCTAATTCTGAACTAGCTTCGGCTTCAAAGAAAGAAGCAGCTTTTTTATAGTTCATATTTTTACACCAGTTAGCAGCGTTTCTATAGAAATAGTGAGCAGTATATTCATCTCCAATTCTATCATTTAGCATTTTTTCAATTGCCTCTGGAAGTACATTAGGTTTAACTACACCACCTTCCATTTTTGTTTCTTCTTCTTGTTGAACTTGTGCCTGAGCTTGTGTTCCGAATTTTTTAATTTCCATGTGTTTGTATTTTATTTATTGTAAGTCAATTTATAAATTGTTCTATAAAGTAAAGCAACAACTTCATCAATTAAATTATGTAGATGTGTGTCTTCTTGTTTAATACAAGTTCTTTCTGTTTTAACAAACTCAACAACTTGTTTATAATATTCTAATTTATCAGTTGATTTAGTTTCCTTAGTATCAATTACATCATATTCTTCAATAAGACCGTACTGACCTTGATAAGTTTCAACTATTTCATCAATGTGTTCAATTACACCAGTGTAATAAGCTTCTAATGCTAAGTGAGCGGCGTGTGAACCCATATCGCCTTTAACAGTCCAGTGATAAACTTGAGCCATCTCTCTACTTTCTAATAATTTGGAGATAAACTTAGAAACTGATCCAGCTTCTTTACTTTCTTCTTTTTTATCTTCTGCTTTCTCTTCCGCTTTTTCTTCAGAACCTTCTGGTAGATTTGCTTTTGGCATACCCGCCATCATATCTTGATCCTCATTTAACTTTTTTAGTGGTGTTTTAAAATCTGAAAACTTTTTCATATTGTTTATTATTTTTAATAGAGTATATATTATTTATTTAAAATAAAAAATCCTCATAAGTATATATTAAAAACTTATGAGGATATATTTAATTAATGTAAAATATTACATTTTTATTCCATTTAACCACTTATTAACTTGTTTTTCCGCCATATCACATATTTGTTCTTTGGTGAATCCCATATGAGCCATTATATCGAATATCATTATTAAACAATCTGTGGATTCTAATAGAATATTATAGTTAATTCTACCTTCATCTTCTGTTGTTCTTTTATATCCTTTTAATTTAAGAATTTCTGCTGACAGTTCGCCATATTCTTCGCCTAATTTAAGACCTCTTTCAATTAAGCCATGTTTTTCATATTTAGAAGCGTTTATAACTAAGTCATAAACATAATCAATTAATGTTTCAGAGATTATTTCTTCTTCTACTGGTTTTGACTTTCTTTCAAACTCTTCTATTAAGATTGTTAAAATTGAAACTTTATTAGACTCTTCTTTAGATAATTCTACTCCGTGAATAGACTCTAAATACTTTTGAGCCTGTTGATAATCATACTGATTTGTTATTGGTTTTAGTTCCATAATTTGAAAATGTGAAAATTAAATTTAATATATACTATGTAAAAAATATAAGATTATATATGAAATATGTAAAAAAGTTTGAGTCATTTGTTTCTGAGAAGTTAGTTGCTACTCAACCAGCTCCTTCTAAACCAGAAGTTGCTCCTGATACAATTGAGAAGCCTGCAATGCCAGCTACTCCAACACCTATTAAAAGAGATAGAACATCTCCAGTTCCTGCTCCAGCAAAAATGGTAAAAGCAACTGCAATGGATGTTGCTGAAAGATTTATAGAACTTGTTAACAAATCAGGAGATGATATTAAAAAATATACAGAGATAAAATGAAAAGCTTTGAACAATTTTTAAAAGAGGAAATTTCTATTAAAGGAAATAAAGGTATACCTTCTGATAAAATTTCAGATATTGAAAGACAAGGTGCTGAAAAAATCAGAGGAGTTAACCCACAACAATTAATGGGTCAGATCATGGGATTTCTTAGACAATCTCAATCATTTACAAGAGGTAAAGAAAAAGAATTAGAAAAACTTGCAAAAGAAGTTATTGAAGATGCTTTTGGATTAGTTCTTGCTAATGTGGATTTAGACATAAATATGTTAAAAGATGGCAACAAAATTGCTGAATTCGCTAAGAAAGAAGATGAAGAGAAAAAAGAGGAAGAAGCTCAAGAAGAAGAGGAAGAAGAGGAAGAATCTCAAGAAGAACCTGAAAATGAAATTGACTTAGAAGCTCAACCATCAAGAGAAGAAATAAAATTAGCAGTAGATAAAAGAAAGATAATGAATAACATTATCCAAGGTGAAGCTAAAAACACAAAACATATTTTACACTCTGATAAATGTAAAGAAGGATTAGAAAGAATATATGGTGCTAAATGGAGAGAAATCTTTGATATTTGGGACAATATGTCTAAAATAGCTGATAAGTTAGATTGGATTATTCCTATTCAACATAAAGCTAATATGATGGAAAATGCTCCAGGTGGTATGGCTGGTTGTGTTAGTTGTAGATTTCCTAAAAAGAAAAAGAAAACAAAAGACGAAGAAAAAACAGCTGAAGATATTATTAAATCATTAGAAGATGGTGAAGATATGATGGATAAGCAAGAAGATATCAAAAAACTTTTAGGAGTAACTAAACCTACAATTAAAGCTAGAGGTATTGATTTCCCTATGTTATTACATGAAACTGTTAAAGGTATATATGAAATGATTGCTGATGTTGCAATGCCTAAGGGTAAGAAATTAGCAACAGAAGTTCACAGACAAACTTCTTCATTTGCTGATGAAGCTGAGGATTTCAGATATGGTCCTTACTTAGCACAAGATTTAACAGATTTTATTGCAAAGAACTCTAAAGTAGACAAATATCCAAATATTAAAGAATATGTATTCGGTAAATTAATTGATTCTAGTAGATGGTCTGATGAAGAATGTTTATTAAATCTTAAAAATGTATTTTTAGAAAGTCCTGAGGGTAGACAACTAATTGATAGCTTAATTGATGAGACTATTGAAGAATTAGATGAGTATAATAAACAAATGGCTGAATGGGAAGCTAAAAATAAAGATTATGAAGATTCTAAAAAGAATGAGCCAAGTATTGAAGAAGTTCCAGAGTGGTGGAAAGAAGAAGGTGATAAATCTGAAGAATCTGAAGAAGTAGATTATTCTAAAATGTCTCAAAGAGAAATTCAATCAATGATTGATGATGCTTTAGATTCCGGAGATTTTGAAGTAGTTAAAAAACTAAGTCAATATCTTAAAGAAGGAAAAGAAATCTATTTGAAAGAAATAGAAAGAATTAATGAAAGTCATAAATTTCATACAAGAATAAAATAAAAATATATGAAACTACATAAGTATAATCAATTTTTAGGTGAAAAGCCATTAAATGAAAATCTTGATAAGGCTAAAAAGTTCTTAAAAGATAGATTTATTATATCTACAGCTGTTAAGGATTTAGATTTATTAAAAGGTGAGCTAGCTGCTCAAATGGAACATGGTGAAAAAAGAACTTTAAGTTTAAAAGATTTTACACCAGAACAACAAGATGAACTTAGAAAAAAAATCAGAGAGATTAAACTTACTGATGAACAGATAAGAAATATTGAAAGAGAACCTGATTTTGTTAAATTAAGAGAATTATTAAAAGATAATTTAGGTTATTTATATAACTTCACTTATATGTATTTTGTAGAAATGGTTTCTTTTGATGAGATTAAATCTATGTATGATAGAGTTCTTAGTTATGGTCAATTACTAGACAAACTTCCTAAGAAATTTGATGCTAACTTTATTGATCCAAATGTTCCAAACAATGCTGAAAAGTTAGTTGATGGTTTAGATACATTAGAAGATTATAAAAAGATTAAAAAAGTAGTTGATAAATTAACTCCTGAACTTAAAAGAGATTATACAGCAGCTCCTGAAATGATTAAAGATGAATTTGCTCAAGTAGCAAGAGCATTTAATGATTTAGGTAAGAAAAGTGATGGTACTATTGATGAGGTTGAAAGAGAAAAGTTATGGAAAACTTTCTTTGGTGAAGTTAGAATTATTGATTCTGATCAAGTAATTCACGGTAAAGCTTATAAGAAAGGTGATAAAAGGTATTTTGGTCCACTTTTTAGATATAAAAATATTAGAGAGTTTATTAAAGCCGCTCAAAATCACTTAAAAGCATCTGATAATAAAGATACTATCGCTTTCTATGATAAGATTAATAAATGTAATGAAAAGTTTGGATATTTAGGCGCTGATGTTATGTTTGATGAAGAAGGTATATTAATAATTGAAGTTAAATCATTCCCAGCTAATGTATTCTTAAACGGTCACACAAGACACTGTATTAAAGATTACATGAGTCAGTGGGATAATTATGTAGGTAATCATAATAATAAACAATATTATATTTATAACTTTAATATTCCTCAATATAATAACTTATCTGTTATTGGTGTTACAATTGAACCAGCTCAAAGAATTAGAGCGGCTCACGCTAAAGATGATAGTAATGTAGCAGGAACAATTAAAAACATTCTAAAGAATTGGGAAAGTGAGTATAAAATAGATACTGATTTATTTACTAATGCTCTTAAATCAATGACTAAAGAAGAAATTGATAGAAGAGAAAGAGCTAAAGTAGCTGAAAGAGAAATTGTTAGAAAAGGATTAACAATTGAACAAATACTTAAATATGTAAAAGAAGACGGTGCTAATATTAATAAAGATAATGCTAAGGCACTTGAAAATGCAGTAGAAGAAGGTAATATAGAAAAAGTAAAGGTTTGCTTAGAATTGGGAGCTTCTCCTAACTTAAAACCTAAAGGACCAGATGCTATTATATCAAAAGCTAAAGGATTAGATATGATTAAATTATTAGTATCTCATGGTGCTGAATTAACTGGAGATGTATTCAATCAGGTTCTTAGTGATATGGAAGCTCTTGAATATTGCCTTAAAGCTGGATTGGATCCTAACTTTAGTGCATCACTTCCTTTTAGAAAAGTTTGTAAAGGTTCTTGGAAAAACAAAGATGAAATTGGAGAAGGTTATTTTGAACCATTTAAAATGTTACTTAAATTTGGTGCTAAATTAACTGATGATAGAGGTAGAAATATGATTATTAAATGGGCAGCTGAATATGGTAGGATAGATTTTATTAAGTATTTAGTAGAAAATGGTTTAGATAAATCATTTACTGACGGTGACTGGAAAGAAGCTATTACTTGGATTAATCACGCAAGAAAAATGCCAGAGGCTACTAAGAATGAGGTTGTTAAATATTTACAATCTAATATAAAAGAAAAATAATAAAAAACCCACTCTAAAGTGGGTTTTTTATTTGATATATACTTCATATATTTGTTAAATGAAAACAGGTTCAAGGGATATAAATGGTAATTGGGTTGATGAAACACCACAAGCCAAATTAAGAAATATGTTAGGCTCATTTTGGACTTTATCTGAAATTATAAATGATAATCCAGAAATTTTAACAGATAAAGAAGGGTTAGAATTGATAAAACAACTAGCTAAAACTTGTGAAGATCATAAAGATATAATTACAAATCTAATTAGCGAAACATGCAAGAAATAACTTGGGATATATACGGTAATCCTGTTCTTCTAGATATAGAAGAATAACTACTTTTTAAGTATTTGATGACTCTGAAGTAGTTTATTAAAATCAAAATAGTCCTTTTCTATTATAAATAGAAAATTATAACCATTCATCACACAATACTTTTCCTTCATTATATTTTTATCCAAATCAATATTATAAGTATAACTTGATTTTATTTCAATTATCAAATTTAGTTTTTCTATAAAAAAATCAGAATGATATGTGTGATTAGTGTTATTTGATTCTAAGATATATTCAATCGATGGTCCATTTGAAATTAAATCTATAATATTATTATTTTCACAATAATTCAAAAAATCTAACTCATATGAACCCTGTGTGAATAACTCATCATTATAGTATATTATTTTATAAGATGATAGTAATTGTTTTTTAAAAACATTACAATCTTTCATTGGGTTTGTGACACCGTAGTTTAATAAAAAAGAGTTCTTCTTTTTATTCTTAACCTCTTCTATTTTTGAAACATTATTTACTCCGTAGTTAATTAATAATCTATCAACCATTTTATTTTTTATTTCATCTGATTGACTTGGATGTTTAACTCCATATCTTCTAATCATTCCTTCGGTCATTAGTTCTCTAATCTTGAAAGGACTATCTACTCCATAATTTAAAAGTGTAGTTTTTGATTTTTTATCTTTTATTTCTTTAGATTTAGATGGATTATCTACTCCATAGTTCTTTAAGAAGGTCTTTATTTTTTTATCTTGAAAGTCCTTATTTAGTGATAAGTTATTATTTTTAAAATAAAATGATCTTTTTTTTAGTCCACAAGTCTTACAACTATAAATTCCATTTCTTTTTACATTTAAATTATATTTTGAATATCTAATTTCAGATTCACTATTACATAAATCACAAATAGCAATAATTTTTACTTGAGATGACTTTTTTAAATCAATCACTTTTATTTCAATCTCATCATTTGAAAAGTCATATCCTAAATTTGAATAGTTTTGTTTTAGACCAGATGTTACTTTAAATTTTATAAATTTATCCTTTATCATAAGGTATATATTAAAACCTACATATTCCTTTTGAGGATTTGATAGATAGTAAAACTATCATTAACATCCTCATATGGTTTGGGAACTGTTGAGATGCTTAAAATATCTGATTTTACTAACTTACAGTGTTTTGTCCAATAATCATCCCAGTTTTTATTTTCCACTATGGACATAAACATTTCGGTTTTGGTGAATTTTCCGCCAGAAATTCCTATTGCATTTCTCCAAATGAATTCCTGTCTCGGTTTCTTACCACCAACCTCTTTAATAATAGGTGGATAAGTTAATTTACAAGATTCTAATTTAAGCGTTGATGGCGAAAGAACTGTGATGTCCTCAGATACTTTATCAAATAACTTTTTTCTTAAAAGAGTTGAGAATGTAACTAAATCTATAATATCACCTGCAGTTGATGAAAATGAATAACCTTCAATTCCAATCTTTGTAGGTTTAGTAGGGTCAATATTATCTAAAATGTCTTTGATAATACCATCAGTTATTCTATCATAATCTTTTAACTTTATAAGTTCTCCCTCTGAATAATCTTCAAATTCTCTATATTCAATAAATCTATAAGTTACATATTGTTCAGCCATTTTGAACCATTTTTTGATTCCGGTTTTACCAAATGCTGATGATTCTCTACAATAGTTAAACATCTTGAAAGTATCACCAGAAGTGACAACAAGAGCGGTTGATATTAAAGATGGGTCTATAGCGACAATATTCATAGTCTATATAGTAAGATTCTACCCTTCTATCAACAAAGCGTTATTTTTATGATATGTGATTTTTAATATATAGATTATTATGAAGTATATTAAGAATTTTAATCAAATAAATGAATTAGTTAAAAATGTAACTCTTATCAATAGTTACTGTAAATCAATTTATTCAGAAATTTTGAAAATTAACAGTGATGTTAAGATGGATATAGAAGATGGTAGTATTAAGAGACGTGCGTCCTTTACCGGTCTTAAAGCTCAAGATTCTTCAAATCTTAAGAGGATTTTAAATAAATGGAAATCTTCTTTAGAAAAAGAAGATATTATTTTATCTTTTCGTGAGCCAACAGAAGAATGGATATCGGTCAACCAACTTGCCATTTACTTTAAAAATAAAATGACTATTAGAGTTCATCCAAATAGATGGATATTCCATTTTACAAAAGAATCAAAAAAGAATGATATTATAAAGAATGGATTAATACCACATGCTACTGGTGATCCTGGCTCTGCAACAAAAGGTGGAAACTGGGAGTATCCAAAATCCATATTTGCTATGAATAGTTATGGTAAATCATGGGGAGGTGGACGTGTAATATTCGCTATTAAAACTTCTGGATTAAAAAATAAATGGTGGTATGATTTAAATCTCTACGATTCTTCCTCCGGTACAGATGCTATTATGACATTTGAACCTATATCACCAGATAACATATATGAAATAAACCCAGAACAATACCGTAGAATTTGCTCATTACCAATGATGGGGTTCTCTGGTGAATCTCTTGATAGAAAGGTGATGGAAATTTTGGAAAAATAAATTATTAGTGTTTTTTATAATTAAATCTGTTTTGATTCTCAGGAACATGACCTATTTTGGATATTACTAATTCATAGTAAGCATCAGTTGATCCAAAGTCTGATGTATAAACTTCTAGCCCATATTGTTTTAATTGAGAACTAACATCTGATATTAATTCAAACACTTTTGGCTCAATATAATGAAGAACAGGCATATCGGATGGAAAATTAATTGTCTTATCATACAATTCAATTACAAAACAATTATCATCTTCTTCTATTAAAGATGATTGTAATGAGCTTTCAACCGACCAATCTAAGTTAGGAAATTCATCAGTAATATAATACATTATTTCTCCTAATTCAGCATATGTAATACCAAAGTCATTTTGAAGAGAGAATTTTTCTACTATAAACTGGTGAAATTTCTTTATCATAATGTATATATTATTTTGATATTCCATATATTTATAGTATATTTGTATAAATAAAACCACTATGACAGGACATAAATTAAATAACTCAGAAGCTCTTAAATTTATCTTTGCTGGTAAATCAATTGTTACTTTACTTAATTCAAAAACTGGTAATAGATTCACTTTTAAAATAAAAGCCGCTAAAAATTCTAATCTTTATTTTGTTAGTGTTTTAACTAATCCCGAAACCTACTCCTATATTGGAACTTGCACTGAAGGATTTTTTAGACACGGTAAGAAATCAGTGATTTCTAAAGAAGCTCAGTCTGTTAAAGTATTTGAATATGTTCTTAATAAATTAAAAATAAATAACCTACCCGACTTTGTTGAGGTTTGGCATGAAGGAAAGTGTGGAAAATGTGGTAGAACACTTACTGTTCCTTCAAGTATCATCACTGGAATCGGACCAGAATGTGCTAAATCCTTGTCTAAGGCAGATAAAAGAGACAACTTCCTTAAATTAATACTTTCATGATAAAATTTATATTCTTAACTATTCCTTTTATTTTTGTTATTTTTTTCTTCTTTCTTAAAAAGAGGAGAAAATCTATTTCTTTTGAGATTAGATATGGTCTTAAATGTTATTCTTGCATGGAGGATCTAACAGAAGATGGGGATTATTTTTTGGGGTCTCATTCTAAAGAAGAGATAAAGATATGTAAAGTTTGTAATAGAGAGGAAAAATTTAATACTTTACATGATAAGTTTAATGTTAATAGAGTAAAAAGATTTCTTCTTTCTAAAAAATCTGAAAAATTTCAAAATATTATTTTGATGTTATCAATTGTATTTATAGCTATAGATGCTACTTTAATTTACAGATATAATATTAGATGGTTTTGGATATTTAATAGTATAGCTAACCTAATATTCTGGTTAATTTTCTTTCTAAGATACTATGTTACTACAATAAAAAAACCCTCTAATTAAAGAGGGTTTTTAGGGCCGACCAATTTTGCCGACGATCCACCACCTTATTTTTCTAAACAAGGAAACTTATTTTTATCAATATAATTGACAACTCCTCTTATGAATAACTCTTTTATGACTGATTCACAAGTGTATGTTTTGTCATAATAAAACTCAATGTTTTGTTTGACATTCTCCATACCCACTTTATATAAATCATCGACTGAAAAGTTTTTAACATTTCTTTGTCTTAGTAGTTCTTGAATTAAATGTCTCATTGAATTTAACTTATTTTTTATTATTTTGATGCTTTTCCTTCAGCTGTTGAAGCCGCTCTATATGGAGTAATTAATTTCTTAATCTCACCTAAAGCCTTACGAGCATCTGCATCAGACTTCTTAGTTGTTTTGTTATGATTAGTATCAAATGATTCCCATAACTTTTTTAATTCTACATAAAGTTCTTGTTTGTTCATATTATTTATTTTATTTTTGTAACCCAATTAAGGGTTTGGTTTTACTAACTAAAGATATCATCCGCATCTGCTGAATCAACAAATCCATTTGAATCATCATCTTCATCATCACCCATTACTTCATTAAATTTCTTTTCAACTTCTTCAATCTCATCTAATGATTTAAATCTGAAATAATCATTTACAATTGGTGCCATTTTTTCTAAAACTGTTGGTGTAAATATCTCAGCAGAAAATAGTTGTTTAGTTGGAACTGATTTATTTAAGTGATTTACATACCATCTGTTACCACCAGGTACAAAAGTCATTTCTCCTGTTTTCTTATCAACATCCATTTTACCACAAGCAATTCCTATTTGATCAAAATACTCTGGTCTACAGAATGCGTCTAATCCAGTATATGGATTCATACCATGTGCAAAAGAGATATCAAATCTAATTTTCTTTGGTTTAGCCATACGGTTTTTTGATGTTTTGAAAAGAACTGAAATACCTGATTGACCTAAATCCATATCATCTTCTTCTCCTGTTTTTAGTTTAGATTTGCTCATAAATCCAATTACTGATGCTGAATACAATAAACCATTACCTCCCTTTAATTTCTCGGCTGGATAGAGATCTAAAGTTAAGTATGTATGGTTACAAACGATCATAGGTATTTCCAAATATCCTAAATCTGTATTAATAGATCTGAACATAGATCCTAAAGCTTTTGCTTTTGTCATATCTTGTTTAATATCACCTTTTAATAAATCTGCTTTTTCTTTATTTGATGCCATTTGACCAAGTGAGTCAAGTACAATCATTAGTTTAGGTATTTCGTATCCATCTAACTTTTGTTGTTTTAAATCATCAACTAGTTGTGTTAATAAAATATTAACATCTTCTACTTTATTAGATCTAATTAGTCTGAATTTTTCTAAAGATGGATCAATTCCAAATTTTGGTAAATCTTCTAAGTCAATTGCTTGTTCAGTATCAATATAAATAACTGAATATCCTGCTTTCTGTGCGTGTTTAGAAACAGAATAAGCGATAAATGATTTACCTGCTCCTGATTCTCCAGCGAATGCTGTTATTCTATTAGTAGCCACACCACCACCTAATAATTTACCAGATAAAGCAGCGTCTAATAAATAAACTCCTGTTGTGATGAATTTCTTTTCTTTAATTTCTTTTTCAATTTGAATAGGAATTGATTTTGCTATATTATCTAAAATCGAACCAATCTTACTGAATTCGAATTTTTTTACTTCTTTTGCTTCCTTTTTAGCCATTTTTAATTAATTATTTTTATACTTTATATATAAATTTTTCATTCCCCCTTTTAACATTTTTATTAAAATACCTAAATAAAAATCAAAAGGGGGAATATATTTTTAATATATACTATATGACTAAGCAAGAATTTCTATATAGAGCTAGAGAAAAACACGGATATAAATATCAATATCCCAATCTAAGTGATAAAATTTTATCAAATGATGATATAGATATAATTTATAATGATGTTTTGTATAAGCAAAAAGTAGTTAAACATATAACTTTGGGTAGATGTCCTGAAAAAAATACACCTAAAAAAACAACAGAGGATTTTATTAGAGAGGCTGAGGAAGTTTGGGGTAAAGGAAAATATGATTACTCATTAACAGAGTACAAGGGAGCTCTTAGAAATATTAAAGTTATATATGATGGTATAGTATTTAACCAAATAGCATCTACACACTTAAGATCTGCTCCTGAATTAAATATGAATAGAGATTGGTTTATTAAGAGGTCTCAAGATAAATGGGGAAAAGATAAATATGATTACTCTTTAGTTGAGTATAAACATTGTAAGTCAAAAGTTAAAATAATATATAATAAGACAGGAGAGGTATTTGAACAAACTCCACACTTACACTTATATAGAGCACCTGAAAATATTAAATTAGCTGTTAGAAAAACAACAGAACAATTTATAAAGGAATCAAATATAGTACATGATAATAAATATTTATATGATAAGACAGAGTATATTAAAAATCAAATAAAAGTTATTATAACTTGTCCTATACATGGTGACTTCTCTCAAATACCACTTTCTCATATACAAGGTAGTGGATGTCCAAATTGTAATGAATCTAAGGGTGAGAAAGAAATTGCAAAGTTTCTCAATAAGTATGATATAAATTATGATAGACAACATAAATTTTCAGATTGTAAAAATATATTTCAACTACCTTTTGACTTCTATATTCCTTCTATTCGTACTTGTATTGAGTTTGATGGTAAACAACATTATGAACCAATTGATTACTTTGGGGGAGTAAAAGCTTATGAGTCACTTAAACTAAATGATAAAATCAAATCTGACTATTGTGAAGATAATTATATTAGTTTAATTAGGATTAGATATGATCAGATTGATGATATTTGGAGAATACTTTGGGATAATCTAAAGGAACATATTAAATAATTTCCATATCTTCTATATTTCTTGTTACCCACATAGGAACAACAATTCTATCACCAGATTCTATAGTATTTACCTTATGTAAACACCTTTCATCACTTGTAAATATAACAATAGAACCTTTTTTTGGAATACTAACATAGTTATCTATAACTGTTTCACCACCTTTGTAATTATCATTTATGTATGTTACTGATGAATAATGTCTATTATTAAATTCACTTTGTTCATACCCATTATCTTTATGTAGTTCCATTCTTTTACCACATCTCCATAAAACAATATCTGTGAGAACTGGAAATAATACTTCATTATATAAAGATGATGATATATCAGTAACTTTTCTTCTATGGTTGTCTAGAATTTCCTTTACTACTTTATCTTCAACTTTTTTTATTGAAATTCTATCACCATCAAACCATGGTAGAGTATCTATGTTATAAGAGTCCTTTTTGCACTTATCTATCATAAAATTTGATAATATATCACATTCTTGTTCAGTTATAAAGTTATCAAATCTGTGTATTAAAGGATTGTTTGTTTCTACTTTAAACATTATTTCTTTTTTTCGTGTCTTTCTTTAGCTTCTTCTACTTTTCTTTTCATCTTATCTTTATAAGATTCTTCTTTTTCAACACCAAGTTCTTTAGCCTTTTTGTCATATTCTTTTTGAAGTTCTTTGATTCTTTTAGCTAATTCTTCAAGTTCTTTTTTACTATTAGCATCAACTGACTCATTGAATTCTTCTTCTTTAACATCTAAGTCAAAATAGTTTTTTAGAACTTTAATAGTGTCTACATCATTTGCCATATACCATAATTCTGGTGGAAGTAAAGAAACTTTTTGATCAGCTATTAACTCACCTAATTCAGCTTCATTTGAAAATAATTCAGCTTCAGTTTCATTAATATCTAATTTAGCAGATCCATTTGTTTGAGGTCCGGGAACTTGTTTATTTTCATTTACAAACTGATTGTATTTCTTTATCATAATTCTAATTTATTTTGTGGCTTTATTTTATAGTATAAAATAACAGCTAATATTAAGATGTTAGTTGCGTAATTTAGAAGTAATGGTAGGTCTAATTTATCATAAACATAAGCTAGTGCGAATATTTCACCAAATGCCCAAAGAAGAACAAATCCCCAAGATATACCATCAGAGTGTTTATCTTTATAAGATTGCCAAGCTTGTGGAATACCACAGATTGCTAAACAGATTGATCCTAACCAACCCATTATTTCAAATATAGTCATATTTTTAGCCATACTTGCTATACCAGCTTCAGTTAGTTCATCTTCAACTTTTTGTTCAGGAACATTATATCCATATTCTGATTCAATATGAGAAGCCAATTTACCGTATAATTCAATAAATTTAGCAGAATCTTTACTATTAATATTAGATTTAATTTCATCTAATATTTCTGATAATTTCTCATCTTTAGATTTCTCTTTTCTAATTGTAGATATTTCTTCAATTTGATTTTTATAAACTTCTACACCATCTTTTTCAGTTTGAACTGACATAGAGGTTGGTGTTGTAGTTTGAGACATTGCTGGTGAAGTTGCGAGAGCACCCATTAGTCCGGCTGCTGCGATTCCTCTTCTGAAATCTATTTCTTCATTAATGAAGGTTTCATATGTTTTTAATTTCTTCATAGTTTATATATTAAAATTTGTGTGGGAAAATATGTCTCCATTCATGTCCTTGTGGGACATCTTTAGCTTTAACGCCGAATATCTTTTTTTCTGGACAAGTGTCTTTACCATCCATTAAGAAGTTATTATTACAAGCCCAAACTTCAGCAGTTCTATTTAGAATTTGACCAACTGAGAAAGGGAATCTCATTCCTGTTTCATTTTCAATATTGGTAATTCTACCGTCAGGATTCTTTTTAACAGTAATTATTAATCTTGGATTTCTTTTATTAGTGAATACTACTTCTCTTTCATATATAGATTCTTTAATTGGTTCATCACCTATTAAATCAGCCGCTTTATTCATATTAATTTTAATATTTTCAATTCTTTTAGCTTCTTTATCATTTTCATATACTGATTTAACTAACTCAGATAATTCTTTAAGTATTTTGGCACTAGCTTTACAATTTTCAGGATCACCCTCACAAATTACTTCTAATTTATAAAACTCTCCACTGTTATACTTACATAGGTTTTTACTTAGTAAAAAATCCTGTGATCTGGTGTCAAATCCATTTGGTTTAGTAACACACCATATTCTTATAGGAGTGTCATCAAAATCAACTTTAAATTTATCTATTTGATGACTATTATTTCCATATATAGCATATCCGTCATCATTTCTTGTAGTAGATTTTTCTATCTTATAAGGTGAGATACCTTTTACTTTTTTTAAACGAGCTATATACTCTAAGGCAATTTTATCATCTTCAGTTAATTTCTTAGAAAGGAAGTCAAAAAGACCTTCTTCTAATAAATCAGCAGCTGGGTTTATTTCAGTTTGAATTCTTTCAATTCTTTTTCTTTCTTTATCCTCTTTATAGATTTTGTCTATTAGATGAAATAGTTTTATGCGATAAGATTCTTTAGATCTAATTCTTTCACACAAACCAGTGTCATTTCCAATAAATAATTTCCATTTATTTACACATTTTTCTTCTTTTACAAACTCGCCAGTTATGGTGTTTACTAAGTTATGTCTATCATTTGATATAAGCAAATCAACATCATCAAATCTAACAACATATATTACACTGTAATATTCTGATTTAACTCTATTTTCAGTAGTATCTGCGGCATTTTGCATCCAAGCAGGTAACCTCATATCTTCACTCATTATATCATGAATTTCATATGGATTTTTATCTTTAACTTTTTCAAGACGATGTGTCATATCCAATGTGATTTTATCATCATTGGTATCTTTCTTAAAATAATCTAAGAAACCTTCATCATATCTTTTTAAGTGTTTCATTAAACTATATATTATTTTTAGAAACAAGAAAGATATCTTTCACCTCTATCACATAATATAGTTATGATATTTCCTTCCATTTCTGGATATTTTTCTAACAATCTTTCTGATGCTAAGATATTAGCACCTGAGCTAATTCCTACAAATAAACCTTGTTCTTTAGCTAATCTTATAGCTCTTTCTTTAGCATCCTCAGTTGAGATAACCATAATATCATCAACTTCTTTTAGATCAACTAAGAATTTAGAACCATCACCAATCCCTTGAATACCATGAAGTCCTGGTTGACCACCTGACATAACTGGCGATTCCGCTGGTTCAACTGCTACAACTTTCATTTCGTGATTATACATCTTTAAAACACGAGAAGTGCCCATAAGAGTTCCTCCAGTTCCTGTTCCATCTACAAAAGCCGCAATTCTTCCTTTACTTTGGTGTAAGATTTCAACACCTGTTCCTTTTTCATGAGCTTCTATGTTTAGTGGGTTATGAAATTGATTAGGGTTAAAGTATCCATTTTCATAAGCCATTTTATCTCTTAAAGCAATAGCATCATCAAATTTACCATCTGGTACTTCAATTAGTTCAGCACCATAAAGTCTTAACATTTGTTTTCTTTCTTCGCTCATATTAGAAGGCATAATGATTATACATTTATATCCTCTTTCAGCTGCTATGAAAGCAAATGCGATTCCAGAGTTTCCAGATGTTGCTTCAATAATTGTATCACCTTTTTTAATAAGGTTATTCTTTTCAGCGTCATTTATTATATAAGATGCCATTCTGTCCTTTATTGAACCACTTGGGTTTTGACCTTCAAACTTTGCGAATATTCTTTCAGAGATTTTTATAAGTGGTGTTTGACCAACTACAGAGGATAATTTTTCCATTAATATGTTTATTTTTATGTTTTATATATCTAAATTATCATAGTTTAATCAAAAAAAATTCCATGAGTAAAAGTTAAAAGGGAAAGTCCTTTTTATAATATATAACTTATGAAATGGACAGACGAAGAAATTGAAATTTTAAAAAACAACTATGAACAAGGTGCTAATTATCTGACTTCTTTATTAGAAAGAGATAGATCTTCTATACAACATAAATTAAATAGATTGAGACTCTTTGTATCTAAAGAAACAAAGTCAAAGATATCAAAAGTGAATTCATCTAAAAGAAAATTTGATGATTCATTTTATTCAGTTTGTGATATAACAAAAAATATTAATGAATACTCAGCTTATATTTTAGGATTCCTATGGACTGATGGATTTCTTCTGAAAAATAGAAAAACTACAGGTATTACAATTATTAAAGATGATATGATTGAGATAAATTGGATATTTAACAAGTTTGGAACTTGGTATTCTCAAGATAGAGTTAGAAAGAATAAAAGAGAGTCTAGTACCTTAACCGCATATAATCCATATCTATTAGATAGTTTAATTTCATATGACTTTGATAAAAAATCATATATATCTCCTGAAAAGTTATTTAGTTTAATACCACAAAAGTATTTAAAATATCTAATTAGAGGTATAATAGATGGTGATGGTTGCTTCTATCTGAATACAAAGAGATATACCTATCAATTAACTATTGCTTCTACATATGAACAGGATTGGTCATTTTATATAGACTTTTTTAATAAATTAGGATTTGAATTTAAAATACAAAAGAGAATAAATAAAAAAAGTAAATCTTCTATAATAAGATTATGTCAACGCCAAAAGATATCTGATCTTTCTAAGTGGTTATATGATGGGTATGAGTTTGATAAAATTGGACTCTCAAGAAAATACAACAAATCTATTTTATTTGATAAATAATATCCTTATATTTGTAATATGAATATATGGTTTACATCAGACACACATTTTGGACACACTAACATTGCTGGTCCTAAAATTTCTAATTGGTCTTCAGGATACAGAAACTTTAACTCTGTACATGAAATGAATATGACACTTGTTGATGGTATCAACAAATATGTTAAAGAAGATGATATACTTTATCATCTTGGTGATTGGAGCTTTGGAGGATCTCAAAATATATTTCAATTCAGAAATTATCTTATATGTAAGAATATACACTTGATTTTAGGCAACCATGATCAACATATAGTTGATAAAGAGATAAACTATCATGATACATCATTTAATCCAGTTGAACTTTTCTCATCTGTTCAAGATGTTCTAACTTTAGATATTGGTAAAACAAAACTATTTTTATCACATTATTCACATAGAGTTTGGTTGGGTAGTCATAAGGGTGTTATACATCTTTATGGCCACTCACACGGATCTATTCCCGATTATGGAAAATCTATGGATGTTGGTGTTGATGTTGCTTTTAAGAAGTTTGGAGAATATAGACCTTTTAATATTGGCGACATCACTAATATTATGTCAAAGAGAAGTATAGAGAAAATTGATCACCACGGAGATATGTAGTATGAGAAAATTAGAATCTGAATTATCCTATTATAAAGTTTTAATTAATTCTCAGTATGGTACAAATACCAGTACAACAATGTTAGATAAAGCCTATCAACTAAGAAGAAAAATTATCACTGTAAAAAATAGAAAAAATAAAATTAAAAAGATATTTAATATATGATAGATAGATGGGATTGTCAAAGAGTTGTTTGTATAAAAGAATATAAAACTCTTAAAATAGGTAGTCATTATGATATTAAGGGTAGAGGTAATTTAGAATTTAATGCTGATAAAGAAGTTGGTGATAAAAGAGGATATGGATATTGTGTAGAAGATGGTCTCTATGGTTCCTACTCTGGTAAAAAAGATTGGTGGAAATTACCATATGCTGAGAAAGTTAAGTGGTATTATTTTACTGAGGAAGAAATGTCTGAATATTTTATAACAGAAGAAGAAGATTATAAAGTATATTTAAGAGACGAAAAACTAAAACAATTGCTTAATTAACATGAAAGATATAAAAGGATTTTGTAAATTATTTGATTTAAGTATTCCCGAACATGATGAGTTTGATTATTATATCAATCAATTTGTTCGGTTAGAAAAGTTTAAACATATTAAAGATATGATTCCTCTCTATGAGAAAGCTGAAGAGGAATTTGGTGATATTTTTGCCTTAAAAATTGAAAAGTCTAATCAGATTGTTCAATTTTTACAATCAACTCGTGCCTTAAATGAGTTAAATGATGATAATTTAATACCTGATCTTCCTACTACAAAGAGCTTTCAATATTCAGAAGATAAAAAATATATCTCTATTGATATGAGAATGGCTAATTGGCAAGTTCTTAAAAAGTATGATCCTCACTTTGAGAATGAGTTAGGAGATAGTTATATTGAACTACTTAAAAAGTTTGATGTACCTGAGGTATTTTGGAATTCTAAGCAATTTAGACAATATATCTTTGGTAATATTAATCCTAAGCGACAAGGAAAAGCTCAAAGAGTAATGATTCAAGAAATACTTGATAAGTATAGTCATTTGAATTTAGAAGTAGCTTGTATTAAGAATGATGAGGTTATTTACTCATTTGACTCATTTGATGATATTATTCAAATTATAAATGAAATAGATAGTAAAAGGTTTAAGATTAAACTTTTCACAGTAAAAAGAGTACAAGATTTTCGAATTAATTCTTATATGGATGAAAGTGGAAACTTTCTATATAAAGAAATGATTGGATGTAACGGAAATTCATTCTTCTTATTACTTAAACAGTATATTTTTAATGAACCTTTAGACATAAGAGACCTTTATTTTAGGATGGATGGTAATTTAGCCATTTGGAAAGTAGATGGTCTAAAATTAGAACTAAAATGATAGATATTTTTGATAAGAAACCGATTGATTTGGCAAATATTATTTGTCACTCTGGTGGTGCTGAAGGCTCAGATACTGCTTGGGAGAAAATTGGTGAAAAGTTTGGTGTTAAAACAAAAGCTTACTCATATAAAACTAAGGTACATACTTCACCAAACAAAGTAGAAATATCTGATGAAGATTATAAAGAAGGTATTTCTGAAGTCAATAAGGCAAATAAGTTTTTGAATAGATATGGAATCCATAAATATATGAATCTCTTAGCACGTAACTGGGCACAAGTTAAATATTCTAAACAAATATTTGCAATAGGAACTATTATTAAACCAGGTGAGAAGAATTCAAAGGGTTACTACAATAAAGGTAAGTATGATATAATTGATGGTGGTACTGGATACGCTGTTCAAATGGGTATTAATAATGAAAGAGAAGTTTTTGTTTTTGATCAAGTAAGAGATAAATGGTTTAGATGGTCTTATTCTACTCTAAAATTTGTAGAGATTAAAGATATTCCTACTATAACTAATAATGATTTTGCCGGTATAGGAACAAGAGAATTAGAACCAAACGGGTTGAAGGCAATTCGTGATGTATATGATAAATCCATAAAAAATAAATAATATAATGACAAAGATGATTTTAACATCAGAAGGTAAAAAGAAGCTATTAGAAGAACTACACTTTTTATCAACAACAGAAAAAACAAGAATGATAAATGAACTTGCTGATGCTAGAGATAGAGGTGGTGTTTCTGAAAACTCAGAGTATGAAATTGCTAAAGATGAATATCAAAAACTACAAGTTAAAATAGTTAATTTAGAGGAAAAAATTGCCAATTCGGTTTTGATTAGCACTGCCGGTATTGATACTGAACAAGTTTCTGTTTTATCAACTGTAAAAGTTCTTAATAAGAAAACTAATACCGAAGTTAAATTCACAATAGTTACTGAAACAGAGATTGATATTAAAGCTGGTAAAATATCCTTAAATAGTCCTATTGCGGTTGGACTGTTAGGAAAAAAAGTAGGTGAAACTGCAAAAGTTGTTATCCCTGCTGGAACACTTGAGTTTGAAATTTTAGAAATAACTGCGTAATATGAAGATAAGTTTTGATTTTGACGGAACACTAGATGATGAGTTTGATGGTGGATATAACATCTCAAAGGAAGAGATTCAATCACTTGCTAAAAAATATGTTGATGAAGGAAATGATGTTTGTATCATAACTAAAAGATATGACTCTAATAATAGACATATGGGTAAAGGAAATGAACACATTATTGTTTATGACTTAGCCAAAGAATTAGGAATTACTAAAATTTATTTCACTAACAGAGAAATGAAGTTCTCACATATTCTAAATTTAGGAATTGAAATGCACTTTGAAAACTCTGAATATGAGGTTAGTTTGATAAATCTAGCTTGTAAACAGAAGGATCATAACTGTATAGTTGTTCACGTGGAAAACCCAAATTGGAGAGAATCTTTATGAAGATAATTAAAGCAAAATATTCTAAGGTAGATGTTACTGATATTATAAAACAAAAAGTTGTAAATGATAGACTTGTTATTAAAGTAGATAACAACATCTGTGGTGATCCTGAAGTTGGAGTTGTTAAGTCACTAACTATTGATTATGAATTAGAAGGTAAGTTGCTAACAAAATCATGTTTGGAAAACTCTATTTTGTCAATTCCTGATTCTAAATATGACAGACTTGGTATATTTTATTCTAATAATAACAATCCTGCAACTTATAAAACAATTAATGATTCTTTAGAGTCTATTAAAATTGCTAGTGAGGGAAAAGCTGATATTTTAACCTGTGTTTGGAATTCAATTCCAACAAATCCATTTATTCAAATAATTGCACAGACTAAAACATCATCACATCTAAATCAAGTTTTACAGATACTACAATTACTATATACCGCTAGAAATATCAATCAGTATAAATATGTTTCCTTTTTAGAACATGATTGTTTATATCCTGTTGGTGTATTTGATTACCCTGACTTTGAAGAAGGATTAATATGTAATATGAATTATATCGGAGTTTGTAAAGGTGGTTGGCAAAAAAGAAATCAAGATGATAAACCTCTATCTCAAATTACTATGAAGTTTGATGATGCTATTAAACACTTTGAATCTATTTTACCCAATGCTATTTTAACAAACTCTGGATTAGTTGAACCTCAATTAAAAATCAAAGAATGGAGAAGTGAGAATTCATCGGTTCATGTTAATCACGGTCATCATTTTACATCACATTTTAGTATTTATAGTAAGAATAATTTAATTGAAGAACACTCTTATTGGGGAAGTTGGAGAAAATATTTATAAATAGTATCTTTGAATAATAATATATAATGTATGATTAAATTCAGTCATATGATAAATGAAAGTGAAAGTTATAAATTTAAATTAGGTTTAGATTTACATGGTGTTATTGATTCAATGCCTAAAGAATTTGCATTTCTAACAAATGCTATTGTTTCTGCTGGTGGTGAAGTACACATATTAACAGGTGGTTCTTGGACACCTGAATTGGAAAACCAAGTAAAATCATATGGTATAAAATGGACTCACAGTTTTTCAGTTTATGACCATTTGATAAAAACTGCTAAAACTGTTGGTGAAATACAATTCCCGGATGGTACTATTCAAAAGAAATTTGAGAATGGTGTTTGGGATCATGTAAAAGCTGATTATTGTAGAGAGAACGGTATATCATTGCATATAGATGATACACTAATTTACAATGATTTCTTTACTACACCATTTGCTAGATTATGGACTCATACTAATACACCAAAGGGGTCACATAAAGATGTAAGACATTTAGATTAATATGATTAGTAGATGGTTTGATTTTGATCCGTTTGAAAGTAAGATGAAGAAGTCTGCGGGAGTTATTATTATATTAAATGGACAAAAGGTTCTACTTTGTCATCCAACTAACTCAAGATGGTTTGGTACTTACTCATTTCCTAAAGGTGGACTAAATAAAGGAGAAACAGAAATAGATGCTGCTATTAGAGAATTAAGAGAAGAATCATCAATTGTTATTGATAAATCTAAAATTACAAATCCAAATAGTCCTATTATTGTTGATTATGTCAATAAAAAAGGTGAAAAAAAGTATAAACAACTTTATTTATATACAGTTTATATAAATGATATTTCTGAAATTGGATTAGATTCTGAAATAATTCCAAAAGAAAAACTACAACTATCCGAGATTGATTGGTGTGGATTTTTACCTAAACAAGAAGCCAAACATAGAATTTTCTATAGAGTTGTTCATCTGTTAGATATGATAAACTAAATACTATTTTATAGTATAATAAATAAAAATATTATTATGCTTGATAAAATTGAATTAGATTTAAATAATCCTATATTTGTCGCTTATGTTGATGTTAAAAATATGAGTAGACAATCGGCAGAAGAATATCTTATCAGAACTAAAGAAAATTTTGAAATTTACAAAAATATCACCGTTTGGACAATTGCTTCTGATCAAACTAAAATTGAATGTGTTTATGATGGTAAGTCCAAAATTAGAGAAAAAGAATTAAATGACTTAATAAAAGAAATAAATACAAGAATAGATATAATGTCTCAATCACATTCTTTTGAAGATTTTAAGATAAATATCAGAGATTGGAGAATAAATAATATTATAGATGGCGATAACCAAAAATAAAACCGAATTAATTGATAGAACCATATCATTAGAATCCGCTATTGAAGAATACTTTAGTGAAGGATATGATGATTACTATTATGATGATTTTTACTATGGTTGTTGTTGCTCAGCCTGTAATGGTTATTATACTGATGATTTTGAATATTTAGAAGATGAGAAGTGTAATCTAATTTATTTATTTATTTAGAAGAGGTATATTAATGTCTTTTGGCAAAAAACCTCAGATTGGTAGAATGATTGATATGAAAACGGTTTATTCAAAGGATATAATGAGACAAAAAAATATAGATATAGTATTAGGTTTGTCAAAAGAGTTTCAAAAAATAACAATAGGTGATTTATATGAAGAATATAGAAATATTCAGGGGAAGTTGGACAGTTGATTATGTTAGAAACAACCCTGATAAAATATTTGTTTATAGTGATAATACATTTAAACAAGGTAAAGTAGGTCAATCTATAATCCGTGATTTACCAAATACTGTTGGTCTTAGAATCAAAAAAGGACCAAACACTAAATCGGCCGCTTTTTATACAGACACTGAATTTATACAAAATAGAAAATATATCTTTGAGGATATATTAAAGATTAAAAATTATTTGATGTTAGGTAAAACAATAGTTTTATCAGAACAAGGGTATGGTAAATTAGATGGGTTAGAAACTAAATGTCCAATAACTTACAAATATATTTGTAGATGTTTGAAAGACCACTTTCAATATGATAATGAAACTGGTAGAACTTGGATGAGAATTCCATCACATTCTGAGATAATGAATGCAAAAGAGTTTATAATTGAAACTCTGACATATCAAAAAAACTCAAAAATATTATTAGAAATAGGAATCAATAAAATATTTGATTCTATAAAAGAAAGAAAAAAGATAGCTGTTTCACATGAAGAGATATTTAATAATGGTGATATAGTAAAATTTATTTCTAAATGGGGAAATGAATGTATTATTTGTAAAGTAGTAACTGAGTCATATCCAGTTATCTCTATTCCAAAAGAATATTGGTCATCTTTTGAAGGAATTCCTTATAACTTTTCATATGAAGATGCTAAAACCCAATATCAATTTCAATTTCAATATATTTGCACTGTAGATATTGCTGGAACTATGACATTTAGTGAAGAATTATTCACTGATCCTGATCCATCAAAAGCTCCTAAAAGAGAAGAACCTAAGAAAGAAAAACCAAAGGAAAAAGAAAAAATTAAAAAGGAAAATAAAGAAATTGAAAACCAAGTAGCTGCTTCTGATGTTGTATTTTTATTTAATAAATTACAATCAAAAATTGATACATTAATAGAACAAAAAAATTCTATTACAATTGATAGTGATGTTTATGATAAGTTAAAAGAACATCTAAAAGATAAGAATATCAGTATAAAAGACTACATAGAAAATCTAATAAAAACTTCTTTAAGTTAGAAAAATTCCTTATATTTGTATAAATAATGGTCCGGTGGCCGAGTGTTAGGCGGAGGCTCGCAAAGCCTCATACGGTAGCTCACAACTATCCCGGACCTCTAAATAATATTTATGGGTAAGAAATTTAATAAGATAGAAAATTGGGCAAAATCTCATGGTTATACTGTAAGATTTTCAATACGTGATGAAGTCAATTATACCGACAAGGAAATAACTCTCCGTAATCACAAGAATAAAGATAAAATGATGTATTCACTTTTGCATGAGTGTGGACATATAATAGTATCTGATAAAAAATCCTATAACAAAAACTATAAAATCCTTAATAAAGGATATGTAGATGGTAGACACACTAAAGGTCTTCTTTATAAGTATAAACAATTAAGAGAGGAGATACAAGCTTGTGAAAGTGGATTTAAGCTTTCTAAGAAACTTGGAATAAAAATAAACAAAGAAGACTATGATAAATATGCTTCTGTTTGTTTTAATACTTACACTAAATAAAAATGGATAGATGGTATAGATTAACTCCAGATGAGTTAAAAAAGGAATTTAGAGATTTCAAGCTAAAAGTTATGGATGATGTTATTGTTTTTAACATCACCAATGATGCTATTGATAATTTAAGTGAAGAATTAGACTTTGTGAAAAATACATTTAGAGAAGATGATATTTTAACTGGGTCTATAGCTCTTAGATTATTTGGCCTTTTACATAGAAGATCTAGCGATGTTGACATTCTAATCAAAGATAAGAATAGATACTCTGGATATATTAAAGAAAGATATGGTGATGATGAAACATCTACACCAAATAGACTAGGATATCTAAATTTTAAATATAAGCCAGGTATTTTTTATAAAACAAAAGAATATGAGGTTGATTTTTTTGAAGATTTAGGATCTAATTTTACTGAAATACCTGTTGGTGATTTTTTATATACTAGATATATTAGAATTCATAATCCTATTGAGATTTTGGATTTTAAAATGAAAATGGCTATTGATGGTAAATCTGACAAACACAATGAGGATTTAACTAATATATTTCTTGGAACTACCAGTTTAATTTAGTATATTTGTGTATGCCAAAATATACAAACTATCGATATATTTACCCACCCCGTCCTAGAAATGCAATCCCTGATACAGAGTTAGATTTCTGGGACAATGGATCTTTAGTTGCTCAACCAAAGTTAAATGGTTCAAATACTACCATCTATACTAATGGTGTTAAGCATATTGTTATGAACCGTCATAGTCAAAGACTGACCAACTTCCAACTTACTGATAATGAGATTAAAGATATTTACCGTGGAACTGGTGAATGGATGGTTATCAATGGTGAATATATGAATAAATCAAAATCTGATGAAAATAATCAGGTATTTAATCATAAGTTTGTTATCTTTGATATTCTAACATTTGATGGTGAGTATTTAGTTGGTGATACTTTTGAACAAAGAATTCAACTATTGGATAAATTATATGGTCAAGTAGATTCTGAAAAAGACTATCTTTATAAGATATCTCAAAATGTTTATCGCGTTAAATCTTATTATAATGGATTCAAACCTTTATTTGATAAATTGACTCAAATTGATATGATTGAAGGATTAGTGATGAAAAGAAAGAATGCTAAATTAGAATTAGGTACTTCTGAAAACAACAATACTAAAAGTCAATTGAAGTCTAGAAAGTCTACAAAAAACTATAAATACTAACCACCTGAAATAGGTGGTTTTTTTATTTTAATATATAAGAAAAACTTATATTTTAATGAAAAGGTTCAGTAGTTTAAAACCAAAGGATGAATTTAAAGAAGGGAAAGAAAAGGTTCTTTTTTCTGATAAAAATCTAAAAATTGTTCAATTTGAAGATTGGTCTGTAATAAAAGACCGTGATATTGCTGTTTGTATTCCTTACTTAATTGATACTAATCAAATAATTCTAAGATATGAGTATATTCCTACATTTAAGTATGTAGATGGTCAAGAATATCATGTTACTTTAATCGGTGGTGGTATAGAAGTTGGAGAAAGTCCAGAAAAAGCTATTGTTAGAGAGTTAGAAGAAGAAGCTGGTATTGTTTTAAGAGAAGATTTTAAATTAGAAGAAATGAAACCTCTTTTTATGACTAAGGGAACAGCTAATAAATATTATCCTTATATTTTAACTTTAACTGAAAGAGATTATCATGAAGTTGTTGCTAAAGGCGATGGTTCTAAAGTTGAAGATATTAGTAAATCAGTAAAGGTAGATGCTAAATATATTAAGTCACTTAATCCATCAGATTTAATAACAGATTATATGTTAATGAAAATAAAAGAATATCTTAATCAATAATTATTTAGATAAGTATCTCTTTAAGTCTGAATTAATATCTTTATTTAAAGCTACTGAATCCACATCTCCCCAATCCGAAAAGTGTGGTTCCATAGAATAGTTAAAACCCATTTCTCCGCAATACTCCTTGAATAAGTCTACTAAGTCTCTACCCTTTAAATATTCAGCATCTGTATTTTCAGTCCAATCATTATTAAATTGAATTATATAGAATGTCACCATTTCTTTATACTCTTTTCTGGTTTGATTGCCTTCGGCATCTTTTGTTGTATAATATTTAGTAACTTCTTTTTCTGTTTTAGTGTATGAAAATTCTTTTTCAACTATTTCATCAAATTCATCAAGAATTTCTTTATAGTTTGAATCAACATGAGCATTCATTTCCCAGTCTCCAATAGTTTGTCTTACTTCTTGACAGATTTCAGAATCCTTACATAATTGCTTTAATGTTGTATAAAATCTTTCCTTTAATAAAAAATCAATAACTTCATCTTCTGATTTATCTTTAACACTTTCATATGCTTCATCTGAACACTCATCACCAATATGATTAATCATACTTTCTAATCCACCAACTTCTTTAATCATAGATTTTACTAATAAAACTCCATTTTCCTTATTTAATGTATATTCAAACATTGATAGTGTATCTGGTTGATAATCATGACCATAGTAATTATCATACATATTCTCTTCACCTTTTATTAAAATATCTTTATAATCTGATTTTCTTGATAACATAGCATCTGCCATATCTTCTATATCAACATGAATATAAACATTATCACCTTTTACTTCACAACTACTTTCCCATTCATAATAATCAACTAAGTCAGCTTGTGTGAATTTAACTAATTCTTTTTGTTTAACAAATAGTGCTATATAACCATCAGCTTCTAACAATTCTGGTTCAGATGAATTCCAATTATCTGTAAAGAATAAACCTCCTTTAACTTGTATGCCTTCTATATCTCCAATACCACCATCTGTATCATGTATAGATATATCAGCATTAGCTTTTTCTTTTATTATACTATAAGCAAATTTGATAGAATCACTAACATCTTCATTAGATACTCTATCACTTTCAGATATTCTAATCCAGTAAGCAGGTCTAATAGAATCACCGGCTAAAACTTTTTCAGTAAAGACATCTTTTTCGGTTGATGGTTTATTGTAATGATGTTGAGTTACTTTTTGACAAAAGCCAAATTCAACTTCTATAATATATCCTTCATCATCTAAATCTCTTAGATAATCTTGAATCTCATCTTCTGTTATTTTCCAGATAGATTGTTCTTCTATATCTTCTTTAATAGATTCTTTTATGAAGTCTAAATACTTTTTAATCATAAACTATATATAAAAAAAGAGAGACTATTTTGTCTCTCTTTTTTAGCTGTTCACTTTATTTAATTTTATATTTTAGATAATAATTCTGCTTTTTTTGTTGAGAATTCTTCATCTGTTAGGATACCTGCTGAATGTAAATCGGCTAATTTTTTGATTAGATCGATAACATCATCAGATTCTCTTTTTAAGATATCTTTTAACTTAACTCCATTTACTTTTACCTTACCTTGTAAGTTAATTTCCTGTTCTTTAATATCCTTAGTTTCAACTGGTTTTCTACTTTCAGGTAATATCTGAATAATAGTAGAAGCGATATAATTATTTTCAAAGTCCATATCAATTTCAGTGAATTTCTGCGAAGATGATGAACCCTTTTCAACTCTACCTGTTTCCATATCTGATAACATGTGAGCTGATATAGGAATTGTATTAAGGTTTGAATTATTTAATACATTACTTAAATTTACCGTATTTGATGTATAAGTGCAATTTATATTATCACTGCTTGAATACATAGCTGTATCAGAAGTTGTGAATGTGTTATTTGTACCATACAAATTTCCACCAGTTGTTATTGTAGTACCAATTATTGGTGATGTTGTTCCATACCAAAGTGGTCTATATGATGGATAATAGGTTGGATAATATACAGGATACCATTTTTCAACAATGATTTTATCCATTTTAGTTTTCCAATTATCTAAAGTGATAATATCCTCTTTATAGAAGAACACTTCTAAAAGACCATTGTTTTGAGTCGCATCTAATGACTCTTGACTTCCATCTATTTGATATGTAGAAAAGATGAATTTCTTTTTATCATCAATAAAACAATCAAGATAGAATCTTTGACCTGGTTTTAAAACTAGTCCAGTTTTTGAGATTGATTGGCCGTTTAATTTAATATCAGCGAGAACTGAAACGGTTAGTGGGTTAAACAATTCAATTTCGAATTCTTCTCCGTCATTTAAGAATGTTTTTCCGTTTTTAATTGATTTTCTGCCTCGATCCTTAGGAGAGACAATCCATGCACTTGGTTTAGTGCTACTTTGAGCAATTTTTGCCATAGTTATTCATTTTATTTTTGACCTATATCTTTGATTCTTTTCAAAATCTCAGCGATATCCAATTGATACCCGACATAAGTTGTAGCGAACAGCTAATATTATATATTGAAAAAGTTTATTCTTGTTGTAAACTTGTTCCACATTTTGGACAAAATTTAAAATTATTATTTTCAGTTCCACAATTATAACAGAACTTAATTTCAACCGTTGATAATTTTGTTTCCTTAATAGGAGTAATCAAATTCTTTTTTCTTGTCATAAATATTCCATTTGTTGGAATTGTTATTCTACCATCTCTTTTACCTGGAATAAATACTTGTGGATTTGATACAACCTGATAATCCCAGTAATCCTTTATCCATCTAGTAAATATTTTTGTTTTTTGATTAATTTGTTCTCTATTTTCACCATTTATAAAAATAATAGCATTTTGGATATTATTCATTTCAGCATATCCCATACTTAACTCTATTAATGTATTCATAATAGTAAAAACTTCTCTAGCATCACCATCTTCTTTTGATAATTTTATAAAATCAATTGTCCAAAAGCCGGATCCTGGTGCAGTTTCATGTATTTTTGCCATATACGAAATACCAGAATCGGTGGTATATTTGTAAATACCATCCCATTCCATTCCTCTATCAATAACATAACTCATATATCTATATATTATTTATTTATTGTTACTAATAATTTTGTTTTTAGTGAAAATTCCGTATATTTGTATAATTAATCTAAATAAAAGTGATAAACAAAGATAACTTCATATTTGAAACATTTTTGAAACTAACATCAAATACATATCCATATGGATATGAAGAAGTATTAGCAGAAGAAATGATTAAATCAGGTCTTTTTCCCGAACAAATTCAAAAAGACCAACACGGTAACTATTTTATAAAAATTGGTGAATCTAGAACTGTATTTACCTCTCATTTAGATACCGCTTGTAAAGACCACACTTCTGTATCTCATGTTTTAAGAGGTAACATGATTGAGACAGATGGTAAAACTATTTTAGGTGCTGATGATAAAGCTGGTATGACTATTATGTTATGGATGATGTTACATAATATTCCAGGTCTTTATTACTTTTTTATTGGTGAAGAAGTTGGTTGTATTGGATCTGGATTAGCTTCTAAATACGGAGATTTCAAAGGTAAATATGATAGAATGATTTCATTTGACCGTAGAGGTTTAGATTCTGTAATCACTTATCAATCTTCTTCAAGATGTTGTTCAGATGATTTTGGTAAACAATTAGCAAAACAATTAAATAAATCAGGATTAGGATTAGCTTATAAAACAGATGATACTGGTGTTTATACAGACTCTGCTGAGTTTGTTGATATTATTCCAGAGTGTACTAATTTATCAGTTGGTTACTATAAAGAACATACTACAGGTGAGAAACAAGATATAGAACATTTAAAGAAATTAGCAAAAGCTTGTTTATTAGTTAATTGGGAAGAATTAGTTACCAAGAGAGATATGACTAAAACCGAGTATAAATCTCATAACTATGGATATGGTTCATATGGAAGAAAAACAACACCATCACATAGATGGTCTTATGATAATGATAATGATAATTGGAGGAGTCGTGACTTTGGGACTAAAAAATCGGCTAGAAGAGATTATGGATATCATGATGATTGGTATGACCAAAGTGAGTCTTTTAAGAAACAAGGTAAGAAATACTATGACAATGGAAGTGGACTAATTGATATCACTGAAAATAAAAAGATTGTTAATACAAACTCTAATAAAAGAGGAGATTCTTATGAGTGGATTATGTCTAAATTTGTTGGTAAACTAACAGAAGATGATTTAGATATTATAAAAGAACAATATTTGGATTTAGATAATAACTCAGATAAATTATTTTATACTTACTTAGTTCAGTATGTTAGCGAGCAAGATCAATAATATCTTTTGTCTTTATTATTTCATCTGGAGCATTCTTAATTTTAGAATTAGGAATGTTGTGTGTAACTTTATAGGATTGTTTAGATACTTTCTCAAGTATTTTAACAGGTGTAATCATATCATTATACCAATATTCTATAAGAATGATATCACCTTCATTGTAAAAAGATTTATATTCAAGTAAAAACTTCATAAACTATATATTAAATGTTCAAACGGCTTATTTTTAATTCAGAAATGATTGACTTCCTATCAGTTACTTCAGATAGAATATCTGATATTTTATTACATGGTGGTGGTGATTTAATTTCAGAAGAAGGAAACTTTATTAAAAAAGAAGATGATGATTTTCTATCTTATTTACCAAAATCAAAGTATAGTAAGGTAGATGAATTTGACCCTTATGATAAAGGTATAGGTAGAGTTAAAATAAGAATAGGTAGATTTATTAGAAAGTTTATTTCAGAAAAGGCTTTTAGTTCCTTTGCAATCAATGACCAATTGATTGAATCTTTTGTTAATTCTTTTAAGTCATATTTCAACTCTACTACAGACTCTATTAAAATAATAGAAGGTGATGAAATATTAAAATGGTATTTAGAGGAAAATTACTATACACCAAGTGGTAATAGATTTGGATCTTTATGGAATTCCTGTATGAGATATTATGATCGTAATAATTATATGAGAATTTATGCTAAGAATTCTAATATCAAAATGGCTGTATTTTTAGTTGATGATAAAGTAAGATGTAGAGCTTTACTTTGGGATAATGCTTTTGATCTTGATGGTAATAAACATAAGATAATGGATAGAATTTATTCTGTTTATGACCATGATGTTATCCTATTTAAAAAATGGGCAAGTGAAAATGGATATATTCCAAAATGGGTTCAAAGTGCCAAATCCGAAAAGATTTTTGATGTTGGTGGTGTTGCAACTACAATTGATTTAATTGTTAAGTTAGAAAATTCTAATTTTAGATACTATCCTTATTTAGATACATTTAAGTATTATAATGAATATAAAGGAACTTTCTCTAATAGTAGAAAGTGGAGTTATGATTATACACTAGTTCAAAGTAATGGTTCTGTTGAACCAGAGCCTGAGCCAGATACAGAGTTTGATGAAAATTAAATAAAAAACCCACTTTTTAAGTGGGTTTTATTTTATAAATTATTTTGATATTTATATTTTTCATATCTATCTACTAGATCTATTAAGAATTTATTTCTTACAATATCTTCTACTTCAAATCTATGACTATAAACTTCCTTTAATTGTGTCTTATAGTTTTGTTGGCTTTTTGTATCATCGGCTTTATAATCATATTCACCAGTTACAATTGAAATAAAATCTAAGAATTTAGAATCTCTTTTTTTAATATCATATTGAGAAATATCACCCATCATTATTGCTTTAGAGTTTTTACCTAAACGGGTAGACCATAACATTAATTGATGCATGGTGCAGTTTTGAGCTTCATCTAATAACATAATAGCATCATCATAAGTAGTTCCTCTCATATAAGCGATTGGTTCAACAACAATTTCACCTATTGATTTCATAAATTCAAATGTTTGTTTTCCAATAATTTTTTGAAATGTAGAAAAGTAAGATTGCATATATGGATCAGTCTTTTCTTCAATTGTTCCTGGTAAAAATCCTAAATTCTCACCACTTTCTTGAATCGGTTTTGTTAAGATAATTCTTTCTATTTTTTTATCTGCTAATAAACCAAGTGCTGCATAACAAGCAACAAATGTTTTTGCTGTACCTGCTGGTCCTTGACAGATTGTTAAAGTGTTATTTCTAACTCCTTTATAAAGTTCAAGTTGTTTAGGAGTTAAAGAAATAATATTTTTAACTTTTTCCCATTCGGTTTTATTAATTCCTGTTTTTCTAGGAGTTCTACTTCGGTTAAAATCATCAACCATGCTGTCTATTTCCCTTTGGTTTTTTTGTTTTTCTTTACTCATTAGAAAGATTATTTTTTATTATATATTGGTGTTAATCAATTACCTTTTATATGTTGATAAGAAGTATAAAGTTTTAATATATAAGATAAAATTTGGCTTTTTATAGGTGAAAAGTGAAGATGATTTAATATATGATTTGATTTTTTCAGATAAAGTTGATTATAATATAGATATATCTGATTATTCTTCAGATATCTATAAACATAATGAATTTGTTGATAGAATTAAATCTATTCTGAAAAAATCAAAAGTTAAAATTTTAAAAAGTGCGGTTTTATTGGATAGTAAAACTGTAGTATGGGAATTAAAAGTAAAAAAATAACATATGTGGAAATTAGACGAATACAATAAGTGGTATAGACAAACAGACTCACTAACTAAAGAAAATTATGACTATCTAAAACAAACATTAGATAGTGTTAGATTTTATAGTAAATGCTTAAGCGGTGCTACCTATTATCCAGTTAATGATTTAAATAATATCTATGATATATTAGGATATTATGTTCCTAGGAATTGGTATGTAGTTAGTCCTTATGGTACACCTACTATACCTGCTACCTATCCAAGAGCAATTTCAGCCACGACTTCAACAGAATATTTTGACAAATACTCCGAAGAATATGGACTAACATTAAAAAATCTATTTACTCCAAAAAGATTAATTGATGATTCTCTTAATAACTTTATATATGTTGATGTTTGTAGCACTGAGGAAATTCAAAATATAGCTGATGTAAAGATTGGATTAATTATAGATGGTGTTACTTTAAAAGAAGGTCATAGAGTCTTAGTTAAAGATCAAAGAACAAATGTTACTTTATCTAATCTTATTGACCCTGATTCTTATTTTTATCCAACTAATTATTATGGAGCTGATAATCAAGCTGTTGGTTCTGTAGATACAGATTACTATTACTATAATGAGTTTAATGGTATTTATATTTATAAAAATAGTAAGTTGGTTAAAGAAACCGACTTAGATGTTTATGCTGATTGTGTAAGATATAGTATTTGTGTTAAGTTAGGTAGCACAAATAAAGATAAACAGTTTCATTTAACTAGAATGAGAGATGGTTATTATCCCACAACTTCAGAAAATTTACCAATTGAGTTTAAGGAAAAACACAATTGGATTATAAGAAATAAAGTTGATTACAATAATGTTCTTGATTTAAATTATTATGATATACTAAAACATTCTACACAGACATATTATGATTCTGTAACAGATTTCACATATAGTATACCTGAAAGATTAATCGCAGTTGGAGAATTTGGTGGTATTATTAACTATCAAAATGAAATAGAACACATTATAAATAATAAGTATAAAGTTAATATAAGAAGTATTACTGAAGTTAATGGGTATTATTGGACTTGTGGTGATGAAGGAACATTGTTAAAAGTTTCTAAAATAGACTTTAGTATAGAAAAATCAAATATTAATGTTTTATCATCACTTAGATCTATTTCATTTTTTAATGATTTAAGAGGTGTTTTAGTAGGTGATTTTAATATTATCTATTATACTGATGATGGTGGTCATAATTGGAATCAGATTAATGTAGATGATTTTTCTGGATATAGTTACAATAAAGTTATTTACTATTCAATAAATAAATTTTATGTAGGTGGTGATTCTGGAGTTTTCTTAGAATTTATATTGACTAGCGGTGAATGGACAATAAATAAGAAAAGAGTTGCCAAGTATATAGATGATGATGATGAGTATATATTAGTTGAAGATATTAATTCAATTGTTCCTTTTACTAGTAGTAATTGGGGATTAACTTATTCTTATGGTACATCAAGTATACCATCTTATAAAGAAGGTTTAATGTTAGTTACTAATAATAATCATTTTATTGTTTATAATCTTAATGGGTTTGTGGATTATGACTTTCTTTATTTAGATTTTGGACCAACTTATAGTTACGGTGATATTAATTCAGTTACTTGGAAATCAGATACTAATGAGTTTTATTTTGCTGGTCAAGAAATATATTCTTTTGATATTAATAACTTTCAAACTATTGGAAGTTCAATGTCTAATATAATTTATGGTGCAACCGGAGCTACATTGTCACAAAATGTTTATGCTAATTCAATTAGAGATTATAATCAATCTGTTCTATTAGTAGCTGGTAATAATTCTTTATTTGATTATGCTACTTATAGTTATTTAATAGATGAGGTTTTAGATTCTACTTTTGGTGTTAGATTAAAATCTAAGTTATTATTTTTAGATTATGATATTGCTTCTAAGTTAAACTTCTTTGATGATCAACAAAACTATAGACTTCCTGATTCTGTTACTTTTTCAACATATTCAACATTCTCTACATCAACTTATCTTAACCTAAAACCTCTTAGTGGTGAAACTAATTGGTTAACTTACTGGTCTGATAGATTGAAAACATTTGAATATTATAGTAATTCTCCTTTAAGTGATTCATCTAAGGTAGAAATGTCTTTTACATTTAGTCATACAAATAAAAATACATCTGTAACATTTACATCATCTATAGTTACAATAAGTTATAATGATATTTATAATTTAGCACCTCATATTGGAGACACCTCAACTTTTGGACCTGGTGTTACGGGATCTCCACAATTAAGTAGATATAATGGATATGGACTAACTGCTGTATCCGCACCAACATCATCACATTCTTTATTTCTATATGATTATCTAATGATAATTAAATCTAATAGTTTAAATTACGTTGGAGTTGGTGATTTGGTTAGATTTGAGTCTGATGTTGTATCTGATAACTTCATTATTAATAAAAAAGTTATAATAGGAACTCATAGTTATTTATATTTATACACTGAATTCAATCAAAATATATTAAATGATATTAAATCAAGTACTCAGTCTATTACTATTACAAATTTAAATAAGTATGGTAACCTAAGTGAGTTAGAAACTAGATTTAATTTACATCCAATATCAAATGCTTATGAATTTTCTTACACAACAGCATCTGTTACAGGTACATCATCATTGTTAAATCATATACAAATTAGTCCTAAGTTTAATTACTTAACATCATATTATAACTTAGCTTCGGAAGTTAATTTTTCAGGAATAACATATAGCATGTCTTATGAGGATACTTTCTTGAAATTTGGATATAAGCCAACTTATGATATATCCTCGTATTTAGAAAATATCAATAGTTTATTATTTAGTCCATCCAAAGAATTTTTAGCTATGCCTAATTACAACTCTATTCCAGGTGTTGACTATCAATACTATACAGGATTTTCGGGATTAACTGCTGGTAATATTTATATAGATACTAACTCTTCAACAAATAAATTAGTATTTGGTGAAGATTTAAAATTAGAATGGCAAAGTTTATTACAATATACATATGTTGATGTTAGTTTATCAGCTTGGTCTAATATATTGACATCTACCGGTTCTACAACATTTAATACTGATAAATTATTAATTATTAATAAATATGAAACAGATAATTTCTTAGGAGGTGGTCAAAAAGCTTATATTATAGAATTTCATAAGAAATTAAATTATAGTTTATACTATGATATTGAGTTTGTTTCTATTACATCTAGAAGATTTTTATCACAGATTAGTAGTGATTTACAAGATTTGTCTAATACTCAAAGATCATCTTCTACTAAACAAATAGCTACTGGATATACTTATTCTAATTATGAATCCGATTTAAACTTTAAGTTTCCTACAGATTCATATGCTAAGATTTTATTATCTGATTCAGATGTTATTGAGAATCTAAGTGGTGTTATATACACTGACTATAAAAATGAATTAGCACTTAATATAACTAAATTAGATAAAGAAGTTGAGGTTTCTATATTATCAACTACTAATTTTGCAACAGGTTCAAATAACTATCTTTATATCGCATGTTCTGATAAACACGGTCTGAAAGAAGGAGATGGTGTTGTTTTAGAATTTACTGGAGGAACTGGTTCTTCTCAAGATTTAAATCCTCAGTATTTTGGATTTAATACAGTTGGTACTTTTCCCGGTGATGACTATAACTTATTTGTTTATACTCAATTTGGTGTACCTTCTTTAATAGGATCTGATCCTGGTACTATTAAATATGTTAGAAAAGATCCTTTCTTTAACTATCAACCTGTTGATTTAATTGACTTAGGTGTTGATAGAAAAACTAAAATATCTATTAATTTACAACCAGAAAATACTGATTTGGTTGGAAGTGTACATAAATTAGTTGATGTTGATTATACTAATTATAAATTTAAATTACTTGATGGATTAACACTTGATATTATTACTACCTTATATCCTTGGTTATTAGAAGCTGAGATATCAGATGCTATTATAGGAATGGATGCTAATATGAATTTAATTTGGTATACTGGTATATGGTATTGTGGTAGATGGTTTGGTAGTTCTAATGGTAAATTAGCTACTTGGGTATCTGGTATATGGATATCAGGTGATTGGTATGGTGGTATTTGGAAATCAAATTCAATTACTAATAAGCTTATTTCAGTGGATATTCAAAAAGTATCAAATACTACAAATTCTAAATGGTATGATGGTAGATGGTATGATGGTGTTTGGGAAAATGGTACTTGGGAAAATGGTAGATGGTATGGTGGTACTTGGAGTACAGGTAACTGGTTTAATGGTATTTGGAATGATGGTACTTGGATAGATGGTAACTTTACCGGTGGTGTTTGGGTTTTAGGAAAATGGAAGAATGGTATATTCAACACAAATAACAAACCTGCTTATTGGTTAGATGGAACTTGGGATGGTGGTGATTTTGAAAATGGCATTTGGTATAATGGTATCTGGGACCAAAAAAATAACAAAAAATCTAGATTTGGTGTTAAATCATTTAATAGCAGAACTTCTACATGGCATGCTGGTAAATGGGTCACTGGTGAATTTCATAGTAGATTAAATTTAAATGATCAAGGGTTACCTGATGTCTCATCTGTTCATAAGTTATCTATTTGGAGAACAGGAATATGGTCAAGTGGTGATTGGTATGGTGGGATTGCATATAATATTAATTTTAGATCTGGTACATGGCATGGTGGTATTTTAGAAGATATACAAATATGTGGTGTAGATACAACTGATAATACATTTCAGTTAAATGGTATATTTAAATTTAATATTGGAGATACCATAAAAGTCATAGATAATCAATATGGAGGGTCTTTTTCAGTTTATGGTAGTAATGACATACCAACTACATATACGGTTTTATATCAAACAGAAGACGCTGCTGGTAAATTCTCAACAATTTATGTTGATGAAAATTTAACAGGAACTTATTCAATAACTGAAAAAGATTTGAATTTAAGAATTGCTAGTTACTTTGAAGGTTCTAATTGGAATTCTGGTATCTGGATGAATGGAATATTTAATAATGGATTATGGGATGGTGGTATTTGGTACAATGGTGTATTTAATGGTACTTGGGGATAAAATTAAATTAGAAATTAATATATAGTTTATGATTAAAAAGTATTTTGAATATATTAAGGAATCTCAAGATGACAATAAATATCAAGAATTAGAGGATAAAGTTATTTCTTTAATTCAAGATACTGTTGATACTGAAAAACAATATGATTCTGTTGATTCTTTTGTTGATGCCTTTATAAAAAAAGGTGATGTTGAGATAAGAGGTTTGATAAAACAAGATGATCTTTATCAGTTTTACTTAGATTGGAGAAATGATATAGATGAAATACTAAATAATATCAATTTCTTTGATGAGGTACCAAGTAAGATGAATTCTATTGGACTTTATGACTATATCATAGCTGGTGTTAAAAGAGCTGTTAAAGAAGTAGTTAAAATGATTTAGAATATCATTTTAATATAACTCCAAGTATCAAGATGTAAATGATAATGATTTATAACTAAATATAAATATATTAATAGTTTTGATAAGATAACTATAAATCCTAAAATTTTATCAATAAGTGTAAATTCTATCGGTCTTTTTACTAAGTTTATAATTAGAGTAATTATAAATAAAGAAAGAAATACATACCAACTATTTGTTAGTAACCCTAAAATGGACCAAGTGAATTCAAACATCATAAGTGATGAAAATGAGTTATATAGAATAGACTCTTCTTTACTTCTAAAATCTCTTTCTTTAGGTGTTTTACCAGTTACTTTTTTGAATTTTGTATACCACTCTTTAATATTTGTTATTTGTTTAAATTTAACTAATATGGTAAGTAATGATACTACTATGATTAGTCCAAATGTGTAATATATGTGTCCTAGCATCTTAAATGATTTTTTATTTTATATATAAATAAGAAGAATAGTTTGCTATTTTTAATACAAACAGAAGTGTGAAATAAATATATATAGATAATAAAATTAATTTAATTAGATGGCAAGTACACCACTTTATAAGAAACTTAAAGATAATGGCACAACCTTTTATTGTTTTCCAGGTGCTGCAGAAGATATATCAGCAGCTTATCAGAATCAAAATTATAAAATGTATTTTTCTAAATATGCTTTATTGAATTTTCCAAAACAAAATTTACAAAACATAGGTGGTACACAAGCTACTCCAATTTATTGGGATTTTGATGTATTTAAAAAATCATCAAATGCTTCAATTTCAACAGACTACTCTGAGCAATTAGTTGAGTCATTAAGAAACTATGTGGCTAACCAAGAGGTGGTTGTAAAAGAATCTAGATTGAATAATAGTCAGTACTATTATGATAATAATGAACCATATACTACCACCGAGAAAATATTTTGGAAGTGGTGTAAGAAATTAAATGTTATTCAGTTTGAACCTGCTTCTCCAAGTGATGAATACTTTTCAAATTTAGATGAGTTTTCAAGTGCTGATCCAAATGATGATACTTACTTTCCAGAGTATATTTGGAAAGAAAGAGAGATTGTAGATTGGCCTGTTTATACATTTTATGAAAGTTCAAATCAACCTGGGTATTTAGAAGCCGAATTTTATGCAACAACAAATTTTAGAGTAGGTGATATTGTTAAATTTACTGGTATAAGTTCTTTAACTAATACGGAAATACCTGGTATAGAATCAGATACTTTACAAACAACTGTTACTGAATTAATAGCTGCTGGTGCTACACAAGGTCAAAAAGTTATCTTTGATATACCAACAAATGGCTTAGTTTCTGGAACTTATTTTGAAAATGGTGATGGCTCTATTGGCTTAGTTTATAACAGATTAGTTCAGTATATTGGTGAGGTAAATGGTATTAATAATGTTCAAGAGGCTAACAGATCATATACAGAAGTTTATGCTTTAGTTCCAGATCATACTGGTCAAACTCCTGATATTTTATTTAGATTACATAGTGATAATAATTATAAACCCAATTTAACGTTCCCAATTATACCTAGTCAATATCAGCCTGAGATTATAGGAGCTGAATTATTCACATCTCCGATTGTTAACACTCCTCAAAATTACCCTGGTTCATATTTTGGTCAGTTTGATACTGAAGATTACACATATGAAGTTTCTAATGGTGACTCTATTAGAAGAAGTGGAGATTATTATGGTGTTAGTGGTGATATAAATAATCCTGTTATTGATGGATCAACAATAGATGGTGCTATTTTAGACTTTAATACTACACATTATGTTAAAATGAATATTAATAGTGGAACTATTCAAACATTTGACCAGTTCAATGCTATGGAGGTTAATAATTTACCACCTAATGATTTTGAATTTAATGCTATTCTATGGTATTATACTATTGAAGATATTAATGGAAATATTTCAACCAATTTATATGGTATATCATTTTTAGATAATCCAATGAATAATCCTGTTACAGAGGAAATTGGCATAAAACTACCAATTTATAAAAAGTTAGTTTCTAATGGAGTCCATGATGGTACTTCTTATGCTTTTAGTTTAAATTTAAGTTTTAATATAATTAATGAGAATCCACAAGATTCCTATAATCCACAATCAATTAATACTTTATTTGGTATGGATTTATTTAATACAGCTATGACTAGGTTGGCTTCAATTAATGATACATTCTTAACAATGGTTGCTGAAAATATTGATATTAAGACAGAGATAGATAATATCAGACAATTACTTTATACACAAACTGAACTTGATACAATAAACGCCAAGATTAAAAATCTTGAAAATTTACTAATACTTTACAAGACAAATCAATTACAAACTTCGGATACAATTAAAGTTGTTCAACAAGAAACTCCAAGTTTTACAGTTCTAACTTTAGAAAACATTGATACTGGATATAAAACAATTACATCAGTTAAAACTACTGACTTATATACAACAACTGGAGTAATTCCTATTAATGTATCAGTTCCTGAGAATAAGGATTTTTTTGTTAAAATAATTAACAATGATGAGGTTAATTTAACTCTACCCAATGAGGATAGATTAGTTGTTGTTTTAGATAAAGATTTGTCTTATAGACAATCGTGTCAGTTTGTAATTGATTCAACATCCACATCAACACAAAATAAAAAGCTTGATATTTATATTAAATATGTCTATAATCCTAACTCCAATATTTCAGCAGGTGAAACAATTTATATAACTAACACTAATGTATTACCGGTTGAGACACCATTGATAACAAATATTGATTTACCGGTTGCTTTTAATAGTGTTACTCAACAAGCTAACTTCTCATATGTAAGTGATAAGTTCAACTTTAATGTTGATTTAAATAATCCTATTATATTAAATGCTGGTAGTATTCTACAAGTTCCTCTTGATACAAATTATGTGTTATTAAATAATACATTAAAGTCTGGAGATACACTTATGATGAATGACTTCTTAGTTGGTACTACTTCCGTGTTTAATTTCTCTGGTCAGTATGATATTTCAAGTGTTGGTACTACAAGTTCCTATATTTATTTAGATATATCTAGTAATAATGAACTGGTTGCTTATGGAGCAAGTGCTACGCCAAAATATATTCATGATCCTAACGGATTTATGACACTTGGTACTTATTCAACAGAATTGTCAAATATTCCCTACTTTAGTTTAAATAAAGGATATAGATTTACAATTACTAGAATATCAGATTCAGATATTTCTTCAATAACTGATAGATATTTAATTCAAACTGAACATCTTTTAAAATAAAGATTTTTAATTTTAATATATACATTAAAATTATTAATAACTTATGGCAGGATGTGGATCATCATTATTTGGAAACAGTAGTCAATTCATTAAAATAAATGGTGGTGACTTTGTAGCTATACAAGGTTCCGATACAAGAGAAAGGCTTATAACATCTGATTTAAGAATGCCTTATAAGCAAATTTTAAAAAGCAGAGTAATCTTAAAAGTAGGACAAACAAATTATTTACTTAATCATTTAGGTCTTGGTGATAATGCTACTTTTCTTTGTCTTAGAGCTACTTATGACCCAAAATCAGTAAATGAAGAAGATAACTATATTAACTGGAGCTATTATGATGATCCAACTAGAATAAATACATTTGCTCAAATGATGGTTCTAACTGGAAATTCAACACATAGAATTCCTCAACTTTATTTAACAAATCCAAGTACTAAATATACTGTTTTTATTGATGTTATGGTTGCTGTTATTGATGAAGAATATTCATTCTTCGGTGATGTATTAAATCAATCAGGTACATCTTTCACAGGCTTAGAATATACAGATATTAAATCACATATTATTGGAGAATCAATAGTAATTAATGATAAAAATTCACCACCTAGACCTTTAATTTATATACTATTAAACAGTATAAATTCTATAGAGAAAAGTGGAACTATATTAATAATTGATAACACAACATATGGTACTTTATTTTTGCAGTTCCTAACTGAGAATGATGCTTTTCAAGCACATTCATTATTAAATTATATACTTGAAAATCCATCTGTTGATATTGATAGTTTAAGTCCGGTGGGTGATTTAGTTGATCCGGTTCTTCATTTTTATAGTAATGTAGGAGCATCTGCTTCTTTAGACTATATTGCATTTAATGGTGATATATATGGTGTTCCTTATAATACTTCAGATGGTTTTACTTTTTCTACTACTATATCATTGGCACAATCTGGTGTTTCTGGTTCTATAACTAGATCTAGATTAATTGACTTATTAATTGACTACATAGAAGATAATAGAGATGGTTATATGAACATGAATACATATAATTTAATTATTACTGGAACTAGCGGTGTTGTTACTACAGTTTCAAATCCTGGTACATATTCATTAACATTTGACTTCTCTGATATAGCACAAAACTATTTAGATGGAGTTATAGTAGATTTAAATATAACAGCTTAAAAAATAAATAATAGAAATGAGTTATAGTTACGATAGATTCTTAAGACCGATAACATCAACCGATAGAAATATACAAATCTTAGATAATACTGGTATTATTAAATATACTATTAATCCATTTTCTGTCGTTGAGTCGATGGTTTCTAATAATTTATTAAAAATTAATATAAAGGGTGCTAGAATTATAACTATAAACTTTTCTACATCCAATGAAGCTAAGTTAGCTTTACCTAGATTACAACAGCAAATTGATACATTAACTCAGAAAGTACCACTTGTAATTGATAAAGATATAAAAAATTATATAGATAGTGTAGTTGGAAATACTGGCACAAGTGGTTCATCTGGATCATCTGGTACATCTGGTGTTGATGGTACTTTTTATGGGTCAAGTGGATCTTCTGGTGTAAATGGCACATCTGGTGTTTCTGGTGCTACTGGTGCTACTGGATCTAATGGATCATCTGGTACATCTGGTACATCTGGTATATCTGGTGGATCTTATGATTATAGTAATGGAATAACTTTAACTGGATTAACTGTTAGTTTAGGTGGTACACTTAGTCAAACCGTGATATTAAATGGTGATCTAAATGATTTACTTTTCACAGGATTTGATAACTTGGTTTTTACTAGTTCTGTATTTGATGTTGTTTCTGATCTTATTAGTTTAGATTCAAATGATTCTACTCAAATATTATCTATTAATGATATTACAATAAATGCTGGTGGTCAAATATCTTTAAGTGGTGATTCTGGATTGGTTTCCATTGGAAATACACAAGGTTTAGTTTATCAATCTGATTATAAATTAGGATTTGTAACACACTCATTAGTTGATAAGGGTTATGTGGATTTCGCAATTGAAGGTGTGTCTAAATACAGAGGAACTTCTAGTACTCAAATTGTTGTACCTGAAGCTGGATATGTTGTAACATTTACTACACAAACTAATTTAGCTTATACACCTGGTGAAACTATTGTAATGTATGATACCTATCCAAACCTATATATGATTGATGATTATGTAGAAGATGGTGTTAGTGGTAATATAATAGGTACAGTTGATTCATATAATATACTTACTGGTAGTATATCAGTTGTTGTTGATTATTCAGAATCTATTGGTAATACATATAGTTATTGGTATATAAATTTAAGTGGTAAAACTGGTGTTGGTTTAATTGGAGCTACTGGAGCTACAGGTTTCAGTGGTACTAATGGTACTTCTGGTACAAGTGGGTCATCTGGTACAAGTGGATCATCTGGTACAAGTGGATCATCTGGGACATCAGGTTCTAGTGGAACATATGGTTCTAGTGGATCATCTGGGACATCAGGTTCTTCTGGTCCTTCTGGTTTATCTGGTACTTCTGGTACATCCGGTACTTCTCAAAATGTTTCTGCTAGTTATATGAGAGGTTCTCGTTCTACTCAACAAACCACTAATTTAACTATTAATAGTTTAGTTGCCTTTACCCAAACTGATAATTCAACTGGATCTGATATATCATTGAACACATCAACTGGTCAAATTACACTTGCTGCAAATAGAACTTATAGATTATTAGCTCAAGTACCAACTTGGGAAGGATTGAGTGGTGCTAGACCATCTTTTAGATGGTATGATGAAACGTCAGCCTCTTATATAGGTAGTTTATCAGCCGCTTATAATCCAGGTGATGCTGGTGCTTATGGTGCATTTGGTGGCACATCCGATGTTGTTATCACAACAACACAAACAACAGTTGTTTCTTTTAGAATAGTTAATGGTACTAACTTATCTGGACTAGGTGGTAACGGTGATTTTAGTACAGGTGGTTCTTATCCTTGGTTTGATATTGAAGTTATATCTGGATATGTACCAATAGTTAATGATACAAGTTTATCTTTATCAGAAACACTTACAGTTACTGGTACTGCTTCTTTTAATGGATTAACTGTTTTACAAGAAGTATCTGAAGTTATAAATTCAACACCTGGGGCTACTGCATCAACTGTTATATATGACTTCTCAACAGGTTCTAATTGGTATCATTCATCTGCTACTACTAACTATACTGCTAATTTTACAAATATTCCAACAGATAATAATAGAGCAACAACTGTTACTATAGTTATAAATCAAGGTTCAACTGCTTATATACCAACTGCTGTTCAAATAGGTGGTACTCCATCAACTGTTAAATGGGCTGGTGGTACTGCTTCTGGGAATGCTAATCAAGTCGATATAGTTGGATTTACATTTATTAGAAGTGGTAATGCCTGGGCTCAAGTCTTAGGACAAATAAACACTTTTGATTAATATGTTTAGTAGATTATCATCATTTTCAGGACCATTATCGCCTGTTTTTAGACTACCAGGTGGATTTACACTTAATGGTTTAATTTTAAGATATGTTATAGGAGATACTAACTCTTATTCAGGAACTAGTAGTGTCATCGACTTACAAGGTAATTCTAATGGAACTTTATACAATGGACAAGATATTGTTGGTATTGGTCCAACATATTCACTTAATGGTTACTTAAATTTTGATGGAGTCAATGATTATATTATGACAAATACATCACTTAATTCTAAATTGTCACCAGCAAATACATCAACAATAATATCACATTTTATTTGGATATATCCTCAGGATAATGGTGTTATTGTCACTGAACAAGGTGATACATCTTTAAATGGTGTTGGTTGGCATGATTCACAAATTGAAATAGTTTCAGGAACATTAAAGTTTGGTGTTTGGAATGGTATAATTATATCTTCGTCTATTTCAATATCTTTATATAATTGGTACTATGTTGGCTTAACTTATGATGGAATAACACTAAGAGGTTATGTAAATGGTCAACTTGCCGGATCTATTACTGGTAGTAGATCAACTCCTCAATCAGCTGGTAATGGACTACATTATGCTATTGGTGCTAATGATGGTACAAGTTTAGGTGACGGTAGTTATGCTAAAATGAAACTTGGTGATTTTCATGTTTATAATACAGCTCTTAGTCAACAACAAATTCTTAATAATTACAATGCTACTAAAAATGATTATATTTATACAGGTAGTATGTCTATTTGGATTGATGCGAATGACCCAGCGAGTTTTTCAGGTGGTTCAATTAGTGATTTGAGTGGTAATGGTTATACACACTCTTTAGTTGCTACTTCATCTACAATATTTGGTTTCAAGTCTTTTAATTGCACAGCGGTGTCAAATAATTATATAAGAGTAAACGGAACAGGTCCATTATTACCTACATCAGGTTATACATATGTTGCTTGGGCAAGAATTTCAGCAGATTCTTCTACATATAGAACATTATATAGAAGTTCTCCAAATGATCATGCTCTTTTAGTTCAAATAAATACTGATAATTTAGGATTTTGGGATAATGATTCAAATTCTTTTAAAGATTCTGGTTATGATGTAAGCTCAATTGAAGAAAAATGGGTTCAATATTCGGTAGTTGGTGATTCATCTAGTAGTATATTCTATATAAATGATGTAGAAGTTGGTGCAACCAATTCCGGTGCTAGTGGTAATAGACATGATTACTTTGGTGGTATTGATGGACAACCTTTTGGTTATGTTGGTAATATGATGTTATATAATAAAAAATTATCTCAATCTGAAATTAAACAAAATTATGATGCTCTTAAAAATGTTTATAAGAATGGTGATTTTGTAATTAGTAATATAGGTATATCTTTACTACCGTCTAATGCTGGTAGTACTATTTGGTCCGATTCAAAAGGCAATTTTAATGCCACAATGTCAGGATCGCCATCATATAATAATACTGGTTATACATTTAATGGAACTTCTCAGTATGGTAGAATTGTTAGTTCTACAGGTATTACCGATTTTACAAATACAAATAATTATACTATCGAGGTATGGACTAAACCATCTTCAGGACAACCAAATTCAACAACAACCATTTTGGAAAAATGGAATTTAGGAAATTCATCAAATTATCCTTATACATTAAGATTTACTGAAGGTTCAAGTACTGCTTATTTTGCTTGTTATGATGGAACTAATTTCCCTCAAGGTACTTTAACCGGAGTTTCAGTAGGTAACTGGTATCAATTAGTTGGTGTTTTTAATTTCACCACTGATGTTTTAACAGTTTATAAAAATGGTATTTCTGCTGGAACTGCAAGTTTAGTTGGGGTTGGTGGTTTAAGTAATACAAGTCCTGTGGGAATTGCTCATAGAGTAAGTATTGACGGATCATCTGCTGAGTTTATGTTTAAGGGTTCAATTGGTATTATAAGAATTTATAGTTCTGCTCTCAGCGCCTCTGATGTATCTAAAAACTTTGAGGCAAATAGAAATATTTATGGAATTTCAGACTCGATCACTACAACTACTACGACTGTTGCTCCGACAACTACAACTACTACGACTGTTTTTCAAGGTGGTCCAATAAGTGAAATCTCCGTTAATCTTGGAATTAATGGTGTTGTTTATACACTAGCTGATGGACATGATTTTGAAAGTGGTCCTTTCGAACAAATGTTTTCAACAACTACACTAAATATGTTTACTGCGTTAACCAATTATTTAGGTGATACACCTAATGCTGAATTTAATTTAGATATTACTCAAGTATTTGATAATCAAGGAAATCTAGATGGTTATTCAATTAATTTATATCTAAGTACCCCAGGGAATGGATACAATGTTGGTGATATTATAACCATACCTGGAAGTGAAATTGGTGGAACCGATAACACTGATGATGACTTAATAATAACTGTTACTTCAATATCATAGGAACTGATGAATCTGTTAAATAAAAAATTTATTTTTTAATTGATACTTATAATATAATGATATAGCAATTGTCAAGTAGCAAAAAATAGAAAAAATTAATATTTGAAATATAATATATAATAAAAAATAACAATAAAATATGCAAATATCATTAACAAATCCGAAGAAAGTAGTTTTACAAGAAGAAAAAAGTAAAACAGTAACGACACTAACAGTATCACGAATTGTGGACTTACCGAAGAAGAAAATGGTTAGAGCTTTTGTAGAAGAATTAGACGAGCCTGTAGTATTATGGGAAGGCGCGGCTTATGATTCAATTGGTCAATGGACTGATGCAAATGTTGAAGCTAGATTAGCTGAATTGTATTCATAATCTCTTTTGAAACTAATTAAAACCCTCTTAAAAAGAGGGTTTTTTATTTTAAACTAAATTGTAATAAATCATATAATAAATAAAACTTTTTTAATGTATTCAATATTTCACATAGAAGGAGGAATTGGTAAGAATATTTTAGCAACCGCAGTTATTGATTCCCTCAAGAAAACAGACCCAGAAAGAAAAATCATTTTAGTTTCAGCTTGGCCTCAAGTTTGGTTTAACAACCCAAACATTGAACAAATATTCCCAATGGGTCAAGTCGCTAACTTTTATAAAAACTTTATCAAAGACCAAGATGTAAAAATATTCCGTGTTGATCCTTATCATACAGAAGATTATATCCTAAATAAAAAACATTTAATTGAAATTTGGTGTGATTTAGTTGGAGCTAAATATGATGGAGAACTACCTAAACTTTACTTTTCACCTTTAGAGTTGGAAGGAATTAGATCAAAAATTTTACAAGGAGTAAGTAAACCTATTTTTTTACTACACACAAATGGTGGTGGTTCTGGTCCTAAATCAAGACCTTATTCTTGGTATAGAGACATACCAATGCAAAATGCTGTAGATATTGTTAACTACTTCAAAAATGATTATCATATCTATCAACTTGGATATCAAGGACAATCTTTAATACCAGGTTGTAATAAATTAACTTTAGAAACTAGAGAAATTTTAGCAGCTCCTCTTTTTTCTAAAAAGAGATTATTAATTGATTCTTTTTCTCAACATGCTTCAGTTGCACTTGGTATGCAATCAGTTGTTTGTTGGGTTGGAAATAAACCTGAGGTTTTAGGTTATGATAGTCATCTTAATATAAAACCTGTTGCTAAACCCGTATTTGACACTTACCACTCATCTTACTTAGATGATTTTGATATTGGAGGTAATCCAGTTCAATTCCCTTATGATAAATTGAAAGTATTTGATTCAAACGAAATAATAAATAAATTATTAACATTATGAGAAAAATTCATTATATAGGTGGTCTACCGAGAAGTGGGTCAACTTTATTAACAAACATTCTTTTACAGAATCCAAAATTTGCTACAACAGCAACATCTTCTCTTTTAGACTTTCTCTTACAAGTAAGAGATAATTGGAATAAATTAGAAGGACATAAAGTTTATGAAGAAGGCCAGGATAAATGGGCAGTTATCAGAGCAATTATGTATAACTATCACAAAACTGATAAAGAAGTTATCTTCGATAAAAACAGAGGTTGGTCTACACATATTGAATTTATGGAAAAAGCAACTGGTGAAGGAGTTAAAATAATTGCTTGTGTTAGAAATCTTGAAGATATCTGTTCTTCTTTTGAAAAACTATTTAGAAAGAATAGAGCTGATGGTGAAATACACGGTGAATTTTCTAATCCTAAAATGAAAAATAGAGAAGGTAGAGTTGGTGTTTGGACATCAGATGAAGGAGTTATAGGAAGACCTTATATTTCTTTATTAGATACAATCCAAAGAGGTTTAGGTGATAGAATATTATTCTTCCCATATGAAGAATGGTCATCTAATCCTGACTTCTGGTTTAAGAAATTATATGAGTTTGTAGGTGAAGAATATTACCAACATGATTTTAATAATATCGAACAAGTTATTAGAGAAAATGATGCTGGTTATGGTTGGGGATCTGATTTGCATGAAATTAAAAATGGTAGATTATTACCAGCTAAATCAGATGCTATTGAAATATTAGGTAGAGATTGGTTTGTTAAATTACATGACACAGAATTCTGGAAGACTAAGAAAAAGAAATAATAAAAAAACCTCTCAAATTTGAGAGGTTTTTTTTATTCATCCATTTTAATAAATTTATACCAAAATCTTTCATGTATAAAGTAGATAATAGGTTTTAAGACTAACTCACTAACACCTAATAAAGAAGCAATTTTAAGAGGTGCCCCTAACAATGTAGCTGTTATAACTGTTGTTAAAGTTCCTAAAATTCTATATGTTATAGTTTTATAAAGGTGTCTCTTTATAGCTTTATCCTTCATTTACCATTAGATTTTTTATTACATCTTCTTGTATAGACTCGTGAACCATTGTTCTCCAAGAATCATCACCATTCTTAATAGAATCTCTGATTTTTGTAGCTGAGATAAATGCGATGTCACCTGGAGGTGTAAACTCATTTATTTCATAACCAACACCTCTTCCATAATTAACAGATTCAATATCAGGGATAATCATTACTTTAACATCATCATTTTTAGCAGCATGATACTTCTCAATCATTTCTACTGTTTGTTCAGTTGTAAAAGGATTCTTTTCATCTGGTTCGATGTCTCTAACCATAATTAAAGCTGGTATACCTGCATCTAATTTTTGTTGAATTAATTCAATATGTCCATAATGATAAGGTTGGTATCTACCTACAAAGATAGCATACTTTTTATCTGGATTCTTAGTGGGTTCTCCACCGTGATTTACTTTTGACCACATATTATTTGTTATTTTTTAATATTAACTCAGTAAGAAAGTTTACATTTTTTTCTAAATCTTCTTCTGTGTTATTTTTTAGTACTGTTGCATTTTGAGGAGTTTCAAAAGGAGATGAGATTCCTGTAAATTCTTTAATTTCACCAGCTCTTGCTTTTTTGTAAAGACCTTTAGGGTCTCTAGTTTCACAAGTAGAAAGTTCAGCATCAATGAAAATTTCCATAAATCCTTCACCAATAATTTCTTTAGCTTGGTTTCTATTCTTTTCAAATGGAGAGATAAAAGAACAGATTACAATTAGACCAGCATCATTCATAAGTTTACAAACTTCTGAAACCCTTCTAATGTTTTCTACTCTTGCTTCTTCTGAGAATCCTAAATCTTTGTTAAGACCCATTCTAGTGTTATCACCATCTAAAATATAGGTGTGATATCCCAAACTGATTAGTTTTTCTTCAACTAAATTAGCAATAGTTGATTTTCCTGAACCGGATAATCCAGACATCCAAATGGTACAAGCCTTTTGATTTTTGATAGATTCACGGTTTTCTTTTGTTGTTTTAAAATTGTGCGTAGTTATATTCATATGAATTATATTTTACAGAGTCTATTTGTTTTAAAAAATCACATAAAAGAATTTTTTTACATTATAATTTTAATATATACTCTATAAAAAATATTTTTTAACTATGCCAACACAAAGTTTAGTACTTAGAGGTTTAATCGGAAGAAGACTAACCATCGAAGAAATGGATGGAAACTTCACATATTTAGAGTCATTAGCTCAAGAACAAGGAGATCAACCAAATCATCAAATTGCAATAGGAACAGGCACTGGTCTGACTTCATCTGAAAATTTTACATTTGATTATGAGTGTAATAATTTAATATCAGGTAATAATACCATTTGTTCTTGTTCATCAGAATCTAGTATCATTGGTGGTAATAACAATTGTGTTACTTGTTCTTATGAATCTAGTATCATTGGTGGTCATAACAATTGTGTTGTTTGTTCAGGTGGATCAACAATCATTGGTGGTTTTAATAACACGGTTACCTACTGTGCTGATTATTCTTCAATTGTTGGTGGTAGAAATAATACTATAAATGGTAGTTGTTATTATAATACTTATTACTCTTCTATAGTTGGTGGTGAGTATAATACTATTGGTTTAGGATCTTGTGATGCTAGTATAATAGGTGGTTCAGATAATTCTGTTGATTATTCTTGTAAAGCTGGTATCTTTTCTGGTGTTAGTAGTCATATATGTGATTATTCAGAAAGATCTACTATCTTAGGAGGTTCTCAAGATAGAATATCAAATGAATCTTGTAGATCTACTATTGTTGGTGGTTTTAGAAACTGTATTGTTGATGGTTCTTGTAATTCATCTGTTATGTCTGGATGTTGTAATGATATCTGTTATGGATCAGACAACTCTGTGATATCTGGTGGTTATTGTAATGAGATATGTTGTTACTCTTGTGAGTCTTCTATTATTGGTGGTATTCGTAATACAATTAATTGTCAAACTTGTCAATCTACTATTGTTGGTGGGTATTGTAATAGAATTTCAAGCAATGAAGGTTCTGTGGTTTTGGGTGGTCGTTATAATGATGTTTGTTGTAGTTCAAACTACACTGTAATATCAGGTTCTAATAATAAAATTTGTTGTGAATCTTGTAATTCATCTATTCTTGGTGGTAATTTTAATATAGTAGACGGATATTCTTGTAATTCATCTATTATCGGTGGTCAATCTAACTGCATTTGTGGTTCTAATTATGTATCTGGTCCTTATTCTTGTAAGTGTGATTATGGTTCTTGTAATTCAGTTATTCTTGGTGGATGTTGTAATCAAATAATTTGTGATTCAGACAACACATCAATTATTGGTGGATGTTGTAATCAAGTTGTTGGTGATGGTGGTTCTGGAAGAAACTCTATTGTAGGTGGTGCTGATAACACAATTTGTTATTCAGATCACTCGGCAATTATTGGAGGTGAACAAAACAAAATTTATGGAGAATCAGATTATTCTGTTATTATTGGTGGATGTTATGGTTTTATTTATGAAACACAATACTCTGCTATAATTGGTGGATGTTGTAATACAATATGTATAGGTGGTAATAATGGCAATGGATATGGTGTTATTTTAGGTGGTGGTTCCAATACTTTAAATTGCTATTCTAATAATTCTGGAATTCTAGGTGGATATTGTAATACTATAGATTGTTACTCAACTAAATCATCAATTATTGGAGGTGAATCAAATTTAATTATTACAAGTGGTCTTACTGCTAGTGATAATTATGGTGTTTATAATGTTTGTCTTGGTGGTAACTCAATTATTGGTGGTCTTACAAATAGTATCATTGATTCTGAAAACTCAGTTATCTTAGGTGGTACTGGTTTAACATTAGCTACTCAAAGTAACACTGTTTTAGTTCCTCACTTAAAAATTAATAATTTAGATGTTTGTAACTCAGATGATAGAATATTAGTATCTGATGCTTTTGGTAATATTAATTATAGAGAAGCTTCTACATTAGGTGGAGGTGGTTCATTCTATTCTTGTTGTAATACATTGGATAATACTTCGGTTTCAAATATTATAGGCGGTTGTTATAACACAATATGTAATTCTTTTGAGAGTACTATAATCGGTGGTGAAAATAACTATTTATGTGAAGTTGGATTAGGATCTACTATTGTAGGTGGTATTTGTAATACAATTAATAATGGCGTAGATGCTTCTGGTATTTTTGCTGGTAGATGTAATAAAATTTGTGGAAATAGTGATGGAAATTATTATTCAGCTATTATTGGTGGTTATTGTAACTTAATATCAGATGGTAATGAAAGTTCTGTAATCTTAGGTGGTTGTCGTAACTGTATATGTGATTATTCTTACAATTCTATGATATCATCTGGGTGTTGTAATTATATATGTGAGTCTGATAGAACATCTATTATAGCGGGGCGTTGTAATACAATTTGTTGTTCTTCAGAGGATTCTGTAATTATGGGTGGTTGTTATAATAGAATTGATAGAAACTCTGATAGATCATCTATTGTTGGTGGTGGTTGGAACTCAATTTGTACATATTCTTCTAGATCAGGTATTCTTGCTGGTTCTGGTAATCATATTTATGATGGATCTTGTCATTCTACAATTGTAGGTGGTCATTGTAACCATATTTATAATTATTCTTGTCATTCTACAATTGTAGGTGGTGAATGTAACACATTATATAATGACGCTATTAACTCTACAATCAATGGTGGATTTAGAAACTGCTTAGATAGTGTTTATAACTCATCAATCTTAGGTGGATATAGAAACTGTGCTCACTATACAATCAACTCAACAATTGTTGGTGGATGTAGAAATATGATATATTATGGTTCTAATGAAGGTGCTATATTAGGTGGTGGTTGTAATTCTATTTCTGGTAGTTCTTATCAAGCATCAATTGTTGGTGGTAGATGTAATGAAATAAACAATCATTCTCATGACTCTTCAATAATTGGGGGTTATAATAACTCAATTTATAGTTGTTCGGAAAAATCTACAATTGTTGGTGGTTTTGATAACTGTATTTGTTGTTCAAATAACTCTGGTATAATTGGTGGTTATAATAATGAGATTTTTGAATCAAGTAGATCTTTAATCTTAGGTGGTTCAAATATGACTCTTAATAATGAAGATGATACAGTTTTAGTAAATCGTCTTAAAATTGATACTCTTCAAAATGAACCAGGTGATACTAGAATTGTTACTGCTGATTCTGATGGTAGAATTAGATACAGAACAGTTTCTGGTTTAGTTCCAGAATTTGGAGGTATTGTAAATGGCGCTACTAATTCAATGACTGGATTTATGAATAGTATTTATAACTCTAATAATGGTTCAGTTGTTGGTGGTTCTTATAATGGTGTAACATCTTCAAATTCATCTTCAATAATTGGAGGTGATGCTGGTGTAATTAGTTGTTCACCTGAATCAAGTATTATTGGAGGTCAATGTAACACTATATGTTGTTACTCTTGTGACTCATCAATTATAGGTGGTTGTAACAACCACCTAAATTGTAGTTCTAGTTTATCATCTATAATTGGTGGTGGTTGTAACACTATAAATTGTTTTTCTATTAGCTCAGCAGTAATTGGTGGTTATCGTAACTTTACATGTAATTACGCAATTGAATCATCTGTAATTGGTGGTAGATGTAATAGTGTTTATAACACCTCTTGTAAATCATCTGTAATTGGTGGTTACTATAACTGTATTTATAATGGATCTTGTGAATCATCTATTATTGGAGGTCGTGATAACTGTATTTATAACGGAGCTTGTGATTCATCTATCATCGGTGGTGAATGGAACAGAGTTGCTTGGGGTACTTATAACTCAACAGTTATTGGCGGTGATTGGAATAGAGTATTCGATTCTTGTGGGGCATCAGTAGTTGGTGGAGCTGGTAATAGAGTAAATGAAACTTATAGATCTGGTATTTTTGAAGGACATTGTAATCATATTTGTTGTTATTCTGATGATTCTACTATTGTAGGTGGTCACTATAACTGTATTGAGTATTATTCTTGCCAATCTTCTATAATTGGTGGATGTTGTAATGAAATCTGTTGTACTAATTACGCTTCTATTGTAGGTGGTGCTTGTAACCATATCTGTCAGCGTTCTTATTATTCATCTATACTTGGTGGATGTTATAACTGCGTTGTTGATTATTCTTGTTATTCATCTATCTTAGGTGGTGGAAGAAACTGTATTTATAACTCTGATTATACATCTATAATTGGTGGTAGATACACTTGTTTAGATAACTCTGATTACTCATCTGTAATTGGTGGATGTTGTAATGGTATGTATAATTCAAGCTACTCATCTGTAATTGGTGGATGTTGTAATAGACAAACATATTCCGATTTAGCATCTATTGTTGGTGGATATTGTAACTGTATCTGGTCAGGTGATTGCTCAAGTATCATTGGTGGTTATGGTAATCGATTATGTGGTGGTTATTACGGTGATGACTCAAGAGGATCTTCAATTTTCGGTGGTAATTATAACTGTATGTATAATGGTGTTTGTAGATCTTCAATTATTGGCGGTTATAGTAATGAAATAAAATGTTACTCTTGTGATTCATCAATAATTGGTGGTTGTAATAATGGAATTTGTTGTGCTTCTTGTCAATCTTCTATTATTGGTGGTTGTAACAATTATATGTGCTGTTCTTGTAACTCAGTTATATTAGGTGGACAAGATTTAGATGTTTGTAATATAGACAATACAGTATTCATGAATGGTACAACTTGGTTAAAACAAACAGTTGAGACATCATTTGAAACTACTGTAAGTGCTGCCACTTTTAGTGTTAACTTTTTAGAGGGTGGTATTAAATACTTATCATCATTAAGTAATGACTTCCAAGTTGACTTTACAAACTTTCCTGATCCTACTATTGCCAACTCTGTTATAACTTATACATTAATCTTAAATCAAGGTGTTACTCCTTATATGATTACTGGATTAACTATAAATGGTGGTGGTACTCAAACAATTAAGTGGAATGGTGGAAATGTTCCTACCGGTAACGCTAATCAAGTTGATACAATAGGTTTAATGTTTGTTTATAATAGTACAGGTTTATTAAGTCAAGTATTGGGTCAAGTTGGAACATTTGCATAAAAAAAATTAAGAAATAGATGTTAAGTAAACTATCAACGCATTTAGGACCAGGTTCTCTCTTTTCAGGAGATGAACCACTAGTATTGGAATTTAGTAATTCAACTTGGATAAGTACAAATGTTGGTACTTATTCATTAGTTGATGCTTGGAATGAATTTTTTGTAACCATAGAAACACCATTCAAAGATGTAAGTATTGATGGTAATAAAATTTCACTAATTGGTGGTAAAGATTTAGAATTAAAAACTAGTTGTTTTAGTAGTAGTGACTTAGTTTCAATTAAAGATAATTCTAGAATAATTACAACATTAGGTACTTATTCATTTGATGATTGTTCATTATTAACAGATGCTACCTTAAAAGGAGTTACTTATTCGTATGGTGGATCTTTTAGAGATAATGTGAGTTTAACAACTATAATTCTTCCTAATTTACAAGAGATTTTAGGTGATGGTTATTTCTTTTATAATTGTGGATCTGTTAGTAACTTCAATTTACCTTTACTTAATAGTATATCAGGTGTTTCTAACTTTTATAATTGTAATAGTATGTCAACTTTAAATTTACCTGTTTGTACTACTTTAGGTGATACAGTACTTAATAATGATAACTTTGATTCTATTACTGGTAAAACAATAGATTTGACAGTAACTCCTGAATTACTTACTTGTAATGGTGGTACTCCAGATGTTGATATACAATATCTACAATCTAATAACACAGTAACTATTCATATACCAACTTCAATTACTTCATTTACTCCAACATCAGCTACTTTCTCAGGTACAACTGTTAGTGTTGTGGGTAAAGGATTCTACGCCATTGATTCAGTAAAAATAGGTGGAGTTGAAGTTGCGACTTATTCACTTGATAGTTTTACTAATTTAAGTTTAGTTACAGGTACTGTTTCAGATGGTTCTGTTTCAATTACTGGTACTTATGGTTCAGCTTCCAAATCTGGATTTGAATGGGATGCTACCGTTAAGTTTAGTTATATTGCCACTCCTTTAAATGTTTTACCAAATACTTGGACTGATTTATCGTCTTACTATAAAGATTTAGAAATTAAATCAGGCGTATCACTTGATACACTATATTCAGTTTTATTTGATGGTAGTAATTCAGGATATGGAACTTCAAGTCAAATGACTGTAAAATACACAAATGGATTTACAATAGAAACTTGGGTTAATTTCTCATCATTAACATCTGCTAATTATATAATGCAGTTTGTTGATCAAGATTATACAAATACTAATCCAGATTTAACTCTACTTACTATTGATAATGATTTAAGAATTCAATCAAGTAATTCTGTTAGTTTTTCTACTAATATAACTGCTAATAAATTCATCAAGGCTGTTGTTACATATGATTCATCAAATGGTGAAACTAAAACATATATAAATGGTCAATTAACAAATACTAGTACACTTAATTTATCCACAAGCTATAAGAAAACAATTGGTAAACTTTTTGTTGGTAATATAGGATCTAATCAACCTATGAGAATAGGCATGTTAAACTTTGTAAATTATATACAAGATTCAACAACTATTCTTAATAATTATAACAATGAAAGAAACACTTATGATGAAGCTAAAGGAAGTTTCTTATTTAATTCATCAAGTAGTCAATACTTATCATCTAGCTCACCTGATTATGTAATTGGTACAAATAGCTTTACTTTAGAAGCATTTGTTAAAACAACATCTCAAAGCGGTTATGATGGTGTGATTTCAATGTTAGATAACAATGCTCCATTTAATGGTGTTTCTATTAATATTTTTGATGGTAATTTTGACTTCTATTCTAAAGGTGGTCAATATACTTCATATACTGCTTCTAATGATACATGGTACCATGTTGCTATAGCAAGAGATAATGGAACTATAAGTTATTTTGCTAATGGTAGATTGGTAGCTCAATACTCTGATTCTTATAATTATACTCTTCAAGATTTAGTTATAGGTAGATATTATACAGATCTTAATGACCACTATATAGATGGTGTTATTGCACAACCTAGATTAACAATAGGCACTGCATTATATAATGGTACATTTAGTGTAACTCCTCCATTAACAAGCGGTTCTAATACTAAATTATTATTATTAGATGCTTATAATAACCAATTATTAGATTCTTCTGGACTTACACACTCTGTTATCTCTAATAATAATGTTGGTTGGACAAGTAGTTTACCTTCAACTATAGGAAGTACTTATGTACAAGATGCTCTTCAGTTTTATGTAGATGCTTCATTAAATACATCTTATCCTGGTTCAGGTACAATTTGGTATGATATATCAGGAAACTCAAGAGATCTTTCTTGGGGTTATGGATTAACTTATGATTCTGCAAATGGTGGTAATATTCATTTTGATGGTACTAATAGAGCACTAAGTGGTTCTAACTATACAATTAACTTCTCTAATGGAATTACGGTTGAGGCGGTTGCTAAATATCATTCAGGTTTTTATGGTGGTGTATTTGCATTCAATGGTGGTGGTGACTATATTAATGTTCAATTTATGTCTTCTGGTACACAACTTAGATTTGAGCTTGATGCGGGTCAATCCTTATACACAACTGGAGTCTCTCCTGATAATTGGTACCATATAATGTGTGTTTATGAAGGCGCTTCCAATGGTGGTAGTGCTACTGCTAGAATTTACATAAATGGAGTTCAAACTACTTATACTACCTTATCTGCTAGTAGAAGTTATGGTAGTGTAAGTGGTGATCAAAATTCTCCTATCTATTTAGGTCTTCACGATGGTTATTTAAATGGTAATATTGGACTTTCAAGATTCTATAATAGAGCATTAAATTCTTCAGAAGTTCTACAAAACTTTAACTCATCAAAAGATAGATTTGGTTTATAATTTTTAATATATAAACTATGATTAAAAGATACTTTGAGTTTATAAAAGAAGATTTTAGTGGTTTTAATTCACTTGGTGAATGGGTTGAGTCTCTTATAGAAGATCAATATGTTAAAAATATAATTAACCGTTATACACAAGATATTGATCCAGAGATTGAATTATCTAATGCTATTAACATTTTAGACAAAAGAATTCAAAATGAAATCAAAACTCAAATTGAAAACTATTTACAAAATGGTATTGATGAAAAAGAACCTGAAGTTTTAGCTTCTACTGATTTAGATATACTAACTGAATCTGCTGGTAAAGGTATATTTACTTCTTTTCTAAAAGCATTAACTGCTTTAGGTCAAAAAGAAACAAATCCTAATTGGGAAAAATGTCCTGATAACTTCTTATTATTTTATTATTATCCTAATTTAGATGCTACTATTGTTAAACAAATATTCACAAGATTTAAATCACTTTCAATGTATTTAGATACTATTGACTATGGTAAAAATGAAGTTAATTTATACTTTGGATTAAAGTCAGATGGTGTATTTGAATATGGTATAGGTTATGATAACTTAACACCAATAGGTCAATTTAAAATAAATCAATCTATTATTAAATGGATGTTAAGTTTAGAATCTAAATCAGCTCACTCATTAAAGAAAGAGTTAGTTAATTTGACTTTGGTTGATATTTTAACTTTAAGTAAAATTAAATCTGATATGAAAGAGTTTAATCCGGGATATCATGAAAAGAAAGGTCAAGTAATTATTAAAGATAGAATAATATCTTTTGCTTGGTATGGTGTTGGTAAATGGGATAATGGTAAGTTAGATGAAGGTGAGTTAATGAATATTAAAAACAATTTTACAAACTTTGTTTTAAGTAAGAAATGGGGAGAGAAAATATTAATTTCTATAAAACCATCAAGCTTTTGGCTTAATATACACATCAAATTAAAGTAATATGAAAATTAAAAACTATAAACTATTCTTAGAATCAAATGAATTTGATTTTGAATTTTTAGCAAATATTGGTAAAATGAAAGAAGCTATTCTTAAAATAGTCCAACTTCACGAACAAAAATGTTATGGTGATAATAAACTATCATCTTACGAAAGATTCAAAATTTCATTAAATGATCTAATAGATAGCGCTGTTAAAGGTGAATTTACAATTACTGAAGATTACTTATCTGTAATTAATTTATTCGAAAAAGAAGTTTATGGTAGGAGTTTACTAAATTCTTATGAGGAATCTATGTTTAGTCATATAGATGACTTAATATCTTGTTTTAATAGCTTATTAGATAACAAGGAAAGAGATGAAGAAGATATTATGAGATTAGGTAAAGAAGCTGATCATTATTTAAATAAAATGGATGATACTTGGATTTATAGTTCAGAAGAATCTGATGATAGTGGTTCTGAAATTAATACTGATGGTATTGATGATGTTATTACCGGTTTGGAAGATAGATTATCTGAAGATGTTGATGATATGTGGACTTCTGAAGAAGATTTTGAAAAAGATATCGAAGGATATATTGGTAAAAAGATGGAAGATTTTGACTATTCTGAAAAACTTCAAGCTTATAAATATATTGAGAACAAACAATGGGTAAAAAATATACTTGAAGGTGGTTCTCAAAAAGATAAAGATTTTGTTAATAATTTTCTTTCAGAAATGAAAGATTTATTTGAGCTATAATTTAATATATACATTATGAAATACTTAAAGAAATACAATGAATCTAATAGTTCAAAAATTGAAGAAATTGAATTAAAAATTCAAGACGCTGCTTATAGTTTGAAAACATTTGGAACTATGACTAAACAAGCATCATTTATAAACGGTGCTAAATGGGCTATTCACAATCTAACAGATGAAGAAATAAAACATTTAAGAGAAAACTCGGATCCTGATGATCATAGTTTCTTTGGACTATAATTAATATATACATTATGAAATACTTAAAGAAATATAATGAGAATCAAGAACAACAAGATCCTACCTTTGCTATTGCTAAAATTAAAGAAGAATATCCTGTTGCTAATGTAAAGGATATGTTAGAAAAAGAAATTAAAATGTGGGAACCTGAAGAATCGGATCCTGACTTTTATTCTACTTCAGGAAATGGTGAAGCAGAAGATGTTATTATCAATCAAATGATAGGTTGGTTTGAGAAAAAGTATTATTCTTTATCTGATGAAAACTTTGAAAGTGTAAAGGAACTGATTCTAAAAGAGTATGAATTCTTAAACTTTAACTACTAAACTAAAAACTAAAACTTTTCTATAATAAGAAAAGTTTTTTTGTTTTATGAATAAACCAAATAAAGAAGAAATAATGAAAAAATGGGCCAAGGCTTTAGGGTCTATTGAAGAAACTAAATCAGAAGAGTTTCCAAGTTTACTACCAATAGCTATGAAAGTATCCTCTAAACTAATATCAAATGATTTAATATTTGCTTCAAAAGAAGAAATTGATGCTGTAAAAAGTAGAGTACAATCTGATAACCGTGATGGTAAAATTGAAGCTATTATAGAAGATAAAGAATTTACGGAAAAGAAGTTAGAAGATGATGAAGAATATAAAGAGTTGATGAAAAAAGGAGTTACTCCAATGTCTGCCCCATCAGGTACTTTATTCTATTTAGATTATAAATATGGTGATGATTTACCTAAACCACACAAGAAAACAAGAAGAAGTAAAAAGAAGAAATCAAATGGGAGTATTTAAGAGTCCTGGTGTTTTTGTTAAAGAGGTAGATATATCTATTGTTAGACCTAATTTTTCTAAAAGATATTCAAGAAAAATAAAAATAGGTAAAATATTTGGAATAGATGTTCCTAATGTTATTATAACCTCTACACCAAAAGGACCAAACAACTTTCCACAAATCTGGTAGGGAATCATGATGACAGAATATATACTCCATGTATTTTGTCTATTTAATATGTGCTGAAATTGGAGGTGAAAGAGTTCATAAGATTGGTTATACCAGGAGAACACCAGAACAAAGAATTAAAGAGTTTAAGACTGGTAACGCATCTGATTTTTTTATTGTAGATTCATTTAAGTCTAAATGGGGTACTAAAATAGAAGCTAGTTTACACCGTTTATATAGAACAAAAAAGATAAATGGTGAGTGGTTTCTTTTAAATGAAGAAGAAATCAAGGATTTCAAACCACAATGTGAATTGTTACATAGAAATTTTGAAGCAATATCAACTCTGAATACCTACTACATAGATAGAGGTCACTTCTAAACAAATCATATATTTAATATATAAATAAAAAATAAACTTTCGAATATGAGCTCAATGAAAGAAATGGCAATCAGAGAATATGTATCTAATATTGATTTTAGCCATGATGATTGGAAACTATCAAAGATAAAAGAAGACATGAGAAGATTCTTAGGTGAAGAACCAGGAATTGAAGTTGTTTATAAAAAAGATGTAATGTTGAATGAGGTATCAGGAGAAGCAAAGGAATTTGTTGATGTTGATAAGATTCAAATTATATTCACTGATACAGATGATAAATTCAAGAAATTAGAATTTATTGTTGGTCAAAAACTTTAATATGAAAGTAGATAACTATTACTTAGATCTTAAAAAAGTATCTGAGATAAAAGACAAACAAGAAAGAGAGCAAATTCACTCTTATTACCGTGATATGTTACATTGTAACTTTGATGGTAGAACCGAAATGGCTCAATCTTATATGAACACTCTTTTGAAATCTGGATATTTAGTTGATATAAGAAATGAAAAAATAGACCAAATTCTAAGCTAATGACTATACAAACATCAATATTAGATTACATGGGAAAAATTGAACAAAGTATCTTTGTTTTAGTTTCTTTTGTTTATAATGATAAGTATTATGAAGGTATTTTTGTTTATACAAATGAACAAATAATGCTTAATGTTGATGATGAATTAGAAGAAGTCTTAGGATGCACAATCAAGAAGCATAAGGAATATGAGGATATATTAAGATTCCTAATTAAAAATGTAGTTCCTTGGAGTGAAATGATAAATAGAATAGATGATATTGATTTATCAGTATATGAGCCGGTAACATCAGAAACGGTAGTTTTAGCTCAAGATATAGATAGTGACCAAATTACCTCAGCCACACAATCATAATTACTAAACTTAAACTGGTTATTTCTATATAAAAATAAAAATAATCAATATTAATGTTAATTAATGAACTAGGAATCAGAGGATTCAAAAGTTATGGCAATAACGAACAAATTTTAAAACTAAATACAGAAAGGGGGGAATTAATTCTCCTTGTTGGTAATAATGGTGCTGGTAAATCATCACTATTAGATTCATTTGATTATACAATTTACGGTAAAGTAAGAGGCCGTAAAAAAAGATGGGCTACACTTTCTACTCTGCCAAACCGTATAAACGGTGAACTATTAAATCGCATTAAATTTATTTCTAATGGAACTGAAGTTGAAATTAAAAGAGGTATATCTCCTAGTGTATTAGAACTTTGGGAAAATGGAATTCTAAATGAAAGAGCCGGTAAATCTAATATAGATGAAAAGATTGAAGGATATGTTGGAATGGATATAGAAACATTCAAATCCTTTATCTCAATGTCAATAAATGATTTCAAAAATTTTATTTCACTTTCAAATGAAGAAAAACAATTACTACTTGATAAGTTATTTAACTTAGAAGTAATTAACATTCTTAACAATATCCTAAAAGATATTAACAAGAATAATAAAATCAGAATGGCTTCTCTGGATTCTGAAATCAGAACTTTAGATGATTCTATTGCTTCTATTAAAAGATCCATAGATAAAGCTATTGAAAGAGAAAAAGAAGAAGCTAGATTAGCAGCAGAAAGAGAAAAAGAAGATATTCAATCTGAAATTGATAAGTTAGTTGAGGAAATGAACTCTAAAAAAGATGATTATAAAAGTCTTAAAGATAAGATGGATAAAATCAAAGAAAAAGAGAATGAACTCAATGAAGAGATTGATAAAGAAAAGAAGCAATATATCAATTGTCAAAATGATATTAAAAATGTTCAAAGAGAATTAGATTTATATGATTCTGGTAAATGTCCTACTTGTAAAACTGATTTTGATTCAGAACACTTTTCTAATTTAAGAACCGCTTTAGAAGAAAAGAAAAAAGGATTTGAAGATATTAAACTTGAAATTGAAGAGAATATTAAAAAAGTTAAAGAAAGACAAGTTAAGTTAAAAACACTTTCTGAAAGCACAACAACTGCTTTTAATGATTTAAGTTATTTATTGAAAAATTACAAATCAGATATTGATAAGTTAACACAAAAGAAAGCTAATCAATCTGCTCAACCTGTTACAAAATCATCTGTTAATGTTCAAGAGTTTCAAAATACAATTACTGAACTTGAAGATAAAAAAACAATTAGCTCAGATAGTGTTACTGTTTGTAAAGAGAAAGAACTTTACTACAAGGAAATGAATAGAATATTTGGTGAAGATGGTGTTAAAAAATCAATTATTGCTGGTATTATTAAACCAATCAACCACTTTATTTCCGAGAATATTAAGAAGATGGGTCTTAACTTTGAAGTTAAGTTAGATGAAACATTCACCGCTGAAATTAGACAATTAGGTTCAGTTATTGAACATGATTCTTTATCAACTGGAGAAACTAAAAAGATAAATATTGGCATCTTAATTGCTTACTTAAAATTAATTAGAACTAAGCGTCATATCAACATACTTTTCTTAGATGAGGTTTTCTCTTCAATTGACATAGAAGGTATAGATTCTATTTTGGCTCTCTTAAAATCATTTGCAAATGATTATAACATCAATATATTTGTTGTTCATCATGCTATTTTGAATCAAGAAATGTTTGATAGAATTCTGAAAATTAATAAAGAGGTTTTTTCTTCCATAGAGGAAGTTGTTTATGAATAAGATAGATGAATTATTAATAGAAATGTTTGAATCTAAAAGATTGAAAAGTGAGGCTATAAGATATCAGAAATATGAAGATGCTGCCTCTGCTAGAGATAAAGAAAGACAATTATCAGAACAGTTATATAAACTTATTATAGGAAGAGATGATGTTGGATTTATTAAATGGGTTGAATGTGAGAAGGCGGTAGATGATTATTGTAAAGAAAAATATGGATTTTCATATATTGATTCTGATTCATTGGTTCAATTAAAAAGACAAATTGCCCTTAAGAATTTAGGTATTTAATATATAAACAAAATTAAATCAAATATGAAATTAAAATTCACATTACTATTTTCACTAATTAGTTTATTAAGTTTTTCACAAGTAGACACAGTTACAATTAAACATTCAGGTTACACAACTCTTTGGAGTTCAACTTTAGATTATCCACTTATGGTTCAATGGTGGGACACAAAGTTAAGATGTGATTGTAATAGAATACCAAGAAAAGATGATTTTGGACCAGATCCGGCTTTGGTAAAACAAACAGATATTCAAAGTGAATATGATTCTGCTAATAAAACGGAAAAAGCTAAAGGTCTTAAAGGATTCGATAGAGGTCATATGACACCAGCGGCTGATAATCAATGTCCTTTAGTAAACAATGGTAAAAAAATTACTGCTGAAAAGTTACAAGAAGAGTGTTTTTATTTCACAAATATGGCTCCTCAATATCACTCATTAAATGCTGGTGATTGGAAAAAGCTAGAAGAAAGAACAAGAGAATTAACAACAACATATGATTCAGTTTATGTTTGGTGTGGTTCTGTGGGAACTAAAATGACAATTGATGGATTACATATTCCTACTAAATGTTGGAAAGTTATTTACATTAAGAAAACTAAAACTTATGAATGTTATATCTTTAATAACACACCAGATAAACCAGTTGGTTTAGACAAGTGGAAAGTTAGAAAAGAGGAAGTTGAAAAATTAACAGGGTTTAAACTCAACTTATAATTAACTTATTCATAAAATTAAAATGAAAGCAAATATCCTAAATAATGTAATTGTGACTGGATCTGGAATTGCAATTGACAATTCTTCTGGATCAATAAATGTATCAATGAATTCTGATTTAATTCAGTTTCAGGAACTTATTTTAGCGGCACTTGGTGTTGACATCACATATGAGCAATTTTGTTCAATGTCAAATGATGAAAGAAAATCATTAATCAGAGATATAAAAATAAATAGAATATTATGTTAATAATAGAAGTTAATGAAAAGCAACCAATTGAGAAAGCTCTTAAAAAGTATAAGAAGAAATTTGACAAAATTAAAATTCTTAGAGAACTTAGAAACAGAAAAGAGTTTACTAAAAAATCTGTCAATAAAAGAGAGAAACTTAAAAAGGCTATTTATTTACAAAAGAAGTTTGGCAATAATGAGTAAAGAATATATTGATATACCACAATCACACTTATCAATGTGTTGTCCTAAATGTGGTTCTGAAAATGTCAAAAGAAGATTTATTGTATCTGTATCTAATTATGGACATTTACCAAATAAAAAACCAGTAGATATTTGTAGTGATTGTAGGTTCGAATCTATTGAATCCTTTACAGATATAAATTTTAGAAATAATAGAAATAAAAAAATTGAACAAATATTAAAAGAAGATGGGATTTAATAAAAGATATATCAATAAAGAAACATTGATGGAATATAAAAAACAGGGTTTGCAAAGTTTAATTAATTTTATTAAAAAGCCAGATTCTCTAATAATAGAAGATGAGTTTTCTCAAAAAGTTTGTAACATAGTATTAAAGACTGATGAAAAACTTCTTTTTGTTGAACTATCTAAAATAGGATTTTACTAATGAATTTATCTAAAAACTACTACTCTATTCTTGGAGTAGATTCTCAGTCTGATGAGAAAACAATAAAAAAAGCCTACTATAAACTATCATTCACACACCACCCAGATAAAGGTGGTGATCAAGTTATTTTTGGTGATATTACAGAAGCATATGATGTTCTTTGTGGTGAACAGAGAGTAGATTATGATTTAAAAAGTAAATTTGGTAATAACTATAATGAATATTTTGAATTATTTGAAATTAAAATTGACTTAGACTATGATGCTGAGAAAGAAAGATACGAAACATTTAAAAAGAATGATGTTTATAATATTCATGTAAAAGTTGATGAAAATTTTGATGGTAATTTAGAATATGAAAGATGGGTTAAATGTAAAACTTGTGATGGTACTGGAAAAGACCTTTCCTCTAAAATAGTAATAAGAGATATTAATGGTAATATAACTAAAACTTTTGATGCTGATGATGGTTGTGACTTTTGTGAAGGTACTGGAAAAGACTATATGGGTAATTCTTGTTCATTTTGTTCCGGTAAAGGCAAAGTAGGATTAACACCTTGTAAGACTTGTAAAGGTGAAAAAAGAATATTAGGTAAACAAAAACTTACAGGTATTAAATTAACTGGTAAAGAAACTAAAATAGAAGCTATGGGTCATTTTGCTAAAAATGAACCAGGTAAAGTAGGTTATTTGTTGATACTAAATTAAGGAGCACCTGGACCTTCGATATCAAATAATCCAAAGTCAAAATTAACCTGTGCAGACCCACCATCCACTACTATAACTCCACCACCACTTTCTCCAACTGAAACACCAACTCCACTAACAGGTAAACTAGAGGAAACAACACTCACACTATCAAACCCTATTGATATATTATCAAGGAATGAAAAGTTAGAATTTGTATAATCTATAAAAGGAGCTACTCCTTGGAAAGGAATTTGAACAGATTTGTTAATATTAACTTCAGTAAAATATTTGAAGAATGGCACCATGTCTATTTCAAAGAAATTTAAATTATCAATTATAAAAGTTGATAGAGAAGATCCGTATAATCCACTGCCTTTAAAATTCATTGATAGATTTGTTTTTCCATAAAAATACTCATACTTTCTTGTAGAGGGTATGTCTATTGTTTCATTAGATATATATTTACTGGTTGATAAGTGGTCAATATTTTGATATATTGGTAAATATGTTGCTGGTAAAACAGTTGGAACTATTGGACTAGCTGTTGCTCCAAGTGTGTTAAGATATGCTACGCTGTCATAGTAAACATCTCTAACTATAGTATTTATATTATTAAAGTGTATAACTGGTTGTAACCAATTATCTCCTTTATTCTTTGATCCACCACTTTTTTTATTATCTTGTTCTAATACAAAATAGTCAGTATTAACAGAATATGTTAGTAAATCAAACTCAACAACTGTATATCTTTGTTTTTCTATTGATGATATACTTCTGTTTCTTATAATATTCGGTGGTTGTGTTATATTCAATATACCTCCATTTCCAAATGCCTCAACCTTTAACTCTTTTCCTGTTATAGGATCAATACCTGAGTCAGTTGTTCTAGAGAATGTTATAGATCCGGTTATTGGAGTTGGGTTAAGAGCGTTAACGAATGATGCTGATGAATATGTCCATCCTTGGTCTACGAATAATTGAGCATCTGGTCCGGTAGGTCCAAAATAGTCTTCAAATTTAGAAGAGTCTCCAATATAGTCTTCAAATATTTTATATTTTGTTCCTAATTTATAATCTCTTTCAGTGATTGAAAAACTATCTCTAAATTTAGATGTACTTGATAAAACATCATATGTTGGCCATCCATATAAATTATTTTGTGAATATGATCTTCTAGATCCATCTAATAATGTTTGTGGTTTTCCTATATTAACAGCAGAATATGAATCAAAGTTAACATCTATCCATGAGTTATAAATAAAAACACTATCAGAATCAAGTGATGTAACTGATGTTATTGTTGACACATTATGACTTCTGAAGTCAAAATTTTGAACTAGTCCATTTGATATATGTGTATAAACCCATCCACTTTCACTTATATTTGTTGCTGTGCCCCAATCTATATTAGTTATAATTTGATATTCACTAGGTACTTGCAATACAGTTGTCCATCCATTATATTGTGGATTTACACTGATATTATCTTTACTTATGTATATGTTATCACCTACTGTTAATTTATGTGGTGTAGAAAAGGTTAATCCAACTTTAGATGATGGTCTTAACCCTACGGTAACTGATGAATATACAGTATTGCTAAATGTCATTCCTAATTGAGTGGCATTAAAGTGACCACCATCAAATACACCATCTATCCAATTTGATTCAAACATTTCTGTTATTAGAGGGTAACCTTTGAATAATCCATAATTCCAAACACCTTTAAAATATCCATTTAGAAATGCTCCTGATAACCAAACATTTTTAGTTATAAGTATTCTATGATCTTCCGAATCTATTTCAATTCTTCTTAATGGAAAATTATTTACAAGTTCAACTATAATATAATTTGATGTTGATAATGTAGTTGTTGTTGAATAATTAACTGATAATATTGTAAAATAATTCTTAATAAGCTTTCTATCCTCATTAATATCTATAGCTACTATATTACCGATAGATACTTTATCACCTACACTAAATTTAGAAACTGAAGATGGTGGTCCTGATATTACAAATTTCCAATTTTTACCTTTTGTATAATCATAATATTTATTTACCTCATAAAATTCATAAACACCATCATCATACCTCCAACCACTATTCCAAACACCATTTTCCCAAATACCTGATTTAAATAATCCGTTTCCTATTTTAGAAAATAATTGACTAACATTTAATGATTGAGTAGCATTAATTGTATTCCCAACACCGATATATGTACTATATACTGCTGATGTTAATCCTATTGCTGACAGTGTTGTTGGATTTGAATATGTTGCAGAGTTTGTTAATAGATATTGTCTATTATTACCAGGATGATAACCACCATCTACTTTTAGATTACTCAATACTATTGATGAGTATGTTGCTGATTTATTAGCTACAATTAGTAAATATTGGTTACCTAATAGTCCGTAAAATTGAGCATCTGCTGATGATTGAGTAATAGATGCAATTAAAGTGCCCCCTGGTGGTAAAGAAAATGTAGGCCCTGCCGATGATGGTAATGATGGTGATAAGTATACCTTAATACCATCATTTAATCCACCTTGAATCTTTTGATATATAAAACTTACATTAAAGAAAGGATAAGGTATTAACTTACTTAGAAAATTATTACCTCTAAAGTCATATGATGGTGCTCCAATTTTACCAATAGAAGTATCTACAATACCACACGGGTAATATAAACTAGTTGAACTATCAAACCAAACATATGACTTACTATCATCATAATATGCCCAACCAAGTGTGTCACCACTTGGGAAATTAGGATTTGCATAAGTATTAGATAATCTATAGAAAGAAAATCCTTGTATATAAAAATCTATTTCATGAATTTTTAAATCTACTAAACCCTCTGTTGGTGATGTATCTGGTCCAAATTTAGTATTGGCTTTATACACAGCATAAGTGTTTGATGAAACATCAGTACTTGGAGATGAATAAAAATGTAAATAACCATTGCCTGGTGACGCTGGTGTGGCTGTGGCATATCCCGCAGGATACCCAGTTACTATTATTGGATAATTATCATACATGAAACTAATATTCCAAGGATTTGTTACCGAAAATGAAGTTCCGGTTGAGTAAAAATTTTCTACTTGTGTTATATACTGATAGTTTTTATTACTATTAAATGTTTTTGCAGAATCAGTATATGTTAATGATGGATAGTCTAATAAATTAGAACTAGACACTTTTAAACTACCGCTACTAAAAATCCAACTATTGTAATTAGTAGACATTGATGTATAATATGAAGATATCCAAGTCATTATTTTATATATTTATTTTTACTGTTTTATTAATTTTATTTTAAAGTTCTGTTTCCTCCGGTGCTACATAAGTTGGTGGATTAACTGGTGATCCTGGTGTTGCATCTATAACTAAAGTATTACTTGAAGGATCTTCAAATATATTCCAAATATGACAAGATGAAGTTCCACTCCATGACATACCTCTAAATAATATTTGTCTAGTATAGTCGTCCGTTACTGAACCATCAAATTCAAAAGATGAACCATACCAGTTACCATTTCTCCATAATCCATTTTCCCAAAATACATTAAAGGCATTCATATAGTTAGAAGTACCATTCTGCCATATCATACCATTTGCTGTACCTAAAGTAAATAAACCATCATTCCATTTAGATATATTAAAATCACCACCACTAAACACACCATTTTTCCAAACACAAGTATCATCATTTATATTAAAAGAGTTTGTAAGTCCAAATTTATTTGATGAATCTAATCTTCTAACATAAGGATTAAAAGAACTATTATTAAATGTTCCTTGTTCGAATGTACCATCTAACCAAACACAGTTATTCATTTGACCACTTCTATGACTAAAAGTCCCGGTGACCCATAAGGCATTTTTCATAGTTGCCCTTTTTCTATTAACCAATTCAGAAAATTTTATATTATTTGAGCTTCTCTCAACTGTTGTTAATAATTCTTTATTTTTAATAAATTTATCTTTTGTTTCAGTTACAAAACCATCTCTCCACAATCCATAATATGAATGTGTGAAAGAATCGACAAATGATATAGAATTTGACTGATATGGATCATCTAAATATTCTACAATTGATAAATAACTTATAGCTAATGATCCGGCTTGAGGACCAGCACCATCATAAAATGCTCTTATATTAATAATATCCTCTGTACAAGTAACAACACCTGTGAATGTTCCGTTATATGAATATATATACGGACCACTTGTAAAATAAGATGTTGGTGTTACAATAAGCATATTATCCTCTCCTTCTATTGGAGAATATGTTGACGCTGATCCAAGAAATACAACAAGTCCAACAGGATCTGTTTCACCATAAGCATAATCAACTGTTATTGTTATTAAATACTTACTGCCTGGTGTTAGATTCGCTGGTGTTGTATTATATATTGTTAGTGGTACCATATTTAGTGTTCTATAATACAATATATAGCCACCACTTTGAAAAACTCTACCAAATCTATCATCACTTTCAGCATCTATTATAAAACTTCCTACTGATGAGAAAACATTAGATGTAAAGGAAGTACTTGGACAATATTCTATCAATGATTTTAAATTAGTAACTGGACCAACAGATGACCAAGTAGAACCTCCTTGAAATTCACCAGATACTAATATTCCATTATTCCAAACTTTTCCCTTGAATATTCCTCCATGCATTTCACCATTCCACCAATTAGAATTTGTTAGACCATCAGCGGTCCCGAATTCACCACCGTTAAATACGCCATTTTGCCAAGTATATTCAGATTGATTATTTGATATAGTATATGTTGCCCCATAATAAGAAGTTAACTTACCACCATTAAATGTTCCATTTAACCAAACAGCTGTGTTTGTGAAATTTCCACCATTGAATGTTCCGCTGGCCCAAGTAGCAGTTGCTTGTGGATCATTAACATTATTTCCAAAAATACCTGATTGAAAAATACCATTTTGCCAATTTATTCCAGTAAATCCAGTTGAATATGTTCCACCTGAGTAAAAGTTTGAGTTAATTACAACACCACCACTAAATGTACCACCATAGAAGTTATTATCAGTAACATTAAATTTATCATCACCAAAAATACCATCATAGAATATACCATCTGTCCATGTTGATTTATAAATTTTACCACCTTTAAATGAACCTCTTTCCCAAACAGACTCAAAAAACTGACCATTATAAAATGTTCCATTTTCCCAAGTAAACCTATCATTTATCATAGCAAATGGAATGTTACCTGAACTCTTATAGTAGCTAGATTCCGAGTTATCAAAGAATAAATTATTATAAATAGATGTTTTATTTTGATAAAAAATTCCATTATTAAATGATCCATTTTTCCAATTAGATTCTACGAATGATCCATTATTAAAATTAGCACCTTCCCATAAAGATCTCCAAAATACACCATTATACCATACATCATTATTAATATTACCTATTCTATTTATATAGCTTGTTGAAATTAATCCTGACTTTATTGAATTTCCATTTTTTGAAAAAATAGAATCCATTATAACTAAACTTTTTAATTTAATTTTATCATTAAATAAATAATCAGAGTTATCAAATGTATCTGAATATATTGTAGAATTAGATATAAAAGCTCTTCTAATTATTCCACTTTTAATAGTAGAATTATTAATTCTAACTTTATGTAAATAATTATATCTGTTTGTTCCAATTATACTACTTGTTAGTCCATCTGGTGATGTTAAAAATATACCACTACCTGTTAAAGATGATACTATTGTAGATGTTGTTCCAATTAAATATTCACTTAATCTAAAAGGAAATATAGTATCAATTTTCCAAATATTTGTAAGTCTAGTTACACTATTACCATTATTGTAATCAATAGCATTAAGATAAACAACATCACCAGCTTTGTAATATTCATCTTTTAGTCTAGTAGTATCAATTGGTAAAGTAGTTGATAATTGAGTAGATGAAACTACCGATATAGAATACGATCCATAGTTAGGATTACCATCAATTTTAGTATCTGAATTATAGTTATACAAATCACCACTGTTCCAATTAGACCTTTCAAATAAACCACTATTAAAGTAGGAATCTACTATATAAGCATCTGATATATTTATATTGTTACCAATATAAGATAAAGTACCACCAATTGGTAAACTTTCAAATGTGTAGTTATAATCATTAGTGGTACTGAAAAATCCACCTATATATGATAAGTAAGGTTCGATTCTTACAGTTACATCAATAGACGGTAATTGAATATCATTTAATGAATATGTTCCAGTTACATAAGTAATTCCCGTTAAGTAAGCACTTAATTTATAAGTATTTTCTGCTTTACTTGAAAGTTTACATGTAAAATCAATTGATTTTTTTGTAAATCCTGTAGTAGTTTCTACATCTTCATAATCTGAATAAGAATCTAATATAAATCCTCTATCAAAGAAATTTAATATCTTATTATATTTAAGTGTCCAATAATCTTCCGAATTTAATTTAAGTCCTTTTATAAAAAACTTATCTAAACTTTTCATTCTAGAATAATCTGATTCTGAAATATAAAATTTGTATATTTTATACTTAGTATTGGAACTATTTCCATTTAAATGTGCGTTCCACTCATCATATGCTTGTATTTTAATAATATTATCACTATTATAATTTGATTTATAAAATACAGCATCAGTAAAATATGAGTTGATTGATTTTACATTTTCAAAATATGAGTTATTTGTTCTACTATTCTTAACAACAGAGTTATAAACATAAGAACTTTCAAAATCACAAGAAGTAAAATCACCTTTATTAATTTTATTTGAAACATCAACTGATAGATTTTGATAGTATTTATCAGCCACTGAATAAGTTGAACTAGCTAATCCTACATTACAATGTATAAAATTACCATTATTAATTACAGATTTAGTAAAATCCATGTTTATAAAATAACTATATCCAAATCCTCTATTATTCACAATGTTATCTTTTTGAACTGGTAATCCAAACTCATCAAACTCAGCAAAATAACTTTTTTCAGGTATGAAGATTGAATTTATTGCTCCTGACTTCCATTCAGTATTTATAACAGTACCGTTATTCCAAGCTGAGTCAACACCTTCCCAATTTATCTTTTCATCATAAGATCCATAAACACCTTTATTCCACTTCCCCTTAAAATTACCTCTTCTAAAATTTGACTTAGTTATAAAAGGTCTCATATACTGTGGATCTATCTCCCAAGTATTTGTTGATGTTTTATAAAAATAAATATCATCTTCTCTAAACTCTTTACTACCATAAGTAAAATTCTCATTAATTACAATAACTCTACCATTATTACTAAAGTTAGTAGATAAATAAGAGGTTAAGTTATTAGATAAGAAATCATTAGTTATATTAACCCAGTTAGCGGGTGAACTTGTATCTCTAACATAAAATCCAGACTGTGTTACACCACCATTATCACCTAAGTCTGTTAAAAGAGATGCTGGTGGTTTGCCATTATAAGCACCATCTACAAATATGATATTATTTTGACCAATTTCAAATTTATTAGCAAAAGAATCTCTAGCTATATATTGGTCATTAACATAATCAAATTCTCTTTGATTTCTAACATGGTGAACTTTAATAAAGTTATCATAATCATCTTCTATCCAAGGTAAATCACCGGTATAATCTAAATCAAGTGTGATTTTACATCTATCAATATCTAATATTTTATATCCATCTCTGCCTCTTTTATATCTATCAGCATCAATTAATAAATCACTATCATAATTACCATTAATAATAAAAACTCTATCGCCTTTTTTTAGATTACTATCAATTTCAGTGTAAATAATAGTTTTTTCATACCCAGCAATAATAACAGGTTCAACCCAATTTATTAATCTAGGTGAAGCAGAAAGATTTGAATAATCAACAATAGCCCTTTTTCTAACAAGACTTCCTTCTGATTTTATGTTTCTACTAATATTTAAATTCCTTGTTGATAAATTAATCATTAACTAAATAGAATGTTTCTACTATATATAAATTTATTAATAGTTTCTATTGTATAACTTGAGATTTTTACCTATCTTTGTTATATAATTTCATATAAATTAAATGAGAAAAAAAATATTAGTATTTACTGGGGCTGGAGTCTCTGCTGAAAGTGGAATACAGACCTTTAGAGACTTAAATAACGGGCTTTGGTACAACTTCAAGGTTGAAGATGTAGCTACACCAGAAGGTTGGAAAAAAGATAGATTAAAGGTTCTTGATTTTTATAATCAAAGACGTTCTCAACTAAAAGATGTTCAACCTAATTTAGCACATAAAATAATTGCAGATTTAGAAAAAGAATTTGATGTTACTATTATTACACAGAATGTAGATGACTTACATGAAAGAGCTGGATCTACAAATGTTGTTCATCTTCATGGTGAACTAACAAAGGCAAGGGGATGTATGTATGACCAATCACTAGAATTAGATAATATTATTGATATTGGATATAATCCTATTAATATAGGAGATAAATGTCCTAAAACTGGTTCTCAGTTAAGACCACATATTGTTTGGTTTGGTGAAATGTTAGATTATGGAAATCTTGAATATTCAAGAAAAGTAGCCACAATGGCAGATGCTTGTGTTGTTATTGGGACTTCTATGCAAGTAACGCCTGCTAATATGATACCATTCACAACAAAAGAAAATTGTTTGATTTACTATGTAGATCCAAGTGAGGTTGATTTTAAAATATCAGATTATAGAATGGCTTTCTTTTATCATTTTCAAGAAAAAGCAACAATTGGGATGAAAAAAGTATATGATGATTTAATTAACACTTTTAAAAATAAATAATATGGAAAAGAAAAAAATCGAATTGGAATCACGTATTTCCGAAATTATCAAAATGGATAATAAATGTCATGCTCATTTTGAATATAATAAATCTAATATCACCATAACAACATTTAATCCAATAAAGAATGAAACATTCTTACTACTTAATATACCTTGTAGTAATGAAGTAGAAGGTTTGGAAAAAGCTTTAATTTGGGTTAAAGAACATTCAAGAGAAGAAGTATCTCATACAGTTATTTGGACAAAAAGAGGAGAAGCAAGTACATATAAATCATATTTTTACGCTTCAAATATGAGAAAAGTAATTGATAAATTTTATCATGATAAAAATGAATTAGATTATATTATCTATGAAATTAAAGTAAATCCAATATCATGATAAATATCTTAAAGTTTGATAATTATCGAGATGGTGGTACTATTGCTCTAAAGTGTAATATAGGTGGAACACAATGGTCTAAGTATCTATCTGACCATCATTTAAATAATGATGAGTATGAGATTTGCTTAGATGGAAGATCTGGTAAAGAACCTAAAATTTGGTTGGGTTATCCTGGTTCAGAAGACTCTCAATTAATTGAGGAAAAGGAACTGATTGATGATATTATTAAGAGAATAGAGTCATTTAAAAAGACTCAAAATTGGAGAATGGATCAATTTATTAATTTTGAAGCAAATGTAAGAGATTGGAAAATTAAAAATATATTAAAATGAAAGAAGACTTTTTAGACATATATAAAAAATACTCAAAGAGTAAATTTGGAAAATATCATATCTCATATGATCCAGCTAATGAATCATTTGAAGTGAATGGATATCATGATAGTTCTAGTAGTTGGGGATATGAGGATTTAATTAAATATGCTACAGATTATTATAATGATCATACTATTGTAATGCCCGAAACTCCTGAAGAAAAAGCAGCTCGTGAGTTAAAAGAAAAGGCTATTAATCGAAATGAAAAAATAGATAAAATTTTAGGAGAATAATGTCACAAATATCAATTATGAATTGGATTATGGCTTTTTTAATAGTAGTGCCTTTATTTGCTTTTTTTATTTCTATTCCAAGTTTCTCATCTATGTATAAGATTGGATTCAAATATTATTTTAAACAATTATCACTTCTAAGAATAATGTTAAAGAAATTATCTCTTAGTTATAAAATTACTAAGCCTCAAACATATACATATACATATGGTAATTCTCAAATATCAAAATCTACAGTTATTGAAACCAATTACTTTTTTCCCATCTTTATTAATAAAGATCGCCTTTTAGTTATTTCTAAAAAAGAGGGAAAATTTAATACTTTGTATATTCAAGATTGTACTCAGAAAGATAGTGAATGGATAAGTAATAGTATTGAGATAAAAACATCTACCTGTTTATTAACACAAATTCTAAATGATAAGTTACAAAGAAAAGTTGATAATCTTATGAAAGAATCTATTCAACTTGAAGATGTTGAAAATTTAAATGAATTATTGAATAGTGAAATAACTTCTATTAAAAGAGAAGATAAACTTAAAGCCTTGTTAGATGGATAAAAAAGATATTATTATAGTAGATCATATTAGTATGATAAGTCAGACTAAATATGATTCTAGTTTGATTGAGAGACTTAGTATAAAAGTTGCTAATATTCGTAAGTACAGAGGTAGAATTAATCGGAGAAAAGAAAAAATTAAAAGATTATATGAATAAAGAAACTCTTGAGATATTTGGTCAATATCTAAATGGTGGTAGGAAAATTATTATGTCAAAAGCTAGGCAAACTGGTAGATCAGATATAACTGTTTCTATAATGGCTTGGAAACATTTACATCATAAATATGAAAGAAGATTATTAAGAAAAGAAACCATAAAACGGATCTTTAATATATAATCAAACAAAAATAATTTTATGAATTTACAGGAACTACTTAATAAATGGAATATCAAATGTGATGTTAATACATTACTTTCAATGTGGAATGAATCACATAGAGCTTACCATACTTTAGATCATCTAAATGATGTTATAGACCAAATAAATGAGAGTAAATCAAAATACTCTGAAAAAGAATATGAAAAGTTAATGCTAACAGCTCTTTTTCATGATTGTGTTTATGATCCTATGAGAAATGATAATGAAGAAAAATCAGCTGATTTCTTTTTAGAATGTTGTTCAGATAAATCAAATTCAGACATTTTAGAAGTTAGACAAATGATTTTAGATACAAAGACTCATCAATCAACAACTAATCTTTCTGAGTCATTTAATCACTATGATATGAGTATTGTAGAAAGAAATTTTGACCAATTATTAGAGTGGGAAAATGGAATACATGAAGAGTTTAAAGGATATGGTAATGAAAAATATAAAGAAGGTAGATTGAAATTTTTAGAATCTATTTTAGACAAATATCCACATAACACCGACAACCTACTTAAATTAATTGATTGGGTAAAAGTTAACTACTAATGGAATACGGTATAATTTATATAAAAGTTTGTCCTGTTAAGGGTAGCAAAGCAGAATGGGTAAAATACTGTCATATATTCTCATCAACTCCTCAATCATTTCAACAAAATGTTAAGGAAATTGCTAATGATATAAATACTAAATATTCTAGTGATATTGTAATACCTATGGATATTAGAGTTCATCCTGGATGTACTACTACCTCGGAAAAAGTAGAAGAAATCGCTACTGATATGTATAATCAATTTCTAGAATTAGCTGATAGACAAGGAATTCCTAACTCAGTTAGATGTGTCTATTCAATTGGTGAATTATCATATGTTGATGTTGATTCAACTCATAAATTAGGTAATGATGAGGTTATGATAAAATTAGGAAGATTTTTAGATGAATCAGATGAACCAGGCATTTATAAGATATAAAAAAACCTCTCAAAATTGAGAGGTTTTTTAATTAATATTATTGAAATATAGCAGCGTATCTAACACCGTTTGTTTCTTCATCCATGTGACTTTTTTGTAATTTCACTCCAAATGACTCTAATTCTTTTTTCAATAGTTCAGCTTTTGATTTGTGAACAATAACATCTAAATTTCCATTATCCCAAAGTTTAATATAGATATCAGGTTCACTATATTCACTTGATTGATCTACAGTTCTCATTTTATTTTCTTTTGCCCAATTTACTAATTTATCAAAAGCTTCTTTGGCTGCTGGAATTTTATCACCTAATTCATTTTTTGGTTCTACAATTTTATTAACAGCAGATAATTGTTTTTTAGTTTCTTCAACTATATAGGATGTATTTAATTGGTAAGTTTCACCTTTTTTCATTCCTTTATATTCAGTAGTTTTATTTTCTTCCATTACTTCTCCAATGAAGTATTTATCATTGACAATTTTCACAACTTTAATTTTGAAAGGTGGATAATCTTGTACTCCTGATTTATAATTATATTCTTCACCAACTTCTATATGAGCTGTTGAAGCCATTGCTTCATTTAAGAAATTTTCAAATAATTTAATATATTTCATAATTTGTATTTTTTTTCTAATGTATATATTAATTTAAAAATTCATAATTAGATACTCAGTGCCCATTATTGTAGCTTTTTTTTCAATTTTACAATTGGGATAAAGTTCTCTTAATCCATCAAAGTAAAAATAACTTAAAAGAAATCTTCCTTTAATATTATTCAAAACTTTAGCTAATTCTAAATGTGAATCTTCTGTAAAATCATGGTTGATATAATATTTTTCCTTACCCATATAAGGTGGATCAACATAAAAGAAAGCATCTTTAGAATCATACTTTTTAATAACATCTATATAATCTAATTTTTCAATTTCTGTTATTTTATCAACATGATATTTATAAGCACCATATTTAATCTTGAATATGTCAAATTCTGAACTACCAACCCAAGAGTCTTCACCTACTTTATAAGGAGATGAACAAGTTAAAATAACTAGCCAATAGAGTGAAAGCAATCTTTCATCTTTCTCTATAAATATATCTTTAAGACACTCTATATAAAATTCCTTATCAACCTTTGTGGATTTAACCAAGTCTATAAAATCTGAATCATCTTTAAGGTGTTTAAATAGTAGGTAGTTTAAATAGTTTTTATCATTATAGATAAAGTTGATATTCTTAAATTTAGTAAAATCTAAGCAAAAGAAAACACCAAACATCCCAGAGAATGGTTCTACATAAGTAGAAATATCTGTCGGAATGTAAGGTGTTATAAAATTAGCAAGTTTAGATTTCTCACCAAGATATGGTATTAGCATTCTTGATAATTATTTTTTTCTAGACTCTTTAATTTCTTTGTGTAATTTCTTAAATACGGATTTTACTTCCCCGAACTTAATCTTACCACTTAGAGCTGCCATATAAGCAGTTTCTAAATTTGTCATTTTAGCACGAATTACTTTATTTACATCTAATTCTGCTTTCTTAACTACTTTTTTAGTAGTTGTTTTCTTTTCAGCTTGAACAGGCTCTGCCTTAATTACTGCTGGTTTTTTTGTCTTTGTATTCATTTTATTTGTTTTTACTTTTAAATTCTTTCTTATCAGAAGAGATGTGAAATTTATCAAAGTCATAGTATTTATCATAGACTTCTCTAATTTTCTTTAGATTTACCTTATCTAAGATGTCATATACTGACCAACCTTCTGGGTTAATCCACTGATTAACATTTTTATATCTTAAGATTTCATCTTTTTGTTTTCTTACTTTATAGTAATCTTTAACAAGGTCAAATCTTTCTTTTATTAAATACTTATCAGGATTATTAATTACTAATTTAGTAGCTTCTAAAACCTCATCAAAGTTTTTATTTGATGTTAAAGTTGAAATTGTATTAATTCCTTGATTATTCATTCTTGATTGATAACAATGAACATAGTAAACTAATCCTTTTTTCTCTCTAATTTCTTGATATAAAGGAGATTTCAAACCTAATGATAACATCGCATTTATGAAATGAACATAAGCAAAATCTTCTTCAATAATAGGTGAAAGAATAGCAATAGATGTTTTATCTTTGAATTCATTGTTTAACTCAAGTGTATTATTATAATCACCAAACTTAGTTACTTTTTCAATTTTTCTTTCAGCAAACTCAATAGTATTGTTTTTATATTGTTTGTTTTTAGAAACATTTATAATTTTAGTTGGCTTAGCATATTGTAATTCAAAGAAATTAAGACAATCCATAAACTTAAGATTCTCTAAATCTTCATTAAGACCAATTGGGTCAAAATCATTAAATAATTTACGAGAAAGATTTAACATATGTGATTGAGTTTGGTCATTAAATGAATCCATATACTCTTCAAGAACAATATTTCTTTCATTTTCAAATTGTTCTTTAGTAACATTAAATTGACCAAGTAAGTTCATAAACTCACCTTTCCATTTATTTACTTTTTCATCTAATCCAGTTAAATAGAAAACAATTTCATTTGATGATGTGTATGCGTTCCAGTCTATAGAATCCCTATCAAAGTCTTCTTGTAGATGATCAAAGTTCTTGCACATCAAATGTTCCATAAGATGACTGATTCCATACCATCCCTTCTTCTCAAGGTTTGTTGAACCTTCGTATACAACATAGAACCCAGAAAGTTCTGTCTCGCTTTTTAAATTAATTATCATTTTCTTTTATATATTTTTTTATTAAAAATTCAATAAATCTTGACTTTTTATAGAATTTAGACTCCAATATCTTATCGACCTCTTTATTTAAAAGAGGATCAATACTTATTGATATTTTAATTCTTTTTTCATCATCAGGTATTTTATTATTCATTATATTTTATATAAATTAAATATTAAAAGTTTAAAATAAATACAAAAAAGTGTGTAGGAAAGTGGTAATTTTTAATATATAATATATGATTTTAGATAAGGAAGTTAGAATAAAAAATAATGGTAGAATTATTAATCACTATAGATCAATTGGATTAGATGTTAGTAGTGAATTCATAATAGTTCCAATAGGTCTCATAACAAACGGATCACATATAGAAGTATCTTGTTGTTGTGATACTTGTGGGATGATTAATAGAATGATGTTTAAAACATATAAAGTTCATACAAAATATGACGGGTTATATTATTGCGAAAGATGTTCTTTGATAAAAAAGAGGAAAGTTATTAGTGAAAAATATGGAGTAGATAGTTACACACAAACAGATGACTTTAAAAATAAATCAAAGGTTTCATGTTTAGAAAAATACGGAACTGAATTTTACCAAAGCTCTATTGAATATAAAGAACAGATTAGAAAGACATGCTTAGATAGGTATGGATGTGAGAATGTTATGCAAAGTTTTAGAATTTTTAATAATCAACAGAGTATTTCATATAATATCTACAAATATAAAGACACTGAAATAACTTATCAAGGAACTTATGAGTTAGATTTTTTAGAAAAATATTATAATGAAATAAAAATTGAAAAAATAAATCCTGTTAAATATACTTTCAATGAAAAAGAACATTATTATCATCCGGACTTTTACTTACCTGATTATAATCTAATTGTTGAAATTAAATCATCATATACTTATAACTATGATGTTAATAGAAATATATCAAAAAAAGACGAGTGTCTGAGAAAAGGATATAATTTTATATTTATAATAGATAAAAACTATATTGAACTTAATGATATATTAAATTTCTTGGAACACTCAAGTAAATCTAGTTCAAGTCCCAAGGGTTGAAAGTATCAAAGCCAACCTCTGGATGCATATCACTTATTCTACTATAAACTTCTGATGTATTACTACTTACTTCTCTATAATCGCCTACTTGACCAACTACTATACAAAAAGTAATATTTAAACTAAGATATCCTGATTTAAAACCATCTATAATTTCACTGATTGGTTTAGTAACCTCATTTGACCAATATAAGTTTTCTTCTATGTCTGGTGATTCAAATGAATATTCACCTCCTAATAAGTTTCCTTCAAATTCATTTTCTTTACTATGTAAATCTACTATAAATAATATTTTTTTATCCATTATAGTATTATCTTCATCATTATCATCAGAGAATCTATTATCACTTACATGTCTTACATCTAAGTATTCCAATGAAACATCTTTTAAATCATAAAGAATATTAATCATATTACTTACTTCTAAGACTTTATTTTCCCAATCTTCTCTGGAAAAACTCTCAAATAACTTCAGTCTTTTCATAGTCTACTTCTTTTCCTCTTTATTTATGTCTACTTTTTCAGTAGATTCATCTACTGATTTTTCATCATAGAAATCAGGATCAATATATCCGACATCACTATCATTAAAAAAAATTTTAGTTTCCATATACATTTAATTATTTCTAGATATAAAATCTTCAAAGTTGTAATTGGCGAGTTCTTGTAATCCTAATTCCTTAACCTTTGGTAAATAAACATCTGCTATTATACTAATAATATCCATATAAGTTACTCCTTGTTCTTCAAAAGTTTCTAATTCTTCTTTATTATTAACATCATCAACATAGATATAAATATCATAATTATTCATAGAATTGATTTTAATACCTAAAATCAATAGGTGTGTTTTTGACTCCACCATGAAGTTATAATAATCTTCTTCTTCATCATACTTTGTGTATAATTTAAAATTATCAAACTTAATTTCACTATCATCATTATTAGTAGCATCAGTGAATGCTCTCATAAATGGATAATGTATATCTGATATTTTATTAATAAGATTTCCTATATTTTCAGTTTTGAAGTCATAATCTATTTTATTACCAAATGAATAAGAAGTATCTCCCGTTAATTTCATTAACTCATGCTCTGGTAAGTCTCTCAATTCTTCTGAATCAAAAAATTCATTAAATTTCTTTAGTTTCATAGTTATTTGTTTTTTTAATTTATTATCTATATATTTGTATTCTAAAGTGTAAATTATGATCAAAGTAGGACTAACGGGAAATAGATATTCTGGAAAAGATACAGTAGCTTCTTTATTTAAGAAAATTAGTATTCCAGTATTTGATGCTGATGTTATTATTAAATTTCTTATAAATCATAACTTTGAAATGGATTATAAGATTAAAAAGAAAATTGATAGTTCATTTTTTAAGAATGACCGATTGGATTTAAGTAAACTAACCGGTCCAGTTTTAGATCAAATTATTGATATTGTTGAGTATGATTTATTTGATGCTTATAAAAAGTATGAATTAAAAAATATGAACTCTATTTATACCATTTTTCATTCCTCAGTCTTATTTGAAAGAGATTGGAATAAAAAAATGGATTTTACTATTTCTGTTTTTTCACCAATATCTGATAGAGTTGAAAGATGTCAGAAAGAATCCGATCTTAAATTAGCAAATATTTATAACTTATCACAAAGAGAAATGAAAGATCTTTCTAAAAATTCTCTTTCTGATTATGTTATACACAATTATAATGATGAAATTAATCCATTTGGTGATATATTGACACAAGTAAATAAAATTGACCAAAGACTAATAGATAACTACTTGTCAAGCGAACGTAAACTTAGATTAAAAAATGGAATGTATTAGTATTAAATTGATTTATCCTTCAAATACCAAGCTAAAACTTGTTAAGTTGATTAAGGATTGTAGTGGTCTTGGTCTAAAAGACTCAAAAGATATATGTGATGAATTACACTCAAATCCTGGTAAGTCTGTTAAAATGCAAGTTCTACCTGTTGCATCTGATGGTACTAATTACATCAGGAAGTTTATCAATGAACTGAAAGAGGTAGATGGTATGTTTGAAGTAACTGGTGGAAGAGAATGGCAAAGAAACTATAAAATGCTTGCTATTGGATTAGGTGATAAGTCTGAATATGTTGATTTTATAAGTGAACATATTTCTGACAATAGAACACTAGAGGAATCAAAAAATTTGATTAAATTTATAATTGAAAAACTTTCCGAAAAATAAATTCAAGAAGTTTTTTCTAAAATTAAAATTGACATATGATAGTTATTTGTAAAAAAGCAACAAAGAAAATGGTTAAAGGACTTCGATATGAAGTTTTAAATCTACATAATGACGGCACCAGTCAAAGATGGCAAGAAGGTAAGGTAGAAATTCTTGGATTTGGTAGATTTGTAGTAGGTAATTTTACAGACACTGATGGTAATCCTCTTCCAAAAATTAAAATAGTAAATCCTATTCCTCGTGTAGCAAATTTAGAATTTACTACCTTAAGAAAAGGTGATATACTTGTTTGTAAATCAGACCGTTATAAAACAATAGCTAAAGGAGCTATGTATAAAATAGAGTCTCTGAAAGAAGTAGTAACTACAAAGGTTGGATGGAATAAACAACCATATAATCATACTGAAAGAACTATTAAACTTGAAGGTCTACCAAGGTCTATGAAGTTTAAATCTTGGGTTTTTAGAAAATTAACACCTGAAGAAAGTAGAGAAATTAATTTAAATAAAATTCTTCACAATGAAGATGCTAAAATAGTTACCGACTCTAAAACTAGAAAAATAGAATTAGTAATTAATAAAAATTTAGAATTAATGAAAAATCTTTCTAAATCTATTATAGATGAAAATAGACATCATCTTTCTATATTAGATTGGTCTTGTTATAAAACAGGATCTACAATGGGTATTGTAAAGGAAGACTACAATGAACTTATGAATATGTCTCTAAAAGATATTTTAGGACTAATAGAAACTTCTAAATAATGAAGTATAACAAAGGTGATATTATAGTTTGTTCTAACAATAAAATTAATTCATATGAATATAACCTTGTAGTAGGTGATAAATATGAGATTATTGGATCTATGCTAATTCACGGTGGTGGAAATGATGGACTTAGTAAAGTAGCATTAGATGTTAGAAAATGTAATAGTAATGACAATACTGTCCAATACATGCAGCCGGATAATTTATTTATACCACTTGATGTTTATAGAGAGTTTAAGTTAAGACAAATTTTGGATTAATATATTTTATCCTTATATTTACAATATGTATAATAAAATCTATGATTTTTGTAAAGTAAGAAATAAGGGAAGTATTTATCAAAATGATAATAACCCTACACCAAGAGTTCAATTTCTAATGAGCCTTCTTGATAATGAATGTATTTCTTATGAGTTAGATAAATTTAATACTGATAAAGTAACTGGTTATAATATTATCATGAAAGGAAATTCTACTAGAATGGTAGTTGCTCATCATGATATTTCCAATCCAAATATTGACAATGCTAATGATAATTCAGCATCTGTTATCAATGCTATAATGATTAAGAAGTTAATGCCTGAGATGAATGTTGTTCTTTTGGATGGTGAAGAATGTGGTGGTATTGGTTCTCAAAGATGTTCTGAAAGGATAAATGAAGGATATTTTGGAAAAATTGATTGGGTTCTTAACCTAGAGCTAACTGGTAGAGGGGGTAAACACTTTTTTATTGGTGATTATCCTGGTACACTAACTAATCATATTAAATCTATATTTAACTGTCCTATTACAAGAACTCCTTATAATGATTCTGTTACTTTTAGAAAAAATGGAATTGATTCTTGTGTTATTAATCCGCTACCACCTCTTAATGAAGGAACATCACAGGTTAAATGGGATGAAAATACTTATCTAGACTACTCTATGTTATTTAACTGCCATTCTTCTAAAGACACTATTGATACAATTGATATTAGTGATATGAAAGAATTTGTAGAAGATGTTGTTTTAAAGATACTTTCTTAATTTAATATATAATATATTAAAATAAAGAATTATTAATGAAACATATTACTAAATTTGACCAGTTTATAAATGAAGAGTTTTATAAAAAAAATCAAAGCCTAACTTATCTTAAACAACCTGTTGAAATCAGAATTGATGTTGAGAAAGTATCTCACGCAACTGATAGACAATTCAGACACGGTCTTTCTGATAAAATATCAAATGATGATATTATTGAAACTATTGAACTTGCAATTGAACAAATAACTATTGATTTAATGCAAGATAACTTTGATATCTACCAAGATGAGGATAATTATCCATCAAAAGGTGTCAAAGCTGGAGAACCAAATAGATTTATAATTAAGAATAAAACAAATAACTTAAATGTTGTTTGTCAGTTAGAACCAGGTGATAATGAATTCACATTAACAGTTATAACAGTTATGACTAAACCTGATTTCAAAGCTTATCCAGGACAATATATTGTTGAAGTACAATCTTAAAATAAAAAACCTCAGAGAAATCTGAGGTTTTTTATTATCTTAGTAAAGTAACATGTCCGAATTTATCTACAACATCACCATCTGAAGTTTTGAATTTTATTCTATAAACATAAACTTCTTCTTTAGCAGGATTTCCTTTATAAAGACCATCCCATCCTTTTTTATAATCATTAGTACTGAATAGTAATGATCCCCATCTATCAAAAATCTCTAGTTGATAGAATCTCTGATCAAATCCATATGTAGTAAATACTGGTAGAAAAACATCATTCAATCCATCGTAGTTTGGAGTAAATGAATTTGGTATTGTTATATTAAAATCATTTTTAACTTCTACCCATTTAGTCATCCAATCTTTACAACCTTCTGGTGTAATTGATATTAAAGTTACTTCATACTTACCCACTTTAGGAAATACAACAATAGGATTAACCTCATTTGAAGTAAAACTCATACTTGGTATTGACCAAGTGTAAGTGCAAGATCCTAGTATATTTGTTTTATTACTTAGTTGTAACTTTGGATCAGATATTAAAACATCATTAACTATAAAGTTAGTAACCGGCTTTGAGAAAACACTTACATTAGGAATTGATACTAAGTTAGCTACACAACCCTCAGCACTTATGTAACTAAAATTAGCAGTATAAGTTCCATTTGATGTATAAGTATGTGATGTATATAATCCCTTAGACTCGCTACCATCATCAAATTTCCAAGAACCAACACCATCATTTCTATCAGTTCTAAATATAACTTGTAATGGATTACAACCTGATAATTCACTTGTTAAAACATTAACTGTTGGTGTCTCAGAAACAAATATATTAATCATTGAACTATCTTTACAAACATTATTGATTGAGTTTGTCCAATAGATAACACGATTGTTACCAACATTGGCTAGGTTCGGATGAAACATATTACCAATTACACCAGGACTACCTGACCAAGTATAGCCAGGATTTTGAACAAGTGAGTTAAGATTAAATGGAAATTCAGATCCTTTACAATAAGCCGATTTAGGATATTTATCAAAATCAGCAGAGATAAACTTTTCAACACTGATAGTTGTTTGTGCATAAGCAACACAAGGACCAGCAGTGATACTATAATTAACAATGTTATTACCATTTACACCAAATGCTGGGTTAAAGACACCATTTAGTGAAACGGCGTTATTATTAAACCCACCAAATATGCCACCAACTGGAGTTACTATTAACTGAAACGGTGTTGATGTGTTACAGATTCTATTCACACTTGTTATAATAGGAGAAGATAGTGAATAAACTTTAACCGCAACAGTTGAACTGTTAGGGCATAACCCACTTGGTGAAGTAGATGTGCTGTGAGTTAATACAATGTTTCCAGTACCAGAAGTTGATGGATTAAATAGTGATCCAGAAATACCAGGACCAGACCAAACACCTGATGATAAAGCATATGGTCCTAAATTTATAGCTGCGCTTGTATTACACAAATCAGGAATTTGATTTGTGATTGTAGATGGAACATAAGCTTCAACATTAATAACTTTAGTTTGTTGAGCAAAACATGTATTTGTACCAACAACATAAGATACTTGATTAGAACCGATTGAAGCAAGACTTGGAGTAAATACGCCTGATGTTGATAGATATGAAGAAGCCACCCAGTTACCAGTATTTGGTGTGACTGATAATTGTATTGGAGAATTCATATTACAAACTGTAGGTACATTTTCTATATTAGGCATTATAGGATTATAAACAGATACATTTATAGTTTTAGTATCTGGACATAAAGTAGAATTCGGTGTAGAAGTAGTGTTATAAGTTAATGTATAAACACCAGTTGGTAAATTAGGATTAAGATAGTTATTACTAATATTAGGACCGTTCCAATATCCTGTAGTATTTTGAATAATGGCCATTAGATTAACTAAACCACCATAAGAACACTGGTTGTTTACAGTACCTGTAATTATAGCTGGTCTGAAAATAGAAGGTGAAATTGAAGTAGATCCAGTATTAATACAAGGTCCTATATTAACTGTGTAAGTAACTAATGTATTTTGAGGCGCAGAATTAGAAGGCGTTACTACACCAAGTGATGAAACAGCTTGATTTGAGCCCCAAGTACCACCTGATGGACTAGCATTCATCACAAATGAAGAAGCATTTGTACAAAAAGGTGATATCTGTATAATACTAGGCACTAAAGTAGATGTCACTGATACATTTAGAATTGTACTTGATGGACAAACACTAGCATTTGGATTTGATTGAGTTGAATAAGTTAATTGATAATTACCAGTAGATAAACCACTTGGATTAAAGATACCATTACTAACATTAGATCCTGTCCAAGTCCCTGTTGTGTTTTGAACTATTGTCATTAAATTAATAGTTGGGTTAGTAACACAAATAGGACTTACACTTGATGTTAAATTAGAGTTATTGAAATGATTTAACTGAAATGTTACTGAGTTAGAAGCTGAACAACTATTAGTTAAAGTTGAGTAAGTAATTAAGTTAGTTCCAATTGTATATGTATTTGAAGTTGGTATAATAATACCATTAGGTATGTTAAAAGTACCACCAGATGGAGTAGCCTGAATAGTATAAGGATTTCCATTATCACACATATTAGGTATAGCAACAAATGTTGGAGTCATTGGATTTGTTACTAATAAAGACATTGTTTTTGTTTGAGGACAATTAATAACAGAAGGAGTAACTGTAACTGAATAGGTTATAAGAGTTGAAGTACCTGGTGCCACACTTGCACTTATGATATTGTTTTGAAATGTACTACCAAATAACATAGTATTAGGAGTCCAATTGTATAAATATTGATTTGGTGAAACAACATATCCAAAACTAACACCACCAGCAATTTGTTGACCTTGACATAATGTGCTATTACCTGGTGATAAAGTCCAAGTAAAAATATGAGTAGGTACATTCAATGTTGTTGAATAAGAACAAGAACCATCAAATACATTAATGCTATAAGTACCTGCAGATAAGTTATTAAATGTATAAGTTGTTAATGGTGTTGTTATTAAAGATGAAGTATATGCTAATGTGTTTGATGTAACAATAAAGTAATTTGTATTTGGCGGTGAACCAGCAGCAGGCGATAGATTAATTGTTCCAGTGCCATTACTTCCATTCGGACAAACAGATGATGATGAAACTGAAATAGCACCCGGAGGAGAAGCCATTAGTGTATATGAGATAACTTCATTACAATTATAAATTGATGTATAAGTTAGATTATAAACAGCACCATTTGTTGGAGATGTTACGGTATAACTTGATGCGATACCAGTTGATCCAGTTATTGCAGAATTACCAAGAAACCATTGAAAGTTAGTACCACCACCGGTTGTTAAATAAGCTTGACCATTACAGTAAGGCTTTAGAACATTCTGTGGAATTGGTGTGCCAGATCCTACAGCAACTGTAGCTGAAGCTGTTCCACACATAGCATTACCCAAACCAGCAATAGTAACAGAATAAATACCCGCTGGTAAGTTTACGGCAACAGATGAGTTACCAACAACAGAGTTTGATGAGTTTGTCCAGGTATAAGTATAACCTGAACCACTACCATTACCTTGTACCGTAGCAGAACCAGAAGAACCATTCAAACATGTTGTTGATGATCCAATACCAGCAATACTAATTGTTGATGTGTTTAAGGTATTGATTGACATTAATTGACAACCACCCTGAGACATTAATTGAACTGTGTAAGTTTGACCGGGTATAGGATTTGTAACTGTTAATACAGGCATTGTTCCTTGAGGAGCAGCAATTATACCATTAGGTCCATACCATTGATAAGTGTTATAACCTAAGGGTGCTGCGATTGTAGCAACACCTGAACCAGAACAATAAGAAACAGGTCCCGGTATTTGACCACCTGGTATTCCACCAAGTCCTTGACCTATTAATTGACCACCACACATCGCATCAAAGAAAGTAGTACCATAGTGACCACCAAAGTTACAATCAGCAGTCCAAACTTCTATAGTAACACAACCTCCGATATAAGGTGTTAAATCGATAGCTTTTACTTGCCAGTTAGTCATCACACCAGCAGTTCCACAATTTGTGAAAGAAACATTGGCTAATGAACCACAATTAGCGGCTAATGTCATTGAAGAGCATGAGGCAACGGTATTACCACTACAAGCATTAAGAACTCGTAAATAAAGTCCTGGTTGATCACAGCAACTATGACCACCATTTTCATAATAACCAGCAAAAGCAAATTGAAATAAAGTATTGGCTGATGTTACGTTAAATGTAGTAGCCATTTTATTTCTTGAATAATTTGCTGTATTATCTCCAATCTTAGCAACTTGAGTGCCCCCAAAAGGAGAATTACCTAATATGAAAGAACACCCACCAGAAGAACTATTATAAGTTAATGGTGTATTTACTATGTAGAATTCATTAGCACCTAAATTATAAGGTGTTCCTAAGTTAGCACAATTGTAACCAGCATTAGTAGCGTAGTTACCGTATAATGTCCAACTTGTTACAGCATAAGCATTACCAGATCCATTATAAGTCCCGGATGGTGTTTGTTCAAAGTTTATGTTTGTGGGACATTGAGCGTTTCCAAATATAGTTACTAAACTAAAAAGAAAACTAATAAGTATTTTACTTAGATTCTTCATCTTTCCTCCTAACTGTAAAAAACTTTTGATTTATGTAGTCTCTTTTAAGTTGCTTAATGTGATTCTCTAATTCTGAACCAACTACATTATTAAACTTTAGTTTTTCTCTTATTTCAGATTCATTGAACCCTTTCAAAGAGTCTATAGGATATTTATCCATATCTGGAGTGAAGGTTTGTGACTTTATCACAAAAGGTAGTAGAATTGCGATGAATAATATTAGCCTTGCCAACTTCTCCATCTTTTTAATTTTCATATTATTTTTCATACCTAAATTGATTTAGATGTTTATTTATATATTCTATGATATTATTGGACAAAGATATACACTAATCAGTGAGCAATAAAAAACCCCTGATATAATCAGGGGTTTAGTGTTTTAGAATGTCCCACGGGTGAGTGAGTGATACTAGTTACTTAGCGAATGAATTACCCTAAAGTTAAAAATATCTTTCTATTCATTCTATCAACTGATAGAACTTTCACTTTCAACTGTTGACCAGATGTGAATCTTTTACCCAGTTTCTCCATTTCTGAAGTGTGAATAAGACCAACAGTCTCGCTGTCTAAGTTGATAAGTGTACCAAATTGTTTGGTGTCTCTAACAACACCATCTAATACTTGGCCGTTCTTAATATTATCCCAAAGAGTTTCTCTTAAGATCTGAGTAAGAATAATCTTATCCTTAATCACTTCTTTAATATAAAACTGGATTTCAAATCCTGGTTTAATAGAAGTTAATTTCTCTTGCCACTCTGGGTCAACATTTGCTTTGTGGATCATTCCAGTCAAACACTCATTGAATTCAACGAATACTCCAAAAGGAGTTGTTCCTGTAACATGTCCATTGTAAACTTCACCACTTTGAAGTTCTTTGATTGCTGAAGGAATTAGTCCTTGTAGGTATCTGCGTCTACTTACAATATAGGTTCCTTCGTCACCTGAATAAGATTCAATCATAACCTCAAGTGTTTTACCAACAATAGAAGTTGGGTCATGAAGTTTATTGATACCAGCTAATGTGTTTGGCATAAATGCCGGTAGTGTTACACCACCGTGTGATAACTCGATATCATAACCAGCTGGGTTAAGTGATTTGATATAAGCTGTCACTGATTGACCTTCTTCCAAAGTCATAAGATTGTGGTGAGCTCTTGATTCATAGATAGCAGCGATGCTACCTGTGATATAATAATTATCTTGGTCAATATCAAGAATTAGAACATCAATCATGTCACCAACATTAGAATTCTTCAGATATTTAGACTCAGACAATCTGTCTTCAATTCTAATATCATCTTTGTATCCTAATACACTGAACAAGTGTTGGTCTGCTAATTTTCCGCGGTATTTAGCAGAAACAACTCCTCCTTTTTCAGGAGATTTTGCTTCGTAAGCATCATAGAGCTTACTCATTTCAATAAATTTTGAAGTGTTTTTTGAACTTTCTTCTTCAAATAAGAAAGCTAATTCGGGATTACCCATTGTTTTTTCCATATACATAATTTTTAAAGTTACTTGGTTTGTAGTTGAAAATAATTCAGAAGTTTTAATTTAATTAAAAATTATTTAATCTTTTTATTCCATTTTTCATCATATAATCTCTTACTCTAGCTGCCTCTTCAAACTTCTCTCCTTTAATAAGATTATCTAATTTTTGATTAATGTCTTTAGTTAGTTCTTCTAAACTCTTTTCTTTTGATATTTGACTTATATCATCTAAAAATGAATCATAAAAATCATTCATTTGTGTTATATTGACAAAATATACTGGAATATTTACTGATTTATCAGAATCATCTGATATTTTTTTAAGTTTATCGCTATTTGTTAGCTTATTAATAAAATCACTATTAAGTGCTGAATTTTCTATTAAATATTTAGCTAGATGATAAGGTCTATTCTTAAACATCTTTAGTAAGACAACTAAACTTTTATTTAATTCCTCATTTTTATCCATAAACATTTTATGGATTTTAATTAATAAGTTTAAATTTTTTCAAAGAAAAGATTAAAGTAGTAATTAAAACTATACTTGGAACTTGGTTGCTCCTGACTAAATGTTACTTTAACAGAAGAATAATCATATGCTGTCTCAGTTTGTATCTTTTTTAAAGCCGTACCCGTTTTTAAAATATCAACATTCCAAGAATTACTGTATTTTAATACATTTTGATCTCTTAAATCAATATACTTTATATACAACTCTAATTTAGAATATTTATATCTATTTAAAACATTTTTTGATATGTAATCTTTCATTGCAAAATTAACATCATTATAAATAGTCATTCCGTTTCTAACACCTTCAAATGTTCTATTCTCCTTTAACTTAGCAAAAAGATAATTAGTAAGAATTTCATTTAGATTTATATCTAAAATCCATTTTGTATTATTATTCTTATCAAATTCAGTTTGAGCTTCATCTATTTTTATAGTATGATTAGCTAACTTATCATTACTTGAATTATAAATATAAGGTGTTAGAGTATTCTCTGTAGTTAAATCTATTTGTTCATTATTTAAATTTTGATAATAAATTAAATTACCACTATCTATAGAAATAGAATCTTCTATTTCAAGCATTTTAGACCCAAAGAAAGAACTTTCTTCTTTCATATTGTATGTTCCATAAACCGGATTATATTTAAATTCAGGTGATATATAATGTCTTCTCATATCTATTTTTATTTTATGATGGTAGTGGCCCTGGCGGAGGTGGAGTTGGTGGTGCTGTTGTAGTTGTAGTTGTATCAATTGATAATGTCAACTCACTTAACTCATTCATTATATTATTTGATATAAAGCTCATATTAATTGATTCTACAATATCTTCAGTTGCTCTACTATTGGTATTTACATTTTCTAAACACTCATAGTGGTAATTAAAATCCCATGTTGATTTGAAAATAAAGAAATCTACTGTTGTATATCCAAATTCATCTAACATTGGATATATTGATCTAAAATCATTTCTATCTTTAAGTTTTAAAATAGATTTCTTTCTATTTACTTTAGAGATTATTCTTTGTTTAACTCTACCAAAATTAGTTAATTCGGTATCAAATTTATAATTACCATATAAAGATGAAGTTATACCAGGTCTTTTGAATAAGTCTATTTCATAGAAAATAGGCATGTAATATCCACTATGTCTATAAATGTTATTATAAACTATATTCTTAATTCCATGAGTACTTCTAGAAACCACTCTCATTGGTGGATTAGAAGCATCTGTTGCAGCCGTTGGATTTGTATTAAATTCACCCATTTTGCTTATTTTATAAGCCGGAATTAAACTATTATAGTAGTTTAACTTGCTGATATTATCTAAAATACCGCCAACTAGTGCTCTATTAGGTTTCATTAAATTTATAGGAGATAATTCCTCTTTATAGTTTAATGAGTCCACTCTTATATTTAACTCATCCGGATATTCACACTTTATCAGGTGTGTAAGTCCAGTCAAATTCTTATAGTTATAAGTTTTTGATGTACCGTCTTCACTTATAACTATATAGTTTAAATAATCAGTAAATCCATATTTATTACTCAAGTCATTTATACAACTCATAACATTAGCAGCAGTTAATTTTACATTAACTGGACTATCTAATCCTACTGAATAAGTCATTCCAAGTTGATACATATTAAATCCATATAAATGGTCTCTATCTACATTTGAAATGTTTTTAATAGTGTTATCATCTATTGAAATATTTACTAATATATTTTTCCATTTTTTATTTATATAGATGTTTATACCATTCTGTAATGTAGCATTAGATGTATTACTTTGTATAATATAGTATTTATCATTTAAATATATAACAGCATTATTTGAAGTGTTGTAAACAACATCAGTATCTGGTATTATAGAAGATACTCTACTCCAATGTTCTTTATTTGTAGGTGCTTTTGTATCAGTGCTTCCTGTAAAGTTAGAATTTATACACTTATAAACGACATCGTAATAAACAACAATATTATTTACAGAATATGTTTTATTAACATCATACAATTCAATTAATTCCCATTTACAATTATAGCTCGCATTGGATACTGTCCAATATTGGTTGACTCCTTTTTTTGTAACTTGACCTGATGATGGTCTATTAGTATTACTAGATGTTGATGATGCCCAAAAAATTCCTTTATATAAAACAACATCACCAAGAGCGTATGTTGAATATGGATTCCATAGAGAATGTGTTGATCCTGGACTAACATATTTATAATATTCACCACTATTATAAATAACATCATTTATTGAATAACTTCCACCTAATTCATAGTTAGGATTCCAAAGTAATGATCCGGTAACTCCTGGATGATTGTATGTTGACCAACCAGAATATAACCAAGGACAAAATTGATTACCTAATATAGTGGTAATTGGACCAGATTGCGTTGATACTTGAAATAACATGTCATCAAAAACAACTATAGATCCTGGGTAATATATTTCTTTATTATTCCACTCATCAACAATATACCAACTCATATCATTATCAACATTATCCGATAATAATATAGAAAATTTATAATCAGAAAATGTATTAGAAGTCTTTAAACTAATATCAGTAAGATTACCATTCTCATATTTAATATTTTCAACATCATACATTAAGAATTTAATATTTCTAAATAAGGTAATATTTGGAGTATCTTTATCTCCTAAATTAAATTCAGAATACTTTTTAGTGTTTTTAACTATATTTCCATTATTAAAATATGTCTTCTTTCCAAAGAAATAAGAAAAATAATCAAAACTATAAGTTGCTGATGATGTACCAATAGAATATGTTCCAGTATTTAAATACTTATCTAATTCAAATCTAAAATTTGTATTTAGATATCCATTTGTATGATCCTCAACATGTAAAGTGTGATGTATATAAGAGGAAGTAGATGAGTTAACAGTATAGAAATAATCTAAATTTCTTTCAATCCTTGATGGAATTGGTAAAAATAAATTAGCACTTCTGTTAAAGTCTTCAAATAAATCCGAGTTATTTAAAAGGTATGGTTGATCATTTGCTGAAAGTGATCCTTCGAATCCCCATCTAGAATAAACCGCATTTTTTCTCCATATTTCTGTTAAATCATTATTAACAATTCTAAATGTTTCAAGACCTGATGTATATTCAGATGCTGATGGTATATTAATAACATCTCCATTGTAAACATAGTCATCATAATCATTAGGAAATGACTTACTTCTTAAGTCAGGAAAATACATTTTAGTCTCATCAGTATCTGTAAGTGAGGTTGATTTTTCATATTCATATTTAGAATACTCAGTGTCTATTATTGCGGTATCAAAATCTTTAATGTCTAAAAAGTTAAGTCTGTATATTTTAAAGTTTTTAGGTACATTATTAAAATCAACGGTTAAGTCAACCTTTTTTGTATATGATGTATCTGACTGATTTATATAATATTTATAACTATCTATTGTGAATTCAAAAGCATAATCAGTGTTAACTTTTAATTTACCACCATCATTAATAATATTGTGCATTTTACTATCAATCTCAATTAACCAAACATCGACATCATCAAATCCATCAATAGTAAATGATGAATAATCTGAATATTTAATTATATGATTTGTACTATCAAATAAACAAATATTCTTGTTAATGTAAGATTCTTTACCATAAAGGCTAATATTACTTACAATTTTATAAGTATATAACTCAGGTTGAGTAAATTGTTCAACAGTTACTGGATTTTTAGTATTACTAGTAAATTTTTTAACAGTTGGTACTTTTGTTTTAGTAAGGGGTTGTTTTACTTTATACTGCTCTACTTTATAGAAATTACCTAAATATTCAACATAATAATATCTATCACCAAATGTGTCTTCACTTTTTTTATCATTAAATGGATAGTTTCCAGTAGATAATGATTTAATATTATTATTTGAATCAATATAAATATCAGATTTTAATTGAATAGGTATATAAGGAGATATTGAAGTAACCAATTCTATATCTTTTAAATAAAATCCAAAATATCTATTTAAACTCCATTTTCTTAGTGATGTTGGAGTTGCGGGTGTATCATCAAATAAAAATGAAAAATTAATAATATTAGGAAATACTACTTTATTTCTTTGATATCCATCAAATACAAACTTTTCTAAATCAAAAATAGGATTTTCATATTCTAAAGTTTCATTTAAAAAAGCTGATTTGTAAGAATAACCACCTGTTGTAAAATCTATACCATACCATCTAGTAAATTCATCTCTTCTGAAATCAACTTCTAATGGAGTGTCTGGGAATAAGGTATTTTTTGTAAAGTTTTTTTCAACCCATTGACCAAGTAATGTATTTCTTGTTAGGTCAAATATTTTAATACATTTTAATTTATTAATTATTTCAGATTTAAAATTATCTTTATTTAGATTAATTAATCCCGGTCCATCAGCTCTGAATATTATAAAATATTTAGGGAATTTACTTTTAGTGAAATAAATTGGTGCAAAAAATTCAAATTCTTCTGTATAACTTTTATTATTATCAATGTTTCTAGCACCCATTTGATATAAATCATCATATTGATTCTCAAAAGTAGTGAATTGATTATCATTATCATCTTCATATTTAATATGAAATGCTATTTCAGCAGGTAGATTCTTATAAAAGAAAGAAAAAAACTCATCAAAATAATTATCTTTATTGAATCTAACTCTTTTAAATTTAGATGCAGACAATTCAGTAGCAGAGTCAATACTCTCCATGAATAATCCATAGTTTGAGTCAACAACTATTTTTAGATTGGTTGTTAGACCTACATTTGTTTTAAGTATAGAAAAACTATCCATTATCTAGTTTCTTGATTTGCTGGGCTAGCTGTCTTTCTAACAACTACCTGACTTCTGTTAATGATAAATTTAATGGAAAATTGGAATGCTTTATTATCAGCTTCATTTTCTAAGAAAAATTTCACTTTTTTAATATGTTTAATTGTGCTTCTAGTTGAATTTAAATCAATGAATTCATAATTCAATCCAGAATTAGTAGGATCAAGAGAATTCATTTTAAAGTATATGTTTATTGGAACTAAAATAGCTTTATTATCACCACCATTTACTGTTTTTACTTTTTCTGTATTTGTTTCAGTTAAATCCTCTAAAGTTGGAGTAACTGGATGAATAGTAGTTAATAGCTTACTTTGAGAAGTAGCAGTAGGAACAGTATCTATCCACTTTTTAGTATCTAATAATGATTTATTATTACCAACAAATGATAATAAAGTTGTTTCATTATACCCAACATTAAATTCACTTGATGCTAAAACCGAAGTAATAGAATTTGAATTATTAGTAACAAACGCATTTCCTATATTTTCAGATAGCTTTGTAACTATTGTCTGTGAATCATTTACAGTTTCAAAGTTAACATTCCATAAGAATTGATTGTTTAACTGAGATCTTGTTTGACCAGTTGCTGCTGAAGCTAATAACTCATCTTTATCATTTACCCAGAACACTTGAGGTGCTCCGGTGTTATACATATCTGAGTTTTGAACATAACTTCTATTTGAAAGTAGACCTAATGGTGAATCAATAGAGTTATTTCTAACCTTAACAACAAAATCTTTAATAACATAAATATTATTAGCATAAATTCTTCCTGCTTGAACTTGCCTAGATAGAGCAGATCCAACAAATTTATCTAAATAGTCTTCACATTCTATATTGAATGTAACTTCAGCTCCATTATCAACAATAAATTCTTTATTGTTTCTAAGAATAACAACTTGAAGCTCACCTTTAACTCTTTTAATTTTATCTTCTAATGAAGAAATTCTATCCTGAAGAGACTTTAAATATGTTAATAGATCAAGTGATACACCATTAGCATCTTTGAATCCTGATAAAATAGCATCAGCCGTATGATTATATGTTTTATTACCAACAACTATTGTTCCGGATAAATGCTGATCTAATCCTTTAGCAGAAAGTTCAGCATTTAATCCAGTTTTTAATTCTTCTTTTGATGCTTCCTTTAGAATAAAGTCATTCTCATTTAAAACATTGTTTAAATCATCTGGAAACTGAACAGTTAATACATCAGACCAATCTGATTCAACTGCTGATTCAGGCCAACCAACTTCAGAGATAGATTTAATTCTAATTTCAACCTTTTCATTTGACTGAATTGGAATATCTATCTGATTAATATTTGGAGTATCAGCATTTTCAATATCTTCTATTTGCCAAGTATAAGTTCCATTAGTTGTATTATAAACTCTTTTTCTGGCATCTGTTTTAAATTCAGTCCAGTTAGAAAAAACTGCTGTTTGGTTTTTACCAGCTAAACTTTTTACTTTGAAAGTTTCAGTAGGAGTTTCTTTACCATCTTTAGAAATATATCTATATTGAACTCTAAACTGAACAATTTCTTGCGGAGCGGTTCCTTTAGTTATAATAGCCTCTGGTATGTTCCAAAAGCCTCTAACAGAGAATTTTGGTTGTATTTTAGTAAGAGAAGGTGATTTTGAAAGATCAATAATCTCTTGAGTAATAGTAGATAATAATTTAGATTTACTTTCTCTTTGCTTTGTAAGTAAATCTTTTTCTAAATCTATTTGTTTTCTTTCAGAATCTGAGGTAAATCTTTGTACTTTAGATTTTTTATTCTTAGACTCAATTGATTCATTAATCTGAGTAACTTCAGACTTCAAAGACATCATTAAATTATGTTTTGTCTTTATTAAATTTGAATCAGGAGAATCTGTTAAATGTTTATTAATCTGAACAACTTTAAAGTTTTCAGAGTTTAATGTTGGAGCAACTGGTGTACCAGCTAATTTATTAGGAGTTTTCTTTGCTACCAAATCTTGTAGAACTTCACCATAATCATATACATAATCAATATAATATTGTTCCATAGTAAGACCATTACTATTATCAGTAGATGATAGTCTTAAATCATTAGTCCAAAATGCAGTACCACCACTCCAATTCTTAGCCATTAAATTAGTTTCAGCATTCATTGGTTTTAAGAAAATAACATTTCTCTCATTATAACCAACACTTACTTTAACAGTTTTTGTATAAACAACCGGTGAGTATATTTTCAAAGTACCTAATCCTACTGGAATTGGCTGATTTCCTTCTACTCTTTCAAATCTAACTCTGTAGTTGGATTCAACTTTAGAAAGTTCAATAATTTTATATCTTGTATTAGATTGTGCTGTATTTATAATTACTTCATCATTAAGAGATAATTGTCTTACTTCATTTGTATCAGTAACTAAATAGTCAAATGTATTTAAATAATACCAAAGTTTTCTATTTAATTTATCTTCTTCTGTACCTAATACACTAAAAACACCATCATATAATAATTGATTAGGATCTAAATCAAAAACTTGCTCATCATAATTTGGATTTGTTGGATTTACTAACCCAGCGGTTGTGGAATACCAATCAACAAAGTCATCAATATTAATATTAGATTTACCACTAAATTTTGTATTAAAACTATTAAGTGCTGACTGACCAAGTGGTGTTAGATTACCAGCTGCATCTACTGCAAAATCAACAATATATCTTCTAACTAAACATTTTCTAACATTATCTTCAACTTTACCAGAAAGATCTATCTCAACAGAGAGCATTGGGTTCATTAAACCATCAAATATCCAGTTTTTGCTTGATTTAAATGTAGTTAAAGTTTGAAGTTCAGCAATAGGAGAAGGTTCTTTATTAAGATCAATAGTAATAACCTTCTTAAATTTATTAGCAGAGGTTCCAGATACTAGAGCACCTGATGTATTTAAATTATAAAGTGAATTTATATTATTATTAAGCCTATCAATTTCACCTTTCAAATATGAAAAAGATGGTAATGAATATTGAGTAATAACACCACTTGCATCAACTATTTGAACATTAATTACAGGTTCTGTAGTTGTTGTAAGCGAATTTATTTTTGAAAGAACTTCAGTTAAATTCTTATTATATGTTATTATTTGTTCTGCTACTGCTGGAAATGAACTTCTTGCTGACATTTTAATCTAATGATTTTTTATTATATATTAAATTCTCTCTTTTTCTTTATTATTTGTTTATTTATTTTTATATTTGTATTATGTTAAAAATATGGACAGTTACATTTAATGATGGTGGTTGGCATAGTTCCAGACCCGAATATCAAGTAGTAGCCGAATCAAAAGAAGTGGCTATTGAAAAAGTTTTACAAGAAAATCCTCGATACAGAACAGGACATGATAAATGGGCCTATGAGTTCAAAATTGAAGGATATGTAATTGAGGTTTATGATGAAAAAACATATAATCGTGATAAAAATTTAGAAAAGCTTGATATTTAAAAATAATTACTTATCTTTGTAATATGATAGAACAATTAAAAGAACAGATTATTAAAGCCAATGATGCTTATCGCTCTGGTAAATCTATAATTTCAGATGTTAAATATGACCAACTAATTGAAGAATTATCTTTACTATCACCTGATGATGAACTACTTACAAAAGTAGGACATGTGGTTGTTGATGAAACTCGTAAGAGTAAACTACCTATTGAAATGGCTTCAATGAATAAAATTAAGTCTATGGGAGACATAGATAATTGGACTCGTCTTAAAGGAATAAATCAAAATGAATTAGTTATAATGACACCTAAGTTTGATGGTCTTTCTCTTTGTGTTAAAGAAGATGATAATGAAGCTTGGACTCGTGGTGATGGTGAATTTGGTCAAAAATCTGACGAACACTATAAACTAATTCAAAATCACTTATATGAAGATGGATTTACTGATGATACAACCGATCCATTTGCACCCATTGAATTCAAATATACTTATGGTGAGGTGATGATGCCTAAGAAAGTATTCATTGATAAATATTCTACTGACTTTGCTAATCCAAGAAACTTGGTAGCTGGTCTTATTAATAATAAAGAAGCTACAAATCCTTTATCAGATTGTCAGTATATTAAATATGGTGGAATGCCTTCCAAAGCTTTTAATCCAAAAACTAAAAAAGAAATACTTGATACTCTTAACAATGGCCAGAGAAGTAAAGTAAACTATCATATCTGTAAAGTTTCTGAATTAACAGAAGAACTACTAATCGGATTATTCCATAAGTGGTCTGTTGATTTTGAAATTGATGGAATTATTATTGAAATTAATGACTTAACATTACAAAATAAATTAGGTCGCGAAACCTCATCAAACAATCCTGTTTGGGCTCGCGCTTTCAAACATCCTTCTTTTGAACAATCTGCTGAAACAGATGTTATTGGAATCTCTTGGAATATTTCTAAACAAGGTTTATTAAAACCAACTCTACATATTAATCCTGTTAAATTAGACGGTGTTACAGTGTCTAATGTTACTGGTAACAATGCTCGTTTTGTAAAAGACTTAGGACTTGGTGTAGGTGCTAAAGTAGTTGTAAAACGCTCAGGAATGGTTATTCCAATCATTGCTGATGTTATCAAACCCGTTGATTTTGTTCAACCTACTATTGATGGAGTTGAAATAGATTGGAATGAGGCTGGCATTGAGTTAATTACTTTAACAGAAACTGACGATCAAAAATTAAAAAAGATTGTTGCTTTCTTTGAAATCTTAGAAGCAGACAATGTGTCAGAAGGAGTTATTACTCAACTATGGGATGCTGGTTATAAAACAATAAAAGATATTTTAAGTCTAAAAACTTCTGACTTAGAAAAAATTGACAGATTTGGTAAGCGTAAGGCTCAAATTGTTTTTGATTCAATTCAAAAATCTGTTAGTAATGTTCAGTTGTCTAAACTACAACACGCTACTGGTATCTTCAAAGGATTAGGATCTAAGAAATTAGTTCTTTTAGAAGATTTCAAAACTAAACCAACTATTGACCAAGTAATGTCAATTGAAGGATTTGCTGAAGTATCTGCTAAATCATATATTGATTCATATGATGTATTCTTTGATTTTATCAAAGATTTGCCTGTCACAATTGTAGAAAAAGTAGAAGCTGCAAAAGTTGGCACGGATCTTGATGGTAAACAATTTGTATTTACTGGAGTAAGACGTGCTGATTTAGAATCAGTTATTGAATCCCGTGGTGGTAAGATTGGTAGTGGTGTATCTAAAAATACAACATATTTAGTTATGAAAGCAGTAGGTAGTGGTTCTTCTAAAGAGAAGAAGGCTATTGAATTGGGAGTACAAGTTATTACAGTTGAACAATTAGAAAAATTATTATCATGATATTATTTTTAGGAATTATTATAGGATTTATATTAGGTCTTCCAATTGGTTTTATCAAGTGGAAGAAAAAACCCGCTATTGAGAAATACTCAAGAAGGGGTTTATTAGAAAAGAGTTTTTCTGTTATGGGTATGGTTGAAAAAGAAACAGTTGATGTTTTATTTGAGATTGGTGAGTTAGAATCAACTGATGTATTATCAAAAATTGAAGTCATTAATCTCAAACCAAATAAGTCAGAGTATAATTCAGAGTATAATAAAAAAAGATTAACGGATATGGTTGATAATTCTTGGGTAAATAGTAAAGATATTACCTGGATTACAACTGCTGCTGATACAAGAAATAAAAAAATAGACCAAATACTTAATTAATATGAATTTTGAAGATTTAGTACTTCCTCATATTATGTATATTTCTTTTCCTGATTCTGAAAGGATAGGGCTGTGGTACTTAGGTGGAGAACCAGAGGAAAATCATAGTAGATTAACTGTTGGTAAATTGTATCATCTTAATACAAAGCTATACTCACCAACCAGAGATATAGAAAGAGTTAAGGTTTGGACTACAGAAGATAATGAAAATAGAGGAAGACTTTGTAAAGTTAAGTTAGAAAATTTTGGTACCTTAGCTGACTTAAGAAATAAAAAAATAGAACAAATATTAAAATAAATGGCACTGACTTGTCCTAAATGTGAAAAAACAAACAAATGTGATTGTAAAACTTGCAACCCAGATGGTACCGCAACTGATTTAGTTATTATACTTGAAGATGAAAGACTTTATCAATGTTGTTTTTGTGGTCATAAGTTTGATGAACAAGACTCATTAGATTTTGACTGGGATAGAATGATTGCTCATATTGCTGAAAAAGCAACACCCGAATTGTGTTTAGAGTGGTTGTCATTAGTTCATAAGGAAAGAATTGCTTTAGAGGAAAAGGTTGGTGTAGGTGAGTTTGGATTTGAACAAGCATTTAGATATCATTTCAAAATGAATTGGGGTGATTGCGATAGAGCAACATTTATAACACTTAAAAGAGATTTAAAAATAAATAAAATTATAAATTAATATGGGTTGTGACATACACTTTTTTACCGAAAGATGGACTTCAGACAATAAATATGAAGGTCCAAAAGATTTAGCTGAAGATAGAGATTCTAAGCTAGAAGAAATATTAGAAAATACCGAACCTACTTATAGGTGGGTTTCTGCTGATAAGTGGTCCACTGATAGATATGGTGATGATAGTTGGTCTGCGGATGAACTTTATGGTGGTAGAAACTATTTTCTATTTGCTGTTTTAGCTGATGTAAGAAATGGATACGATATAGATCCGATAGATTACCCAAGGGGAATACCTGATGATTTATCATCTGGATATAAGTATATTACAAATAGATGGGATGGTGATGGACATTCACACTCTTATTTTACTTTAGATGAATTACTAAATGTTAATTGGTCAAAATATGAAAAATCGGATAGAGTAGGTTGGTTATATGAGTTTATGGAAACTATTGAACAAATGAAATCTATTGATCCTGATCCAAAAAATGTAAGATGTTGTTTCTTTTTTGACAACTAAATATTAAATTACTAAAACCAGATATATGAAACAGAAAAAATTAAAAAAACTCGGATACGGAGTAGCTATTCATTATAATGAATATAAGGGTATCTTTGAAGTTTATCAGATTGGTACTTACAATCCAAGTGATCCAAGTATTAATAAGGAATCACAAATTGTGACTAAAAATAAAAGCCTGAAGAAAGCTGTTAAAAGTTTTCAAAATTACCGTAAATTAGTTTAAAGGAGTTGAAACTTTTTTATATATATTTTATATAAATTATTCCAATAAACGGAAATTAACGGCAATAAAAAGAAATTAAAAACCCAAATTGATAGCTAATAAAGGCAGTCAACAAAAAAATAAATGGCAATATATGCAATCTAAAGCAAAGACAACAATTCTATTCTCTGAACAAGAGAAAGTTTTCAAAGAAAGAACAGGAAAAGACTTTAACAGTCTTTACACAAAGTACTACCCTAAATTAGTTTACTTCACTTCTAAAATCTGTAATGATACTCAAAAAGCTGAAGACATTTCAACAGAATCATTTTTATCAGCATTTGATAAAATTGAAAAATATGAAAAAGACAAATCACAATTTTCTACTTGGCTTTTTACAATAGCCAAAAACTTAGCACTTCAAGAAATTAAAATTCAAAAGAAAACAACTTCTATGGATCTTGAATATGATGAGGAAGGAACAACTATGAAAGACTTTATTCAAGAAGATGAAGACTATTCATATCTACATGAGGTACATGCTAAAAAGGCAGATATCATGAAAAGTAAAATATCTCAATTAAAAAACCCATATAAAAAGGTGATTGAAATGAGAGAAATTAAAAAGATGTCATATAAAGATATCTCTGATGAATTAAATCTTAATTTATCAACAGTTAAATCACAAATTAGAAACGGAAGAGCTATCCTTATCAAAGAAACTCAAAAGGAATTTGATGAGATAGATGAAATGTATTTATAAATAATAAATACCTTGGAGAAATGGCAGAGTGGTCGATTGCGGCAGTCTTGAAAACTGTTGAACCGTGAGGTTCCTGGGGTTCGAATCCCTATTTCTCCGCCAAGGTATTTTTTAAACCTAGTAAAAATGAATATAGAATCTTTAGGCAGACAAGCTATAGACAGGATTAAATCTCAATGGGGTTTACCTAAAAATGGTTTTATCGCCGGTGGGTCAATCGCCAACATTGTTTGGGAATTGGTATCTGGTAATAAAGCTATCATTAATGATATTGATGTTTTTGTTTTTGATGGTATTCAAGACGAGTTAGATAAATCTGACAAATCTTCATTATTTAACTATCAAGAAAAAGAAACCAAATATGGTGAAGATTATACTGGTATGTGTTTCAATACATATACTAAGGACTTTTATTCTATAGTTGAGTCTACTAAAGATGATATATTTAATATTGTTAAATACAAATCAAATAGTAAAGATCCTTCTTTAATTATTAAATCATTTGATATTAACTCAACAAGAATTGGATATTCTATCGAGAAAGATGAAATATACTGGACTCCTGATTTTGAAGAGTTCTTAAAAACAGGTGAGTTAAAAATCACAAATCTTATGACACCTTCTCATACAGCAGTAAGAATTGCTAAGAAAAGTAAAGAGTTAAAAGCTAAAATAGACATTTTTGAATTTAAACTTTTACAATATGCGCTTTGCCATGGATTTTCTGATAGAATTAAGTTTAGATTTAAGGAAAGATATCACCAGATGTATAAAGATAACTTAGATATACTTGATAGTATGTTTTGTTTATCTAGAGATACTGAGGCTGAACAATATGTTAGATCTCAATATGGTGATATTACTGAACTTTATTACTTAAGTCCTAAAGTAGAAGATGGTAATCCAGAACTTGAAATTCCTCATTATATTAATACTAGTCCTTCTTTTGGTAAAATTTTTGGAGAATCAGATAATAATGTTAATATTATAAGTAAGTCTATAGATTTTTTATTTTATATGAGAAATATCTGGGGTAATGAAAATCTTCAAAACATTTGGAAAAATGTTTATTACTTCTTTACTGATGTTAATTATATTGATAGAGAGATAAATAATGAGGATTTAGAATTGTTATCAAGGTTTTCACAATATGCTCCTAAATCTATTGAGAATCTTAAAGGAATGAAAATATCTGAACAAATTGATATCATTAAAACATTTTTAGATAAATTTAAAGATGATCCTTTAGTTGCCATTTCCATAATAGAGAAGATTAAAGTAACTAAAGACTTGATATTGGATGATGAAACAACTCTTATTTTAGAATTATCTGTTAGAAAAGAAATTGTAAATGATACAAGAAATAAGGTTAGAAGAATTTTGAATAATGAAAATGATAGAAATCAAAACTTTTTAGCAGATTTTTAATATAAAAAAGAAAAATATAAAATTATGGTGGTTTATACAACTGAATTAAATAATGAAAACTATAATACATTCGTAGGATCTAATTTGGCTCTTGTGGATGTTTGGGCAACTTGGTGTGGTCCTTGTAGAATGATCTCTCCTATTGTAGATGAAATTTCTTCTGAATATCATGATAAAGGATTATCTGTTGGTAAATTAGATGCAGATGCTAATAGAGAAACTGTTACTGAACTTGGAATTAGAAACATCCCAACAATTCTTCTTTATAAGAATGGTGAGATTGTTGACAAAAGCACAGGTGCTGTAACCAAACAAAAATTAGTAGAAATGATTGATAAACACCTTTCTTAATGAAAGATATTAATTATCTATTTGATCTATTAAAGCAATCTAATGTATCTCTTTTAGGATATACATTTAGACAAGAAAGACTCAAAGACGAGATTATTTCAAAATTACCTCATGTTGTAATTCCGGAAATAGACTCGTCTTTTTCTTTTAAATCTTTTTTAAGAGATTTGAAATTAAAATCAATTTTAGAAACTGGAGAGATTGTAAATAATCCAGAGTATTTTGTTTTAGATTTAAATAATATCAGATCTGTTGAGTCTGATATAATTGGTAGACAAAGACAAATAAAGAGTATTGTAAATAACATTGTGGTGAGTAGCATGTCTATGTCTCATTCTTATAAACTTTTATTACTTACTACACTATATAAAAGTGGAACTAATACAGATAATTCTGATATTACAAATTTTTCAGGAGGTAGTCAACCAATCTATATGAGTGATATTGCTATTGTAATGAAAGATAAATCTATGAAGGTAATAAAAAATAGATTTGGTAATGATGGTGATGATATATTAATATCATTTGATAAATTAAAAGAATATAATTACATTTGTAACTATGAACATAACAACTAATAGAAAAGCACATTATGAATTCTCAATACTTCAAGAGTTTGAGGCAGGTATTGTGCTTATAGGAACTGAAGTTAAATCTATTAGAAAAGGTGATGTAACTATTGGTGATTCCTTTATCTATATTAAAAATGGTGAAGTTTGGGCCAAAAATGTCAAAGTAGCTAAATACAAACAATCTTATTCTGGAGATACTCACGATGATAACCGTGATAAAAAACTACTACTAAACAGATCTGAAATTAATAAAATAGAAAAACTTCTTCAAGATAAAGGAGTAACTATTGTTCCCTTAAGTATTTTTACTTTAAACAATAAAATCAAAATGAAGATTGCTGTTGTAAAAGGTAAAAAGATGTATGATAAAAGGGAAACTATCAAAAAGAGAGATGTTGAAAGAGATTTAAGAAGAGTTGCTTAATCATGAAAAGAGAAGAGAAATTTCAACAAGTATTAAAGCTTTTAGAGAACTCTCAAAATGAGGAAGAAGTTATTTCTCATCTTACTAAAATGCTTAAAGAATTTAGTATCTACTTTTATAAAGATATTATCTTTTCAAATCCTTACTTTAAATCCCTTATTCCTGAAATAAAAGAAGTTGTTAAAATAGATTTATTATCAGTGAAGAAATCTATTTTAGATGAGTTAAAATCTATTCAAAAAGAAATAGATATGTTTAAGGGATATGGTAATGTTAATAATTTAGAAAAATACAAAGATCTTAAAAGAGATTGTTTATTACTATTAGATGAAGTTATTGAAAGAGAGAAGGAATTAGACTCACTTTAATATAGAGTTAATTGCCTTTTCAATATGTTTTAGTCTTTCTTTAGTTTCCTCTAAATCTTTCTTATTTACTCTATCCATGTAATAGCTAACATCTGATAAATCATTGAAGTATTTTAATATAGCTTGAACTCTATCTGGCAACAAAAAGACATCTTCATTTATTATATTTCTAATAGTATCTACTTTAGATTTAATAACTCTCATATCTTCAATACTATTAGCTTCTTGAGAGTAAATTATATCAAATATTTTAGAACCGATTTCTGTACATTTAGATATAATTTCCCTAATTAAAACATCTTCTTCACTTTCACTATTGTGATTTTTCATAATCCAATTGTATGATTTTTCATATTCTTTTTTAAAATTTGAAGACCTATTATAAATTGTTTTATATTGTTCCATTAATTCTTTAAAATAGTACTGTCTATCTTCTTGACTATTTTTAAAATGTCTTATAAAATTATATAAGTAGTTTATAAAATTATCAACTGGTTTATAACTACCAGAATAAATAGAAAACAATGAATATTTACCAACTAGTGAGGTTGCAATAACCTTTTGTAAATTTTTAACATCTGACTTATCTACTGAGACTCCAAATTTTAATATCAATTGATTTAAATATCTTTCTAAATTAACCTTTTTGATTTCTTCATCAGACATTAGTTTAAGAGCTCCTTTACGAGATTCCTTTCTTTCTTTTGAAATATCAGAAGGCATTTCATAGAATGCTGCTTTATCTGGGTTAATCATATCATCAAAGAATAAAATTATTGAAAAGTCTGCTTCTTGTAATAAACCATCATTATCTATACTTGAAAAGGAATTTTCCCATTTTGTTATTGTACCATCTGATCTAACTGGTAGATTCCAATCTAATGGGTTTTCTAAATCTTCAATAATATCACTTTCTAATCTAAAAGGTTTATCATCTATAATATAATGGTGTAATTTACAATGATCATCTCCTATATTATTTAATCTACCAAGATTCCAACTATATCTACCAAATTGATTCCAGTCTATATAATCACTTGGAGAATCTCCATCAGCAACATTCTGTATAGCAAATAATCTATCTCTTTCTAATATAATAGTAGCCGGTGCTGTGTAATCTTTTTCTGGATAACTCGCAAAACAACCAACCACTTCATCACCTGTTTTAAGTGATGAGTAATTTTTTACAGGAACTAACTTACCAGAGTTATAATCAAATTTATTTTTTATAAATTCCAACTCACTTTCACTGAAAGGTTCATTTTTACCCGGTTTTGACAATGTGTATTTATAATTCTTATTTGATGTGGCTGTATATCCTAAATATCCTGATTCTAATGAAAACCAAAACTTTAAGCAATATATACCCCAACGGTTATTTAATTCACCATCAAATTTTATTTTAAGAGCTTCTTTTCTATTTGTGTATTTTATGAAAGAATCATCTATTTTATCAATTGGATAATCATAATTATCCTTCATTTTTCTTAATACTTTAAGAAATTGTTCCTTAGATTTTTTAGACCTTTTATCTAAAAATCCTAATGTTTTTGAAATAGCTTTTGAATCAAAAGCTTCATTTAAAAATTGATATCTTTGTTTGATATATTTCATGTTACTTATATATTAAAATTTTTTTGGATAATTAAAACTTTAACTCTATATTTGTGTAATAATAAAATAAGTTATTAGAATAGTATCACAATAGATTTTTGATATGATTTCTTTTAATGTTTATGGTAGTAAGTAGCTGTTAAATAAGTTAATACCCTTGTTAAACACAGTGAACTACCTTGTATTATAATATATGATATAAGTTAAGGGTGTAGGCATTGAAGTTGTATTGGTGATAGATGTCTCAAATTATAATGTAGTAAATCCAATATTGTGAAGATTAATTCGAGTAGAATGGTAACACTACTCAACCAAAGACCGAATAGACTGGATCGAAAGGTTTTTAAGAGATAAGTCCAAGTGATTAGATCACTAAAAGTTAGGTTAAGGTTATAGGCTTTCGACCATACCTAACAGAAGTTCCAACAATTTTCACATTAATATTAAACAATTAAAATAAAATAAAATGACACTAAAAGAAAGAATAAATGCTGACTATATTAAAGCATTTAAGGAAAAGAACAGTATTGAAAAGAATTTGCTTTCAGTAGTAAAAGCTGAAATCACTACAATTGAAAAAAATACCTCGGTTGAGAATCTTTCGGATGCTGATGTTACAAAGATTCTTAATAAAACAGCTAAATCACTGAATGAAACTATTAAATCTTTAACATCTACTGATCATAGTGAAAATTTAGTACAAGCTTGTATGGAATTGGATATCATTCAAAGTTATCTTCCAAAACAAATGTCTAAAGAAGAAGTTGATGCAAAAGTAAATGAACTTGTTACATCTGGTATTACTCAAATTGGTGCTATTATGAAAGAATTTGCAACTTTACCAGTCGACAAGAAAATGGTTTCTGAGTCAATAAAAGAAATTGTAAAATAAAATAAACAAAAAGAATATTTTTGAATATATAAAATAAAATATAATTTTATGAGTCTTAGAAATAACGGAATAATTTCAGAATCTGAATACAAAGGAAAAACCATTGAAGAAGCTAAAAGATATGCTGAAGAAGGTGGATTTGTTACTAGAGTAGTAGAAGAAAATGGAATTGCTCTTATGTTAGACATGACTGCTAAATCTAACAGAATTAACTTTAGAGTTAGAGATGGATTTGTAACCGCAGCATTTGGCGGATAATTTTTAATATATATAATAATATGATGTAGATTTTAACATATAACAACTTAGAAAGACCTCCTTAATAGGAATTTAACTGACTAGCTAAATAGCACTCGGTTAGACACTTATTATGGAGGTATTTTATTTTAAACAAAAACAAAAAAACAATTATGAACAATTAGATTAATGAAACAAAATTAATAGTTATCACAAGAAGTGATATCTCAAATGGCTACCAAGTAGTACAATCAACACATTCAATAGCAGACTTTGCCTTTGAATTTCCTCAAACATTCTCCCAATGGAAAGGAGAATCAAATTCTATTATCTGCCTTTCAGTTAAAAATGAATTTGAATTACAAAAACTTTATCATAAATACAAAGACCTGACCGAAACAGTTATGTTTTTTGAACCTGATGTAGATCAGTTTACATCACTGTGTCTTTATGGTACACCAAAAATCCGTAAAAGCCTTTCTCACTTACCCCTGGCTCTAAAAAATAAAAATCAAGAAAATGAAATTTAATTTATTCAAAAAAAAGGAAAAAGTGGTAGAACCAGTTTTACCTAAACCAGTAATATACACAGTTAATAATACAAATTATACTATAGAAGATAGTTTTCCAATAAAGATACAATCACAAGCTGGTGATGTTTCTGTATATGGTTATACATTAGAAGTTAGATGGAAAGACCAAAAAGGAGAATGGTATAGTTGGATGACTTACTGGAATCATAGAATCTATGTTAGTAGAAGTTCAGCTTTAGATGCTGCTATTAAAGTATTCCCAAGCTATAGAGATGGATATGAATGGAGAATAACTCCACTTTACAAAATGACTGAACCAGAATACAGAGATTATAAAATTGACCAATTATTATCAGAGAAAAAAGTTAATAGAGAACCAATTGTATATGAGATTAAAGCTTGGAAAGTAAAAGATGATTGTGAAATTCATTATGAAAAAACAAACCATACTTACAAATACTCAAAAGGAACTTTATTCATCCAAATGGAGAATGGTAATATTGTAACAATAAAGGATCCAAGGACTTTTGTTGGATATGGTAGTAGACATCATCTATTTAATGAATTGGTTAAAGATGAAAGAGTAGAAGAAGTAGACATTCAAAATGAAAAGTGGGCACATCCTCACTTATGTAAAGAATTAAAAACAAAAATAAAAAATAAAAACTAAAATTATGTTGTAGATTACAAAACAAGAATTAAGTCAAAAAATGACTGAATGTTATCAGACCAAAGGTCAGTCTGTTTTAGAACACGGCATTTCAGTTAAAAATTACTTATTTGATTTAGTCAATCATTTAAGAAGTAATGATCCATTACAATATGAATGGAATCTACCAGATTGGTTATTGCAAAATAAAGACCTTATTTTATCATCATCACCAGATGATGAAACTCTAGAACTATACACAGTCTATCATGATTGTGGTAAACCCTTTTGTACAGAAATAGATGAAAATGGTAAGAGACATTTTCCAAATCACGCGGAAGTATCTTATAACTATTTCAACCAAGTATTTAGTAACCCAGTCGCTGCAGATTTAATACTACATGATATGGACATTCATTTATTGAAATCCGATGGTGTTGTAGAATTCTGTCAGAATCCTCAAGCTTTAACTTTATTATTAACAGGTTTAGCCGAGTTACATTCAAATGCTCAAATGTTTGGTGGTACTCAATCAACCTCTTTCAAGATTAAATGGAAGAGTATTAATCAAAGAGGTAAACAAATTATTAATCAACTAAAAAATAAAAACTAAAATTATGAAAACAACAGAACAAATCAAATCAGAAATCGTTAATTATTTAACAAAAACATCAATTCACACTTTTGCGAAACCAAAATCAACTTATAAATATGGAAAAGAAGGTTCATATTATGAGTATGACTATGAAAACTTTACTTATTTCAAAGTATTTAAAAAAGATGAAGACTTTTATGTATTAGAGAATAGCAATGGTCAAAATACACCTACAACTTATAAGTTGAGAAAAATTGATATTGATTATTATATAACTTATTATGGTAATAATGCTAAATGTGTTATTAGTAATAATTTATTCTTAGATAAAAAAATGAAGAGCACTAAGAAGAACAAGTATGTTATGTCTGAGATTGATGAAATTACTAAAAATATTACAAAATAATTTGGTGGGTTAAAAAATTCATCTTATATTTGTATTCATAAGGGTGTTAGTATAATACGCAAAACTTAATTATGATAAGCGCTTCCCATCTCGAAGGATAAAATCATAACCCTTTTTTGAAAAAAAATTAAAAAATATTAGGTAGATATAAAACTTTTATCTATATTTGTATAAAATAAGAAAAAAATAACAAAAGAGAGAATAATTTTTTAATATATAAGAAATAATGACAACAATTCGCACACATAAACATTTTAGTAAATCGAGTAAGTGGTTTAGTCTCCACGGGTTCGGTACTAATAGCGTATTGTTTAAATTTTAAGTATGATAAAATTATAAATTGACAATATTCAAATTAAGTCCGAACTAAAAAGTTCGGACTTTTTTGTTTTTATATGGTATCGTTAATGTTAGCGGTTAGTGTTGAGAAATCAACCAGCATATGGCTCTGTGAAAGCCAAGGGATGGATTCGAATTCCATACGATACCCAAAAGGAACCTAAGCTAATCAGGTGAAAGCACTAGACTGAAAATCTAGGGAGCCCGGATCGATACCGGGAGGTTCCACCAAAATATGGTGTGTGTAGCTCAATCGGTAGAGCGTTGGTTTGTGGAGCCAAAGGCAGCGGGATCGTAACCCGTCACACACCCTGTAAGGATGGTAATCCCCTACTTTGAGTGAAAAGTAACGATGTGACGACAATCACAGAAGAGTGAAAAGTAACAAAAAAAGTAAAATTGTACTCCTCTCTTGTCGGAGAGGTAAATACGTCATACAGACAAGGTGTCGGTCAGGTCTCCAAAACCTCGATGGCTGGGTTCGATTCCTGGATGGCGTGCAAAAAATGAAATATAAAAAAATGAAAACTAAAATGAAATATAAACGATAGGCAACGGTTCATACGGATCGTTGCCCAAACAAGACAATGATTCCGTAGCTCAATTGGTGGAGCTTCTGGCTTTTAACCAGAAGGTTGTGGGTTCAAACCCCACCGGGATCACTAAAAATAGATCCTGTCGCTTAGCGGCTATAGCAACTGGCTTTTAACCAGTAGAGAGAAATCTCAACCGTGGGTTCGAGTCCCACCAGGATCACTAAAGCTTTCGTCGCTTAGTGGCTATAGCAACTGGCTCTTAACCAGTCGAGAAATCAACCGTGGGTTCGAGTCCCACCGAAAGCACAAATATATGGGGAGTTAGCTCAGTGGTAGAGTATATATAACCTCTTTTGAAATTTTACCTCACAAGAGTGTTGATTAAAAGAGTTACTTCGTTTGAATTGAAATCAAAAGGTCATAGGTTCGAATCCTATACTCCCCGCAAAAAAGAAAAATAAATTATGAAAAATATTAATACATCAAAGTCGTCAAGTAGTCGCTCGTCAAGAATGAGTGAGATTCGATTGTATTCATAATAGTCAGAAGATATTTATGAAACCCTCGAATCTAATGATTTGAGGGTTTTTTATTTTAATATGGTTCCATCGTTCAACTGGATAGGACACTCGGCTACGAACCGAGAGATTGGGGATTCGAATTCCTCTGGAACTACAAAAGGAAAAGTAACTTAGCCGGCGCTAAGCACAGTCTTGAAAACTGCTGGTACCTACGGGTATGGGGATCGACACCTCACTTTTTCGCCAAATGGAGAGTAATCTAGTCTGGTGACTAGCACCGCCTGCTAAGCGTGTGGTACGTTTAATCGTATGGAGTTCAATTCTTCTACTCTCCGCAAAAGGAAGATAATCTAGTCTGGTGACTAGCCACGCCTGGAAAGCGTTGGGTGCGTTCAATCGCATGGGATTCGATTTCTCTATCTTCCGCAAATGGTAGCAATAGTTAAAATAAAAATTACATACTTTAGAAAGTCAGCAAGTGCTGAAGATGGTAGTATTATTTGGGTTTATAAAACTAAAGATGAATCATTACATAACGGTAGTGGAATAAGTGAATCAGCTTTAGACAGAAGTGGTTATAAATTAATGAAATATAATAGTGATTTAGAACAATATGCAATTGACTTATCATTTAATGGTAAAAAAGATATAATTTATTCATCAATTGAAAGTGAAATTAGACCTTTATTAAGAAACAAATTATTAACAGAATTATTAGAATATTAAAATGGAAACAATATATTTAAGACATAGAAGAGGTTCTACCTCATTTGAAGGAACTTTGAGTTTACTTCAAGATTTATTAACATCTAGATTACTTCCTGGATATAGAAGAATTTGGGTACAAGGTAGTAACTCAGGTAGAGCAAATTTAGTATTTACTATTTTTCAAGATGGTAGAGATTATAGAATGGAGTTTTTAACTATTTCAAGTTTTAGACAATGGAGACCTGACGGTGACATTGAAACAGAAATTAGATTAATTGAAGAATTGATTGATAGATTAAAATCGGATATTTTATCAAAAATTATAGAATAAAGAAAGGATAAATGATATATAGAATTATGAAAGTCATAAAATATATCATTTATCCCTTTGTTTATTATATTCAATGTAGAATTGAATCTAGAAAGAACTTTTAAAACTAATCATATACTCTTATTTCAATTGATGCTCCCATGAGGCCGTCAACTAATACATTAAAATTGAAATAAGTAGCTAATAATATTTGAGATGTATAAACTGCCGGTACAACTGTTCTATCAGGTGCTGCAGTATTAGTAATAAAAACAACACATTTAGTTGGATCAAACAACACATTTGTTGCTTGATAGACACCAGTTGATACATAGTCCCATGTTGGATTAAATCCAAGTGTATTTTTAAAAACCTGTGTTGTTGTTAATGATGATGTAACACCATATCCATTACCAATTAGATTGGCAACATATACTTTATATCCATTGGATAAATTAGATGATGCTGTCCAAGTACCAACACCATTAGTATCAGATACTAAAACATAACCATCTGATTGTGTTGTATCTTCTAATCTAAATGCTCCTGATTGTGTAGCATAAACATGCAATTTAGCAGTAGATGATGCTGTTCCTATACCCACTTGACCATTAAATACATATTTATGTAGAGTACCAGATTCTCCAAAATTAAATTCATTATCTTGTGTAGTTATAGAATTATATCCAATTGCCCAAGAGTTATTATGTGATGACACAGCATTTCTACCTATTGCTACACCTCTAACACTTGAGTTAACAGTCGATGATCTACCAATTGCTATACCATCTGTTGTACCTGAAACAATATTTGAAAATAAACCAACCGCTATACCATCATCAGATGAGACTACACCAGACCCAATAGCAATAGCTCCACCATTTCCAGAGTCATTAAGTGTATTACCATTACCTATTGATATATTAGGTGCTCCAAATCCTTGACTCATCTTAATAGCTGTATAAGATCCAATATTATATGAACTAGAAAGTCCTGATAATTTAATATTACCACTTACTTCTAATTTTTCGGAAGGAGTTGTGGTTCCAATTCCAACATTTGAGCCAGTTACATAAATAGAACTTGTTGATGAAAGTGTTGTAGATGATGTATAATAAGGCACATAATTAGTACTTCCTGATAATGAAGTGCTTGATGTTGCTATCAATAATCCATCAACACTTACTGCTACAAGACAAGAAACTGATGATGTCATAGATGTTATAATGATATCATTAGCATGAGCCGTATATTGTCTACTTGCGGTTATGTTAGATCCTAAAATAGAAGATCCTGTCATACCATTTGTAGTATTATTACATCCACCAATTATAGAACCAAATGGTGCATTTGAAGTATTACAATAACCCCCACCTATAGCAGAATAAGATGAGCAATATCCAGAAATTGTATTTTGTTGACCACCTCCTATTGTTGAAAATGATGAATTAGTACCTGATATTGTATTTGCTATACCACCTCCTATTGTTGAATTAATTGAAGAATACCCAGAGATTGTATTTGAATTACCACCATTTATAGTTGAGTGATACGAATAATAACCTGAGATTGTATTTTGTTGACCACCACCTATATTTGAGTTATTTGAATATTGACCACTTATTGAGTTTAATGATCCACCATTTATAGTTGAGTTGTATGAGTTGAATCCAGATATTGTATTTTGTTGACCACCTCCTACTGTTGAACTATATGAATTAAATCCAGATATTGTATTTAATGTACCACCGCTTATAGTTGATCTATATGAATTTGTACCAGATATTACGTTTTGAACACCTCCGCTTATAGTTGAGCAATGTGAATAAGTACCACATATTTTGTTTAAGCGTCCGCCTCCTATTGTTGAATCTATTGAGCAGTATCCAGATATTTCGTTTTGTCTACCACCAGATATAGTTGATTGATGAGAGAATTGACCTGAGATTGTATTTTGACATCCACCACTTATAGTTGAAGAGTTACTAGTAGCTCCAGAGATAATATTACAAGAACCTCCACTTATTGTTGAATAATATGAAATATTTCCAGAGATTAAATTACAATATCCACCGCTTATAGTTGAAATAGTAGAAGTATTACCAGAGATTGTATTAAGTTTACCACCACCTATAAATGATTGATATGAGTAAAGACCAGAAACTATATTATAATAACCACCACTTATAGTTGAAAAACATGAATTGGTACCAGAAATTGAATTAGATCTACCACCGCTTATAGTTGAATATTCCGAATTAATTCCAGATATTATATTGGCGTTTCCTCCTCCTATTGCTGAAAAAAATGAGTTAGAACCAGAGATTGTATTACAAGAACCTCCTCCTATTGTCGAATTATCTGAATTAGGACCAGATATTGTGTTCGTCTGTCCACCGGATATAGTAGAGTAATATGAATTAATTCCAGAAATTGTATTATCACATCCACCACTTATAGTTGATTGATATGAATTTGTACCTGAAATTTTATTTAATTGACCACCAGATATAGTGGAATAATAAGAAGATTTACCAGAGATTGTATTAGTACTACCACCACCTATAGCTGAGTAATATGAACATTCTCCAGAGATTGTATTTGTTAGACCACCACTTATTGTAGATCTATATGAATTTGTACCTGAAATTATATTATTATAACCCCCACCTATAGTAGAAGAATCTGAATTATATCCTGATATTGTATTAGTACCACCACCACTTATAGTTGATTGATATGAATAACAACCAGAGATTGTATTAGTACTACCACCACTTATAGTTGATTTTTGTGAGTAAAAACCAGAGATTGTATTAGTACTACCACCACTTATAGTTGATTTTTGTGAATAATATCCAGATATTGTATTTTGCTGACCACCTCCTATAGTTGATAAGCACGCACTGTAGTATGATGAAACTGTATTACAACATCCACCACTTATAGTTGATAAACATGAACTCTCTATACAATTACAATAACCACCACTTATAGTTGAACAATTTGAGCTAGATATATAATTAAAATAACCACCACTTATAGTTGATCTATATGAATAAGAGCAGATCATATTTGCTTCACCACCACTTATAGTTGATAAGCATGAGTCAGTTATACAATTATTCCAACCGCCGCCTATATTAGAGTAATTTGATGCTCTTATTGTATTAGAGACTCCACCACTTATAGTTGATAACCATGAAGAACTACATATTGTATTAAATTGACCACCACCTATAGCAGATCTAAGAGATCCGTCACATATTGTATTACTAGAACCACCAACTATATTAGATGCTAATGAGTTTGAAATTATATTTTGGCTACCACCTGATATAGTTGAGGTGGAACCTGAACTTGTTCCGCTTATTACATTAAGTTGACCACCTGATATAGTTGATGATCCTGAATTTGTTCCAGATATTGTATTATTTCTTCCACCACCTATAGTAGACCAACAAGAACTTGTAGCTGATATTATATTATTACAACCACCACTTATAGTGGATTGACGAGAAGAACTAGATATTGTATTAGAATTACCACCACTTACCGTTGAGCAAGCACCAGCTGCACTATTACTTAATCCACATCTTTCAGTAGATCCAAGTCCCGAACCTAAAACAATAATTGCTGATGCTGATAATCCTGGACCAGTTGGACCTTGTATACCTTGTGGACCTTGTGGACCCGGAGATCCTTGAGATGCTAAAAGTGCCCAACTTATAGTATCAATATCTGGTGATGATGTTGTTGGTCCGACTGGACTTAAACAAAACCAAGATGCACTTGCATACCCAACTGCATCATTAATTGAATATGATGCTCCACTTGACCAAGATCCCTGCCAAGTTAAACCAGCAGGACCTACTGGACCAGCAACACCTTGAGGTCCTATTGGACCTTGTGCACCAATTGAGCCGCTAGTTCCAGATGTGCCAGTTGTTCCAGATGTGCCAGATGTACCTGTTGTACCGGATGTTCCACTCGTACCTGATGTTCCAGTTGTACCGGAAGTACCACTTGTTCCATTACTACCATCAGTACCATCTATACCAGATAATCCAGATGTTCCTGAAGTACCAGATGTTCCTGAAGTACCAGATGTACCGGAAGTGCCATTAGTACCATTAGTTCCAGTAGCTCCGGTTATGGTAACATAAGCACCTGTTAAATTAACCCACCATTGACTATAAGTATTACCAACAGATTCTGAATAGTTAACTACTATTGCCATTGTTCCTGAAATAGGATCATAAGAATCTACTTCACCAATCATATATCCACCATAAGTATCTACAACATAATCATCTATGTATAAACCAGGAAAATAATCAAACATAACGACTGACTGGCCATATGAATAAGCCAACCCAGGCTGAACTTGAAAATTAACAACATATCCAACACCAGGTACTTCAATAGTTGTACTTGATGTACCTCTATATCTATCACCTACTGGACCTGTTGCTCCGGTAGGACCTTGTAATCCTATTGATCCTGTAAATCCTTGAGGACCAGTAGGACCAGATATCCAATATCCAGATAGGTTTACATACCATTGACTATAGGTGTTACCAACAGATTCAGAATAATTAACAACTAATGATATAGATCCTGTTATTTTATCATAAGAATCTACTTCACCAATAATATATCCACCGTAAGTATCTACAGTATAGTCATCTACATATAGTCCTGGGAAATAATCAAACATAACAACAGACTGACCATATGTATATGCTAAATCAGGTTGAATATTAAAGTTAATTACACTACCAACTAAAGGAACTTCTATTGTATTACTTGATGTGCCTCTATATCTATCACCAAATCCAGTTGCTCCCGTGGGACCAATACCACCACTAGTAGCAGTTGATCCAATTGGGGTAATAACTCCAAATTGGTCTTTTTGTTTTAAAATATTATCTACATCATATGCAACTAAATAACCAGTTGAAGGTGTAGCTGCTGTAGTTAAAGACATTGTATTCCCAAAAAGTATAGAACTCATGTATAAGATTTATTTTATTATAGTGTATATATTATTTTATTAAATCCTTTTTATTTTTTATCTTTGTAAAAAGAAATAAAATGGGACATTGTATATCAGTATATTTAATTAAAAAAGAAGATTTAAGAGATGAAAAACTATCTGAAGTATTAGATGGTAAAAAACAAACAAAGATTGTCTGGACAGAGTTAAAAGAAGGAATTTTAGCTACTCCATTCATACCAGATATTAGAGAATTCGGTAGAGATAAAACAATTGCTAAAATTGAAACCGACTATTTTGGAGGACCCGGTTATCAGGAAGCTAAACTATTTGTAAATAATAAGAAAGAATATAATAAGTCTAGTGAGTTTGACCATTTAGTAAGTCCTATTAATGATGTACTAAAACTAATGGGTATTATTAAAAGGGAAGGTATGGATGAATTTGATACTATTGGGTTAGGAAACTATAGATCTAATAGAGATTTTAACCACCAAGAAGCAGAAATTGGAGAATTATAATGAAAAAAGAAGAAATACTAAGTAGTAGAAAAAAATCAATTTATATTTATAAAAACACATTTACTACAGGTATAGTAGATGGTCAGTTTATTTTAGATAGAGATTTATTTGATAAACATTGTAGAAAATATGACTTTATACATGGTGACATTAAATCTCCAAATATAATGGGTCAATATTTTTTATATGAGTCTTTAATAGATGGTAGGTTTAAGTCAAATATGTTACACGATCTTGAGTTACATTATCCAAAATTAGGAGTCTATTTAAACTCTCTTCCATGTGATCAAACAATTGAAGTTGAATGGGTTGATTACAGGAGAACTTGGGAATGGAATATTGAATATGATTACAATTACCAGGAAAAGGTATATCAAAATTATATGGCTGAAATTCCAACCGAGATCCAAAGACTACCTCTTTGGTCTGACTCTTTATTAGTTTATGGTGTTTGGGATTCTAAACCAAATTGGAAACAACTAAAACAAGCTTATGAAAAAACTTGGTGGTTTCATAGAAGTGTAGAAGACCTGAGAGACCTACAATTAGAAAGATTATTAAAATGATTAAAGACTTCAATTACATAAAATATCCAGAAGATAGATTATATCTAAGGGTTGGTAATTTATGTCAAGTTATGAAAGACAATCTCCAAGCAAAGAGCTTTACAATATCTTGGGTGTATTTGGCTGAGATTCAAAGAAGAATAAAGTCTGATGTCGATCCCGAAGAAATTAAGAGAATTGAATCACATCTTCTTTCACCTGAATTTATTAATCAAAAGTGTTTTAGTGATTCGGATAAACAAAACCTCAAATCAATTATTAGAGAATATAAACTAAAGCAAATTCTATGAGTTGGGATGGAATATACGCAAAAGATAGAGTTTATCCACAATTTGAGCCTGGTGATGAAGTATTTACAACTAAAAGTAGTTGGAGAGCAATTAGTGCCAATAAACCATATCAAGTTGTTAAATGTCACAAGAAACCAGGTATGACCGTTGATATTTGGGTCATTACTTTAATAACCGATGGTGGATATGAAAGTGATTATGCTTCCTATCAGTTTCAGAAAACAAAAAGACAAATAAGAGAAGATAAAATTAAATCTATACTTAATATCTAGGAATTTTCATATCCGTAGTAATCTCTATCTTAAATCCAAATCCTGTATCTTCATCTGAACTATATTTAACTTCAGAATCATATCCGTTTCTACCATCAAATGTAGTTGGTCTTGGACCATACATTCTTTGTTGTCTTCTCATTTCTTCTTCTTTTAACTTAGCTTCATGTTGGGCAACCATTTCTTCAAATGTTAATCCTTGTTGTTCAACCTGTTGCGGCTCTTGATGTGTAGAAAATTGTTGAGGTTGATGTCCATATTTTCTTAATAATTGTTCAGCTTCCCAACTATTAATATTAGCTGGTTGAGTATGTTCTTCTTGACTTTGGACTATTCTTACTTGAGGTCTTTCCATAATATTAAATTAAGTTTTTATCAAATTAATTCTATTTCCACCAAAGTATTCTAATTTGTAACCAGGTATAGGATTTCTTTGTAAGTATCTTAAATAAACTTTTGTTCTTTGTGATATATATTCTTTTTCTTGTTCCTTTGGAAGACCAACCATTGTTATTTTTTTAACCCAAGATTTTCTTTTTATAAAATCTTTTAATATACCACCAAATATAGTTTCTACCGTTCTATATAAATTAACATTTACAATTTTAGAAACTTCATAGTATTCTTTTTCTGGATCATATACAAAATATGACAATTCATATTCTGTTCCTAAATTATTTGATTTAAGTATAGGTATATTTTTAAATTCAACTAGATACCAATTATCAATAGTATCTTGAAATCTATATCTTACTTTTTTATCATTATCGGAAGCCAATTCCCAAGAATAAGATTCAACAGATTCTAATAATAAATCATATATAGAATTAATATATTTCATAGTATTATATATTAAATTTGAAAATATTTAAATTATTTTTAAAAAATAACAAAACAAAGAATAAATATTTAATATATAGTATATATTGCGGGGTAGAGAAGTGGTCAACTCGCTAGGCTCATTTTAGACTATCTAATGAAGAAATAACCTAGAGATCACAGGTTCGAATCCTGTCCCCGCTACAAAAAGGAAGATTTGAAACCCAACAAAAAAAGATTATATAAACGGGGTTCTTTTGAAATTCATTTCTTCTGAAGAATTAAAAAAATATTTGGTGATTAATAAAAATCACCTTATATTTGTAAAAGAAAATTAAAACATATTAAAAATTAAAAAATGAACACAACTACTAACATATTGTCTTATTATTATGAGGAGAAAAACCCTTCTATCAGACAAGTATTGTTTGTGTTGTAATTATTATTATAATATTAAATGAAACCCAGTCTGATTATCAGACTGGGTTTTTTGTTTTATATATGTTCTTTGAAAATTGGGAGTATAACGTCAGCGGAATGTAAGCCGCCCCTCGTAAATATATGGCGTATGGCTTGAGGTAACTAGTGTTCGAATCCTGGTACTCCCACAAATGGTCTTGTCGACTAATGGTTAGGTCAACACCCTTTCAAGGTGTAGATGCGGGTTCGATCCCCGTCAAGACTACAAATAAATGCTACGGTATGCAAACCGGAATAAGCGACCAGACTTTCAATCTGGACATCGAAAGATGTGTGCGGGTTCGAGCCCCGTCCGTAGTACAAAAATATCAGGAGTACCTGTCGTAGAAAGTTAATCACTTTCCCTGATATTTATAAAACTCAATGAAGTAAGTGACTTTAGGTAGTACCGACAGGAGGGTGAATTTGATTAAGTTCTTTGGGGTTCGAATCCCACCATTGAGTTGTTTTGGGAATGCGCCAACGTTGGAGAGTTGGGCTAGTCTGTAAAACTAGTGGCTTATGCCTGAGTGAGTTCGATTCTCACCATTCCCACAAGATGAAGATAATAGATTTTTTAATACAAGTAGGTACCTTCAAAAGTAAAGGTGAGGCAATTAGAGCTGTAAAAAACAAAATGACTTTGAAGATAAGAGGTACTGATGAAAGTAATGTTCAATATAAAGATATCATAATAGATGAAAGTAATATAAATGGTTATATCTATATTGAAAATGAAAAGGTTTATGTAACAAATTTTGATATAAAAGATTTGGTAGATTGAACTTTTTTATTTATCTTTGTAAAACAAATATAAAAATGCACCGTTAGTGAAGCGGCTAACACGTCTCCCTTTCACGGAGAAGATCATCGGTTCGAACCCGATACGGTGTACAAATTTTGGGAGTATCGCATAGCGGCAATTGCAGTAGACTGTAAATCTACCCTTTCGAGTTCGAAGGTTCGAGTCCTTCTACTCCCACAAATTATATATCAGAGTCACTCCTAAGTAATCCACACTTTTGACACTCTTCAAATCCATCACCATCTTTATCTCCCCAAATGTGTTCACAATTTCTGTGTTCAAAATATTCATCAATATCCCCATCACCATCAGTATCATATCCGTCATTAACACCATCACCATCTTCATCAACTTCAACCTTTTCAAAAACAGGTTTTGACTCGACTGGAATATTAACTACTTCAGTTTTTCTTTTCATTGATGATGTATAGTCAGGCATAACTGTTTCTTTCTTTGGTTCATCCGGAAACTCACCTGCTTTTGAAAGTGACATTCCATCCTCTTCATCAACTTTTTGAATTAACATTTTATCTCTATCTTCTGAATTAAATCAATAATCAATAACTTTATTTAAATTACCAACAAAAGCACCTAATAAAATTAATAACATTTCTTTCCAGTCCTCTCCAATTGATATTCCAAAAAATACCGCTGAATTAATACCAACAATTATAAGTATAAATATACCTAATACTATGGCGGTTATTCTCCATCTATTTGCCTGCATTTGCTGAAGCATATAATAAAATCTATTTTTATCTTCAACTTTTATATAATCTGTTTTACTACTAAAGAATTTTCCCAATCCCATAATTAATTTTTATTTTTATATATTAATTTAAAAATAAAAAAAATAAAAAAATTATTAGGGGGAGTGAAACTTTTTATATATATTTGTATAAGAGATTAAAACTATGAAAAATTTACATAACATATCAATAGCGATTATAGCGGGCGGCGCGGGGAGCGACTGTCATTGGCTGAGTTATGTGTTGTAAATAATAAATATATTTATAATAATATTGAAACCCAGTCACAAAATGACTGGGTTTTTTTAATTTATATAGGTGAGTAGCTTAGATGGTAAAAGCATGTGTCTTATACACACAAGATAGTGGGATCGTTACCCACCTCACCTACTGAAAAAAATAAAAATGAAAGGAAAAATGAAAAGTTGAAATTGAATTGTTGGTTTATTTATAGATGTGTTAATAGTAATATCTATTTTCACCGTGTTAAATAAGAATATTAAATGTCGTATTTATGAAAATGAATATGAGACATGGGTACCTGACTTAAACGGTAACATACAACGTAAAGAAACTAAAACAATTGTTATTAACTTCTTAAGAAGATTAGGATAACAAGCAATAGTGGTGTTAATGGTTTAGCACATCTGACTTCCAATCAGAAGGTGTCGGTTCGAATCCGGTCTAATGCACAAAGTGAGAAAACACTTAAAAACCATCCCACCAGGATGTAAAAATCGCGGGTGTAGTATAGTGGAGGCGAAAGCCGTATTATATCGGTCTTCCAAACCGAAGATGTGAGTTCGATTCTCATCACCCGCTCAAATAATGTAATGGGGTTACATGTACCAAGGCTTAGGCGAGACTGCTTTGCAAGCAATCTGTGGTGGGTTCGATTCCCACTAGCTCCACAAAAAAAACAAGCGAAAGTAGCTCAGTTGGTAGAGCGTAACCTTGCCAAGGTTAAGGTCGCGGGTTCGAGACCCGTCTTTCTCTCAAGATAGTAGCAATGTAAGAGTGTTACTTCGTATTTCAAACGACTAGTTCAGGTTCGAATCCTGGGTTCCGCTCAAAATAATATAAGCGGAATTAGTGTAACGGCAGCACAGTAAAAACACACTCAGCAAATTTTCTCTATCTTATTAGGGCCAGATGCCAACGGCAGGTCAACTCGCTTGCACCGAGATTGTTTGGGTTCGATTCCCACTGTGTCCACCAATGTATTTGGACAAGAACCTAAATTAAAATAAAAAAAGCCTCATTTGATGAGGCTTTTTTTATTTAAGATATTTTAATTTTCATTTTTGTTCCGGTGTCTATTTTATCACAGGATAAATCAAATTTGTGTTCTTTTAATATGGCAAAACAGATATTTAGTCCAAGCCCGGATTCACTTTCTTTCTCTACTGAATAAGAAGATAATATTTTATCAAATTTATTTTGAGTCAATCCTATACCATTGTCTTCAATAATTAAATATTCATTCTCCATGTATATTTTAACTTTTTTACTTTCGCTTTTATTATATTTTAAACCATTTTTTATTAGATTATCAATAGCGTTCCAGAAAAGTGTCTCATTTACTATAGCATTTGGTAAATCTTCGACTTCTACTTGTGTAGAATATGATGTTGTGAGAATACATCTATTTAATAAATCTTTTAAATTTACATCAGTTTTATCTAACACTACATTTTGTTTAACAAGATTGGTAAACTCATATACCGACTTATAAACTTTTTGAGTATGATTAAGTCCTTCTTTAATCATTTTAACTGGTCCATCAATTTTTAATTTTTGTAATTCTTCTGGAGTAACTCTTTTCTCTAAAGAGTTTATACCTCGAGGAATATAAGTATTTATACCAGAGTGCATATCATGTCTAATAATTCTAGCGGCATGTTCTAAATAAGTATTCTTTTTATTAATATCTCTTAGTTGTTTTTCAATTTCTTTATCTTGTACTTTAATTGTTTTTCTTTGTAAAAGAGCAAGTATAGAAAGCCCCATAATTGAAGCACATATAATTGCCCATATTAAATAAGTTCTTAATTTTGATTTTTGAACTTCTAAATCTTTATTTTCTACTTGTAACTCTCCTTTAACAACAGTAAGATCTATTATGTCTTTTTCTTTAGATAATGTTTTAATTGTACCTGTCTTAGAATCTATTACTTGTTGATTAGCATTAGCCTTTTGTAGTGAATCTTTTTCAAATATTAATTTTTTAATTTTGTTATCAATTTCTTCAGCTACCTTTTTTAAGTCTTCTTTTGATAAATTATCATAAGATTGTGGAAGATTTTTAATAAAATTTTGGTCATTCTTAACTTGATTAGCTTCATTTTCATCTAATTCTGCAGGAGTAGGTGCGGGTACCATTATCTCTTTGATAAGATAAATATACTCTTTAGAAGCAGATATTTGTGATTCAATAGGACGTATTTTTGAGTTAATAGACTTGTTGAACCACCAATTAGCTCCCTCAAATTCTTTTCTCGAATAAAGAGCCAATCCTATTTCTAAACTAATTGATTTTTCTTCAGGTGATAATTCCGAATTTTCGCTATCTCTGATTTTATAGATATCAATTTTATCCATAAGATTATTAATGTAATTATCATCTGGGCAAATAGGAACTCCTTGGTCCCAAACAGATTCAACACTTTCTGTTGTATCTATCTTAGTTTGTGAATAAGAGGCCAAACAGATAAGGCTAAATAATATTAAGAAATATTTTTTCATAGTGGTTGTATAATTTATTTTTAAAAAACTTCTTCAATCACTATATATATTATTTCAGGATTGAAAAACCTTTATAATATTATAATATATAATTTATATGAATGAGGAAATTGAAAAAATACTAAAAGAGATTGCTGAGAAAAATATAGAAAAATTTGGACCACTTCATGAAGAATGTGGGATGTATCAATATTTCTGTAGATGTAAAACTAATGAAAAAAATCCACTTATATAAGTGGATTTTTTATTAAAAATCAATAGTGTATTTAACACTAAACTGTTTTACTCCTGGATTATAGTTAAATTTTAATCCATTTATAAATATTGGTTTTAAAACAATTGTCTTATCTGGTAATATTTCTACATAATCATTTATAAACTTTTCAGGTTCATTAACCTTACCCTTTAAATCTATTTTTAATTCACTAACCGGATCTAAAGTTAGATTATTTGATTTAACCTTTTTATTAAATTTATAACAAGTATCTACTATTGATAACTTAGGCTGATTAAATTTTATAGATTGTGCTTGCATCTTACTAAGACCTAAACTCAAAAATGCAGCTATAGATAATATAATATTTTTGAAGAATCCTTCTTCTTCATTTATAAACTCATCATACTTTTTAATCATAATTGTATATATTATTTTTTTTACATATATTTGTAGACTATGATTAAAATTTTAGGTAAAATCCCAAAAGGTGAGTTTGGTTTAGCATGTTCCGGTGGAGTTGATTCTATGGCTATTCTTGATTTCCTTATTACCGGGAATCATATTCCACATATTTTATACTTTAATCACAATACAAAACATGGTGATGATGCTGAAAAGTTTATTACTGATTATTGTAAAGAAAAAAATCTTAAATTAACAATCGGTAGAACATATCTTAAACCAACTTCAAATAAGGAAAAGATTTGGAGTAATGCTCGTTATGAATTCTTTTCAAAATTTGATTTTCCTATCATGACTTGTCACCACTTAGATGATTGTGTAGAAACATATATCTTCTCTTGTCTGAGAGGATTTCAATCTGTTATCCCATACTCTAAAGGTAATGTGATTAGACCGTTCTTATTGAATGAAAAATCGGTATTTACTAAATGGTGCATTGATAAGGAAGTTCCATTTATTCAAGATGATTCAAATGATTGCTTAGACTATTCAAGAAATAGAATTAGACATCAAATTGTACCTGAGTCTTTATTAGTGAACCCAGGATTGAAAACAGTTGTTAAGAAAATGGTATCAAAATAAATTTGATACTTTAATTTATCTTTCTTATATTTGTATAATTAACCACTTAAAAATATTACTATGTCTAAGATGAAAGAAATTTATATGGAAATTCAAGAACAATTTCCTAATGGTGAAATCCCTGCAGATTTTAATTTTGATGAGTATATTACTCAAAAAGTCTCTAAAATTAAATAATGTTAATAACTAAGAGAAGGTGTTAATATCTTCTCTTCAACTATGCTTAAAAACTCCGTATATTTGTATAAACAATTAAAAAAAATAATAAACACTATGAAAAATTTCTATCTATCACTAACTATTATGATTATTGTATTATGTGGTCTCTTCTTTATTACCAATGTCTTATTCGGTAATGGAAGTACATTGAGTCATAAATACACTAAATCATATGACAGTCTTCAAGTCGGTAAAACCTATCAAATTTCTACTAAATTGGATAAAGACAATCCTTATGAGAAACCATTGATTGATACAGTTATTGTAGTTTCTAAAACTAATACTGAGAATGGCGCTTATGTAATGTATGTTCCTTCTGATGATACAACAAGTCATCGATCTGGTAAAGAAGAATTTCTGACTACTATAATGAAAAAGATTAACTAAAATTCTAAACCCACTTAAAAGAGTGGGTTTTTTATTTTATATATATTCTATGTTAAAGATAGACTGGTATTTAGAGCATCCAATTGACTTTGAGTATAAAAATTATATTCTACTTGACTATATTTTATCAATAGATAAAAGTTATCAAATTCATAAATTAAGCCCTTATCTTCTTTGGACAGAAAATCTTGTAAATGAGTTAAAATATTTTGAACTAAAAAGAAGTCAATTTTTAGAAAACACTAAACAAAATAAAATAATATTTACAGATGGTTCTATAAGATTAATAAAAAAGACAATAGATGAGCCAGAAAGTATTAAAATAATAAAAGAGATAATTGACTACTCTACACCAATATTAGAATCAAAGATAAAAACAGGGTATAAACTATTAGAAAAGTATCCACAAATTTTATTTTAGAACATAGATTTACTAATATATACAAGTAAATAAATGTATTACAATGCCAGCTAAAGATAAAATGTTTTCTCTTAGAGTACCTGAGAAATTACTTGAAGATTATAAAAAATTCTGTGATGAAAATTCTATCAATATTTCAAAAAGACTAAGAAAGTTTATGGAAAGAGATATTGAAATTTGGAAATCTAAACAAAAAAATAAAGAGTGAGTGATAAAATTTGTTATATTTGTTTAAGTGATGATATCTATTATGATGTTGATGAACCACTTATTTGCGATATGTGTGATGAGTATTACTGTTATGAATGTTCATATACCTACTCAATTCATTATCAACATGAAGGATCAAGATGTTATCAATGTGCTGACCAGAGTAGGAGAAAACCTTTAAACAGAAGAGACTATAAAATAGATTACATTTTAAGAAATGAAAAAATTAAAAATATTTTAAAATAAATTAGGCAGATATAAAACTTTTATCTATATTTGTATAAAATAATGACAAAATAAACAAAAGGGACAAAAACTTTTTAATATATATACACAATGACAACAATTAATTTAAATATGAACATGAATACACTGACAGTGGTGAATAATACGTTATGTATTAGACCTTGTGAGGGTTTTGATCTATTTAAAGGATTTGTCAATTAATGTAACAAATTTTTAATAAAAGATACTCAAAACCCTCAGTCAAAAACTGAGGGTTTTTTTATTATAAGAAATTTGGACTGGAAGCTAGTATGGTACAGCTGCGGCCTGTTAAGCCGAGGATAGTGGGATCGTTACCCACCCAGTCCGCAAAAAGAAATAAAAACGGTGCGTACCGAGCCACACTGATAATGTGGATATTCGTAATGGTGTTGCAAATGTAGGTTCAAATCCTATCGTACCGACAAAATGGTTCCTTCGTTCAACTGGACAGGACATCGGTCTTCTAAACCGAGGATATGGGTTCGAATCCCGTAGGGACTACTGAGAGAGACCGTTTATAGTTTTTAACAGGACACAAGAGTGGAAGCGTAGAAAACTAAAATGCCGGAGTGGCGAAATGGTTAATACGCGCTAGCCTTAGAAGCTAGTGTCTATATGACGTGTGGGTTCGAGTCCCACCTCCGGTACTGAAGTGAAACTAAAGTTCACTACTAAAAATTACTGTGTTGCCGTAGTGGCCGAACGGTCCAGACTGTTAATCTGGTGACGAATAGTCCAACGTAGGTTCGAATCCTACCACAGTAGCAAAAGCCCCCGTAGCTTAATCGGGAAAGCACTTGTTTTACATACAAGATAGAGTCGGATCGTAACCGGCCGGGGGTACAAATATTGTCAGTTAGCTCATTTGGTAGAGCACTTGTCTGATACACAAGAGGTGGTGGGATCGTAACCCGCACTGACAACAAAATGGTACTGTGGCCGAGCGGTGTCGAAAGACGAGAGGCAGTAGTCTGCAAAACTACTCACACTGGTTCGAATCCAGTCAGTACCTCAAAAAGAGTTCGCTCTCTAAGCATTAATGGTGATGCGCTAGTCTTGTAAACTAGATAAATCGGATCGTTACCGGTAGAGAGCTCAAATCGGTAGGACCCTATATTCTGTGGTAACTTCTAGAGAAGCCACAAGATGAATCGGTCTGGGTTAAAAACCAAACTTGGTTATTTGATATTCTAGAAATCATCATTTAATTAAGATTGGGAAGGTAGGTTCGAATCCTACCCTACTGTCAAATATTGTTCTGTAGCTCAATGGGAGAGCACTTCCTTGACATGGAAGAGGTAGTCGGATCGTTACCGACCAGAACAACTTAATGGATGGTGATTGAAAGAGTTACTTCGTTTAATGGAAAAACAATTGACTTCTAATCAGTGCACGGTGGTTCGATTCCACCAGTATAAAACCTCTTTCTACCTTTTCCTCCATTAAATGCTGATGTGGCACAGTGGCGACTGCACCAACCTTGTAAGTTGGAACACAAACATCGGGGGTTCGAGTCCCTCCATCAGCTCAAAAATGCTTCTGTGGCGAAATTGGCAGCACGCGAGGGACTTAAAATCCCTTGGACCGGAAAGTCCGTATCGGTTCGAGTCCGATCAGAAGTACTAAAATGCGATATAGCTTAATGGAAGAGCGGCTCCAGACATAGGGAGTTAGTCTTGGTTCGATTCCAGGTATCGCGACAAATGGCGTGGCTTAGTGGAAAAGAGCAGTCTCTCATAAGGACTGATAAGTGGGTTCGAACCCCATACACGCTACTAATTAATTTTATTAGGATATCCTAACTTAGCCTTATTAACTATGTTTATATGTTCAACATTTTTTGGGAATAATCTTGGATGATAATTATCATATTGGTCTAAAAACTTAAAATCTTCTTTTTTAAGTTTCATTCCATCAAATCTATTTAAGAAGTTTATAAATGATTGTAAAGATTCATCTACTAAACCAAATACAGTATTACTTCTATCAAAATTAGAACCATAAGAAGTATATTGAATTACTTTTATTTTATTCGGTTCTTCAATACTAAATTCACAGGTCATGGCATCACCATATGTTATATCAATAGTTAATGTTATATTACCATCTTTGTCATCTTTAGCAAAATAAATATCAAATTCTAAAGTATCGGGTGTTCCCCATATCTCTCCTGATTCTTTACTACCAAGTGGTGTAGAAGCATAAGTTATCTGAACCATGTCAGAGTGTAACATTATATTATCTTTCTTAAATTTATAAAGATTATTGTGATAATTTATTGTAATGAATTCTGATAGTTCGTTTTCCCATCTCTTATCATAGATAGTATTTAAAGTATTAGTCTTACTATCTATATTAGGTTTTATATTACCATTAGCTTTAATTGTAGCTTCAATATCTTCATTAAATCTTCTTAAATATTTCATATTGTATATATTTGTTTTTTAGAATTCTTTTCTTATATTTGTATAAAATAAAAATATGTTAGGACTTTGTAAAAAACTGCAAGATAAAACTGGAATTGACCGTTTTTGGTTTAGATTACTTTTTATAATTTGGTTCATCGGTATTGGTGGATGGGCTATTATTTGGTATATTCTACTCTCGTTTATTATTGATTAAAAACTTATAAAAAATTATAAAATGAAAAATATTGTAACAAGAATTGCTCCTTCTCCAACTGGTAAGTTTGTCCATTTAGGAAACTTAAGAACTTTACTTTATAATTACTTCCTTGCTAAAAGACACGGTGGTAAATTCCTTGTGCGTTTAGAAGATACTGACCGTGACCGTTATACTCCAGAATTTCTACAATATTTTAAAGATACTTGTGATTGGTTAGGAATTGTACCTGATAATTCTTTTTGGAATCCAGATCCATCAATTGGTTCATTTATTCAATCAGAAAGAGATTATTCTGACAAAGTTAAATTTCTATTAGATAATGGATTGGCTTATTATGCTTTTGATACAAAAGATGATTTAGATATTTTAAAGTCTAAAGGTCTTAAATATGATGCAACCACTCGTATGTCTATGAATAACTCATTGACAAGACCTGATACTGATATTAATTCTGTTCCTTATGTTATTCGTTTTGCTGTTACACCAGATGTAGATATTACTTTTACAGATGCAATCTTAGGTGATATTACTATTAACACAAATACTTTAGATGATAAGGTTTTAATTAAATCCAATGGTATTGGTTCTTATCATCTTTGTAATGTTTGTGATGATCATGATATGAAAGTTACTCATGTTCTTCGTGGACAAGAATGGGTAAATTCTACTCCTTTTCATATTCTTATGTATAAAGCATTTGGTTGGGATATTCCTACTTTTGCTCACTTACCTCTAATTATGAATCCTGATGGTAAAGGTAAACTAGCAAAAAGAACGGCTGCTAAATATGGTATTCCTATTGCGCCACTTGGTTATACTGATGATAATGGAGTCTATATCCCAGGTTGGAAAGATTTAGGTTATGATCCTAAGGCATTTATCAATTCACTTGCTTTAATTGGTTGGAATCCTGGTAATGATGTTGAAGTTATGTCCTTAGATGATATGATTAATTCATTTTCATTAGACAGAGTTCATAAATCAGGTGCTCGTTTTGATATTGATAAAGCAAAATGGATTAACTCACACTATTTAAAGGCTACTGATAATAAAGATTTAATTCCTTTTGTTAATATTGTGGATAATAGATATTCTAATGATAAATTAGATAAGATTATTACTTTAGCAAAAGATAGAGCTACTTTTAAGACAGACTTAAATAATATTGTTGATTTGTTTTTTGATACACCTGTTATTACAGACTATTCAAAAATTGATGATAACTATATAAAAGTAATGTCTAGTTTTGTTGATAATATTGACTCTGTTGATTTCAATGATACTGATAGTATTAAATTAACAATTTCTTCTATCTGTGATGGGTTTGGAATTAAGATTGGTAAAGTAATGCCTGGTTTGAGAATTGCTTTAGTTGGTGGAATAAGTGGACCAGATTTAATGACCACGATGTCAATTCTTGGTAAAGACCAAGTAAAATTGAGAATTCTTAACTCTACAAAAACAGTTACTGTATAAAATTAAAAACCTCTGAATTCTCAGAGGTTTTTAATTTTATAGTAATTTGATTTATATACCCATTTATATCCTTTGTACATAATATTAAAATAGAATAGTCACTTTTTAGCATTATCATTAATTTATTGGATAAGAAGGTAAAAATAATCTTGTGTTAGCATTATCTGCAAAAACTAAGTATTTAGATGCTTCTCCAATAATAGCCTGATTTAACATCTTATTATGTTCTTCTTTAGGAATAATATCAGTAAATAATCTAATATTAGTCATTTTCATATCAGAAGCAAATATTTCAGCATATACACCTTCTAATTGGAATTCAACCGGTGTCATATCTTGAGTATTTTCGTAAACTAATCTAAGTAAAGTATTTGGTAAGTTTTGAGCATCATCTTCATCATCAACATTTCTCTTATAAATATATTGAGTTATAGTTCTTAGTCTTTGGTCTATATTTAATAAGTAACAATACCAAGTATCTTCATCAAAAGCAACTGTATTTGATAAGGTAGCCCCGGTTATATTATAACTATAAGTAGATCCACTTATATTAACTATTAATTCATCATTAATTAAATTTGATTTCCATCCTAAATTATTTGTAGAATCATATAAATTAAATAAGTTATAAACATCATCTACAACATAGTTATGTATATTAAACCAAGCCATATATCCAATATTATCTCCTTTTTTAATATAAGTGTCCATATTTTTGTATCTAACTGCAACTGACCCTAAATCAATTGTTGCTAAATCATAATTTGATTTAGAAATAATATTACTTGAATTTTCAATTAATTCTTTATCTATTTGAGCAAAGTAATCCATTCTAATTGGATCCTTTGTTAATGTTGTATATTGTTCTTTGTTAGCTACTGCATCTTTATCTTGTTTAACTTCAACACCAAATAATTCTTCAATAGTTGTATTTTTAGTAAGTTCAGCAAGTTTATTTTTAATCTCAGGTGTACCAGGTTTGACATTTGCTTTCTGAGTGTATTTTTTCAATATCAATTTATAATAGATTGCTGAATTATTAAAATTTCTAAATTGTTGAGCATGTTCTACTTGATACATTCTGTTTAGATCACAGAAGTATAAAAAGTCTTCTTTACTCGGTCTTCTTTGTGGTCCAAATATTTCCTTAAATTGTTGTTTAGTAATATGAGCTTCCATTGTTTCAAATAAATTTAAATCAAATTGATTCATAACTATTTGAGAATCAGGGAAATTATTACCTTCTATTGAAACTTTAAGATCACCATTACAAACAACATTATATAATTGATATTCATTTAAAGTATGATCTTGACCCTGTTTATCAGCATCAGTAACAAAATAAGTAACTCTATGACCAAATATTTGTTGAGCATCAGTGCTTAATTTATTTAATAAATTAATAGCTGTATTTTGTTGATAAGGATTATATAATTGTGATTTATCATTTGATGTTAGACTATATAAAGTATTTGTTGTGTCACATTGTCCTCCTGAATTTGAAACTCCAGTAGATGATGTATTTGGTATAAAATTACCATTAGCATCATAATAACCAGAAACATTAGATTTACAACACTCTCTAATACCATATAAATTAGTTTTGAAATAATCTTTACTAACATTTTGAAAATCACCAATTAAATTAACATCTTGAATTGTTATATTAGATGTTGAATTATTCTCTATTGAATATTCAATTTGAAAAAATCTAATAGGGTTTATTCTTAAAGAGGTGATATTCTCTTTAGTAAAGGGTTCCCATCCAGACCAAGTTCTACTACTATCTTGTGAAAATCTATACTTAATATTAACACCAGTTAGATTAGATGATGAAATAATTTCAATGTCATCTACTTTGAATACTTTATAAATATAAGGAGCTTTTAATATAGTTGACTCTCCTGCCTTTAGTTTTATAGGCTGATCTCCAGTTTCAATATTTCTTTCAAGTAGTCCACCTAATTTATATTCTAATAATCTAATAATACCGATTGTTGATGATCCTTCTCTGGTCCATTTAATATCTATAAATAAAGGATCTTTTGGATCAAATGGTGGAAAATTATCAATATCATTTTTTAATTCTTGCCAATCACTCCAAGATGTTGAATTTCTAGATAATCTATAAGTAGTTGTTAAAAATCTTGTATCAGTTGACCCTAAAGTATCATATGAGAATGTTGTAAGTTTATTAACATCCATTATATCTACAAAACTTATTGTATATTCATCACCTGGTTTAGAAAAAACAGGAGTTGCTTCAGAAGATGAAGTAGCAGCTGTTATACTAAATTGGTCTGATATAGATAAAGTTCCATTTAGTGTATCTGATATTATTTGTTGCATAATCTATATATTAAATTTACCTTTCTATTTAAATTCCTTCTAAATATTTTTTTATTAACAAAACTGTCCGTATATTTGTAGTATATAATTATAAAGATATGAACATTAAAGAGAAATTCTTAGAACTAACAAGTAGAACTTATCCTCACGGAACTGAAAAGGATATTTTCCCATTACTGAATCCTGAACTAAAAGAGGATGAGTTTGGTAACTTGTTTATTAAAATTGGTGAAAGTGATGTAATGTTTACTTCTCACTTAGACACTGCTACATCTGCACTTAGTGAAGTTGTACATGTTATTGATGGTGTGAATATCAAAACTGATGGTAAATCTATTCTCGGTGCTGATGATAAAGCCGGTGTAACTATTATGTTACATATGATTGAAAACAATATCCCTGGTCTTTACTACTTTTTCTTAGGTGAGGAAGTTGGTTGTGTTGGTTCTAGAAAAGTTGCTTCTAAATATAAAGAAGAAAAAATTGAAGGCATCAACAAAGTAATATCATTTGACCGTAGAGGAACTACTTCGATTATTACATTCCAGAGTGGAAGTAGATGTTGTTCAGATAAATTTGGTGATGAACTATCAAAACAATTAAATTCAGCAAATGAGACATTTTCTTATAAAAATGACACTACTGGACTTTTAACTGACTCTATTCAGTTTGTTAGATTGTATCCTGAGTGTACTAACATTTCTGTTGGTTATCAAAATGAACACACATTTTCAGAGGTTCAAAATATTGAACACTTAGAAAAATTGGCAGAAGCTTGTTTGAAAGTTGATTGGAATAACTTACCTGTTGAGAGAGATCCTTCTAAAACTGAATACAGTTATGGTTCTTACGGTGGAGCATGGGGAAGTGAGTATGATTATGACTATGATTATGGTTATAGATCTTGGACTAAACCAAGTGTTCCAGTTGATAGAACTGAAAAAACTTGGTTTCATGATGCTAAGTTTAACTATGTTTCAAGTGTTGAAATTAACACCTTAACTAAAAAAGTTGTTTCTGTAGACCTTTGTAAAGAAAGAATTGCTCTTGAGCAAGAAATGATTGATAAATTACTCACTCAACTTGAACTACACTATATTAAATCTGAATGGGATGGATTCAAATTAAAAGTTTATTATGAATTTGATCATTCATCTGACTGTGATAGAAATGACTTAATTGAATATCTACCAGTTTTAGATTATAAAGAAATTGAGGAGTTAAAGGATTATGGAACTGAAGTGTTTTCTAAAGTAGAATCAAAATTAAAACCAACTAATAAACCAACATATAGACCTGTTGATAATGATTCAATGAGTGGATATAGTGAAGACTTATATGACTAAAGAAGTTGAAATATTAAAAATTGGAAGTATCATACCACCAGTAAGAATTAATGGTATGTATGATACTTCCATCAAACCTACCGCTATGGTAGTTTTTGATGCTGGATCAATATATGATCACTATGTCTCTATTCTTAGAGAAGAATGTAAAAATGATTATAGATTTCTAAAAACAGAAAAGTCTATTATTTCAGATAGATTCTCAAATAGGGTTGCTGGTAGAATAGGAGAAGGACATTCTTATGTTGGTAAGTTTGATGATGAACCACAAGTTGGTAAATCATTTACTCTTGGTAATGGATCTTGGTCTACAACTACAGTTATTAATATAATTGATGAGAATATAATTATCACAAAGAATTCTATATATGCTATTCATGATGTCTCGAAAATGAGAGATAAAAAATTGAAAGATTTAGGAATATAAACCCACTTTTGTGGGTTTTTTTATGATACATTTTTAATATATAGAATATGAAACATATTAAAAAATTCAATGAAAATAAAGTATCAATTTTTGATTCTTCTGAATGGCTAAAACTTCTACCTAAAAAATTAACTATTATTAATCAAAATGGTGAGTTTACACTAGATGTTAGAGGTTTAGATCCAGAAGATGGTTATTCTGGTGTGTATAATTTGATGAATTCTATTTCTATTTCTTATTCTCAAAATACTATTGAGAAAGAAGATGATGATCCAACGGCTGATGGTGAACCAGATAGTCTTCAATTTGATATTTCTATTGTTAAAGATAACAAAGGTGATGAAGCAAATCCTTCAAATTCTTTAAGATTAAATATTGACTTAACATATGGTGACTCAATGATGTATGAGTTTACAATTGATTATCCAAATAAAGTAAATGTTCATCATTATAATGGTAAAGATTCTTTATATGATCCTGAAACATACTTTGGATTTTCTGATGAGTCATTAAAGGAATTAGTTAATTTTTTCAATAGATTTGGATTCAATACTACTACAGATGATTTTAAATTTATAGATAGTGATATAGATAGTTATGATTATAAACATCCTACTGAAAAGTATTTAAAAGACCCTCAAACAATCGGTAATAAATTAATACCTATGATTATGGATGATGAGATGAAATCAGAGATTGATACTCTAAAAGGTGGTGATAAGATCAAAAGATATCATGAATTTGATTTTAAAAAGAAAAATAATTTGGCGGATTAAAAAATCTACCTTATATTTGTGAAACAATTGGGATGGGAAACGATTCAGATACAAGTCTCAATTTTTTTTTACAAAAATAATTTGGCAGATATAAAACTTTTTTCTATATTTGTATAAAATAAGAACAAATAACAAAAAGAGAGAATAACTTTATAATATATACTGAAATGAAAAACTTAAACTTAAATATCGTTAACCCGCAACCTCAAGTTGTAATCGATCAGGATCCTGATACGATAGGGGCTAACTATGTGGTTTTAAGTTAAAGAATAATATTAACTATGAAACGTAACCCAGTTAGTCGAAAGATTAACTGGGTTTTTTGTTTTTTATAAATTATAGAAATGAGTATATAAAAATAAAAAGTACTCTTTAGAGAATAGAGTAAAAGAATTCTCAAATTGGTTCGTTAGTAGAGTTGGTTACAATATCGCACTGTCACTGCGAAGGTCACGGGTTCGAATCCCGTACGAACCGCAAAAGGTCTTGTCGTCCAATGGTAGGATAACCCGTTGTCTGCGGGAAGGTTGTGGGTTCGAATCCCATCAGGACCGCTAAAATTTCGGGGTGTAGCGCAGTTGGTAGCGCGCCTGGTTTGGGACCAGGAGGTCGTCAGTTCGAGCCTGGCCACTCCGACAAAAAATTAAAACGAGATGTAGCCTAGAGGTTTCCGTATGGATAAAGGCACTTGGTTTGGGACCAAGACGACGCAGGTTCGAATCCTGCCATCTCGACAAAGAAAAAAAATATTAATAAATAGAAATTATGAGAACAACAACACAATACCAACAACAACAACAAATTAATCCAACAGATTGATAATGGTATCGTATTGTTTAAACTTTACAAACCCTACTCAATCTGATTGAGTAGGGTTTTTTTATTGTCCGGTGGCGAAATTGGTAGACGCACTAAGCTTTGACCTTAGTTTTTGTAGGTTCGAACCCTACCCGGACAGCAACAATTGGAAAATAGTATAATGGTTATTATTTCTGACTTTGAATCAGAAGATACAGGTTCGATCCCTGTTTTTCCAACTAAAAAAATATAAAAATTATGAATTTCATAGAAGAAAAAATATTAGAAAAAGGAAATCTCGATAAGTTAAAACTTCGTTTTCCACCAGAACCAAATGGGGCTATACTAAACGATGGTAGAGTTGTCGGTGGTCTTCACTTAGGACATGCTAAATCCATTATACTAAATTTTGGATTAGCAGAAAAGTATAATGCTACATGTGTGTTAAGGTTTGATGATACAAATCCAACTACTGAAAGAAAAGAGTTTGTAGATTCAATGATTGAGGATATCAAATGGCTTGGTTATACTCCAAGTGAAATCAGATACACATCTGATTATTTTGATTTTCTTTATGAATGTGCTGTTACTTTAATTAAGAAAGGATTAGCTTATGTTGATGATTCAACATCTGAAGAAATTGCTAACTTAAAAGGAACTCCAACTTCAGTTGGTAAAGACTCACCTTATAAATCTAGAAGTATAGAAGAAAACTTAGACTTATTTAATAGAATGAGATTAGGTGAATTCTATGAAGGTTCTAAAATCTTGAGAGCCAATATTGATATGACTTCTCCTAATATGATTTTAAGAGATCCGGTTCTTTACAGAATAATATCTAAGTCACATCACAGAACTGGTGATACTTGGAAGATTTATCCAATGTATGACTTTGCTCATCCACTTTCAGATTATAAAGAAGGTATCACTGATTCCCTTTGTACTTTAGAATTTGAAGTTCATAGACCTTTATATATGTGGGTCTTAGAAAATTGTGATTTAGAAAATTCTTTACCAGAAGAAACTGAGTTTGCTCGTTTGAACATTGACTATACGGTTATGTCAAAGAGAAAACTAAAAAGATTAGTTGAAGAAGGATTTGTTGATGGGTGGAATGATCCAAGAATGCCAACTATTTCTGGTTTAAGAAGAAGAGGTTTTACTCCAAACGCTATTAAAGATTTCTGCGATAGAATTTCTGTTACCAGAAAAGAATCAGTTGTTTCTTATTTGCTTTTAGAAGAATGTTTAAGAACTGATTTGAATATAGTTACCAATAGATTAATGGGTGTTATGGATCCAGTTAAGTTAGTTATTACTAATTGGGATAGCGGAACTGAAATGGTTGAAGTTGAAAATAATCCTGGCGATGAAAGTGCTGGAGTGAGAATGATTCCTTTTAGTGGTGAATTATTTATTGAAAGAGAAGATTTCAGAGAAGAAGCCAATAAAAAATTTCATAGATTGAAATTAGGTGGAGAAGTAAGACTAAAAGGAGCTTATGTTATTATGGCTAACGAAGTTATCAAAGATGAATTTGGGGAAATCACTGAGATCAGATGTACTTATGATCCTTTAACAAGATCGGGTATGACTTTTGAAAGAAAGATTAAAGGAACTATTCACTGGGTATCTGCTGAACACGGAGTTAGAATGGATGTAAATGAATATGATAGATTGTTCAATGATGAATCACCAGATAAAAATGAAGATGATTTTATCAATTATATCAACCCAGATTCACTTATAATTAATGATAAGGCAATCTTTGAACCTCACGTTTTAAACGTCAAGGCACCAGTTCAAATGATGAGAAAGGGGTATTATATTTTAGATACTGACGGTAAAAGTTTCAATAAAACGGTAAGTTTGAAAGAAGGTTGGGTAGGTTAAACTACCTCCCATCTTCCGTCTGATAAAAATTTATAAGAGCCGACAAACTCAAATTTTTTCCATTGGTCTGGAGATATTAAAGAAAGGAATTCTTCATTGGATTCCTTTTTATAAAGGTTATATATTTCACCTGTTACTGGTTCAAAATTATGATTAGATTTATATAATCTTTCATTAATTTGAATATCTTTCATCAGTAGTTCATATTGATTAGCAATTTCTTCAAATTTAGTAGAATAGTATTTCTTTACTTTAGTATTTTTCTCCATTTTAAACAAAGATATATCATCTGGTTTAAAATTCTGAGATCCAATTTCGGTTGGATAAGATTTAATTATTTTATCTTCTACAAAGTTATCTGGTCTTTTCATATTAATTATATAATATAGTATTTATTAGTTTAAAGTATATCATGATGATACATGAATTTGCTTTTATTAGTTAAATTTTTTTCTTATATTTGTAAATAATATATAATTTAATGACCTCGGTATTCAAAATAAAATTCGATAAAAATTCTGACTTCTTAAATGATGATTATGAAAGATTGGCAGAGTATGAAAAAGAAGTTATTTCTAATATTGAAGTTGAATCATTTTTTGATTATGATGATGATGATGATAAATACAACTGTATTTTAATCACAACACACATTGAAATTGAAAAATATATTAGTATATTAAACAATAATTTAATTAAATATGAACTAAAAGATTTATCTAAAAGTATATTAAAAGGTAAAATTGATATAGAAGATTTACTAAAAGATAAATATTTACCAACAAGTCAGATAAAATTTAATATCTTTATGGAAGGTATTAATTACTGGACAATGGAAAATATAGATATTGATACTATACTTGATAGAATATCAGAAGTAGGAATGAACAATTTAAAAGAAGTAGAAAAAGATTTTCTCAAAAACTATAAAATATGAAAAATATAATCACTAAAATTTGCCAATCTTTGGCTGATAAAATTATTAAAAACATTAAAGAATCTCAGACAGATTTTGAGTATGAGTTTTGGATTTCACAAGGATTAAACCTTGATGATTTCTGTATTAGAAGAGGTATTTATTTAAATTAAAATGAACTTATTTTTAGACGACATCCGCACTCCGGATATGTCACATAAACCCGGTAAAGGTTTAGGCACAGATTATTCTGATAAAAACAAATGGGTTATTGCCAGAGATTACTTCCAATTTGTTGATATCATTAATAATCATTTTGATGAAATTGAATTAGTTTCATTTGACCATGACCTTGCTTGTGTTAAAGATGGTAAAGAATATACTGGTAAAACAGCTGCTGACTACTTAATTAATTACTGTTTAGACAATGATAAAAAGTTTCCAAGTTGGTATGCACATACTGATAATACATCTGGTCGTCAAAATATAATTGGAGGTATTACTTCTTATTTGAAGAATGTTGAAGGAGTTGATATGTCTAATTTTAGATATTTTCATAATGGAATTTTAAATGGTAAAATGGTATGAGTAATTTTATAGCAAGACATATAATAAGTAAAATAGAATCAGAGATAAAAAAGAAACAAGCTATTTTAAAGCATGAAAGTTTCTATTACTTTGATGTTCCTGTTAGTAACGGTGTTAAAAAAATTAATAGATTTAATAGATGGAACCCTTATATGACAGAAGAAATATTACCTTATAGTTGGTATACTTTACAAGGTAGTACTCTTATGGAGATTTTAGATAAAATTAAAAACAATAAATTCTACATTTATAAAAAAGTAAATGGTAAAGATTGTAAAACAAGAATAAGAAATGAGCAAATTAAAAGATAAGGATTTTAAAGGATATGGTTTACAATATGAGTATAATACTCAAAGTAATTGTTATGAACATGCTTGTGATGATGAAGGAATTTGTCGTTGTTCTACAATAGAAAATGCTCGTGTTGAAAATGTTGATGTTAAAATAATTGTAGATAAGATTTATGCTTTATATTTTGATAATTCAAAATCTACTAAAAGACATAATACTATCAATTCTATTTTATATGGAATGGATAAAGAAATTGACATCTATACTATAGATAGAATTGTTAGAGCTCATAAAATTTGGAAAAATGATAATTGGGATATTTCAATTGAAGGTGGTTATTATGGAGAAGAATTAGGAGATATTAAAATAATTGAGTCACTTGCTAAAAGAATTGAGAGTGATTTAGAATTGGCTTTTGATATTGATGATTTGGATAAAAGAATTGAATTCATTCTAAATGTTGAATATGGATATATTTTACCAGAATTAGTAAATTCTAAATATGAAATAGTGGATATTAAAAAATCAGATATTATATTTGGAAGCGATGATCATTATAAAAAAATACAAACAGAAAATTTAGAACATTATTCTAATAAGAATTATACTGGTATCAGGGGTATTGTTAAGGAAAAAGATAGTAAGTTTAGACTAATAGATGGATATCACCGTGTCTATAAATTTGATGGTGATTTAATTAAAGTTTTAAAAGCAAAATGATTAATTTTTTTCATCATGGAAATAATATCGGATTCTCCTTTAATGGAGTTTCCGGTTTTATTTTGCTATTTTTTTTAATATATGAAGTAGGATTTTTTCTTTTTACAAGAACATTTACTATTCATAAAATATACCTTTACATTGTAGTTAGAAGACAATTAAAACAAATGATACCTAAATGGTGGGAAATAAACAGTATGAGTTTTGTTTATATTCATAAAAAAAATAAATACTATGAGGTTTATATTAAACTTCGTAGAAAATTTAATGAAGGATGGGCAAATGATTTTATTAAAGTAAATTCTATCGGTAAAATAATTAACTCAGATTTTATGAACTATATTAATGAATATGATCAAAAATATCAAAATGAAATTAAACAATGGATGAGAAATAAGGCTTTAGAAGATATTGGAATTTAAGACCAAGATTCATTTTCTAACTCTTCAAACCTTTCTGATAATTTATTTAATCTTTTTCTTACTTTATCTCTGTATTCTTCTTCATTTTCAAATTCTAATTCTAATTTTAATTGACCTGTATAAGATAAAATATCATTTAATCTTTTAATTTCATATTTATATCTTGATGTTAATGTCTTTATAACTGGTGCTAAATTTAATTGATATGAAAATTTATCAATATTTATATGAACATCATCTTCTATATCATAACCTAAAATATCAGCATCTGACTTAGATAAATATTCAATACCCATTATATCAACAGAATCATCTTTATTTGGCCCAGTTACCAAATATACAGTAGTTGATATAGCCTTAGGAATCCAATTGCTCTTACTGTCTTTAGTCATTATTGATTTTAAAATATAAGAATAATCATTCCATTCATTCCATCTATCAGATAATTTTTCAAACCAATAAGAACTTTCATCTATTCCAACAATATTTGGATCTCCATCATAGTACCAATCCGCCTCATCCCAATCTTCAATACTACCATCTGAATAAACTTTACTAATTGCTTTTTGAGCATTCTCTTTGTATATATGGTAACCTTTAGCTTCTGAATAAACACAATCATTAACATGTAAATATTCATCAATAGATTCATCAAATACTATCTCTTCATAATCATCAGGATACCAACCTCTGTATCTTCTACTTCCCATAGTAACTTGAACTGATTGGTCTCTTAGAAGAAAATCACCAAGTGGATCAGAATAAACAGATTCATCTTCGGGTATTCTTCTATCATACCATTCAGAATAAACACCACCTTCTATTTCATTATATCCACCAGATGTTGAATCTAAGATATATTGGCCTTCATTTTCATCTGTATCATCATCATTATAAAAATAACCATCATTTGGATTATATCTTCTGAAAGTATCCATATAAGGATATTTAAGATAATCATAATCTCCATCTTTAAATGGTTTAACCTTTACAGTCATTCCAACATTTTTGTCTACACCTTCTATATTAACTGTTCCATAGCTGTGGTGATTGTTATATGACTTATAACACCAACCTTGTTCTTTAGCATAATTTCTAAACTTTTGAACATCAGAATCTTTTATAGTATATTGTCTATCCATAAAATATTCAATACCTTCTACTGGTTTACCTAAACTTCTGATAGATGTTAATTTCCAAACAAGAGCTCTTCCTAAAATCTTATCATCTTCTTTTAAGATAACCATTTTACATACTTCAGGATTCATTTCATATATTCTAAATATAGAACTATTTTTCTCAGCCATACAAGAACTACCAAGTGTTCCAGATACTTCAGCATAGTTTTTAGAATTATACCAAAATCCAATATCAACACCTTCAACAACTTCAAATTTCTCAGTGGATTTTTCTAAAGCAGCTTTAAATGAATTAACAAAATCTTCTCTTTGTTTATCATTATATTTACCAGGAAATAATTTATTAATGAATTTGCCTATTGTAATTTGACTTCTTGATTTGGTTGAAACACCACTAGCTCTTGATGATCCTCTTTTATCTAAATCAAAAAGTTCATCTGCTAAAGCTCTATCAACTTTAGTATCAATATCATCTATATGTGGGAATTTCTCAATAATATTCTTTTTAGCATTTCTCATAGTTGAGAAACTTAAATACCCTTCTTTGTCTAAATCAACAAAAGTAATATCTGGTTTAATATCAGTAGTTTCTGATCTTCTTAAATCTAAAGCAATATCAGAATCTATTTTACCAATAATCTTTCTTAAATCAGGAGAATAATAAAGTATAGACTCATTTATTGCCTTCTCAAGTAATAACTCAGATAAAAAACTATTATATTTGCTAATCATATAACTCTATATATTAAAATTTAGTTTTTAATAAATAGATTTAGTATATTTGTATATCAAAAAATAATTTACATTAATGAAAATAAAAAAGTTTAATCAGTTTAATACATCTGAATGGATTGGTCCTCTTGAAATATTGGATATAAAAGATAATATTGTCTTTACTAACTTTGGTAATTTCTCTAATAAATCAGGAAATAAACTTACTATTGGTTATTCTTATATTTTAAGAGTTGTTGGTAATGAAATAATTGATACGGGAATGAGTTGTGTGGATTTAGTTGTTCTAGTTAAATCTACAAAAGGTTATAAAGTTCTTTCTATTAAAAGAGGTAGACCGCCATTTGTAGGTATGTGGGCTAATCCAGGTGGGAATATTGATGAAGGTGAGAAACCTTTAGATGCTGCTGTTAGAGAATTAGAAGAAGAAACTGGATTGGTTATACCTGGTAAAAGTTTTAATTATGTTGGATCATTTGATAAAGAGTTTAGAGATCCTCGTAATAAAAATTGTGTAAGTCACGCTTTTAGTATTGTTCTTGATGAACAACCTTCTGTTAAAGCAGGTGATGATGCTACAGAGTGTACTTGGAATGATGTAGATGAAAATGGTAATGTAAAAGTAGATATGGCTTTTGACCATTCTGAAATAATTAAAAAATCTGTAAATATGTTAAATTTAAAAAATGTTAAAGAACCATTTGTTATTGTCTTGGTTGGACCACCATTATCTGGTAAAACAACTTGGATTAAAAATAATTATCCAACAACTGAGGTGATTAGTCGTGATGAGATTGTTATGGAAGTTTATGGTTCTAAAAACTATACAGAGGCATTTAAAAATGTTGACCAAAAAGAAGTAGATAAAGTTTTACATGAAAGACTTGTTGATGCTAACTTGAAAAAGAAAAATGTTATTATTGACATGACTCATATGGCTTCTAAACGCAGAAAACATAATCTAAATTACTTTTCTGATGATTATTACAAGATGGCTGTTATTTTCCCTATTCTTTCAGATGATGAATATGAAAGAAGAAATAAAAAAAGAATTGAAGAAGAGAATAAAGATCTTCCAATGAATATTGTAAAAAGTATGATTTCATCATATCAACCTATCAGTCCAGAGGAAGGCTTTGATAAAGTTATCTCAATTTAATAAAAAAATCCAAGATTAATCTTGGATTTTTTGGTATTTAAGAACATTTATATTATATTTGTCTTAAATATAAGATATATATGAACAATTTAGATACAACATACTCTTTGAAGCTAAATAATCTTAAATTACAAGATGGTGACTATGTAAAATCAAGTAATTGGGATGAAAAGATTTATGAGTCTGGTGGATTCTCAAGAGATGATCAGTTTATGGTTTTTAATTGTGATGGTATCGAAGTTGTTGTTGATTTTGAACTTACTGTTGCTGGTAGAGTTAGTTATGATCCAGGTGATTATTGGACTCCACCATATACTGACATAGATTTTACCGATATTGAAGTAAAAGTAAAGTCTTTAGTTGTTGATGAATGGGAAGTTGAATTGACCAAGGAAATTGAAGATTTCCTTGTAAAAGAAATAAAAAATTATTTATAAAATGAATAAAGTCTATTTTGACAAAGAGTTTTATGGATGTTGGGTGGTAAAAGAACTTGATGATATTTACACCTTTAAATACATTAACATAAAAACAAATGAGGAATTCAATGGAATTCTTACTTGGAAAAAATCAGTTAATAATGAAGATTATGGATTAGATGATAATTGTCGTCTTTATTCATTAGATTTAATGGATGAAGAATTTCTATTTTATGGTAAATACATTAATGATAGATTTTTTATCTATTCAATTGATAAAGATAAATTAGAAAAACTTTTTACAGAAAAAGATATTGCATTTGTTGGTAGTGAACTAGTAGAAGATGTTAGTAACTAAGGAAGAAGTAATTGAATATACTAAGAATCATCTAAAAATGAGTAGTGACTTTGGCCCATTTTATAAGATCAAAGATATCAAAATTTTAGAAGTTACTATAAATGATCCATTTGCAGTAGCATATGTTCAATATAAAACAGAAGTCTATAAAATACATGATGGATTTATTCCAAATGTTGGTAAGTTTGTAGATGGTACTTTAACAATTGATTTAACTGAACCCGAATTTAAAAGAGATATAAAAATAAATAGAATATTAAACCCAGATAATTAGTCTGGGTTTTTTATTTTAATATATACTCTTATGAAAGTAAGAAAATTAGGAGATAAAAAGCCAAAAGTTTTAATATTTCAAGGTTCACCAAGAGATAAAGATACTTGTCCTAATATGGATTCTAAAACACATGGTGTTGTAGATCATATGGTTGATAAATGGTCTCCATTTGTTAATTTCAAAGTTATAGATCTTGCTGTTAATCAATCTAAAAGACCTACAATTCAACCTTGTAAAGGATGTGTATCAACTGCTGGTGGATATCACTGTCACTTTCAGTGTTCTTGTTACTATAAAGGTGATAAACAAAAGCCAGATTTGTTAAAAGAATTAGATGTTTATAATTTATTACAAGAGTGTGATGCTTTTATTATAGTTTCACCGATTCATTGGCATTCACTTTCCTCACAAATAAAATTATTATTTGACCGTTTAGTTTGTGTTAATCAAACATTGACTATTGAAGATGCTAGAAAGATAATGGGTGATGGTAATATTAAAAATTCTGAAATAACTGGTAAGTTTGCCCGTTCTGGAAAACATGATGATATGTTAAGAAATCATTTAGAAGGAAAAGTTGCGGCTTTTTATACACATGGTGATGATGGTGCTGATGATTATGAAGGTAAGGAAATGCCTGAATCATATAATGATGTAATGCATGACCCTTTCTCTATTGACCCAAAAAGTGTTTTAACACCTTTTATATTACAATTAAAATACTCTGGTATTTTTGTTCCTGATAATTTAGTAGAAGCTTTTTATACTAATAAGGGAATGAATTATTATGATGCTAATAAAACATTTAATAAGAATAAAGAGTTCTTTGATAGAGCTGATAACTTATTAGAAAATTTATTAGATTATTTAGATACTCTTTAAAACTTCCTTTAATTTTTTTATAGAAATTTTACAAAAAATTTGGTGAGATTAAAAATCCTCCTTATCTTTGTATAAGAAATCAGAAATGATTTTAGTTCATTGAAATAGTTTATTGAAAATATACCAAAACGGTGAGAGATATTAAAAGTAGTACACTAAGTACGAGCTCATATGGGAGGCTGTCACCGTCCGCAAATTTGAGGAAGTTCCAGAGTGGTCAAATGGGGCTGTGTAGTAACACGGCTGACTTTTAGTCTTCAGAGGTTCAAATCCTTTCTTTCTCACAAAAAATATTTTGAAAAACATTTGGTAGAATAAAAAAAAGTTTCTATCTTTGTAAAACAAAATTAAAAGGTATTATATAAAAAACATATTGCGGGAGGGTGAAACGGAAAATCATTCCAGGCTCATAACCTGACGAGATACTTGGTTCGACTCCAAGTCCCGCTACTAAAAAAAGTTTTTATAAATTTTTTACAAAAGATTTGGATAATTAAAAAAAAGTTTCTATCTTTGTAAAACAAAATTAAAAACAAAACTATAAAAATAGTTCTTTAACATATTGAAATTACAGAAATAATGACTTCGGTCATTAAAGTAAGTAGGGCGGCTTATAGTCCATAAATAATCTCTGAAAGGAGGATAAAGTGATCACAAATGCTAAATGTGATTGCGGCTTGACCGAAAGGTTGAGCTCGGGTAAGCGAGTGGAATACCATTATTCCTGAGTAGCCGAGGGTAACACTGTAGGCGAAATGGTTTAGTGATTAGGCGATGTAGATCGTCTGATTGACTTCGGAAGAAGAATAGGAATAATCCATAGGAATCTTTGCAAGAAGTGGTGACCCACCAGTTATCATCATTGCGAATTCCAACTTGAGAGGTATCTCAAAGTCGAAAGACAATTTAGTGTACAGGTGGTGCTGTTACTAAACACTAAACTGACTACCAAGTCGGTGACCTTGCTAAGGTGAGGTCTGGTGAAGATATCTTAAAGAGTTGTGATGGAGGCATCACACGGAGTAGTCTAGTATTCTTGAGGCCAAAAGCTTTGGGAACTAAGAGATAACCACTACTTCGACAAAATCTACAGCACTAAAATTTACTTTTTGACGTAAAAATTAAAACTTAAATCGAAAGTGTTATCTAGTTACTGATAGAAAGGTACCTACTTAGTTATGGGTTGTCCATAGCCACATAAGTCCGAAAGACTGGTGTGATTTTACCGAAAAGCTTATAGGGGGTCGAATCCCGAACTAGCCTGCGAGGGTTGGATAAGTAGAGTAAGTAGAGAGTATTCAGTGACTCAAGGGGTGGTTAGTCTAACTAACCGGTACTGACAAGATACCATTCAAAAGATGGTGGATAGATTTGGGAATACATAATCCAAACAAAGACTTGTCATATTAAGATGTAATCTCAGTCTTTTATTTGGTCAGTTCGTCTAGCGGCATTCAGGACGGATATCTATTCAGATATCAAACATTGGTTCGAATCCAATACTGACTACTAAGTTTTCGTAGTGGTTAACTTACTCCGAAAGGGGGGTCTGTCAATGACAGTGTGACTACCTCAAAGTCACACATATGGCCCGTTAGTCTACAGGACTCGCAAGAGAATCAGATTTATCTGATTAGGACGGTCAACTTTTCGGTTGATAGATATTGGTTCGAATCCAATACGGGCTACAGAAATCACGGTCTTTTGACCGTCTACGAAAACACCCACTAATTATTTTAGTGGGTTTTTTGTTTTAAATAAACTTTTTGCTTATATTTGTATATTAAAAATAATTAAAATATGAAAGAGTTATTTGAACTAACACAGGAACTAGAAGTTCTAAAATACATTTTTCCAAAAATTATTGTCGCAACAATCTGTGGTTCTATCATCGGATGGGAAAGAGAGCGTAAAAATAAAGTCGCTGGTTTAAGAACCAATGTCTTAATCTGTGTAGGATCTGCGATATTTACCATTGTTTCCTTCTTATGTTCTAAATACTACAACATATCTGACCCAACAAGAATTCTATCAACTATAGTTACCGGTATTGGTTTCTTAGGTGGTGGGGTTATTATGAAACATGATGATAGAATTGTTGGTATGACATCAGCAGCATTTATTTGGACCATTTCAGCAATTGGTATACTTTGTGGTATGGGTTTTATCATATCACCTATTCTCCTAACTATTGGTTTACTAACCGTATCACTTTATTTTGAAAAAGTAGAAAAATATATTAAAAAAGATATAAACAAGAAATGAAATTAGAAATCGAACGCAAATTCTTACTAAAGGCTATGCCTGATAAGACACCATCTGAAATTGTTAAAATTGACCAATGGTATTGGAAAAACTCAAAGGGTGTCTGGGAAAGAGCCAGGTCTTGGGATTCCAATATTAATGGTGTGTCTTGGATACATACTATTAAGAAGTCTGTATCAAAAGGTATTAATATAGAAGATGAGCACAATATTGATAAGGAAGAGTATGACTTCTTTATTAAAAGATGTAAGACTCCTGGTGAAGATGCTAAATTCATTTCTAAAGAAAGATGGATTTATCCTGATGGTGATCTTAAATGGGAAGTTGATATATTTAATAGTGGGCATCATTTGATAGTCGCTGAAATTGAAATTCCTAAAAAATCATTTAAGGTTAATATACCTGATTTTATTAAGGATAAACTTCTTATGGAAGTTACTGAAATTAAACAATTCAGTAATAGAAACTTATCCAACAAAATTTAAATAAAAAATGAAAAATAAATTAGAGCTTAGGATGATGGGTTTAGTCCCATATAATATCTCACCAATTCAACAAGCAATCCAATTTGGACATGCTGTTGTTGAATATGGTCAGAATGTAAAATCATATGATGTAATAAATAATATTGAATTAAAAAAGTATAATGATTGGGCTGATAGTTGGAAAACATTTATTATACTAAATGGTGGTACATCTAACCACTCTATAAACAGATATCATCAATCAGATGAACCATTTGTTGGAACAATGGAATCAAATTTAGTTTTATTAGAACAAAATGATATTGAGTTGGCTACTTTTTATGAGCCAGATTTAAATGATATGTTATCGGCTATTGTTTTTATTGTGGATGAAAGAGTATTTAATAGAAAAAAATATCCTGACTTTGAAGACTGGGTTATTGATAACTATGGTGATTTAATTAGTAGTAGTGGTGATGTTTATCAAATTGCTAAAAGAATAAAAGAATCAACTTCAAAAGAGGATCAAAAAGTTTATCAATCTTGGACTAAATTAGTTGGTGGTGAAAAGAATATTTTCTTGAGAGATTTCTTAAAAAACTTTAGATTGGCATAATGGGATATATAGCACCACATAAAGAAAATGTTAATTGGATTAAAATAGATAATGACCCATTTGATGTTATTGATGTAACGGTTCAATTTTCTATTGGGTCACACACAACAACTTATATAAGTTTTGATTTAAATAAATATCCTAAATATTTAAATTATATTACTTCATTGTATGAGAATCATCAAAGATTTGAATTAAGTAGTAATAGATTTATAGCTCCTGGATCATATATTAAATCTATTGATGTTGACTTTGATACAAAAATGAATGTAACTGTTAAATCAGATATTTTTAATGCTGTTGATACTCAACAAAGGCGGGATGAAATTATAGATGAGTTGTTAAATAATAAAACTTCTGAAAATAAAACAATATAAAATAAATAAACCTAATTGTAACTATGATAAATGAAAAATTAGATGGTAGTGAATACCTAAAAAATCTTCCTGATGTTAAAGCATCATTAGAAGATGATGAGGACGAAGATAAGTCTTTTAGTTCTAAAAAACCAGACAGTAAGTCTAAGACTCCCGTTTTAGATACTTATAGCCGTGATTTAACCAAAATGGCTGAAGAAGGAAAACTAGACCCTATTGTTGGTAGAGAAAAAGAAATTGAAAGAGTTTCTCAAATTCTTTCACGTAGAAAGAAAAACAACCCAATTTTAATTGGTGAACCAGGTGTTGGTAAATCTTCAATTGCTGAAGGATTAGCACTTCGTATTATCCAAAGAAAAGTAAGTAGAATTCTTTTTAACAAAAGAGTTGTAATGTTAGACTTGGCTTCAATGGTTGCTGGTACTAAATACCGTGGTCAATTTGAAGAAAGAGTTAAGGCTTTAATGGGAGAACTTGAAAAAGAACCAAATGTAATTCTTTTCATTGATGAGATTCATACTATGATTGGTGCTGGTGGAGCATCAGGATCATTAGATGCCTCTAATATGTTCAAACCCGCTTTAGCAAGAGGTGAAATCCAAATCATTGGTGCTACTACTTTGGATGAATACCGTAAACACATTGAGAAAGATGGAGCTTTAGAAAGAAGATTTCAGAAAGTTATGGTTGAGCCAGCTTCTCCGGAAGAAACTTTACAAATCATTTCTAACATCAAAGACAAGTATGAGTCGCATCACAATGTTACTTATACTGAAGAAGCTATCAAAGCTTGTGTTGATTTAACTTCTCGTTATATGAATGATAGATTCCTTCCAGATAAAGCTATTGATGCTTTAGATGAGGCTGGGTCTCGTGTTCATATCTCAAACATTGTAGTTCCTAAAGAAATCACTGATATTGAAAAGAAAATTGTAGATATCAAGGATAAAAAGAATGAAGTAATTCGTTCTCAAAAGTATGAAGAAGCTGCTAAGTTAAGAGATGTTGAAAGACAATTAAATGAATCTTTAGAATCAGCTAGAAAAGCTTGGGAAGAAGACTCTTCTAAAAACAGACAAACTGTTACAGAAGATAATGTTGCTGAAGTTGTTTCAATGATGACTGGAATTCCTTTACAAAAAGTAACTCTTAATGAAACTAACAAGTTAGGTAAAATGCAAGAGTCTATTATTGGTAAGGTAATTGGTCAAGATGATGCTGTTAAAAAGATTGTTAAAGCAATTCAAAGAGGTCGTGTTGGTCTTAAAGATCCAAACAAACCAATTGGTTCATTTATGTTCTTAGGACCAACTGGTGTAGGTAAAACACAATTAGCTAAGGTATTGGCTAAGTATCTATTTGATTCAGAAGATTCTTTAATTAGAATTGATATGTCTGAATATATGGAGAAATTCGCAGTATCTCGTTTGATTGGAGCTCCTCCAGGATATGTTGGACATGATGAAGGTGGTCAATTAACTGAAAAAGTTAGACGCAAACCTTATTCAGTTGTTCTTCTTGATGAGATTGAGAAGGCTCATCCTGAAGTGTTCAACTTATTACTTCAAGTTTTAGATGATGGTCAATTAACTGATTCATTGGGTAGAAAAGTTAATTTCAAAAACACTATCATTATTATGACTTCTAATACAGGTTCACGTCAATTAAAAGACTTTGGAACTGGAGTTGGTTTCTCCACTAAGAACAGAGAAAGTAAAGGACAAGAAGAATCAAATGCTGTTATTGATAAGGAATTAAAAAAGAAATTCGCACCAGAATTCTTAAACCGTATTGATGATGTGGTTATGTTTAACTCTCTTGTAAAAGAAGATATTAACAAGATTATCTCTATTGAGTTAGAAAAGTTAGTAGGCCGTGTCCAAGAAATGGAATACAACTTAGATATCACATCAGAAGCTGTTGATTATATTGCATCTGAAGGATTTGACCCAGAGTATGGAGCAAGACCTTTGAAGAGAGCAATTCAAAGATTAGTTGAAGATGTTCTAACCGAAGAGATTATTCAAAGTAATCCGGATAAAGGATCTAAACTTTCTTTAAGTTATAACAAAGAAGAAGAAAAGATGGTTGTTCAAATTACCCCACCTGAATCTAAAGTTGCTAAGAAAAGAGCACCTAAGAAAAAAGATGATAAGTAATCAAATCAATGTGAAAAGAGAAAGTTTATACTTTCTCTTTTTTATTTTTAAACTATTAGTATTGTATAAACTATAAGATAAAAAGTATTTTATTAAATGATACATATACTATGGTGCACTCTAAGACCAGCACAATTCAAATTCGCTCATTCTGAGTGGATTAAAAGAGCTGACAATCCTCAAAATATTCAAACTTATGTAGCTGTTAATTGGCAACAACAAGCAGATGAATTAAGAGAATATTTAAAATCAAATTTCTTAATAACACTTAATACAAATAAGATTGGAGTTTGTTATCCATCTTACCAACTAAGTTCTAATTTAGGTATTAAAATGGGTCAATGTAAAGATGATGATATTGTTGTTTTTGCTTCTGATGATTTTATGACTCCTCAAGGTTGGGACACTTATCTAATTAATAAGATAAATGGTAAAGGAGATGTTGGTTTAATGGTTAGAGATGGTTATCAACTTCCAGATTCTTCTAATATGTTATATCCTGCTATTACAATTCCTATTATGACTTATGGTTGTTTGAAGAAATTGAATATGACTATTTATCATCCTGCTTATAATCATATGTTTTCAGATTGTGAGTTATATAATAATTTAAAAGACTTAGGATTATTATATGATGATAGAAAAAATGATACTACAGTTTTTGAGCACTTACATCATGCTGCTGGTAAAAGAAATGCTGATGGTGCGGATCAAGCTTATAATGCTAAATGGAAAGATGATGAAATAACTTGGAATAAAAGAAAGTTATTACCATTAGAAGAAAGAATTAAAGTATGAGAAAAAAGATAAAAATTAACTTTACTGATTTTTGGGGAGGTTTTGATAAAACAAATAACTATTTCTATAACTTATTGAAAGATGAGTTTGATATTGAGATATCAAATAATCCAGAATATTTATTCTTTTCTTTGTTTGGAAATCAACATCAACAATTTAAATGTAAAAAGATATTTTACACAGGTGAAAATGTTGCTCCACCATTACAATATTGTGATTGGTCATTTTCATTTGACTATTTAGATGATGAAAGGAATTACAGATTACCACATTATTTATTATATGATGGTTACTATGAATTACAAAGAGAAAAGATAATAGATGAATCTTTTGCTAAAAGAAAGTTCTGCAATTTTGTAGCATCTAATGGTAATTGTAATGATAGAAATCGGTTTTTTACAGAGCTATCAAAATATAAAAAAGTAGATTCTGGTGGTAGATTTATGAATAACATAGGTCAACCTGTTTCTGATAAAAGAAAATTTCAGTCTGAGTATAAATTTTCAATTGCTTTTGAAAATAATGCTTATAGACCTCAACAACCTGGTTATACAACTGAAAAGATTATGGAACCAATGACTGTGAATTCTATTCCTTTGTATTGGGGTAATCCTTTAATCAATAAAGAATTTAATACTAAATCATTTGTTAACTTTTATGACTTTAATTCTGAAAAAGATATGATTGATTACATAGTAGAGTTAGACAAAGATGATACTAAATACTTAGAAGTATTAAAACAACCCTGGTTTGAGGAGTATAATATACCAGATAATAATAAGATTGAGAATATAAAATCATTCTTATATAAAATATTTAATTAATATGGGTAAAAAATGTGCTTTAGTTTTAATAACTGGTGATAGAGTTGATTACATAGACAGTTCTATTAAATCTTGTCTTAATCTTATCAATAAGTATAATAGTGAGATTGAAACTGATATATACTTGGTGTCATTTAATGATGTTAAATTAGTATCAAATAATAACATTAAAACTTTATCTTTTAATAGACCATCTATAGATTCTGATATTGTTTTAAATTTCCCAAGAAGTGTTCAACAAGTAAATAACTATTCAAATGATATTGAGTTGACTAAAAGAATATCATTAGGTCATTTAATTCTATTTGGTCTTGTTCCTGATACAATTTTTAAAAATAAAGACATATTTAGTCAATATGATTATATTTTAAAGTCTAGAGCTGATTTAGTTTTTGATTTTAATGAAAATGATATATCTAAATTTAATTCAATCAATCAACTATTAACATTTGAATGTTTTTGGGGAGGTTGTAGATATAATCCAAACTTTACTAATGACCATTTTGTTTTTGGTGAAAGTTCTGATGTATTAAAATTAATATCATTTCCTATTAGTGAGTGTATTATTAATAAATTCTGGAATCCTGAGCAATATATGACATATCTTTTCACAAAATCTAATAAAAGTAAAGTTCAAATGAGCACCGATAAATATTATCTTTTATCTAAAGATAGAGATAGTAGAAAGTGGATTGGATTTCCTTTAGAAAAAATAAATAAAAATGATATTATATTTTTAGAAAATATGAATATAGATATCACAAAAATTAAATTTACAAATGAATATGAATGAAAAATTAGAAAGAGTTGAAAAAAAATATAATCAGTTATGTTTAACAAGATCAGATATCAATGAACATTTACCTACATTATTTAAATATGCTAAGGAATGCGAAAGTATTTTAGAAACCGGTGTTAGGGGAGTTGTATCTTCTTGGGCACTATCATATGGTTTACTTTGTAATAATTCTGAAAATAAAAGAATATTATTTAATGATATATCTGAATGTAATATTGGTGAAATCTTAGATTGTTTAAAAGACTTAAATGTTAATACATCTTTTGAGTGGATTAACAATCTAAACCTTAATCTAAATGAAAGATTTGATATGGTATTTATAGATACATGGCATATCTATGGTCAGTTAAAAAGAGAGTTAAATAAATTTGCTCCTATTACAAATAAATATATCATAATGCATGATACTACGGTTGATGAGATTTATGGCGAAACTATAAGATGGATGGGTGGTGAAGGAGTAGCAACTCAACAGTCGCTATCAACTGGAATTCCTGTTGATGAAATATTAAAAGGATTAGGACCAGCTATCCATGAATTTTTAAATACTAATACTGATTGGGTATTAAAAGAGAAATTCACTAATAATAATGGATTAACAATTTTAGAAAAAATATCTTAACTAGTGAAGAATATAATAGCATATAGTTTGTGGGGAGATAAACCTATTTACTGGATAGGAGCAATTGCTAATATAAATTTAGCAAAGCAATATTTTCCAAATTTTATCTGTAGATTTTATATAGATGAAAATTGCGATTCAAAATTAATTGAAACTATAAAAGGAGATAATGTTGAAGTTGTTCTTGTTGGTAAAGAAAAAGAATACCAAGGAATGTATTGGAGGTTTGAGGCATCTCAAGATAATGATGTTAATGTGTTTTTATCTAGAGACTGTGATTCTAGACTCTCTGAGAGAGAAAGTAAAGCAGTTAGTGAGTGGATTTTATCAAATAAAGATTTTCATATAATGAGGGATCATCCATATCATACAGTTCCAATTTTAGGAGGAATGTGGGGATCTAAAAATGGATTAATGCGAAAAATTAACTTATTACAACTAATAGAAGATTGGAGAATAAAAAGAAATCAAGATATTGTAAGGATATCGGGTCATAGACAACATTCTATTAATGCTTATGGTGATGACCAAGACTTTTTAAGACAAGTTGTTTATCCATTAGTAAAAGATAATACCATAGAACATTCTGAATTTAATTTAAGATTTGGTGGTGAAATAAAAAATTTTCCATCTATTAGACAAAATTATGAGTTTGTTGGTGATGTTTTTGATGAAAATGATGTAAGACATCCAGAATATTGGAAAATAATAAAAAATGTAATAGGATAAAATGAAAATAGTTATTATACAGGAAGCTGGTAGACATGAAAAAAATAAAAACTTTAGAGAATCTCTAAATCTACACAGAGCTTTATCCAAAATTGAAGGAGTTGAATCTAAAGTTTGGGGTCTAAATTATCCAGATTATTTAATTCCATTTTCTGAAATAGAAAGTTGGGCTGATGTTATATTTATAATTGAGAATTATACATCTGGTTGGTTACCTATTAATGAAATTTCAAATAGTAAAAAATTAAAAATATTTTGGAGTATAGATAGTCATTGTGTATTAGAACAACACAAAACTCTTTGTAAAATTTTAAATATTGATATATTGTTAAACTCAACAGAATCATATATACCAAACTTTAATGGTTTGGTTAAAAAATCATATTGGTTTCCTAATTCCTATCCTGATGAGTTAATGTTTCCAAAACAAATAGAAAAAAATATAGATATTGGATTTTGTGGCAATGTTTTAAATAGAGGTCAGGTAATTAACTCACTTGATAAATATGGTATAAAAAAGGACATTTTTGTTATTGGTGATGATATGGTAAATGCAATAAACACATATAAAATACACCTAAATTGTAACATATCAAATGATATTAATTATAGAACATTTGAAACAACAGGATGTGGAACTTTCTTACTTACCAATTATACTCCCGGTCTTGAAAAACTATTTGATATTGGAAAAGAAATTGTTGTTTACAATGATTTAAATGATTTAGATAATAAAGTAAAATATTATTTAGAGAATGAAGAAGAAAGAGAAGGAATAGCAAAAGCTGGATATGAAAGATCAAAAAAAGATCATACTTACTACGAACGTGCTAAAACATTATTAGATATTATAAATAATAATAAAATATGAAAGTTTTATTTTTTTTCACATCACATCGTCAATCATTTGAATTCTACTATCAATCTAAAATAATAAATAATTATAAATTATTTAAACCAGATATTTTAGTTTATAATAACAATATTGAAATAGAATATAAGGATTTAGTAAATAAATTCTATCTAAATAATAATATTAAATTAGAGATTTATCAAGATTCTGAAAATACTGGTTATGTCACTGGTTTATTTACTGGATTAGTTAAATGCTTTGATAAGTTTGCTAATTATGATTATGTGGTGCATCTACATCCTGACGTTTTTTTAATAAATGAGAATAAAATATTTGAAATTTTAAAACAAAATTTGTTTAGTGATGTTGAAATGTTAATTTCAAAATTTCCAGAAGAATATCCACAAAAATCTTTTTATACTGACTTTTTTATATTTAAGCCTAAGAAAAACTTTTTTATAAATTATAACAAATATAGTCATATTGGAGCTGCGGAGCAAATTCTATTTAATTTATGTAAGAGAGAAAATATTACTTTTTTTGAAAGATATAAAGATTCAAATGATTTTAATATTCTTCAAAGAAGAATTGATAGATTTAATATTTTACACACTCATGATTTAAGAATTTTTCAAAATAACTTGATTCATTGGGATAGAAGTATCAATGATTTAGACTCTATAGTAAAAAAATTAATCTTTTTAACAAAAGATGAGAATGGAAGAGAGATTGGTATTTACAATTTAAAAGATGTTAAAGTAACTGGTCATAATTTATTCTATCCAAATGTTTTACTTTATTCGCAAAATAAATTATATAATCCAATCAAAGAACAAACCATGTCTCTAAAATTGGCTGATGTCAATAATGTGTTTGATTACAAATATGAAAATGTATTAAATACCGAATATAATCCTGTTTTTTATTTTATTTATAACACTGATAACTATTATCACTTTGTTTATGATACTTTACCATATCTTATATCATTTCTTGACATAAGAAGTCAAATTCCAAATATAAAAATTCTTATGAATTATTCAAATCCAACCATGAGTGATTTTTATAAATTTGTTTCCGAGTTTTTAGATTTACTAGATATTAAAGAAAGTGATATTTTAATAGTTGATAAAAATACTGAGTATAAAAATGTTTTCATATCATCATCTTACACACATGGACATGATTCAAATTTACCACCAAGAAAAGAAATATACTCTTTTTATAAAAATATAGTTGATATAGTTAAAAGTAAATATAAATTAGATACACCTAAGAAGATTTATATTTCTAGAAGAACTTGGTTACATAATAATTTCTCCAATATAGGGACAAATTATACAACTAGAAGAAAACTAAACAATGAAGATGAATTAGTTGACTTATTAATTAAAAATGGATATGAGGAAATATTTACTGAGAATCTATCAACAATTGAAAAGATTATTACTTTTGCTAATGCTGATGTTATTGTTGGTGCTATAGGAGGTGGTATATCAAATGTTTTATTTTCTAAAAAAGAAGCTAAATTAGTAGCTCTTATTTCACCTACCTTTTTAGATATTAATAATAGATTCAGATATAGTTTAGATTGTGTTAATACTATTTATTTTAATAAATCATCACATGTTGAAACTGAATATTGGAAAAAATATATGAGAATTAAATCTAATGATATAATTGGTGAAATAGAAGAAGTTAAAGAAAGGACATTAATAATATCCTATACTGATGAGATGGTAGCTGGGTGGAATAGTAAAATAGAATTTAAAAAAATAGAAATAGAAAAGTCTAATTGTAAAGCTTTAGATAACGGATTAAATTCTGCTTGGATAATTGACATAGAAGATTTGAAAAAATATATAAATTAATGGAAAATGGATTATTATACTTTCATCAGGGATATTCTGATATAATTAATTGTTTATCTCTCGTAAATTATTATGCTGAAAAATATACTTCATTAAAAGTTTTAATGAGAGATGATTTTAGAGAAACTTTTGATTTTTATATAAAAGGCTTAAACAATGTAGAAGGTTTGTATCTTCCAAAATCACAATTAGATAGGAATAATTTTTCATCTATTTCTAATTTATCAATAGACCATGATATTTTATTTCATGGGTATAGTGACTTTTATAGAAGAGATAAATTCAGAGGTTCATTTCATAGTAATATTTTTAATGTTAAAGGATTCTATACAATATATGGCATAGACTATATAAATAAAATAAACTATTTTTCATTTGAAAGAAATTTAGAATCAGAGGATGAGTTTTATAAAAAAATTATTGGAGAAGAAAAGGATTATATAGTTTATCATGAAAATGATGACAATAAAGTAAATATAGATAAAATTAATTATAAGTGTGTAGATTTAAATGGCATTTCTAATAATATATTTGAAACTATTAAAGTTCTAGAGATGTCTAAAGAAATACACATAGTTGATTCAATTTGGGCAGCATTTTGTTATTTACTTGATTGTAAATATCAAATTTTTCAAAATAAAAAAATATACTTATATCCATTTTATAATAGAAGCGGGTCTTGTTTAGCGGGACCTGATTGTGAAAGATTTACTAATAGTAAATATTCGCAAAGTTTAGATCCTATTCATCCAGAAAATTGGACAATAATAAAGTATTAATATGAAAGTAGCATTGCTAATATCAGGATATTTAAGAACTTTTAAATTAAATATACCGCTTATAAAATCAAAAATTTTAGACCAATTTGATGATGTTGATGTTTATATACACATAACAAAAAATGAATCTAAAGATGATAGATACTTCAATCTTACAAATGAAATTGAAGATATTACTTATATAAATAATATACTTAACCCTACATCTCTTATATTTGAAGATAATATTGATATATCTAAAAATAAAAAGAAGAATGATGTTAGCAATCTTTGGATTAAATATTATAAGTTAAATGAACTTAAAAAAATAAATGAATCTATATCTGGTAAATATGATTTGGTTATTAAGTATAGACCAGATTTAAACTTAATATCAGATAATTTATTTACTAATGATATAAATAAGGATATTGTTTATATACCAAAAGATAGTGTAATTGATAAATCCAAATTAGCTAATATAAATGATAGATACATATGTGATATATTTGCTTATGGTAATACTAATGTGATGAATGAGTATTTCAATGTTTATAATAATATTGAAGAAATTGGTGATAAATATGGGTATGTATCTGAAACATTATTATACAACCATTTAACTAAAAATAATATTCAATATGAATTAGTTGATATAGAATATAATGTTATTTTATCTATGTGTAATGTTTTTGCTATATGTGGTGACTCCGGTTCAGGTAAAACAACATTAGGTAACATATTAAAAAAATATTTTAACAATTCTTTTATGTTAGAATGTGATAGATATCATAAATGGGAAAGAGGAGATGAAAACTGGAAAAAATTTACACATCTAAATCCAGATGCTAATTATATAACAAAAATGAATGATGATATTTTTGATTTAAAAATAGGTAAATCAATATATCAAGTTGATTATAATCATAGTAATGGTAAGTTCACAGAAAAAGAACAAATAGATAAATCGGATAATATTATTGTTTGTGGGTTACATAGTTTATATTCTAAAAATGATAATGTTTACAACTTAAAAATATTTATAGACACAGATGTTAATTTAAAGAAGAAGTGGAAAATAAAAAGAGATATTACCAAAAGAGGATATACAATTGATCAAATATTGAATCAAATTAATAGTAGAGAAGAAGATTTTCAAAAGTTTATTTATCCTCAAAGAGAAAAATCTGATATAATTATTAATTTTTTCACAAATGTTGAATTTGTTTTAGATGATATAGATAAAGAATCTGATATTTACCTAAGGATATTTATTAATAAAAAATACCCACTTATTGATATTTTAAGTAATTTATCAAAAAAAGAAATTGAATTTCAAATAGATTCTGAATCAGATGAAAATTTTAACAAAATTACTTTTTATAAATATAAAGAATGTGATATATTAGGTGATTATTATCATTTAAATAATTACTATGATTATATAATGTTTTTTATTCTATCTTTACGACAAACAAATAATTAAAATATTAGTATAATAGTAAATTACTAATATTTTTATGATAAAGATTGCTTTTTATTCACATGAAATTGATTTTGCTGGAACATGGAGATCTCATGAAAGAATAATAGAAGAATTACAAAATTATGATGAGTTCAAAACATATGTCTTATATAGTCCAGATGTGACTAATAATCGTCTTGATATTTGTAAAAAAATACTAAATAAAACAGAATTTATTCCATTTAACAGAAGTAAACAAAAAACTGGACCAAATGAGGGATGGACTCCAATAGAAACTAACTTTTCAGAAGTTTGTCTAAAATTAGACTTAGATATATTACACTTTGCAAGATCTGGATATTTTGAATGGCCATTTAATAATAGAAACGCCAAACTACAAATAGAAACAAATATATTTGGATATGATGATAACTCTCCATATTTAGATAGATCAATAGCTATAGCTAATGTTATTCAAAATTTGAAGAAAAAGAAATCAGATATAATTATCCCAAATCCAATACCATCAGAAACAAATCAATATGAAAGTTTAATTGATATGAGAGATGATTTTGGATTTTTAAAAAGTGATATAATTCTTGGAAGAATAGGAAGAGCTGCTAATTTTAATCCAATCGCATTAAATGGATACGCAATTGCAAAATCTAAATTTCCAAATTTAAAATATTTAATTATATCTCCTTGTGATGATACAATAAATTTTGTTAACTCTAACAATATAAAAGATGTTTTTTATATAAATCCTACAAATGATGATACTATTATAGAAAGATTTCATAAAACAATAGATATTTTTGCACATTATAGATCGGATGGTGAGATACATAGTACCGCAATTGCACAAGCTATGATTTATGGTATTCCAGTTATATCGCACTATGCTGGTCTAAATGGTCAAGTAGAAACAATAGGTTTAGGTGGATTTTGTGTATCAAATCCTAATGAATATGCAGAAGCTATAGTAAAGTTAACAGATATTGACGAGAGAAATAGAATCGGAGAATTAGGTAAAAACTTTACAAAAGAAAGATCAGAACAAAAAAATATTGGATTGATATTATCCAAAAAATATAAAGAATGGTTGAATTATTAAAAATGTCACATTTATTAAGTCCCTATGTTATAGGAGCTGAAGGAAATGTTTCTTGTAAAGTGAATGATGCTTTTTATATTAAAGGCAGTGGTAAATCTCTTTCTTCTCTTACTATAGAAGATTTAGTTTTATGTGATATGAGTGGTAATGCACATTCATCTTCAAAAAATAGACCGAGTATAGAAACTGGATTTCATGCATGGTTACTAAGTAATTTAGATATAAACTTTGTAGCTCATACACATCCAATAAATACATTAAAAATATTATGTAGTAAAGAAATATATAATTTTTCAAAATTTAGATTATTTCCAGACCAAGTTGTTTTTAATGGACCCGAATCCTGTGTAGTTGACTATTATCACCCAGGTGATGAGTTATTAGATGGTATCAAAATATCAGTAAATGAATACTTATTAAAATATGGATACCCACCAAAAATTATTTTACTTAAAAATCATGGAGTAATAACTTTTGGTAAGAGTATAAATGAGTGTATTTTATCAACACAAATGTGTGAAAAATCAGCTGAGATATTTTTAGGATCTTTATTTAATCCTGACTATCTATCAAATGATGATATTAATAAAATTATAAATGATAATAAAGAAAAATATAGACAATCGCTATTATGAAAGTTATTTATGTAGACATTGACGAGACAATCTGTGAAACTCCTAACCCAAGGAATTATTTTAATGCTAAACCAATAAAAGAAAATATTGAAAAGATTAATAAGCTATATGATGAGGGTAATACAATAGTATATTGGACAGCCCGTGGTAGTAGAACTCAAATTAATTGGTATGAGTTAACTAAAAAACAACTTATAGAATGGGGAGCAAAACATCATGAATTAAATGTTACTAAACCATATTATGATTTGTTTATAGATGATAAAACATTAAGAATTGAAGAAATATGAAACTAATATCACATAGAGGAAATATAATAGGTCCAAATCCAAGTAGAGAAAACTCACCATCTTATATTGATACCGCTATATCAGCTGGTTATGAAGTTGAGGTTGATATAAACTATAATAATGGTGTTTTCTATTTAGGCCATGATACACCTGACTTTGAAATAAGTGAGAAATGGATAACTAAAAGAATAAATAATATCTGGTTTCATTGTAAGAATTTAGAAGCAGCTACTCAGCTTTCTAAGTTGTCAGATAAATTTGGTGAAGTTAAATTTTTTTGTCATTCTTCAGACTCATATGTTTTAACCAGTACTAATCATATTTGGGTACATGATTTAAGTATGAGACTAAGTGATAGATGTATAATTCCATTATTAAATGATACTGATATTTTAAAATATGAGGGCAATGTAGTATATGCTGTTTGTACTGACTATATCACACTAGCTGAATTTAACTTAAAACAAAAAGGACTTTTTAAATAATGAGAAATATTAAATTAATAATACCAATGTCTGGTATAGGCAAAAGGTTTGTAGATGCGGGTTATAAAGATCCTAAACCTTTAATAGAAGTTGATGGTTATCCTGTAATCAAACATGTTGTTGATTTATTTCCTGGTATTACAGATGTTACTTTTATATGTAATGAATTACATATGAAAGAAACTAATATGAGAGATATTCTTAATAAAATTTGTCCTAATTGTAAAATATTAGAAGTTTCTAATGAGAACAGAAGAGGACCGGTAGATGCTGTTTTACAAATAAAGGATTATATTAGTGATGAATGTGAGGTAATAGTTAGTTACTGTGACTATGGAACTGTTTGGGACTTTGATAAGTTTTTAGACAAAACATCATCTGGTGAGTTTGATGGTATGATTCCATGTTATACCGGATTTCATCCACATATGTTAGGAAGTGATAATTATGCTTTTTGTAAAGAAGATAATATGAAACTTATTCAGATAAAGGAAAAAGAACCTTTTACTGATAATAAAATGAGTGAGTTTGCTTCTAATGGAACATATTATTTCAAATCTGGAAAAAATCTTAAAAAGTATTTTCAAGAATTAATGGACCTAGATATAAATCTAAAAGGTGAATTCTATATTAGTTTAGTTTATAATTTGCTTGTTAGAGATGGTCTAAATGTTGGAATATTTGAAATTGAGAAAATGTTACAATGGGGTACACCTTATGATTTAGAAATCTATAAAGGATGGTCAAGTTATTTTTCAAATATTAAAAATGTCCAATCAGATATAACAAATCCAAAAAATACAACTCTTATTTTACCAATGGCTGGCAAAGGAAGTAGATTTACTGAAAAGGGATATGAACTACCAAAGCCACTTTTAGATGTTGATGGATTACCTATGATTATTCAAGCTGTTAATTGTCTACCAAAATCGGATGAAAATATATTTATATGTTTAGAAGAACATATTAAAAATTATAATCTTGTTAGTGAACTTAGTTTTAATTATCCAGGTTGTAAAATTAAAACTATTAGCGAAACAACTCAAGGTCAGGCTTGTACTTGTGAGATAGGAATAAATGAATTTGATGTGAATTTAGAAAACCCTATAATGATTTCAGCCTGTGATAATGGTGTTTATTATGATAAAGAAGAATATTTAAAATTAGTAAATGATGAATCTATAGATATAATAGTATGGTCTTTTAGAAATAATCAAACAAGTAAAGTTAATCCAAATATGTATGCTTGGTTAGATGTTGATGATGAGAATTTTATAAAGCATGTTTCTTGTAAAAAATTCATCTATGATGATCCTTTAACAACACATGCTATTATAGGAACTATGTTTTTTAGAAAGGCTAAATATTTTATAGATGGATTAAACAAAAACTATACAGAAAATATAAAAACTAATGGTGAGTTTTATGTTGACGATGTTTTAAATCAAAACATAAAAGATGATTTGAGAGTAAAAGTGTTTGAGGTAAAAAACTATATCTGTTGGGGAACACCAGATGACTACAAAACATATAACTATTGGAAGGAATATTTTAAAAATAAAAATATAAAATGAGTATAATTACAATATCAGAGCATTCAATATTGCCTGAATTAATAAAAAAAGATGGATGGATATTAGATTTAGGATGTGTGAATTTTACATTCTCTGTGGAAATGAAAAAATATTGCAATAATATTATTTGCTTAGATCCAAATGATAATATAACTAATATTCCTGATGGGTTAATATATGAAAAAAAAGCATTAGTAGATAATAATGATAAAGAAGTAACATTTTATATTTATAATGATATTCAAGGATATTCTACTCTAAATCCAAAAAAAGATTGGTGTAAATTAAATGAGGTTATAAAAGTCGAAGCTTGTAACTTACAAGATATCATGAATAAATATAACATTAAACAATTTGAATTGATTAAATTTGATATAGAAGGTGCTGAATACTCTATTTTAGAAAATATTGATTGGACAATATCAAAGCAGTTTTCTATAGAATTTCATGATTTTAGATTTATGAATCCTTTCTTTCCTAATAATGAAGAATATTACAATAATTTGAAAATTAAAATGGAAAAATATTGCGACATTTATCAACATGAATGTACCGACCATGATGGTTTTCCAAAAGGAATGGGTAAAAATTATTGGGATAGTCTATTTATTTTGAAAAAAAAATACTGGAAATGATTATTGGAAATGGATTGATAGCATCTGCATTTTCCAATTTTGAAAATGATGACTATATAATATTTGCATCAGGTGTTTCTTTTTCCTTAGAAAACAGAAAAGAAGAATTTTACCGTGAGGAAAAATTATTAAAAAGTCTGTTTAATACTGATAAAAAAATAGTTTATTTTAGCACAGTAAACCTATTTGATAATAATAATCCCTATTTTAGTCATAAAAAGAAAATGGAAAAAATAATATGTGATAATTTCAAAAACTATCTCATTTTTAGACTTCCACAGGTTATCGGTAAAGGAGGAAATAGTAATAATCTATTTAATTACTTTAAAAATAAAATTATTAATGATGAGTTTATTTATGTTGAAAAAAATTCCACCAGATCACTCATAGATATTGAAGATGTTAGAGATATATGTTTGTTCTGCTTCAAGTATAACAATAAAATTTTAAACATTTCAAATATAAATACCATAAAGGTTTATGATATGGTAAATATTATGTATAAATATCTAAATAAAATTAGTAAAATTATACAAATAGATTCTTTACCAAATAAAATAATTGAAAATTCTTATGAAATTGAAGAATGTATATTATTACTTAATCTGAAAAAAGAAAACTACACTGAAAAAATTATACAAAAATATATATGATAAATATCTCAGAATTAACACACTCAAATTTATACAGTTATCCTATTGATGATTGTATAGAATACATTAATAAAATACCTGAGGTTAAATATGAAGGTAATGAAAAAATAAAATTTCATGCTTATTGGTTTATTGGAAAAGAATTTGGTAGAAAACAAACTCTTTTGCTAAAATCATATTTAGCAACACAAAATTTAGAAAAAACTGAATTTATTTTGTGGTGTAATGTAGATATAACAGATAATGATTTTCTTAGACCATTTCTACCATATATAACTTTTAAAATTTATAATCCAATTAAAGAGAGTATAGATACACCAATAGAAGATAGAATTGATATTCTTAGTTTAAATGATGAAAAGAACTGGTCTGGTGGTGACTTGTTTAGACTATTAGTTCTTCATAATTATGGTGGTATCTATTTAGATATGGATATGGTTTTACTGAGAGATTTTTCACCACTCTTTTACCAAGAGTTTATGTATAAATGGGGTTGTCTACCATTTGATACATCTAGTGATATAAATGGAGCTTGTATGGGTATTTTTAAAAAAAGTAAACTTAGTTTCGATCTTTTACAAACAATCAAATCCTTACCACTTTCACCTTTAACAACAATGTGGAGTAGTAATTTATATAAAATGGTTAGAAAAAATAATAGTAATTGGTCAGTATTACCAGCAGCCTTTTTTAATCCTGAGTGGCAAGATGATCCTAATAGAAATTGGGGATCTAATGATAATAATGCGTTTGCTGACAATCCATATAAATTATATGAAGGTGTTTTTTCTTGGCATTGGCACAACAGATGGGATAATGATATACATCCAAATTCTAAGTGGAAAAAAATAGAAGATATAATTGAAAATAAATTAAAAAAATTAAATATACCAAATGAATAATGTTATTATAACACAACTAAGAAATCAATCAGGAAGAATTTTAGATTGGATTTTATACCACTACGAAGAAGGATTTGATACATTTATAATATATGACGACTATTCTGAAGATAGTACAGTCTCTGAAATAAATAATATTATGTCAAAATATAATATTAGTATTATACTAAAAAATACGGATGGTTTAGGTAAAAAATATAATATACTAGATTGTTCTAATTCAGAGTCATATGTTTTTGATAATTCATTAAATAGAAGAATCAAGAGGTCCTATTCAGCTGGTAATTCTATTGTTAAATCTATTAATCCAGATGCAATTTGTGCAATTATTGATATTGATGAATTTCTTGTTTCAAATAGTGATAAAAAACTAACAGATATTATTAGAGAAAATCTAATACTAAAGAATGTTGATCAGTTAGTAATAAACTCATTCGATGTATATAACAATTATAAATTAGGTGACTGGTACACTACATCTGATGATACATCTAATAGATGGGACTTTAATGATACTTTTAGAACTCATTTTAAAAATAGATATAAATCTGTGATAATATCAAAGTCTCTTGATGTGTGTAACTCACCACACATACTGAGATGGGAAAATGATCCAATAGTTGATAATAAAAATCTAATAGATTCATTTAGAATTTTGGATTTTAATTTATTAAGAATTCATCACTTTAGAAAACCAAATTTAAAAATTAATATAAATTTTACAAATGACTCTACTTTAATTAATAAAATGAGAATTATTAAAAATAAATATGAAAAATTATAATTATTTAATAGTTGGATCAGGTCTTTTTGGATCAGTTTTTGCACATGAGATGACAAAGGCTGGTAAAAAATGCCTTATAATTGAAAAAAGAAATCACATAGGTGGAAATTGCTATACTGAAAATAAAGATGATATAAATATACACACTTATGGTCCTCATATTTTCCACACCAATGATAGGGGAATTTGGGAATGGATAAATCAATTTACTGAATTTCACAATTATAAACACTCTCCTAAAGTTTTTTATGATGGTAATATGTATTCTTTTCCAATTAATTTAATGACTCTACACCAACTATGGGGAGTTAAGACACCAAAAGAAGCCGAAGATAAATTAAAAGAAGTTTCTATTCAAAATAGCAATCCCCAAAATTTAGAAGAGTGGATTCTATCTCAAGTAGGTGAAGATATTTATAATACTTTTATTAAAGGATATACTCAAAAACAATGGAATAAAGATCCTAAAGATCTACCAACATCTATTATCAAAAGACTTCCTATTAGAACAAATTTTGATGATAACTATTTTTTTGATAAATATCAAGGAATACCTGTAGGTGGATACACTCAAATATTTGAAAAAATGTTAGAAGGTATAGAAGTTAGAACAGGTATAGATTATTTTTCTGATAAAGAATATTATAATTCACTTGCTGAAAAAATAGTATTTACCGGTAAGGTAGATGAATTTTTTGATTATAGATTCGGTGAATTAGAATATAGATCTTTAAAATTTGTAAATCAAAAGATTGATATAGAAGATTATCAAGGATGTTCAATAGTTAATTATACAGATTATGAAATACCATACACTAGAATAACAGAACATAAACATTTTGAGGGGTCTAAATCAGATGTAACTTGGATTACCAAAGAATATCCTTTAGATTATAAAAGAGGTGAAACACCTTATTATCCAATTAATGATGAAAAGAATAATACTATCTATAATAAGTATAAAGAATTATCTAAAGATTCTAATGTTATATTTGGTGGTAGATTATCCGAATATAAATATTATGACATGCATCAAATAATTGGATCGGCTCTTACTAAAGCAAAAAAAGAATTATCAAATGAAAAATAAAACAGGAGCTGGTGGTGAAATTTATTCAAATAAAACCGCCGATAGATTAAGTAAAGATTATGGAATTGATGCAGCTGATGAGTTGAGTAAAATGTTATCTGAGCAAATTGCAAAAGAAATTGATAAAGAAATTCTAAAAAGTATGGGTATTTATAATAGAAATATAAGAAGAATGAATTCTATTAATAAGATATTTAAATCTTCTGAATAATTGTAGGTAGTGATCCTAATTCTAAAACTTTTCTATTATCTAATAAGAACTCAATATCATAGAAGTTAAACATAAATGTCATTGTAAATTCTTTAGCATTTACTCTCATTTGTGAATAGTTAAATGTATTATCAGATAAACCTTTAATTATTAATTGTTTGAAATTAAGTCTATAAATACCATCTCTATGTATATCAACACAAGTTATAGAAAATGGATGAACATAAAGTTCTTCAACATCTAAGTAGTGTTTTGTAACAATATCAAACATTAGCCAGTAGTTCAAATCAGAATCAACAGATCTAAATGTAACCGTTAGTTCTCTTGTTGTTATAATATCTTGAACATTCTTTGCTGGCTTGTAGTATTTTTCCTTACCTCTTGGATAAATTTGCTTAACAGATTCAAATCCAATTCCTGGAAAGTTAACAGACTTTATAGTAGAGTTAAGATAATCAATAATATTTTCATATTGAATATGATTCTTTTCTAAAATAGGAGCATATTGTGGTATAATCTCCGCTGGTAAAAAATCTGAAGGAAGATTAAACACAAATTGACTATTCTGACTACTTAATCTCATTTATTTATCCGCCATTATTTTTTGTGTTAGGATTAGCTGTAGTTGTACTTAATACTTTCTTTCTTGTTACAATTGCAGTTTCCTGTTTAGTATTTGGATCATCAATAATTCTAGGATTATCAGATATAGTTGATATAGTTGGTATATTTTGATTTAAATCATTAACATTGCTATTAGAATCATACATTTTATATAATCCAGTATAGATAACGGTAGTTACATCATCAGTTGTTGTTGTAATATAAAATACATTAATTCCACTTTCATATATTTTTCTAATATCTGGAATTTTATTTTTAGCTATTTTGAATACAACTTGGCCAAGTGCTAAATTATTTTCAGCATCTCTATAAATAGGAACACTAACATCAATTGTTGGATTTTTAAATTCCATCTTAATATCATTCATATTACTCATATCTAAATACTGAATTTGAGATGTTGTGTCAGAAGTTCCTGTAAAGTCAATAGCGATTACAAAATTGATTATATTATCAAATGGAAATACATTTATTAATAACTTACCTATTCCGTAATATTTATTTTTTTGAAATACTACATTATCTGATTTTCCAATAATATATGTTCTATCTATCATAACTGGGAAAGGAACTTTAATTGTAGACACATTTATATTGTTTCCATTGCCCATACCCATACCATTACCCATTCCAAGTCCCGAATTAGCATCTCCGAATCCTGAACCAGATCTAGTATTATAGATTTTAGGCTTATTAGCATTTCTTAAATTAATTTTAGAAAGGTTTAAACTATATTTTGATACTTCATCTTGTAACATACCATATGAAGCCATTCTAACTATATAAGAGTCATCTACAGCGTCTATCAAACGCATTTCAACATCTATTATAGCTGTAGTTGTTGAATACTTTATAATAGGTCTATATTCTATTTTTTCATTAAAGTCATCACTTACTATAACCTTCATTGATTTACCTTTAATATTTTGCTCATATAAAGTAATTGTATATTCTAAATAATATCTATTACCAAGAGCTACCGAATTATCTAAAAATAGTTTTAATTCAGCAATTGTATCATTATATGTTCCATAAATTTCAAAAAAGTCACCATTTACAGAATGGTCAATTCTTAGACCTAATTGCTCAAATTCTGGTGTTTGAGGTACAGTAACAGTTACTTTACTAGATAGTAGATAAGTTGTAACACTATTTAATGTTTGTGATTTATTAATAAAGTAAAAATCAATAAATATAGGAGATGTTTGACTTAAACCTATACCACCTGTTAAGTTAGAGTTTATACTATTATTTTTTACAACACCATTAACTCTTTGATTTGCAATTTGATTAACTGCTGGTATTTCAATAGTTAAATTTTTACCCCATAGTTTTTCTTGAAAGAAAAGTGGTGGAGATGTATAGTTTAATAAGTAGGATTGATTAACATCTGATATGTCAAAATAAAAATTTGATAATTCATATAATTTTTTATTATCATATCCATATGTATAAACTTTAATATAAGCACCAATGTGTTCACCAAAAGTGTAATTAATAGGTAAATGTAACTTTATGGTATCATATCTAACTGGAATACCTGCTGAATAATCAGCATCTTTTAGAAATGAATAATAAGATGTGTCAACTTTTCCAAATTTATTGGTAACTGCATCAATTTTAAATAATTGATTTGTTTTAATATTACCAGTGGCACTTGCATCTCCTGATAGAAAAGAAGATATACTATCCTTTACATTAGATAGAATTTTATATTTCTCACTTATTAAATTACCATCATTATAAACATATTCTAATAGAACATCTCTATCTACCTTTGCAAATTTTGAAATTTTCATTAAAGTGTATTCCTTTTGTAGTATATATAAAAAAGAAAAACCTTTCTATTATGAAAGGTTTCTTTTTTTCAACTCATTTTGAATTATTGTTAGAATTTCTTCATTACTTAATTCAATATAGTTTAACTTTATTTGGTCATATAAAGATTGCTCTTCTTTAACCAACTGCTGTATCTTATCATTAATTGGATCCACCATTTTTTGAATCTTTTGAGTTTCTTCTTCTAATTCAAAAATAAATTTTAGAGATTTCTGCTTTGTCTCATCTTCTGTTAGATTGTCAATATTCTTAATAATATCCTCTAACCCACCAATTGTGTCTTCAACTTTATTTTTTAGATTCTCAATTAACTTTTTATAGTTATTTGCGTCTCTGTTCAGAGAAAGATATTCTTTTCTAATGCCTACTGCTCTATCTATGAAAATTTGTGATATCATTATCCTATTTCTTTTTTAGTTCTAACCTTTTTAGTTGTTTTTTTACCACCTTCATTTATCATCTGTGGTTCCGAAATAATGACTTTAGCTGGATCAATCTGAATAGATTCTTTTTGTTCTACTTTAGTTTTAACTTCAGCACCGTAAACTAACTCTTTAATCTTTTGCTTAATCATATCTTCTATGATTTGTGGATTTTTAAGTAAGTTATCAGTAAATTCGGATGCCAAGAAATCAATAATACTTGTATTATATGAATCTTCCATCATTTCAATAAAGTCAAGTCTAGGAATTTTATTTTTAATCTCAAGAGATATAGAAAATTCTTTAACTCTTTTAACATTTTTAAACATTGTAATAATAGGATCTTCAACTTTTGGTTGAACATATTGTTGAGGCTCATCTCTTCTAACTTCAACTCTTTGAACTTCTTCTTTAGGTTGAACTGGTAACTCATTATCATCTCCTAAAATTTTAGCAAAAGCCTCATTTTGTTTATTGATAGAATTATTATTAGTATTAACTCCGTATTTTCTGGCCAATTCTGCTTTTTCATCTTCTTCAGATGTCATAAATACAACTGGTTCATTCATAGCGGGTTTAAATGGATTGTTTAGACTACTACCATCTATACTAATAGATACTTCACCTGATACATCATCTCTGATTTTATCAGCTGGTATGCTTTTAATTTTTTCTGCTAAGTTATTATAAGCACCTTGATTGTTGAAAAAATTACTTGGATCTATTTGTTCTGTATAGAAGTTTATATCCATTAACTTTTTAACATCAACTTTTTGTTTATTCTCAAGAATGGCAATATTTTCAAAAGATCCAATGACCTTTACTATTTCACCTGTTTTATTATCCTTGAATGATTTATTTGATAAGTCCATATTATTAAAAGTTTTTTATAATGGTTTATACTATAAAAAGTTATATTTGTTTAAGTATTACCAGAATAAAAATTTACCTTACCTCGTTTAATATTTCTATTAATAATTGAATCCAGTGGTTGTAAATTTAAATAGTGATTTAGTCTAATTACATCCTCCTCACTAATCGCTGTGCATAATGGAATAATATGGTCTATATCCCAAACATACCCATGATTAGACCAATTCATGTTGTCTGTAAATTTACTCTCAAGGTGATTTTTAAATTCTTCAATAGAACATCCAAGTATTTCAATAGTCTTATTACTTTTTAATAATCCTTTCTTCTTAAAAGATTGTCTAATTAGTTTTGATATTGATGATTTTAGTTTGAATATAGGATCCGTTTTTCTACGGTTCCTTTGATATGTTGTCTTATACTTTGTTATCTTATCTTTATTCTTTTTTGTATGTTCGGATTTATATTTTGCTACTTTTTCCTTATTATTAATGGAGTATTGTCTTTGATATTCTATTTTTTGATCACTATTAGACTCATAGTGTTCTTTTCTTTTCTTTAGTATATCTTCTCTATTTAAATAGTAATAATCAATTCCTGACTTTCTTAACTTTTCTATATTTTTTATTCTATAGTTTTTCTTATACTCTTTCATACATTCCTTACAAGAGTTTGTATTAGATACAAATAGAAGACTATCCTTTTCTATATTACACTTTATACATAATTTTTTTGTTATCATAAATTATATATTAAATAAAAATCCCTGAAAAATGACTTCTTCAGGGATTTATAAAATAAATATTTAAAAATATTCAATTAAATATCTTTAAAAAAATCATCTTCTTCTTCAATAGCTGATGATTTAGTTGTAGTTTTTTCTGCGAAGTTATCATCAAAATCAAAGTCATCAGATGATGGTTTTGTTTCAGCTTTAGCTCCTGAGAAAGAAGAAGAAGACTTACCAGTTAAGAAATTTGTAATTTCTGTAATCTTAGATTGTTGTTCTTCTGTTAACTTCTTAGGTGAAAACTCTTCTAAATCGTGTTCACGATCCATTAAGAATTCTTTTACTTTACCTTGAACAGATGGGTCAATTTTACCTTCTACAAGTGGTGCATTTTTGAAAACACCTTTCTCTTTGAAATAAATCGGAAGAGATGTAGCTTCTGGTTTGAACATACTCATCTTGTAATCAGGATAAGTTTCATCACCGGTTTGGATTTCTTTTACTACTAATACGAAGTCTTTACCTGAATCTAAAGAGAAAACATTACAACTTACTCCAGAGATTTCTCCGTTTCTTTCAGCTTGAATTTTATCTTTAATAGTTTTACCATATTGCATGATAAGGATTTTACCAACTAATTCTGGTTGTTGTTCGTCTTCAATAACTAATACATAAGAGTAGTATTTCTTAGAATATTTTAATTGTTTTGACTTCTCAATTAAAATTGCATTTTTTGAATTTTGCATTGTGTAGTATAAGTCAGTCAAAGGACACTTCTCATTGAAGTTCTTTGGTGAATCAAACCATCCGCTTAATTCTTTTGGTTGTTTGATATCAACATAGTGAGTAATTTTCTCAATAGCTGATTGTCCTACTTTACCATCTTTTGTTAAGTTAGGTAAAAATCTTACTACAGATCTCCAACCTCTTTTTTTGTCTTTCACTTTAGAAAGATCTACACGGTAGATACCGTCATTGTTTGTTGCCTTTTGTTCATTTAAGAAGTCCATTTTAGTGTCTAAACTGCCATTAAATAAATCATCGATTTCATTTGCTGCCATAATTGCTTTTTATTTTTTTGTTATATCAAATACTTTGTGTATCTGATTATTAGTTATATTAATTGTTTGTGAAAAAGTTTTAAGATTTGTTGTGTTATTTAAGAAATAATAGTATATTATAAAAAATAATTAATCATTTCAGATGTTTTACCACCATTATTAAAAATCTTACAAAGATTCTTATATTCTATATCATTTACTTTATAAAGTTGTAAATCAGCACCATATAAAGTATTAATATCACCTGTATTTTCGTCTAAATAATCTTCTGACCACATTGATGAGGTTGGTCTAAATCCAGTTACTTCATATAATCTTTTTAGACAATCTATAACTACTGGAAATTTATCTGGATTAAAAAGACCTAAATTTAGATAGATAACTGAGTAACCAGGAATGGTATTATTTAATATATTCTCTTGTAGTCTTTCAAGATAACTCTTACCAGATCTATTTTTTGATTCTTCAACCTCCGAAAAATAAACATCATTGTAGTTCTTACTAGCCAATTTAATCATATCATTTGATAAAGGTTTAGATAAATCAATAAACATATTTTTCCAAGTATCTTGAGTGGATTCACATTCTTTATTAATCCAATTCTCTTCAAAACTCATATCATAAAATAATTGATGTCTAATAGGTCTTGTTATATTATCAGTTGTAAAAAATTGATATCCAGACTCATATAATTTACACTTAGATAGAGACTCCTCATCTGTTAAATCATAGAATAGTTCTTGAATATCCAATTCAGTCGGAAATTCAGATTCGGTAATAACTGATTCAAATAACTTATATGTTTTTAAATATTTCATAATTTAATTTTTAAATTCAGCTCCAAATCCACATTCTACTCCAAAAACTCTAACTTTAATTTCCACATATGATATTTTATAGTCTATCATATTGTATTCATCATCCATTAAATTTTCATTATTTATGACAACTTTTTCTTTTTGATTTACATGATGTTTTCTTGGAATATAAATCTCCCAACTACATCTACTATCTTTTAAGTAATTATCAACTCTAAGAATAAATTCCTTAATTTCATTTATATCAAAGAGCTCTTTATATCCTCTAAACTTGTCTATTGTAATTCTAAACTCAGGATAATATCCAAAACTTTTATAATATGTATCTTCGGTATCTTCTACTTTTACTCTGAATCCAGTATCTTGAAATTCAAGAGACATATCTATAATATCATTTTTAATATTATCTCCTCTAGATTCAAATAACTTATATGTTTTTAAATGTTTCATAATTTTATCATTAATCTAAAGTTTGTAAAAGAAATATAATCACCAATACCATCAAAATCTTCTTCTTTACTACAACCAGTTAAAAACTCTACGCCACTAGCAAAAAATCTTAAAGGTGATTTATCTTTATCGGTTCTATATTTAGTTTCTTTATCTATTGGGTCATAAATTGAATATGTTGAATAATACCATTCGGTTAAACTAATAATACTATCTTTTATTTCATACCAAAAGAAAAGATTACCTGGATAACCACCTTGTGGATTAACAACTCCTGGTATTTCTCTATTTCCAGCACCCCAAGGTTTACTAATATAAACTTCTAAATAAATATCAGTTCTTGTCTTATTAAAGTATCTTTCTGGGTCAATCTCTACATCCTTTCTAATTCTACTAATGTTAACTTGTAGACCGTTATCTTCCAATTCAAGAAGAATATCATTAACATAATTTTCAAGATCATCAATACTAGATTCAAATATTTTATATGTTTTTAAATATCTCATTTTACATTTTATATATTTTTATCATAATAAGACTAGCTTGTCTACCAATCAATTCTATATCTTTATGATCATCAAGATCAATCCATCTGCCATTCTCATAGAATAATTCAATGTATTCAGGGCCTGAAAATGATATGCTAATACCATATTCTTTTTCAGATATGTATTCTGATATTCTTTCTAATGTGTTTTTAATATTATCTGTTATATCAAATAAATGTGGCCATTTACCATGATCCGATTCTATATCAAAGTATCCTTCACCCCAATGTTTACAAGTTAGCCCTTCATCTTGGATATCTAATAACATATCACTAACATCTTGTTCTATTTCTTTTAGATCAGGTTCGATACTTTCAAATATTTTATATGACTTTATATGTTTCACTTTTCTTCTCTTCTTTTTTTCATTAAATCTTTAATGAATTCTTTTATCTCATCATTACAATCAGGAGTGGGTAAGAAACCATATCCTCTCATTCTTGAGTACCATTTGATTTGTCCAATGACATTACCACCTTTACTAACATTATAAGTGTCAGTTTTAGCACCTTTCTTTTTAGGTTGTAAAGTAAACTTTAAGGTTGAAACTTCTTTTTTAGCCTCAAAAATGTCTTTATCAACCGTATATTTTCTTTGAAATGAAGATATTCTTGGATTATAGTAAATGAAAATATTAATATTGTATAATTCCTCACCAGAAAACTCTTTCATAAAGTCATCTATATATAAATAGTCATCAGAATTAGGTATACCAATATCAATTGAATAATCACTATCTTTTAGGTAATCTTTTACTCTCAATAAAACATCCATTATATCTTCTAATCTAAAAAATCGGTCTTGATTATCTTTAATATAAACTCTTAAGCAATCTGTAGGATCTATACCATTTTTATAGTAATTAATATTAGATGTAGTATATTCAATGTCACACAAATCTAATTCTAATAAGATATCTTCAATATCTACTTTTATATCAGAGGATATTGATTCAAATATTTTATATGTTTTTAAGTATCTCATCTGTTTACTATTGTTTCATCCGGGAACATCTCTATCAATTTAGATGATAATTCTCTTGTCATTTCAGGTTCCCAAGCTTTTATACCCCAGTTTTTAGATTCTCTTTGTGGTTGTATGGTAAACTCATAATTTAAAAATCCGCTTTTAACAATACTCATTTTATTTGGAAAGTATTTATTCCAAGTTATATTATTTTCTCCATGTGAGAATGTTTCACTGTAAACAAATATTTTATTACCTATCATCAAGTGGGTCTTTATTTCTGTTGCCATCACTTTTATTTTCAACTCATTACCTTCATCTAAATAATCAAGTGAAAGGTCTTTAGCCATTTGTATTAGTTTCCAGTTTATCTCATCTTTTTTAATATCTTCACAAGACAACCAATACTTATCAACTATCTTTTTTTCTTCATCAGAAATACTTTCTATTCCGTTATCTCCATGTACATCATATGGATTCTCATAATCATACCCACCTTTTTTCCAAATAGCATACATAAGACCTGTATCTGGATCTAAAACATGACCAATACTATCTAACCTAATAAAGTTATCAGGTATAGTCATAGAATCATATTCTTCATATAGTTTTAAGTATTTCATTGTCTATATATTAAAAGTTCAGTAAGATTTTAATTGTATAGTCATAAATATCACTATCATCATCAAATTGTCTATTACCTCTTGAAACATCAAATATAACTTCTTCATAGTCTAAAGTTGGTAAAATAGAAGGTAAAACAGCATCTATATCTGATTCTAACTTTCTAAGATTCATTTTACCAGTTAAATGAGAATCACTATATCCACCAATATTAATAGTAACACAAGGTTTATACATATCTAATATTTTATCTACTGAATAATCTTTTTTCTTATTAATATCTGAACTATAGATAGTAACATCTCTTCTTTCATCTCCTTTAAATTTATCACCTAATTTAATACCATAATTATCAATATTAAAGTTAGCACAATTCCATTTTTTATCAGTTACATAATATTGGTCATCATCTCTTCTAAGAAGAATACTTGGATAACCTCCAATACTTAAAGTTGGATTAACAATATCTTTTAATATAGAAATAATAATATTTAATTTATCACTATCTTTTGGTTTTGGAACAGATAGGAGTCCGTTATACTTTCTATTATTTGGTTTATCATGATTCTCATAATCACCATAAGCAACACAACACATTGTCCATTTTTTCTTACTCTCAGGTATCTCATCATAGACATCATACATTCTATCATTGATATAATCAGTATCTACTTTAGACATTGCAATAAACATTCTATCAACTAAATCTTTAATCTTTTCCCAGTATCCTTCGCCAATAAAATGATCTGACCATTTTTTTAATGATGATTCACTTACCATTGACTTTTGATTTTGATTCCATTGATATCTTTTTAGATCTTCAAACCAATCATAGATACCATATTTGGAAGATTCTGATTTTTCTAAAAAAGAATTATATTTTTCTAAATGTTTCATTTTGGAATTACTTTAATATTTACATTTCTAACATCACCAATCATTTCAGAATTCTCATCTAAGAAATGACCATCTTTATAATTTAATATGTAAGCAAAATCTTTTTTCTCACCACCAGATACGGTTGCACTTATTCCCCAATTTAGTGATCTCACATAAGAAACAATGTGTAGTATTTCATCTTCTATTTCACTTAACTTAAATGAGTCATTATTTATCTTATTGACATCAAGAATGATTCTTCTATCATCTTTATCATTACTTTTGAATATTGAAGGAACTCCAGGATCTTGACCTAATAATGTTTTAAATCCTTTTTCTTTGAAGTCAATTATAATATCTTCTATAGTTTGCATAATACCACTTCTCTCATCAGTAGATTCAAATATGTTATATTTCTTTAAGTATTTCATATTTCAAAGATAACTTTTTCACTATTTGGTCTTGAATAAACTATCTTGTTAATATTCTTAACTGAGTATTTATAATTAGGATTTACATACTTCTTACCTTCTCCTTTATTTAAATAAGCGATTGTTATATGTGGTTTATAAGTTGGAAACTTATCATTATTAGGTAGCTTTGATAACTCATCATGTAATTCTTGTAGACCAGAATCCGAAACAACATTGAATTTCAAAACATCAAATTGTTCATTTTCAAAAAGATTTATACCATCTATATCAATATGTAATTCACCATTAAACTTATCTAAAATAGATTTAACTTGATCTTCAGTAACATCTTTTTCAAGTCCATATAACAATGTCAGATGTGGATATTCTTGAATACCGTGAGAATCATCACCTCCTGTATAAACATCTTTAGGATCAATAGAATTAGTTAATTCATCCCAATTACTTACAGGAACTTCAATCATTACACACCCGTATTCATATCCAGATGATTCTTTTATAAATTGTAAATAGTTTTTAATTATCATATACTACCTTGTATTATTATTCTTTTTTCACCACCTCTATTATTATAAGAGAATTTGAATCCAATTCCAATTTCACTTTGTAATCTTTTTACAGCTACTAAGAAATCTTCAGCTTCTTCTCTTTCCTTGCTACCTTCTTTAAATTCTTCCTTTTCATCAGACATTGACCAATCATTTTTAGAAAATAATAAAGCTCTATTACTTCCTGAAATAGGGTTTAAATTATGTCCTTTAAGCTCTTTAGCCTCCCAAGTTATTTCACCATCTGAATTTATTTCACCAGTCCAATCTAATAAATTTCTTCTATCCGATGGTTGATAAACTTCCTCTCTAGGTACCATTCTACAATTGAATTGTGGATTTTTCCAAATAGATATACCTGGGTAAGAAACATCTGATATCCAATACCAACCATTATCTTCAAATTCTAAGAAACAATTTTTAATTGTATCAAGAACTTGATTATAGATTTGCTCTTCAATATTTTCATTAAATTTTCTAAGATATTTCATAATGATATATATTTTATTTCTATTTTGGTAAAGTGGAAAAGATTAATTATCTTTGATAAAATTAAAAATAATAGATATGACAGAAAGATTTTCAATGAGAGAAACGCTTAAGAGTAAGTTCGGTGAAGCTGAAAAAAGTGTTAAAGGAAGTAGAGCAACAAAAAGAGCAACTGAAAAAGTTAAGTCTTCTGATACTGGAAAGTATAAAGTCAAAATTGTTGATGGTGTTAAGTATATGGTTTTAAAATAAAAAAGAGGTCTATTGACCTCTTTTTTTATAAATTGTATTTAATATCTACCTTTTTAGGATCTGAATATAAATTCTTATTATAGTATTGGTCAAATACTTCTCTGTATTTTTGTTCCCATTCTTCTATATTAGGAATATTCATATCTTCCATTTTCTTTCCTAATCCAGTTGACATATAAGCTTGTAACTCATCTGGTAAAACATGGTCAGCATAGCCATAATCAGTTATACATTTAAACATTGAATCTTTAACAACCCCGTCACATTCACTATTTAATTTAGACATAGCTTCTTTATAATCAGTCAAAGTAAACCACATAGCATGAGCAAATTCATGTTCAAGTAATCTATTTGATAATTCATCTACACCTAATAAGTAATATTTACTATCTCCCTCAATTTCTTTTATAGTATTAATAATAGATAACATAATTTTATCATAGTTATTAATTTCATCTTCTGGTATACCAAACATACATTCTTCTAAAATAGTAGATGGTATATTAAATCCTGACCAATCAGCACCATAAGTAAATTCTTGTTTACCATAATGTTGTTTGTAAAGATCTTGGAATCTTGAAAATTTGAATTGTTTACTGATTATTTCTTCAAATGCACTTTCATAAAATTCTTGTGGTCTTAGAAATAACATAGCTCTTGAATGAGAGTCTTCTACTTTAACTGCCCATATGTGTTCACCAACATGATATAATTCAATAGATTGAAGATATAGTTCCATTTGTGGAGCTAGTAATCTATTAGGGTCAGTTATTAACTTTTCTAAAAATAATTTATAGGATTTAATTAGTTTCATAGTTATTTATTTTTTTTATAATTCTGATTCATCTTTTAATAAATCAAAAACAGCCTTAGCGCCTTCAATAAAACTTTCCTTAGATATGTTGAATTTTTCATCTGATTCACCTTCTTGTCTATATACCCAAGCCCATTCTGAAGACATATCTTCAAATTATTCCTGTTTTAGTATTTTCAATCCAAATATAGTTATAGTTATCTGCCATGATTTTTGATTGATCAGATGATTCTAAGCTCTCATTAAATTTCTTTAAGTGTTTCATAATTATTCAACTTCATATTTTGTAACTTGTTTCAATTTAACAACATCCTTACCATCAACTAACTGGAATTTAACTTTCTTATCGTCAAAGTTATACGGATCAGAATTAAATATCTCCATCTGTTCTTCTGTTACTGGATATTCCTCACCCCAAACATCTCTACTATAAACACTCCATTCATATCCATCAACACCAAGAGTGCCAACTTTAATTTCGGGATTTTCTGTTTTTATATTCTTCGAAGCGTTCTCTTGTTCATCACGCATTTGTTGGTCATAAAAGTTTTCAAATATTTTAATGTGTTTCATATATTTATTTATTTTTTAAACTTGTCTAATAATCTTTTGAATTCATATTCAGTTATCTCTTTACTTACAGGTGTGCCATAAATAGTTGTTGAATATTCAATGAAATTAGCCATTAAATCTTTTATGTTATTACCAAGATTTTTAAGCATACCCTCAAATCCATATTTTTTATAACCATTATATGCCATCCAAGCAGACATTACTTCTAATAAAGATAAATCGCTTCCGAATAATCCTTCATTTAAGTGTTTCTTCTTTTTAGATTCTCCTGAGAATGGACTCATTAAATGTTTTAAGTTCCAAGAAGGAACAAACCTCTTATTATGTTTCTCAAAGTCTTCATATGATTCAATACCAGAATCAATAGGATTTTGAATATATTGAATATTAGCACCTTGCTTATTCATATCAGAGATTCTATTTCCAATATCAGTTTTAGCTGACATCTTCATAACTCTTTTAAGTTGATCTACTGTGTGTTGTCTTGGTAGTGATTCATTAGTAGGTTCAACATCTGAGAAATCTACCGACCCATCTTCATTAAATATAACAAATCCTATACCATTTTCAATTGGTAAAGTTCCTAACTCTACTAACTTATTAAAATCCTCAGTTCCAATACTTTCTGGTCCAAATTCCCAAACACGAGAAACACCACCATCTTTTATTACAAATTGTATATCAACTTGTCCAGATGATTCAGTTGCCTTATTTTGTCTAATAATTCTTCTAATTCCAGTCTTATTAGAAACATATTCTTTTTCAGCACCGTATTTAGATCTTGCTCTAACTATTTTCATTATTCTCCAAATTCCTTTTTCTCCATCCAATTAGAAAGTTCTTCATCATCCCAAAGTTTTTCTTTTAGATATTTCATAACATTTTCTTGTATCATTTCTTCAGCTTTGTAGAAATCTTCAATATCAGATGATTTAATTATTTCTTTAAGAAGTTCATATACTTCATCTAATTTAGAAAATAATTCGTCATTTTCTTGAAAACTCTCAGCTAAAAACTTCTCACCATCTAATTTATTATTAGAAGGTTTAACAACTCTCATAGAAACATCTGGATCACTTAATGATTTATCAGCATCTAATTTCTTATCAGTCTTTGGTTTAACCAATTCCTGCTTCTTCATATCCTTAGAAAGCTTTTGAGCTTTATCATTGATTGGATGTTTTTTAATATGTTTCATAGTTAATATTATTTTATAAAAGTATATATTAAAATAAAAACCCCAGTTTTTAGACCGGGGTTTAACAAAATACAAAAATTACCTATTAGAAATCTTCATCTAATTTATCAAAATCAATTTCTTTATCAGAAGTTTTTTGATATTCAGCAACACGCTTCTCAAAGAAGTTACTTTTATTTTGTAAAGATAACATCTCCATGAAATCAAATGGATTCTCAGAATTATAAACTTTCTGACAACCTAATTCAACTAACCAAAAGTCAGCAACATATTCAATGTATTGTTGCATCAACTTGTCATTCATTCCAATTAATGAAACTGGAAGAGATTCTGTAATAAACTTTCTTTCAATATCAACAGCTGAGCAAATAATTTCTTTAATTCTATCAGGTGATACCTTATTTTGAATGTGTTTATTGTGTAATAAACAAGCAAACTGACAGTGTAAACCTTCATCTCTTGAAATTAATTCATTAGAGAAAGCTAACCCTGGCATTAAACCTCTTTTCTTTAACCAGAAGATTGAACAAAATGATCCTGAGAAGAAGATACCTTCAACTGCCGCAAAAGCAATTAATCTTTCAGCAAATGAATCAGAACCAATCCATTTCAAAGCCCAATCAGCTTTATTCTTAATAGATTCATAGTTATCAATAGCATGAAATAATTTATCTTTTTCAGCCGAATCTTTAATGTAAGTATCAATTAATAATGAATAGGTTTCAGAGTGTATATTCTCCATCATTATTTGAAAACCATAAAAAGATTTTGCTTCAGGGTATTGAACTTCTTTTAGGAAGTTTTCAGCCAGATTCTCATTTACTATACCATCTGATGCAGCAAAGAAAGCTAATATCATTTTAATGAAGTGCTTTTCATTATCATTTAATTTTTCATTCCAATCTGTTAAGTCTTGAGCTAAGTCAATTTCTTCCGCAGTCCAAAATGAATGTTGCTGATTTTTGTACATGTCCCAAATATCGTGATATTTTAAGGGAAACATTACAAAACGGTCTTTGTTCTCTTGTAATATGTGTTCTGTGTTTTTCATAATTTAGTTTATTTATTATTATTTATATCGATCTATATTTGAATAGTTTAATATCTTTTAGTATATTTGTATTTATTAAAAAAGTTTAAGTCCAATGAATAGTATAAACGCAAATAAAAAAATGAAATGGTCTAAAAACCGGAAGAGATTGCGTGATGCTTTGGAGAGTAATGCTTACGGTAACCAACTGGGTAAAATGTTAGAGAATTTTCAATTACTTAAACCAGAAGAGTTCTTACAATGCAAAAATAATTTACTAAAATTAGCATTGAAAAATGCCTCAAAAGAATGTGCTGTCTTTCTAATAGAAAAAGAAGCTAGAGCAAATATTGAGTTCTGTTTGTTAGAAACCGATTATAATAAAATTGATAAAGTTTATAACTTAATATCTGAATTAAATTCAAAATATGATTTCACAGGGCCTTCTTTGCCTCAAAAGAAAACTTTAATAGCTAGATTAATTAGTCCTGAAAAAGTCTCAGAAAATTCTGATAGAGTTGATTATCTATTCAAAATGATTTGCGAAGGATTTTTCACATCAGAAGATGTTATGGAACAAATAGAAATATCTTACAAAGATAAACAAGAACAAAAAAGACATTTTACCTCCCTGTTCAGGGATTTAAAACTAAGAGAATTAGGAATATGAGGAATTTATATAAAATGAAATATGAATACTCACGTCAACCTTGGTATAATGGTGATGATGTATTTGAGCTTGACTTTATTCATACAGATAGATATTTTTCACAATTTGGAACAGATTGTTCTTGGACTAATTTTAGAACTAAAGAAACTATTAATATCTGGGATATGTGTATGAGAAAAATAACTGATGATGAAGCTAAGCAATTAGTAAGAGAGTATAATCTAAATCAATTGGGAATATGAAATTATATTATGATGGTATAGGATATCCTTGTAAATTGAAATCTGAAATGAAAGGTAATAATACTTGGTATAGTATGGAACCAGTAAAAGTTAAAGTAACTTTACCTAAATATATCTATGATAAGATTTTATTAGATATCAAATTAGACAATGAGAATGATACTTTAAGGGATATATTTAGATTTAAATTACTACTTCAAAGAGGAGAGTTGTCAAGAAATAAAGATAAGTGGAGTAGACATTCTCAAGTTGTTCAAAATGAACTTTGGGAATTAGAAACATATTTAGATAGATTAACAATTACTTCTAAATTCAGAAATGGTGATGTTACTGCTATATTTGGTTTATCAATATTTTCTGAAATAGAATTAGACAAATCAGATATTAGAGAAATTATATTAAATGAACTTATTTAAAAGCGAAAACACCGAGGAGCGAATTCGGTGTTCTCTATAGCCTAAACTATACCGGTCCTAAGCTGGGGGATCGCTCTCCCCTCCGGTTCATACATTATATATAAATAATATAAACTTTCTTTTTTAAAAATATAAAACATAAGTAAATTAATGTCAAACTAAAAAACAAACAAAATGGTAAAAAATGAAATTAAAGTAGATTTCTCTAACACAGAAGAACTAAAAAACATTATTGAGAAAGCTTATTTTACTGAAGGAATGGGTGGAAAAATCCTTGGAAAAAACCACTTCATTAAAATTAATGAATCTGATGATATTCATTACACAATCTTCAAAGACATGAATAGTGTGACTGTAAAGTTACACAATCCAGAAATCATTGATGGATCTATGAGATTCATGATTGATGAAACACAAGGAGAAGTAAGATTGTATCCTATTTCAATCTATTGTATTAAAGAAGAAAACAAGTATATTTTCTACTAATATGAAAAAACTTTGGAGATACCTATTTGTTGTTAAACCTGAAACAGGTGAAACACTACCCGTAGGATACTTTATCCTATTCATTATCCTAATAATTGGTGGATATTATATAACTAAAAACTAAAACTAAAAACTATGATTCATTACGACTTTAATGACATTCTAATTACGCCTGCTGTAACTTCAAGTATTAGATCAAGAAGTGAAATTAACCAACATCAAACTTTAATGGGTGAAACTAATTGGTTACCAGTTATTGTATCTCCTATGGATACTGTTATTGGTCTAGATAACTGGGAACTTTATTTAGAAAATAAAATGCCTATTTGCTTTCCAAGAGGTATTTATCCAAGAACATATCCTGTTCAATTTAGTGAAGATGATAGAGCAATGCTACAATGTTTTAAAGATGTAATCTTTTACTCATACTCTTTAGATGAAGCAAATGAATTAGTTCAATGGTTAATTAACAATCCTGGAAGTGATTTAGATGGTAATGTCCTAATTGATATCGCAAATGGTCATATGCAGCATATGGTTGATTTAGTTAAAGAACTCCGCAGTAGAACAAAAATGAAGATTATGGTTGGTAATATTGCTAACCCTGATACTTATAAAGTTCTTTCCGAAGCAGGTGCTGATTTTATTAGAGTTGGTATTGGATTTGGTGGTGGTTGTTTAACTGCTATGAATACTGGTGTTGGTTACTCTATGGCATCACTTGTTAAAAAGTGTGCTGATATTAAAGAACAAATGAGTTCAAATGATGAAAGAGTTGCTAGTATTGTAGCTGATGGTGGATTCCGTGAATATTCTGATATTATTAAAGCTCTGGCTTTAGGTGCGGATTATGTCATGTTGGGATCTATCTTAAACAAATGTTTAGAATCTTCTGGTGATACTTATTGGAAAGGTATAAAGTTATCACCAGAGATTGCTAAATTTCTTTGGAAGAGAAAATTCAAACTTGAAAAGAAATTCAGAGGAATGTCTACTAAAGAAGTTCAAAAGAAATGGGGTAAGAAAAAATTAACTACATCAGAGGGTGTGGTTAGAATGAGAACTGTAAAATATACACTTTCGGGTTGGAGAGAAAACTTTGAAGATTATTTAAAATCTACTATGTCTTATACTAATAGTCGGACATTAAATGACTTTATTGGGAATGTTAAATGGACAATAATCTCTCAAAGCTCATTTAATAGATTTAATAAGTAAACTTAATATGATTTATTCATATAACTCTAAACAAATAAAAACAAATAAAAACAAATGAAAAAAGGAACAGTAAAATTCTTTAACGAGACCAAGGGTTTCGGTTTTATTAAAGAAGAAAACGGACAGGACATTTTTGTTCATGTAACCGGATTAAAAGAAGATATTCGTGAAAATGACGAAGTTGTCTTTGATGTAGAAGAAGGAAAAAAAGGCTTAAACGCTATTAATGTAGCTTTAGCTTAATTAAAATATACTTACAATACAAACAAAAAACCCACCTTATGGTGGGTTTTTTTATTATAATGAGTAATCTAGCGTTTCACCATAAAGAAGAAACTTGAATTTGACATACCATTAACTGATTCTTCAACTTCTTTAACCTCTGCTTGTCCTTGAGATACTAAATCAGCTGAATTGATTTTAACAGAACCTGGTAATGTATAATCATATCTACCAGTTAAGTTACCTAATTGTATCTTACTATATCCAACAACATACTTAAAAAATAAATCATCTCTAAATAAGTTTTCTTGAGGTATGTTAGCATAAGCCTCCATAATAACATCATATTTAACATTAGTTAAAATATGTAATCTATGATTTAATTGGTTAAAGTTATATTTAAGTGTATATTTATTTAATTGATTTAACATATCAGACATATTATCTAATATAGTTTTGTAAACACCTAACTCACCAATTGTAGTAACATAAGATGATAAATAAGGTTGATTAGTAACACCTAAGTTTACTGATAAATTTGGTTGGTTAATACCTAATTGAAAAAGAGAAGATCCTCTTACTTCATAAAGATAACTAACAGATTGAATTTCACAAGGAACATTTACATAGTTATATTTTGTAAATTCTTCAGAAAAGAAAGCTTCTTTAACTATAAGAAAATACATCTTTTGAACAGCATATTGATAATTACGGTAGAACCAAGGTAAGGCTCTGGTTTCAATAATTTGTCTAACATTATTATCTGGTAGTGTTCTAGGAAGAGCACAGGATATAGTTAATTCATTTTGAACTAAGTCTACTAATTCTTCTATTGTATAACCCCCTTGATAAGGAACATAACTATTACCGTATCCATTAACATCTGACATAAAAATAATTTCTTTTGTTTATATATTAATTTGGCAACCTCACTTATTATTTGTATATTTGAAGTATGAAAACAGGGAAAATAATCATCGGTAAAGTTACATTTGAGGATATCATGAAAGCTAATAAAAAAGCTTCAAGAGAAATGAATTTAGAGAATTCTACTGGTTGGAACTCTGTTAGAAAAACTCATAAATCTGTTAAAGATTATACCCGTAAACCTAAGCATAAAAAAAGCTATTCATTTGAATAGCCTTCTATTTATACTGTAAAGTTTTTCGATCCTTTTAATTTCTCAAGAGTGTGTTTCTCATCAAGTTCTATGTTTTTAGGTATTCTAACATATATCTTAACATAAAGATCACCTAATCCATAATGAACATCAGGTATTCCTTTACCATTTACTCTATAAATCTTACCGTGTTCTGTTCCAGGTTCAATAGCTATTGTTAAGTCACCATGTGGTGTTTTAACTTTAACATTAGCACCAAGTATAGCATCTAAAACCGAAATAGTTTTTTCAATGTTAATATTGTTTCTATCTCTTGTAAAATATGTTTCTTTTATTTCTTCTATTATAATTTGAAGATTTCCAGGTAACCCATTTCTAGTGTAGTTACCAAATCCATTCATTGTTAGCTGAATATCATTTGAAACCCCTGCTGGTATTTCTACATCAACTGTTTGTTCTTTTGAAACAGTACCATCACCGTGACAATCACCACATTTACTTTTTATTTGCTTACCTGATCCACCACAATCTGGACAAGTTGTAGCTGTTCTAATCTGACCAAATGGTGTGTTTTGAATAACGGTTCTTTGTCCTACACCATTACAAGGTAAACAATCCTTAACATCTGTTCCTCCTTGACCAGAACATTTTTCGCATCTATCTTGTCTTCTATACTTTAACTTCTTATTAGTACCTTTAAGAATTTCATCTATTGTTAAACTAACTTTAATTCTCAAATCAGAGCCTTTTGTTTGCCTAGGTTGTCTATTATATCTTTGACCAAAGATATCACCAAATTGACTAAAAATGTCATCCATGTTGAAACCATGACCTTGTTGACTAAATGGATTTCCTCCACCAAATGGATTACCGGATGCCGATCCAAATCTATCATAGTTTGATTTTTTTTCAGGATTTGACAATGTGTCATATGCCTCAGCAGCATCTTTGAATTTAGCTTCTGCTTCAGGGTTATCAGGGTTTTTATCGGGGTGATATTGCATAGCCATCTTTCGATAAGCCTTTTTAATCTCATCATCAGATGCACCCTTATCTACGCCTAGTATGTTATAATAATCTTTACTCATAATTTTTTCTTATATCAAATTTTATGCCAATATTTTGGATAAGACTAATTCTCTTTTAATTGATTTAAGTCCATCATCAAATCTTATTTGTGTGTAACTGTTATATTTAATCCAGAAATCATCTGGGTGTGTATAACAATCTTTTTTTGTTTTTAATGTTAAGAATGGTAGTTCTTCAACAATCTCTTTAAATACTGTTAGAATATCAACATCACTATAGTATTCCATTTCTGATAATCTATTACAAAAATAATCCATACAAGGTTGGACATTTCTTTGAACAACCTCTAAGTATTTCTTTTCAGTTTTAGATGAATCTATGTACCAATTTAACATCTTATAATATTTTTAATCTTTATATCTCTTTCTCTTTGTAACTTAATACTAGCTATTTCTTTTTCAATATCATTACACTCTTTTGTTTTTTCAACTAAATGTGCAATGTAATTATCAACTATTAATGTTAATGTTTCAACTGTTCTATCTAATTTATCAAAGTGTATTAAAGATGATTTGGTCTTCTTCAACATATCTACTAAGTAATTTAAAAAGTCATCTATATCAAAGTATAACTGAAACAACTCCAATCTTCTATCTCTTAAAAGAGATGGTGGTGTTATGTAAACTTTTGCCCAAACTCTCCTAATAGAAGGTAGTATTAAATCTAAAGTTTCAGTTTCATCATCATTATATAAACAACCCTTAAATTCTTCTGTGTCAAATAAAGTATATTTTTCATTAACAATACTATTTAAAACAGATTCAAATTCATTTACATTTGTAATTCCTTCCAAAAGAGTCTTAAAAAGTAGGCTCTTATATTTTGGGTGATTTTTTATCTCTAAAAATGGTATCTTTTCTGACATTACTTACCTAAAATAATTTTTGGAAAACGGAATGGTTTTCCATTTAATGAATAACCTTTACTAACAACATCAATAATTTTTGATTCACCGATTTCCATAACTTGAATTACTTCATGTATATCTTCATCATATTTTTCAGTTTGAATAACTTCAATGTTGTGTGACTTCAAAAATGTTTCTAATTTCTGAGCAATTAATTTAACACCACTTTTTGCTGATTCATCTTTGATATTTTTTAGAGCAATAGATAAATCATTATCCATGTCAAGAATAGATGATATCATAGAAACCTTTGTATTGTTTTTGATATCTTCTTTTTCTTTAGTCATTCTTCTTTTGTAAGTTTCAAAATCAGCATAAAGTCTAACATACTTATCTTCTGATTCTGTTAGTTTTGCTTCTAACTCTTGATACTTCGAAAGTAACTCATCAAAAGGAGTTACAATTCTTTCCGCGTTTTCTGTATTTTCTTCCATAATTATTGTAATACTTTTTCTAATTTTTCATTTCTTTCCCACCATTTAATATTATCATCAACTGTCCTAACAAAAATAGGATCTAATTTTTGAATGTGATGTAACATCTTTGATTTAAATTTTTCCCAATATTCTTTACCAAACATTTCTAAGTTGGTAATTAAAATTGAGTATTGAATAATCTCAGAATCAGTTAAGTAAAGTTGAATACTTGTTCCTAATATTAAACAATTGTAATAATCTTTTCTTTCATTGAAGTTAAGACTTCCTCCAATAATATCTAAATTAGCCATTAATAATTGAATTTAAGTAGTTTTTTAACATTGTTTGCTCCATAAAATTCATAAGTAACATTCTTATCAACAATTTTATGAATCTCTAATTTCTCAATTTCCAGTTTAATAATATCTATGTATTCAACTAAATCTTTAAGAGCCTTTGTATATAATAGATTTGGTTCCCAATAGTCAGGAAATTTATCTACAAATTTATCCACCGCATAATCAAATGTTTTCTTTCTAACAAGTAATAAGTCTTTTTCCTTAATAGATTTATTTGTCAAGAACTCCATTACATAAGTGTTGAATTTATGAATTAAGTTATCAGTTTCAATTACTTTTAACAAACCAATTACAAGTGCATCTCTTTCAGATATTTCTAACTCTTTATTTTCTTTAAGAATTTTTTCGGCTTCTTTTTCAGAACCAACAATGTAGTAAACATAATGGTCCCAAACACATCTTTTTACAATATCTTCAGGGTATATTGATATTTTCATATTTAAGTATTATTTTTTTAGTTATAGGTTATAAGACCTATAAAGTTTAGGCAATTTACCTATACAGAAATTTATTAAAAATATTTAAAAAGTTGATAAAAAAATAGAATATATAATGCACTTTTATTTAATAAATTTCTTATATTTGTATAAATAAAAACCGACAAAAAAAATGTTAAATCAATTGAAAAAACTTGTAAATTCAGAAGTAGATACCCCTGACGGTGAGGCTACTCTTAATGATGTTTATGTAACTGAGCTTGGTTACATTATGGCTAAAATTTGGTATCCAAAAAAACAATGTTGGATTAACCATAAAATAGGAGACTTAAAAAATTTACTTAATGAAGTAGATGTAAAAATAAAGTCTGATTTAACAAAAAAGATACAAATAAAATTAAAAAAAGAGTTAGCTTAAGCTAACTCTTTTATATTGCTTTGAAAGCAAAAGTAATTGAATCTATTTTAAAGTTGTCTGGTAATACATCAACTGATTTATAATAGGTATAATTTGGTATTTTTACAACATAAATATATTCTAGTTCTAAACCTAATTCATCTTTAGAATAAGATTCAGCAAATCTTAAAGTTTCTTTTATTTCATCTATGTTAAATTCTTTTAGAGTTGGTCCATTATGAGTCATAACCCTTTTCTCAATTTTAACATCAATAGTTTTAATAGTATAGTTTTTAGTTTCTAAGTTCCAGGAACCAAAAGAATCAGATTTTGAAAAATCCATTTTTTGAGAAGTAGATTCTTTCACACTAACTCTAAATCCTTCATCTTGTAACTCTAAGAATAACTCTTTGAACCAATCAAATTGATTAGACTCAAATATCTTATAATTTTTTAAGTATCTCATTAAGTATATATAAAATATCTTAAAATAAAAAACCCTACTTAAAGTAGGGTTTTTAATTAGTCAAAATAAATTTCTGATTGCTCATCTGTGATTTTTTCACGGATTACATCTTGTTGATTCAACTCATCATATAAATCAGAATAATACTCATCATTAGTAGGTTTCATATCAGACGCATTTGATAAGATATAATCTTTCATTTCTTCTTCAGTCATTCCTTCTAATTCTGGATAATCTTCTACATTTAACTCAACAGATTCGTGACTTACAAAAGTAGAGTAAGATTCTGTCATTCGAACAGAAATTGTTTTTGGAGATTCTACTTTTTTAGATGTTTCTTTTTTAGTTTTTCCCATAATTAAATTTTTATTAGTTTATAAATATTATATAAATCACTTTAGAATTTGTTTTTTTATGATAAGATTTTTTTGTATATTTGTAGTATGATAAACGAAACAAAGATTAACTCTATTCAAGAAAAGCTTAAAAAAGCTATCGCTCTTATTGAGAAAGAAGAAAATGTTAAGATTGATTTTGGCTCAATCTCATTTAATGTTGCTCAATATAGAGCCTCAATGACTGTATCATCACTTGATAAAAGTGAAAAGGTTGAGAAAGTTTATGAATCTGTCTGTCGTAGATTAGGTTTCACTCAGAATATTATTGGAATGAAATTTGAATCCAGTGGTATGATTTATGAAATAACTGATATAAAAACAAAAAATAGAAAATATCCAGTTATCGCCAAATCACCAAAGGGTAATTCTTATAAATACTCAGTTGATCATATTAAAAGATTAATTGGTGGTGATAAGATTATAAATAGAAATAAAAACTTAGATAAATTACTTGGAGACTAACATATCATATAAGGTAGCAAATACTAAACTTTATAGAGAATCTAAAGAACTAAAACTTGAATTTCTTTATGAAACAGGAGATGCTGCTTATTTTTGTTTAGATGATGGTGGTTATCTTTATTATCTAATAGAAACATTTACCAATGGAAAAATTATGGTATTAGATGAGGATAGTCATGTTTATTATGACAATAATAGAATATTAAACCTTTTAAGATTAAAGGTTTAGTTAAACTTTTGCATATACTTTAACTCATATCTATCTATGAATTTAAGTTTACCACTTTCATGTAGCTCTTTGATTAAATCATCACTTACCCTAACAGGATCAATCATTTCATAAATATAACCATTTTCTTTACAAAAATCCTCAGCATATTTTCTTTTACATTCAACATTTTTTGAATTAAAAAGATGTTTTGGTTTACATTCTGTTATTTTATTCTCTGATGGGATAAAAAAGTCTGGATAGTAATTCCTTGGTTTATTATCCCAATCAATATATTTAATTCTGAATTTTTTACACTCAGCACTTTGAAACTCTATATTATTCTTTTCAAATGTTATCATACAAGATAATTCTTTAAGACTTTTAAAGAATATATCATTATACCAACCACTCCAACCATTACCACTACCATTTGGTGATGGTTTACCATACATATTATTTTTAGAACCAGAGTTTCCAATTGAATGTTTCTTTTTATATTCTATCATTTTCTGGTCAGCTGTTTCTTTACCATATTTATATACCCATATATCATAAAAACTCTTACCATACATTGGATTATTTTTACCTGATGATATCTTGGACATTTTATCTCTAAACTCTTCTGTTCTATATTTATCTATATTTAGTTTATTAGTTAATACTATTTTATCTATAACCTCTTTACTGTGTGACTTCCTATAGAATGGATTATTCTCACCTTTATTACAACATGATCTACAAAGGCTTCTTTTTTCCTTAGCACTAATCATGTTTTTTAAATTTTTATGTTTTACTTCTTTAAAACATTTTGGACACTCTCTAATATATTCCATATAGTATATATTAAAATAATGGGTCCTCTTGGTGTGTTTCTTATTTATTTTTTTGTATATTTGTTAAAAATAAATTATTAATTATGAATATTGTTATACTTGGGGGACCAGGGAGTGGAAAAGGAACTATCTGTGAAAAACTTGTAGAAGAGTTTAATTATAAAATGGTTTGTGCTGGTGACTTACTTAGAGAAGAAAAAGCATCTGGTTCAGAATTAGGAAAGCAAATTGCTAAATTGATTGATGCTGGTAACTTAGTTCCTGATAATGTTATAACTGACATTATCTATAATGAATTTAGGAAACCTATTAGACTTGGTAAATTCTTTTTAGTAGATGGTTACCCAAGAAGTATAAAACAAGCAATTAGTCTAAGTCAAATGATTAATGTTCAAATTGTTCTTTGGTTAGAAGTAAGTGATGAAACAACTATTAAAAGAAATTTGAATAGAGGTTTAACATCAGGTAGACCAGATGATGCAAATGAAGAAATCATTAAAAAGAGACTAGAAAATTATAAAGAAATGTCAGTTCCTATTAAAAGGTATTACAATGACTGTATTGTAGAGATTGATGGTGAGGGAACACCAGATGAAGTTTATCAAAGGATTATAGACACCTTGTTTGAAAATGTAAGAGAACCAAGAGATGTCACTGATATTTTAGATGAAGAGTAAAATGAAATCCAGATTTAATCTGGATTTTTTAATATATAAAGTAATGAAACTATTTAGATATAAAGAATTTATAAAAGAAGGGTTAGAAGTTAAAAATTCAATTCCTACTTATGAACAAGCATTAGAATTATGTTCTATTGAAGAATCTCCATTTTATGAATCAAAAATGGAAGTAGATGAATATAATGTATCTGTTTTTAATTATAGACTTGCTCAATACAAAGACTTTTCAAATCCTATTCCTGAAAAGCCAGAATTAAAAGGATTTGAAATGAGAGGTTTAACTTTTATATTTAATAAAGATGGTTCTTTATTTAAAAGATATGTGTTGCTTGAAAAGTTTTTTAATTTAAATCAAGTACCAGACTCTTTATACTCTGTTGTTAAAAACTACAAAATTAAGTTTGTTAATAATAAAGAAGATGGTTCAATTGCTTCTTTTGTTAAACTACCAAATGGTAAAGTTGTTGGTAAATCCAAAATGGGATTTGATAATGACCAAGCTAATGGTATAAATAGAATTTACAAAACTAATTCAGATATTAAAAAATTTGTTGATTGGGCTTTAGATAATGATATAGTCCCAGTATTCGAATATGTTGCTCCAAACAACCGTATTGTTCTAAGATATCCAGGTGAAGAATTAATCTTATTAAGATTAAGAGATAATAAAACAGGTAAGCATATTGATATTAGAGACCACTTGGATAAAGTTGGTAATATTAGAATTGCTCCTTTTGAAGATGAAATTAAAGATTTAGATACATTAATTGAATTAAACGCTACTCAAGTTGATAAAGAAGGTTCTATTGTTACTTGTGAAGATGAGAATGGTCATGACTTTTTCTTTAAGTTAAAAACACCTTGGTACTGTGAAAGACATGGTTTATTAACAAATGATATTTATAGAGAACATATTATTATTAATTATATCTTAGATGATAAGATAGATGATATATTAGGTCAAATACCAGAAGAAGAAGTTGAGGCTCATCAAAGAATTAATAAGATTATTTCTATTGTCAAAAAAGCAATTTCTGACAAAGTGTCTGAAATTGAAAAATCTTATGATGATTTTATTAAATCAGGTATTTCTAAAAAAGATTATGCTATAAAAAATAGAGTTGGTAACACTAACTTTGGTTTTGTTATGAATATGGTTAAAGCAAATGATTTAAGAAAGATGTCTAAAGAAGAAATATTAGATATCTATGATAATATGGAAGAATATGAAAAGGCATTACAAAGATGTCAACCATATGAAATGGCTAAAGAATGGATTAAAGATTTAACTAAGAGATTAAACCTTTCTAGAGAATGGCTAAAGAAAAAAGATCCAACTCTTTTCTTTCAAGAACCAGAAGAAAGTGATGATGATAATTAATATATAATAAAAAAATAATAAAATTTATGGCATCACCGTATACAATAAATCAAACTGACCAAGGAGTTACAATAACTGAATCTACTTCAAAGACTATAAAAGTTGGTAGTTTGACATTGGATGTAGCTAGATTAAATAAAGAAAAAACATTACTTCAGCAAAAAATAAATGATATTGATGCTGAAATCTTATTAAAGCAATCAGCAATTGATGAATATAATGCTGCAATAAATCCAAAAAAGTAACAAAAATAATTAAAAGAGAGTTTTTAACTCTCTTTTTTATATATAGTATATGAAACATCTAAAGAGATATAAAATATTTGAAAATGCTACTAGCATAATTGATAATGTAAATGATATGTTATTTGAACTTAATGATGAAGGATTTAAGTGTAGAGTATCTGAGGGGCTAACACCAGATTTATTACCACCAGTTATTATTAATAATGTTCCAATGGGTTATAAATTAGTTAAAACTCATGATGTAATACTTGTAAATTTTTCTCAAGACAAACCGGGCTTTGATTTTGATGATATTAAAGAAGTATATTGGAGAATAAAATCATATCTTGAAGATAATGGATATATTGAAGATGGTGATAGTCTCCAAGATAGACTCAAAGATAAAGAAGAAGAAAATAAAAAAATCATGGGTGCCGGTAAACTACTATCAGTTGTAAGCTCATTTACAAAACCTATATAAGATGAAAAAGAAGAAAAGAAGAATTAAGAGATTTACAGAATTCACTAAAATAAGTGATAAGCCTTATTCATTTGTTCCTTTAACAAATAGTCAAAGTCCTGCTCCCGCTTCAAATATTAATATTAAAGTTACTCAACTTTCTTAATTTACATTATACAATGTTTATGTTTAACAAAAACTTTTAAGTGTCAAAAAACTTTGGCACGGTTTTTGATATAATAAAAACTAAAAACAAAATTTATATATGGCAAAAGATGTAATTATTGGAATTGACTTAGGAACTACTAACTCATGTGTGGCAGTAGTTGAAGGTGGTGAACCAATTGTAATCACCAACTCAGAAGGTAAAAGAACAACTCCATCAGTTGTTGGGTTTACTGAAAATGACAGAAAGATTGGAGACCCTGCTAAGCGTCAGGCGGTAACTAATCCAACAAAAACTGTTTATTCTATCAAAAGATTTATCGGGAAAGATTTCTCAAACTGTACTGATGAGGTAACAAGAGTACCTTATCAAGTTGTTAAATCTGGTAGTAATGTACCAGGTGTTAAGATTGATGATAGAACTTATACACCTCAAGAAATTTCAGCTATGATTCTTCAAAAGATGAAGAAAACTGCTGAAGATTATTTAGGTTATGAAGTAAAAAGAGCTGTTATTACAGTTCCTGCTTACTTCGGTGACGCTGAAAGAACTGCAACTATTGAAGCTGGTGAAATCGCTGGTTTGAAAGTTGAGCGTATTATCAATGAACCAACTGCTGCGGCGTTAGCTTATGGTTTAGATAAGAAAAGTTCAGATTCTAAGATTTTAGTATTTGACTGTGGTGGTGGTACACATGACGTATCAGTTCTTGAAATCGGTGATGGAGTTTTTGAAGTTAAATCTACTGATGGTGATACTCACTTAGGTGGTGATGACTTTGATAATGAAATCATTAACTGGATGGTAGAAGAATTCAAATCAGAACATGGTATGGATTTATCTAAAGATCCAATGGGTCTACAGCGTCTTAAGGATGCTGCAGAAAAGGCTAAGATTGAACTTTCATCAACTTCTCAGAGTGAAATCAATCTTCCTTATATCACAGCTAAAGATGGAATGCCTTTACACTTTGTTAAAACCCTAACAAAAGCTAAATTTGAACAAATGACCTCTAAACTTGTTGATAGAGCTATCGCTTGTGCTAAATCTGCTTTGAAGAGTGCTAAGTTAAAACCATCTGATATTGATGAAGTTATTCTTGTTGGTGGTTCTACAAGAATTCCGGCGATTCAAGAAGCTGTTGAAAAATACATTGGTAAGAAACCAAACAAATCAGTTAACCCGGATGAAGTTGTTGCCTTAGGTGCGGCTATTCAAGGAGCTGTTTTAACTGGTGGTATTACTGATGTTCTCCTTTTAGATGTTACTCCTCTTTCATTAGGTATTGAAACTATGGGTGGTGTAATGACAAGATTGATTGAGTCTAATACAACTATTCCGACCCGTAAGTCAGAAACATTCTCAACTGCATCAGACAATCAACCATCTGTAGAAATTCATGTTCTACAAGGTGAAAGACCGATGGCTAGAGATAACCGTTCTCTTGGTAGATTCCATTTAGATGGTATCATGCCAGCTCCAAGAGGAGTACCTCAAGTAGAAGTAACTTTAGATATTGATGCTAATGGTATCTTATCTGTATCTGCTAAAGATAAAGCTACTGGTAAAGAAAACAAAATCCGTATTGAAGGAGGTTCTCAATTATCTAAAGAAGAAATTGAGAAAATGAAAATGGAAGCTGAAGCTAATGCTGAATCTGACCGTCTTGAAAAAGAAAAGGTGGATAAAGTTAATATGGCTGATAACTTAATCTTCCAAACTGAAAAACAAATCAAAGAATTCTCTGATAAGTTAACAGAAGAAGATAAATCAAAGCTTAATGCTGATTTAGAAGAAGTTAGAAAAGCTCACTCTGATAAAGATGTTGAGAAGATTGATGAATCAACTAAGAAGTTAAATGAGACTTGGTCTCAAATTTCTACAAGATTGTATCAACAATCACAAGAAGCTCCACAAGAACCACAATCTAATAGCACCGACACTGGTAATGGCGATGTTGAAGATGTAAACTTTGAAGAAGTTAAGTAATTCAAAGTAATTAAAAAACCCAGTCAATGACTGGGTTTTTTATTTTACATACTATCATATCCACCACCGGTGTCTCTTAACATCCTATCACCAACTTCTCTGTTAGTAAGAGTATCGCTATCCGTATCTAAGTAACACATAGTATCACAATAAGGATAATGATCCCAACTACCATCTTTTAATTGAACTATTATTTTAGGACTACTTAATAATTCTGAACCATTTGTAATTGTTTCACTTGGTTCCATAGATTGTGATTTCTTATACCACCAACCATTCTTTTCAGCAAATTGTTTAAATAAATCAACATCAGAATCAAATCTTGTGTAAACTATCCATAAATTTACCTGCTTTACCATTAATAGTAGCATCCCAAAGAATTGCTCTACCTTTTATCTTATCAGATGTATATTTCTCACCGTCAATTTTTCCATCATCAGAATATAAAATTACTAATGAAACTTGTGGGTTATAACAATAGATATCAAAATATTCTGATGTTTCTACATCAGCCATACAAGAGTTGTTTAATGTCCCACCACCTTTAACATAATTATCAATTTCATACCAATAAGCAATTTTCTTACCTTGAATAATATCAAATTGTTTAAGAGCGTCTTTAGCAAAATCATAAGTTGCTTTATAAGTATTTGTAAAATCTTCAATGTCTTTATCAGTAAATGTTACTTTAGCTTTTGTTAGAATAGCTCTAACTAATCTACCTATTTTAATTGGGTTTCTTGATGTTGACCATATCTTAAAATCTTCAGTATCAGCTTCTTCAACTGCTACTTTATTAATAACACCAATTCTTGGATTAGTTGTTCCATATTCTTGGAACATAATATAGATATTACCGGATTGTCTACTAACTGTTTCTGCTAAAATAGTTCCAATAGTCCCTGTTTCAGGTGCCCAACATCCGTATTTTTCTTTATCATATCCAAGCCTTTCAAATATTTTATCATTTCTACTACTAGTTGTTAAATATTTACCTGACTCGGTAACTTCCCAAGTTTGTGGTTTATCCTTTGTTAGTTCTTGAACTTTTCTATCAGGAGTAAAACTAACTGAATCTTTCTCATCTGTTATATCAATGTAGTTTTGAACAATTCCATCAACATCTTTTGAATAAAGATCAAGTAACTCACTAGCCAATTTATTAGACTTCATTCTAGTTAAAAGGTTAATAAATTTTTTTGAATAAACTACCTTAGATTCTAAAAGAAGATCATAAACTACTTTTTCAGAAAGGTATTGGTTATATTTTAATATCATAATTAAATTTATTTTATTAAGGTATATATTAAATTCACAAAATTCAAATATTAGTTTTTAATCTAATATATTTTATTAATATATAAATTATGAAAAAAATTCTTATACGTGTTATGAAAAATAAAATAGTTCAATTAATTAAAATACTTGGTGTAGGAATAAATGAATTGGTTATGGAAATCAATTTAGACTGTGGTTCTTTTGAATCTATTGAGTGGAATAAAGATGAAGATAAGATATATTTACACATCTTTGAAGATGATGATGTGGATATCACATTTGACTTTGATGAGTTATCAGAGGAAGACCAATTAAAACTTTATCAAATATTAGCAATTTTTTATAATTAAAGATTATTAATCATTTGAATCATTTCCTTTTGAGGAAATAAATTATTATTTAACCCATCTAATTGTATAGACCATCTTCTTTTCAAGTAAGTAATTAACTTTCTTAAACTGTCTATTTGTTCATCTGTATATTTCTCCCAGAATTTAGATCCTTCAAATTCGTTATCTAATTCAATAACTTCATCTTTAGATATTAATTGATGTGATTGATTATAATAGTTTCCATCTTCTCCAATTACTAATGGTCCAGAATTACAAACTTGAATAGAAATAGTTTTTGAGTTTAATTCAATATCTTTGTTATTAAAACAATAAGCCCAATATCTATCATCAAAAGCTTTTAATATAATACCATTACAATCAACCTCAATATCAAAAGATTTTCTACCTATCACAAAGTGATTAGCTTCTTTCAGACCGGTATTAAAGTTTTTAATAACTAAATCAGGTCTTGGTCCACTATTTGTATTGTGTAAGTAAATAGATTCTTTTCTTGTTTCTTCTTTATTATAAGACTCATCTGATAAAATATAATCATATATTCTAAAGTTATCTTCACCAATATAAGATGGTATTCTAAATATTTTATCAATAGATTCTTTTTTTAGTCTTGCTTCTTCTTCTAATTGTTGAGCTATTCTTCTTTCCTCGAGAATTTTATTATTTATTTCTTCAGCTTTTAATCTTTTTTGTTCTAATAAAAGTCTTTTTCTTTCTTCTACTATTTTATTTTTTTCAAGTATCTTGGCTAAGTATTCTTTTTTTCTTTCCTCAATAATATTAGCTTTCTCTTGTTCAATTAAACTAAGCTCTTCTTGTTCTTTTTTAATTCTTTCTTTTTCGGATTCTTTTACTTTATTATTATAAAATACAATCTTCATCCAAGTCTTTGAATCAATAGTTCCATTAACATCAAGTCCTATCTCTTGTTGGAATTTATTAACAGCATCTAATGTTGTTTGACCAAAAGAACCAGTAATTCTATCTGTAAAAAATCCAGACTCTTTTAAGTTTACTTGAATAAAACTAACATCAGTTCCTTTCATATTGGGTGATAATACTCTTTTAAATTCCATCTTTATTTTCTTTATTTATTGCATATCTCATAGAATTCTGCTTATCTAAATAAGCTTTTATATCAGCATATGTTACTTGTCCTGGGTTATTAGTAAGCTTATCAGCATTACCAACTGGTTTAGGCTCAGCCTTTTTAATTTCAGCTTCTTTTAATCTCTCTGAGTATTCTGTTTCTATCTTCTTAATAATGTGACCAATAAAAAAATCAACTCCTTTTTCTTCAATCATCTTTTTATCAAAGTCAAAAACAAATTCTTCTTCATTGTAATAAACAGCCATAACATCTTCTTTGATATAATGGTCTAAATAGAATTTAATATCACCAATATTACCTTGTCCAAAAATAGTTGTTTTGTAAGAAGTGTTGTAGAAGTTGGCAAAACTATCTTTATCATTTAATATTCTATTGCCATTTTTATCAACGGTATTTACTATACCAAGATTAATCTTGAAATATCTAGATCTTCTCTTGAATTCGTTAATAATTTTAAAATTTGTTACAATGTTATAAGCCATAAACTATTTATTAAAAAAATAGTTCTTCATTTAGGTTTCTATTTCAAATTCTTCATTATCTTCACCAAGCTCATCATCTAATTCAATTTTTAGATTAACTAAAAACTCTTCATTGATATCCTTAATATCAACAGTTTTTCTGATTGGTGGTCCAATGATTTCAACTTTGTCTAAATCATACTTTTTGAACTTTATTGTACATTTTTCAATGTCCTTAAATGAAAAATCAACATTTGGATCTTTAGGCATTCCATCTTTAATATCAATTGTAAATATCAAACAATAAGCTGCCATGTCATCTGTAAACCAAACTGTATAAGAATCATACATTCTAGAGTATTTAGAAATTTCAGAACTTTCTAATCTAACTCCTAAGTCTCTAAAGCTTACTTTATTTTCTTTAGATTCTTCTTTAGCTTGTTTAATAGACTTTGGTTTAGATTCTTTTGACTCTTCACTCTCTGGTTGATCTTCAAACATCTTATCAATCTTTCTCTTAATAAAACCTAAGGCATCTGATATGTATTCTTCAGGAGTGTCATTCAATTCTTCATTGATAAAATCTATAAACTTTCTAATTTTCATATTGTATATATTAAATAATTATTCTTATTTATTAATTTGTTGTTAATTTTTAGTATATTTGTAGTATGGGTAATATAGGATATTGTTGTATTAATATCTCTCTAAATGAGGGTAAGAGTAAGAAAGAACAAATAACTGTCAATAGAGGAATGACTAAGAAAACATTTGAGACCAAAGGTCTTGGATATGTATCTGAATTAGCAGTACAGAATATTAATGATCTTGAGAAAATACTTCAATGGAATTTTAGAAACAATATTCTTGTTTATAGAATGTCAAGTGACATGTTCCCATGTATTGGCTTCTATAAATTGGAAGATTTGCCAAACTTTAAGCTTATATCTAATAAATTAAAATTAATAGGCGATTACTCAAAATCCAAAGGAATGAGACTTTCCTTTCACCCAACTCACTTCTGTATTCCAGCTAGTGAAAACCCAATTGTTGTAAAAAATGCTATTGATGAATTAGATAAACATGCTCAAATAATGGATATAATGGGGTTAGACCAGACACATTATTACCCAATTAATATACATGTTAACACAACTAAACCAACAAGAGAAGAAGCCGCTGAGAGATTTTGCCTTCAATTTTATAATCTAAGTGAATCTTGTCAAAAAAGATTAGTAGTTGAAAATGATGATGGTCCAAATCAATATTCAACTAAAATTTTATATGATTTGATTTATAAAAAAATAGGAATTCCGATTACACATGATTTTCACCATCATAATTACGGACCTCAGGATATCTCACAAGAAGAAGCAATTAGACTTGCTTGTTCTACCTGGGGTGATATAACACCAATGACTCATATGAGTTCACCAAAAACATTAGAAGATAACTCAGGAAAACAAACAGCACATGCAGATTACATTTATGAGGAAATTAAAACATTTGGTCTTGACTTTGATACAGAGATTGAGGCGAAAGCTAAAGACCTCGCAGTTATTAGATACAGAAATCAATTTAAAGTTCTTAAAGGGTGATCATGTCTTAATAAGACACTATACACATAAAAGAATAGAAGGTAAGATTGTTAAGATAACTTATAGTAAATGTAAATCTAATTCTAAATATTTTATACTATATAGGGTTGAATTTATAAGTGGTCCACAAGATGAAATTATTAAGTATGACTTTTCTGACTTTGAATTAGAACATATAGATAAAGATAAAGAAAGAGATTGGAAATTAAATCAAATATTGAAATAAATTGATTACTGTTTAAGCACACTTAGACCTGGATTTTCTCTCAGAGCATTCTCTACAGCATTGTCTACACTATTCTGGTCGCGATGTATTACTATATCATATTGTGAGCTTACAAGTTTCTTGGTATCTTCTATAACACTTGATACATTTGTAGCGGGTTCAGAAGATGTGACTTCATCCTTTCCTGAATATTCTTTAGTAGTCCATCCTTTTCCATCTGCCTTACTCACTAAAATCTTATCTGGTATATTATCATAATCATGTTTTGTAATATGTAGGACGCCTTTGTATTTTAAATCCAACTGATTTCCGTACATCTTATCTTCATCATATAAAGCAGTTCCCGATACTGGTCTTCCATCTTTTCCCTTTCTAGGACACGCCGCATAGAATGCGTTTGGTCTGTGTGGTGTAGCAAAAGCTATTCCTTTCTCGATATCATATATCTCATGTCCTTCAGGGGTAGAGTCTCCGACATTTTGACCTGGTCTAAGTGGGGATGTACCTTGGATCTTACCACCCGTTCCTATAAGTGAGTAGTCACTTCTCTTCCATAAGTCGCCTTTCCTATCTATAGGATCTATTCTATATACATAATTGGGATAGTTGATACTCTCAAATATTCTGAATGATTTTATATGTTTCATATTAGTATATATTAAAAATATAAATTAAAACTTAATATATACTTTATGAGAAAAATGAGTCAATTAATAAAGGAAAGTGCAGAGTATGTAGGAGTTGGTTGTCAAAGTCTTAACTCTGAGTTAATATTCCTAACAGAAGGTGGCCATCAAGTAGGAAGTCTTGTAATTATCTACAATGAAAATACCGCTTCTATTTTTTCAGTAGAAGTTCTAAATAAACATAGAGGAAAAGGATATGGTAAGAAATTAGTAGTTGAGGCTATTAACAGAGCTAAGTCTAAAGGATCATTGTCATTAGAGTTAAACACTGAAACTGATAACACAGTTGCTAATAATCTTTATAAATCATTAGGATTTGAACTAAATGGATTAAAAGATGATTTTAATAATTATAGAAAAATATTATAAATAAAAAGAGAGTCAAATGACTCTCTTTTTTTATTTACTTTTAGAAATTTCTTTTTCTTTTCTTTCCTTTTCTAATTCTTCTGGATGAAGTAATCCTCTACCATATATTTTGAATCTTTCATTATATCTTGTTTTAACTCTATCTGAAATAGGTATTGGAGAACCTTCTTCATCTAGCTTAACAAATACCATTTTTGTTGAGCAAACTATTTCTTGTTTACCTGTGTGAACATTATGTTTTCTTGCTTCAAGATTAATAGTTACTGATGTGTTTCCAAATTTCTCAACTGAGGCATAAATCTTAATAAGATTTCCAACCTTAACGGGATTTTGAAAAACTACTTCTTCAATTTTCTTTGTTACCATTTTAGCTGAATCACATATCTGACAAGAATAAGCTGCTGCTGCCTCATCTAAAAAGGCCATCATTGATCCACCAAATAAATTTCCATGTACACCTAGGTCTAAGGCCATACATATTTTTGTTGTTACTAATTCCATAATTATTTTAATATTTCTTCTATTTTCATATCTCTTTCTTCATACTTTTCAGTTATATCTGCTAATCTAACTGTATATTTTGAAGTCATTGTTTCTAAGTTTACAAACTTAGTAATTGAAAACATTACAAGTTTTCTAAATTTCTTTTCATTGAAAAAATTATCTAATTCATCATCACTATTAAAGTCAAAGTTACTAACCCTATAAGCCTTTGATACAAGATTACTACCTTCTATTTTAAAGATATTAAAAGATATTAGTGTTGATATAAATGATATTTTCTGCCAATGTTTATCTAAAAATGTTCCTAACCAAAGAGTTGGATCAACTGTAGCAACTCTAACATTAGTGTTCTCATGTCCCATTCTTTTGCTATTATCTAAAAGAAGTTTTAGACCTTCCATATTATACTCTGAAAATGGATAAATTGATATACTTTTTGGATCAAGACTAATCTGTGGATCACTAGCTGACCAAATATTATGTTTTAATAGTTCCTCAAACATTATAAATCATATTTTTTTATTTCTATCCCAGCTTCTTTTAAGAAGTCTAAACCTGATGTATCTTTATAGTTTTCAAGATAAACTAACCTTTTTATTCCAGATTGTAGTATAAGTTTAGAACATTCTTTACAAGGTGAATGTGTTTGATATAAAGTACCACCTTCACAGGAATGTCCGTGTTTAGCACATTTTAAAATAGCGTTAGCTTCTCCGTGTATAACATACCAATTAGTATCACCATCACCATTTTCACAAGAGTTATCAAATCCGGTTGGTGTGCCATTATATCCATCGGATATAATCATGCCGTTTTTAACTATTAAAGCACCTACTTGTTTTCTGGTGCAATGTGATAGTTTAGCCCACTCTGTAGCCATTTTAAGATAAACTATATCATACTTCTCTTGTTTCATCTGGGAACATTTTTTTTATTTTTTCTTTTCTTATATCTTGTTTTTCTAACCCAATCATTTTCATAATCCAATCTGTTGAAAAGTATTTTTTACTGTATATACTTAACATATCTTTTATTAAATCTAATCTACTTTTCATCAAATATTCTTTTTATTTTATTCTTTCTAATATTGGTCCTATATTTTCTAATAGCTCCTATAAAAGCAGATTGTGGATATATTCTACCATTATTGTGTGTATTATCAAATGTTTGTAGAATACCTTTTAAGACAATTACCTTTTCATTAATATTAACTAATTTATCTTCTTCACTCATCTGGAAATAATCTTTTTATTTTTTCTTTTCTGATATTAGCTCTTTCATCTTTAAGTAGATTATTGATAACACTACCAACCATTGGATTAGTAACAAACCAATCACCGGATCCTCTTCTTGATTTATCAGCAATCATAGATGATGCTTTTAATAATTTATCAAGTAAGTCTTTCTGCATGATTAATTTTAGTTTTTACATTCCAATCTCTTGGTAAATACTGACATTGATTATTTTCTAAAAAGTGACTTCTCCACATTTCCACAAAAGATTGTATATCAGTTATTTGACTCATAACAATTTGCCCATGAGTTTTATTCAAAATAGTTGTTCTAACCTCTGAAATCTCATTTAGCTTTTTCTTAGATAGTCTTTTGATAGAGAATCTATTTTTTAATTCTGACTTTAAATACTTAATTCTTTTTGTAGGAATTTTACTTAAATCTTCTTTGAGTAAAGTCATTGCCATTTTACTAAACTTAATAAATTCTTTATCCTGAGTTGTTTCTCCATTAACTGGAGCATTATACTCATTTGCTAAAAAGTCTTTTAATTTATCCGCTTGTCTTTCATATCTTTCGTGACATTGAACACAAAGTGAAAGAACATCATGAAAGTTATGTGATTTAAGACTTATTGGAAAGTATTTGCGATAACAATAAGGAACAACGTGATGTCTAGTTAAGTATTCTTCAGATCCGCAGCAAACGCACTTGTTGCTCATTTCTGTTAATCCAAATTCTTTATTATGATTACCTAATCCTTGTGGTTGAAACTTTAACTTAATAGTTAAAGGTTTTTCTTTGATGATATCTGCTAAATTTCTATTAAGATACCAATTAGCTTTTTTATCATCACATCTAAACATAAGAATACCACCAGGTGAAAACACCTGGCAGTTTCCATAAATCTTTCGGTTTTTAGTTGCTCCGTATGATGATATTAAACTCACGACTTTTTGTCAATCTGTAATATGCCTAGTTCTACTGGTGTTTTTCTACCAAATATTAGAACTGATACTTTAACTTTTTTATCTTTAATTTCTTCAATTGTTCCAAAGAATCCATTGAAAGGTCCATCAAGAACTTTTACTTCTTCTCCTACAACAAAAGTAGCTTCTGGTTCTAGTTCTTCTTTTGATTCTTCATGTTTACCTAACATGCTATTTACTTCAGCTTGTGAAAGAGGTTGAACTCCACCAGCTCTATTAGTTAAGAATCCTTGAGCACCATTAACTCCTTTTAGGAAATATTTCAATTCACCAATTGCGTTGGTTTCAATAAAAATGTATCCAGGAAAAAGAACTTTTTCTCTCATTACCTTTTTACCATTCTTTAGAAAAAAGCTTTTCTCAATAGGAACAATAACTTGACCTACCTTTCCAAAAAGATCTCCTTTTTCTGCTTCTTTAATTAATCTCTCAGATACACTTTTTTCTCTGTTAGATTGTGCTCTAACTACATACCATTTCATTGTAGTTTGTTTTTCCATAGTTGCTGTATTCATTTGTTTATATTTTATTTGTTATTCTTTTCTAAGTCTTTATACCATTTCAATTCTTCTTTGATAAAATCTGGATGATTTTCTATTAAATAATCCAAATCAATATCTTTAATCTTTAGTTTCAATAGTAAAAGTTTATAATCCTTTTCAGGAATTTCAGACTTATTAGATTTTTCTGACTTAGACCAAAACCAATATGGGTAGGGTTTGTCTTTCATAAAATGATACCATAAATCTAAAGAGGATACTTTATCTATTAATTTAAGATTCAAAAGTTGAGCTCTTTCAGGATATTTCTTTGCAAAATATCTATTAAAGATAAAGAAAAATTTCTCTTTATCCTCATCTTTTATTTTTTCCCAAGGTGCTTTTCTAAACATAGCATTGGCAACATCTATCAATTCAGCCATATTATCTTAATAAATTACTACCAGAGTAACCATTTTCCATTTTATCAATAATTTCCTGTGGTAAATTATGTAATCTCAAATCAATAAGTTTCATATTACCTTTAATATTTTCTACAATAGATTCAATTTGAGTTTTACTTAATTTCTTTTTCTCACAAATTAAATCAGCTATATTCTCATATAAATCTGGATCACTTAAATTAAGTTCACCAAACTCTAAAATATAATCATTGTATATTGATTGAGCTCCTTTACCACCAATACCTCTTTTTCTACCATTCTTAGTTACAGACCAAACAGAACCAATATTATCACTTTGGTCACCAGATATAATCTTAACCATAAGAGATTCTACAGGGTCAATTTCATTAACCTCATATTTACTAATAAACTTATCCATTAAGTTTAAAAAGTCAGAGTTATCATTTAAGTTAAATATATCATCACTTGGAAGTTTAGATACTTTATTTAAGAATATTTGATAATTCTTTGGTAAGAATAGTTTTTCTCGGTTATACATCTCATTAGTCATTATATTGACAAAAAGAGGGTCTAGGCCGTAGTTTACAATTTGTTTGATATCATAGTCATTTGATACTATAATAGTTGACCTTCCTTCTTTATTTGCTTTAGTTACTAAAAAAGAAATCCAGTCATCACCTTCAACATGTGGTGCTTCTAATACTTTTACGAATCCTCTTAAAGATTCTTTAAATTCACCATAAGCACTATAAACAAAGTTCCAATCAATATCAGAATCTTTTTTACGAGTAGACTTATAGCCAGTTGTATATTGTTTTCTCCAAGATTTCTCTTTAGAGTCAGATACAAAATAAACATTAGTAAATGGATACCATTTTCTATAATTATTAACAGATGATTCTAATGACTTATGTAGTGCTCCGAAAAGTAAATTATTTTTGTGTAAAGTGAATGCGTTTTTAGATAGTAAAAAATTACCATCAATTATTAAATCTACTAACATTAGCTATTTTATTTTAATATATATAGAAAAAAATAACAAATATGTTGTTAACAAAGTTAATTAATATTACAATGAATAGAGGAAATTTAGGATACTATAATAAAGTTATGTTGAATAAATATAAAATCGGAGAAATTATTGAAGTACCAATTAATTTAATTCCTAAAAGTTCATATGTTGTGGTGGATGTTCTATGTGATATTTGCAAAAAAGAATCAACTACAACATATAGAAACTATAATGATTGTCTTAATTATGGATTCTACTCTTGTGGTAAGTGTAAACATATTAAGAGAAAAATGACAAATAAAATAAAACATGGTATTGATAATTATCAAAATGTTGATAAGATAAAAAGTACGATGATTGATAGATATGGCTATTATAACAATAATAGAGATAAATCTAAAAAAACTTGCATTGATAAATATGGAGAGGATAATGTTTCTAAAGTTGACTCGGTTAAACTAACAAAATCTAAAACAAATATCGATAATTGGGGAGTTAGTAATGTATTTCAATCTAATGAGATAAAGATGAAGTCCAAAAAGACAATGCTTAGTAAGTTTGGAGTTGAACATGCAAATCAAGATTTTAATACCTTTAATAAGGCTCAGATATCTGGATATAAAATAAAAAAATATGGTGGTATTTATTATAGAGGTAAAAATGAACTAGATTTTATAAAATATTGTGAACTTAGAGGTATTAAAGTTGAAAATGGTCCGTCCGTTAAATTTAAGATTGATAATAAGTTAAAAGTATATCACTCTGACTTCTATATTAGAGATATTAATTTAATATGTGAGATTAAATCAAAATATACATATGATTATAATAAAAGTATAAATGATTTAAAGAGAGATGCTTGTATAGAACAAGGGTATAAATTTATATTTATAATTGATATGAATTATACTGAATTTAATAATATTAACCAATAAGTTTTCTTATGTTGCTTTCTCTTTTCAACTTTAAATCCTGATATGAATTATCAATGATTTTATCTAAAGCATCCTTTTGTAATCTTATATTTACATCAGTTATAATCTTTGCATATTTTTTTGCAAATTCAATATTCTCATCTTTATATTCATTGTAATCATCTCGTGATAAAATCACTAATCCTGTTTCTGGACAAACACAAAAATGAATTCTTTGTGTTAATATTGATAAGCCAAGTGCATTGTTTGTTCTGCTTATCATTTTTGTATCTATGTCGATAGAATAATAAAACTCTTTCTTTTTCTTATCAGTATAGATATCTATTTCTATTTCTTCTAATCTATACTCAATTAAATCATCAATAAATTCTGATAATTTATTTATCATGTAATCAGTCACTAATAATAGAATCAATTTTTCTATCTCTTTCTAAGATTAAAAACTTTCTTTCTAAAAAAGTTGATATTTTGTCTGGTAAACTAACACCTTGTTTAAGTAATTCGTCATAATATGGTTTTCCCAAAACATTTATACAAGCTATAATCGATACCACATTACTATCTTTATATCCTTCAATTTCAACATCTTCTCCTAAAATATGATATGTGCTTTTTGCTGATATTCCTTGTAAAGTAGTATAGGTTGATCCTGCTGTAGTTATTGTACCAGAAGTTATTGTAGATGATCCAGATCCATATATTCCATATGCACCATATGCAACACTTGATCCAGTTAGACCATATCCTATAGCTGATGTGTGCACATTATTTCCGTTGATATTTACAAATCCCATATCAATTATATAATTGAGATTAGAAAAGTTTATACCACTCTTAGATATCTAGGTGTATCAAACTTATCGGTTTGTATTGAAAGTGCGTATCTTAAAATCTTAGTTACTACATCATTAGATTCTTTGTGACTTATCTCATGTAATTGAATTATAGAAAGAACAACTTGTAAAGATTGTACTCTTGAGATTAACTTCTTTTCGCTATTAGAAATATCTTTCCCTCTTGTTATTGGTCTAACAATAATTAAATTACCTTCTGTTTGTTTCTTAATCTTATTAATAGTAGATATTAAACTTTTAACTAAAGATTTTAGTTGGTCAATATTTAAAGCTGATAACTCCTGATAGGTTTGTAATTTTTGAATCTTTAATCCTGATTGTATCTTAGAATCCAATATTCTTTTAATTGCTTTGAATGATACTTTACCATGTCTTGAAGAAGAACCTTCAACTTCACCATCAATGTTTTGATCTTTGCTAGTATCAGATGAATCAAAATTTATATTTCTGTCTTTAACATCAACATCTTTATCATTTCTGTGTTTCCAAATTGAAGTAGTTGATATTTTAGAAGATATTCCTCTCATATCAGATCCAACCATAAATGATTTAATGAAAAAGTCCGGTAATTCTTTACCTAATTCAGAATTAGTAATAATCTTAAAACTTCCAGATACTTTCTTTAATGAAAGTGGAATTAACATTTTAGAATCAAAGTATTTATTCAATACCATATTGAGTTCATTTATTGTTTCAGCAGAATTGATATCAGTTAGAATTCTTTCTTTATCAATAAAACTAATCATATAAACATCAGCTGGACAATATTTAGTTATATTTATATCAGTAAAATCTTCAATTTTTGATAATTCTTTATACTTATTGTAAATAGCTACATAAGGTGAGTCAGATCCACTATAACCAACATGGTATATAGAGTAAACTTTATTAATATCTATAAAATTACCTGTCTTAGACCATAATTTATTAGGTATTCTAAAAAATGTTTCTAACCAGTTAGGATCTTGTAAAAAGTCATCTATTAGATTTTCATCTATTTTAAAACCTCTCATATCATCTTCTTTCATCACCGAATCTGGTAAATGAACTAAGTTGGATGGATAATTTACAAACTTATTAAAAAATCTTAGTAGATTTGATGAACTTAAATAAGATTCAGGAAAAGCTTGCTTTATTGCTAAAAATATACACTGAACTGATTCAAATTGTTTTACCAATCTACCAGCACCAGCAGAACCAAACTCTCTTGTTTTCTTAAACTGATTTAATCTAAATTCATCACCATCTTCATCTTTGAAGACTGGTTCATATCTATTACCCTTTGTAAAGTATTTCTTAGCTTTATCAGTATCATATTTTCCATCAGTAGTTATATTATCAACCACATCAGATGGTTCTACCCAATTACCCTCTTCATCTTTCATTTTATCTACTTCAATATTTTTATTATTGTTAGTAGTAAATGAAGGATCTTCTTTTAGTTTTCTAACTAAAACATCACCTCTTTTTTCATCATCTCTTACTTTACCTAGTTCAGCAAGATTTAATTCTACTTCTTCTAAGAAGCTTTTATAATTTGGTATTTTTTTCATCTAACATATATATTAAATATGTTAGACGGAATTATAAAATTTTACTAATTTGTATATCTCTATAAAGACCTGTAAAAGATTCTCTTATATCTTCATCATATTCATAGAAATTTCTATTTCCGTAAAAGTCATAATGTTCTCTATTTACTTTTTTCTCAATTTTATCATATGCTTCTTTGACTAAATCAAAACAGTCTTCTTTTTCAGTCCATTTAACCATATTATAAATCAAATCAAAACCAATGTCATTAAATCCTCTAAAGAAGTATTTATTAGAATAGTTATTAAAATAGTTTTCAATTATTACTTTATTTAAATTTTCAATCCTTTTTGGTATTGATAATAAAGGTGTTGTGAAATAAAACTCACAACCTAAACACATTAAATGTTTTGTTAATTTCAAAATAGCATTATGAACTTTAGAATCTAAGAAAACATATACAATATCATCTTTAATAAAACATACAGGCACATGTTCATATTTCTTAAACATAAGAAATTTTCCTTTAATAGTCCAGGACTTATTATTATCAGGTATTAAATCACTTAATTCCATACTCTTTTATTATTTTCAAAAATAATCTCTTATTATATTCCCTAGTTTCTAACTTTCTACTATCTCTATAAGACTCCTTTGATCTATTTGGGGAATACTTAATTTTATATTTTGAATCCCATTTAGTTGTAACATGTGTTTTGAATCTATGAGCATCTTTAGATCCTATGTAATCTTTTACATTACCAGGATCATGACCATATTCGTTTACATCTTGGAAGTATCTCCAGTAAGAGCGTATTTTAATAGTAGTCTTAATTCTACTAATTACTATTTTTTCTTCCATATGTCTTCGCCAGGCACGATCTCTCATACCCAACAAATATAAGGAAAATTATTTTAATAGTTCAGTTTTTCTTAGATCGGAGCTTTTACCAAACCAAATATCAAGTGATTTATCTGATACTTCATCTTTGGTAATAAGAGTCATTCTTGGTGAGTTAATAATATCTTGATACTCATCATCAACAAGTGCTGCTAAACCTTTCTTATACTTAATATCAAATTGTTTCAAATCATTCTTTTCAACAAATTCATTATATTCAGTTTGAGTATAAAAAAGAACTTTCTTTTTAGTTTTTGATTTAGGAATAGCAACTACAATAGGAGTTTCAACTTTATAAATCATTCTTCTATCAAACATATCAGGCCAATACTTATGAAAGAAGTTTAATAATAAACTAGCAATAGAGTTACCATCAACATCAGCATCAACATAGAAAAGTATTCTACCATATCTCAAATCTCTTAAATCTACTTTCTGTCCTAACTTTAAACCAATAGCTGCCATTAAATTAACAACCTCTTCGTTTAAAACTAGTTTTTGATTAGTCATCTCAGACACATTTACAAATTTACCTTTAAGTGCAAAAGCACCCATAGTTTCCGGTGTTCTATATTTTCTAAAAGCAGAGATAGCTGAATCACCTTCAAATAAACCAATAGAACATTTCCAACGGTCTTTACCTTTAGCATCAATAAGTTTCTCAACTTTAATCTTACCAAGTTTTTTATTTAAATCTCTTTGGAGTTTTGAATCTTCAGCATTTTTCTTTTGTTGAATCCAATCTAATATTGAATTAACAATCTCAGATTTTAAAATTGATTGAATTAACTTTGTTGGTACTTCAAATGTAGAACCAAAATCTTTAACCTCAGTAATTAACTTTTCTTTTGTTTGAGAAGAGAATGATGGATTAATTACAGTAGAATCTAAAAATAGAAACATATGATTTCTTAATTCACCTGGTTTAACATCTACCTTATGTTTTTTCTGAAAATACTCTATTAAAGAAACTTGTATTTGTCTCATAACATATTCAACATGTGTTCCACCATCATAAGTATCAGTAGAGTTAGCAAATGAAACTTGTTGAAATCCATTTTCAGAAAGTGCAATACCTACTGACCAAGTTTTATCTTTTTTAGATTCATAAAAGTAAGTAGGAGTATATAATTTAATATAATCTTCAAATGCTTTGAAGTTAATTAATTTACCATTAAAATAAACTTTAAGATTAGTATTACAGGCTGCAATATCATAAACTCTTTTTTCAAGCATTTTGAAATGATCATCATCTATTCCTTTAAGTTCAAATTTATCAAAATCTACTAAATAATTAATTTCTGTAAATCCTTTGCTACTTTTTTTAATTTTAGCAGGTGTTCTTTTTCTCATATTATTAGAGAAAGTTTGTGTGTAATGATTTAAACCATCACAAGTAGTTACTGTAAACTCCTTTGAATATATGTTTGTAAGAGTAGAACCTACACCATTTGTACCAGCCCAAGATCTTTCTTCACTATCATCAAAGTTAGAACCTGCTTTAAGATTAGAAAAAATCATTTCGGGAATCCATTCTTTGTGTTGTGTGTGTTTTACAACAGGAATACCACCGTTATCCCAGATGTTTATATAATTTGTTTCCCTATTAATATCTACTTTAATAGTATTTAATTTAGATTCTTTTCTTTTACTTTCATCAACTGAGTTAGTAACAATCTCATCAAATATTTTTAATAAACCAGGATTATAGGTTACTTCTTTTTGAATCATCTTATCTTCTTCAATAATCCATTTATTTGCTTTGTGTGGCTTAATTGAGCCAATATACATACCAGGTCTTAATATAACATGGTCAATGTCATCTAACTTTTGAAACTTTTTATCTACTGACATTAATTTAATTTAAAGATTTTGAGTATATATAGTAAAATTCTGGATTTGTTTTAAAATTACAATTTAGAAATAACAGGATCATTATTATCAACACCTTTAATTGGAATTGGTGGATTTACATCAAAATTCTTATTAATAAAAGTCTTTAACTTATTTTCTATAAAGTGGTCAGGAACCTCACCATCTGGATTCATTAATTCCATTTCTAAACTAAGTTCTGTTGAAAATCTATCTAAAACTTCTGGCTTAATAGCCTCAACTAATCTATCAGAAACAACAAAAGCTCTTGTAAATCTATCTTTAAGTGGAACTTCTCCTTCTGGTAATTTCATATAAATATCTATCATCTTCTTCAAAAAGTCTGTATATTTTGAATGCGGGTTTATATAATTAAATATTGGATCAAATACTCTACGAAACATTCTAGATGTACCAAATACAATTCCAACAATTGCTACTATTGGAAAGAATGGAACAAGAGCTAATGGTATAGCAGATGGTAGAATATTAAATATACCTTTTTTTATGTCTGTTTTTCTTTTAGCATCAATAGCATCTTTAAAGATAGCATTTAACATACCAAATGTAAACTTTTCACCTTTTTCATTTAAGTAATGGCCAAGATGACCATTTTTTGCTAAGTGAACTTGTTTGTTTAATTCATCTTCATCACTAACTCCCATTTCAATTAACTTAGCTCTGATATTTCTATCATATCTTTCTAAAATTAAAAAATGGTTATATCTCTTTAATGTGCGCATAAAAAACAAAATAAACTTTTTATTATATATAAAACTATGGTAACAGAAAAAAGTATTACAGAATTCTTATCCAATGAGTACAAAGAATTTGCGATGTATTCAATTGAAGGCCGTGCTATTCCTTCGGTTATTGATGGTTTTAAACCAACTCAAAGAAAAATTATACACGGATCATCTCAGATTTGGAAAACAGGAAATGAAAAAACCTTAAAGATATTTCAACTATCTGGATATATTGCAGCAAATTGTTTTTATCATCACGGTGATGCGTCATTATCAAATGCCATTATTAATATGGCCCAGAGATTTAAGAACAATGCCCCTCTTTTAGAAGAAGAAGGTCAGTTTGGTTCTTTAAGATCACCACAAGCTGGTGCTCCTCGTTACATAGGTACTAAATTATCTGATAACTTTAGACTAATCTATAAAGACTTTGACCTATTAGATTATAAAGAAGAAGAAGGTGAGTCAATTGAACCTAAATACTTTTTACCTATTGTTCCAGCTGTTTTATTAAATGGTTCATCAGGTATTGCTGTAGGATTTGCCTCTAATGTTTTAAATAGAGATATTAAGTCTATTATAGATGCTTGTATTAAAGTTTTAGCTGGTAAAAATCCAGGTGAAGTTAAACCATCTTTAAATGAGTTTACTGGAGAATTTATACAAGATAAAGAAAATAACAAAAGATGGATTATTAGAGGTAGATTTGAAAGAGCTAATACAACAACTGTTAAAATTAGTGAACTTCCTCCTTCAATGACTTATGAGAAGTATGAGGAAATATTAGATAAGTTAGCGGATGATAAACTAATTGTCTCTTATGATGATAATTGCAAAGATAATATTGATTATGTTATTAAATTCACCAGAGCAGATTTAGAGAAATTAGATGATGAAAAATTAGTTAAGTTATTGAAACTTGAAGAATCATCAACTGAGATTTTCTCAACACTAGATGAGAATGGTAAATTAAAAATATTTGAAAATACATCTGATATTATTAAATACTTTGTTGATTTTAGATTAACTTATTACCATAAAAGAAAACAATTCCTCTTAGACAAAATGAATCGTGACCTTAAAATATTAGGTAACAGAGGTAGATTTATTAAAGCGATTCTTGATGGTAAGTTAAAAGTAAATAATGTTCCAAAGGTTCAAATTATTGAAGGAATTGAAGCAATGAGTTTAGATAAGATAGATGATTCTTATGACTATCTTTTAAGAATGCCTATCTACTCTTTAACAAAAGAAGTATTTGATAAATTAAAAGAAGATTTTTCAGCTAAGAAAGAAGAAATAAAAGCTTTAGAAGCAACTGATCCTAAAGATATGTATGTTCAGGATTTAACTGAATTAAAAAAGAAATTTAAATGAGACCACATAGAACTTGGTTTAAAATAATATTTAATCCTATTTTAAGAAAGTTTGGATGGTCTATTGTTAGTGTATTTGATGGTGATGAATTAAAAGGATATCAATTAAGAAGATACCCAGAAAACTGCGAAGTGTTAAAAAAATAGTAAACTAACTTATGAATCAAAGATCAATTAATCTTTCACCTTGGAAAGAAATATCTATTACTAGAAGAATGCAACATCATACTATGATTGATGTTGCTACAATCATTATTGGTTATAATGATTATTACTTTTATATCCAAGATGATATTGAGAAGATAATTGATGTTAGTTGTATGCCTAACTATATTAAAGAAGATTGGGTTAATTATAATAAAAAAGAATTAACAATTAATATAGTAGAAGACCATATAAAAAAGTATGTTGATTTAAGAGATTCTGAAATTTATTTAGAAGTACCTAATCAAACTTATGATGATATTATAAATGAGCTACAATCAATTAAAAGAGATTTAATAATTAAAAAGATTATTATTTAATTTATTTCCTTATATTTGTAATATGGAAAATTTACAAAGAGAAAGAGTGAGTCTTAATGAGTTTGCTCCGCTTAATACAAAAGACTGCCAAAACATGTGTGAAAGAGATGTACTTATGACTAAACAGGGTCCAGTTATTATATGTCACGCCTGTAAAAGAATTGTAATGGATAATAGAAATCAAATTAAATAATAATATGTTCCAATCATCAAAAACCGTTAAACAACTATTTTATATCAACTTTATAGTTTTCATTATTGGAATTCTATTACAATTAGTTGGTTTTCCATTCTATAAGGTATTTGCCTTGTATCCACCCGGCAGTCCAAACTTTGAAATATATCAGTTTATAACTTATATGTTTTTACACTCTGGTATATTACACATAGTTTTTAATATGTTAGCACTGGCTTCTTTTGGTCATATAACTGAGGATTATTTTGGTAGAAACAAATTCATTTTATTTTATTTAACAACTGGTATAGGTGCAACCTTATTACATCTTTTAATGACTAATAGTCAATTACCAATGGTTGGTGCGTCTGGTGCTATTTATGGTATATTAGTAGTATCAGCTTTAATAAGTCCAAATGAGAAAGTAAGTATATTTCCAATTCCTATTGGAATTAAGTTAAAGTATTTAATATCTTCTTTATTTGTGATGGAAATACTTTTAGGGTTTCTATCAACAGGTGATGGTGTTGGGCACTTTGCACATGTAGGCGGTGGATTAACAGGTATTTTATTTTATTTAATTAGCAGAAAATTTTCACCAAAAAAGAAAAGATGGTCATGAAAAAATTATTAATATTAGATATGGATGAAACTCTATTACACACAGAGACTTCCAGAGAGATTGATTACTTACCTGAAGGATCATATGATTTTAAGTTTCCTTTAGGAGGAGGTGGTTGGTCAAATGATGAACATTGGTACTTCACACTTAAAAGACCTTTTTTAGATGAATTTATGAAATATGCCTTTGATAACTTTAAGGTTGCTATCTGGACAGCAGGTGGATCCGATTATGCTTCAGAAGCTATTTCAAGAGCTGGAATTGATAAAAGTAAATTAGAATTCTTTTGGACTCGTGAAAGATGTACTATGAAATATGATTTTGAAACAGGATTTAGTTATGGTGTTAAGAATTTAGAAAAAGTTCATAAATCACTTGGATGGGATTTGAATAATGTCTTAATTGTTGATGATGTTCAAAAAACAGCAATTAATAATTATGGTAACTTAATTCATATTAAAGAGTTCTACAATGATAGAAATGATATTGAGTTAAAAAAACTAATGAACTATTTAGATAGAATTAAAGATTCTCCTAATTTTAGGAGTATTGAAAAAAGAGGTTGGTCTAATTAAAAATATATCTAAAATTTTTAGATATATTTTTTTTACATTTTTGATTATTATATATACTATGTAATCTCAATCCAGAGTATATAGGGTTAGAGACAAAAAAATCATAATTAAAATTATGAAAAATTTATGTCTTTTATTATTATTTATAATTATTTCACCTAAAATTGGTAAATCTCAAATGTGTAATACCACTCCAACAAATATGGGTGGTTTAACACTAACGGGCACTTGGCAAAATGCCGCTGCCGCTTCCGGTGCTAAAAGATACTGGACATTTAATGCGACTGCTGGATGTACCTATGACTTTAGTTCTTGTAATAGTATAAATACAAATGATACTTATTTAAGATTATACTCTGGTACAAATCCACTGACTGCTGTTTTACAAACTTCTAATGATGATAATGGTCCTTGGTGTACTGGTACAAAAGCTTCTATTTCTTGGGTTTGTCCAACAACTGGTGCTTATTCTATATTATTGACAAATTATTCTTGTGCTAACATATCTTCAAACTCTATTTTAAGTTATAGACAAATATGCGCACCTCCTTATAATCCATGTTTAACAATACCATCAATTAATTGTGGTGTTTTAACTAATTTATCTGTATCATCTGGTAATGGTATATACAATCCGCCATCAACTACTTGTGGTTTCTCAACACCTGGTAAAGAATATATCTACTCATTTACACCAACTGTAACTGGTAACTATCAAATATCACAACCTACAAGTTTTGGATATATTGATTACTTTTATAAGTTAGCATCTGGTGGTTGTAATGGTACTGGTTGGACTTGTATAGATGATATCTCAAATGCCAATGTTGGTAATGCTAATGTAAATATTGCTTTAACATCTGGTGTTACATATTATATCTTATTAGATCCAGAATCTACCGCTGGTGGATCAGTTTCTTTTAGTATAACTTGTCCAGCTCCTGTAATACCCCCTGCTAATAATGACTGTTCTGGTGCTATATCTATAGCATCCTTACCTTATAGTAGTGGTATTGTTTCAAATAATAATGCAACAGATGATGTGCCAACTTCAACATCTGGTTGTAGTACACAAGGATCAAATGTTTGGTATACTGTAGTTGGTAATGGTAATAACTTAACAGATACAACTTGTAACGCTTCTACTAATTTTGATACTGAGGTAAGAGTTTATACTGGAAATTGTTCGTCATTAAATAGTATGGTTGAAGTTACTTGTAATGATGATTATTCATCTTGTGCTAGTAGTGGTCTGCAATCAAGTGTTAGTTGGTGTTCTCAAGTAGGTATAACTTATTATATTTCGGTTGGGTATTTTGCGTCTGGTGTTGGTTATGGTAATTATGTTTTGAGTGTAACAGATGGTGTTTCTTGCTCACCATTACCAATAGAATTAATTAGTTTTACTGGAAATTTAACAGAAGATAATAGTGTTTTATTAAAATGGACAACTGAAACAGAAAGAAATAATAATTACTTTCTTGTTGAAAAATCATTAGATGCTGTTAATTGGTCTAATGTATCAAGAGTACAAGCTGCTGGAAATTCACTGTATAGAATAGATTATTCAACTATTGATAATAGTCCTACTATTGGAGTTAATTATTATAAATTAACACAAGTTGATTATGATGGTCAAAGAGAATCTTTTAATATCATAGCGGTAGAGCTAGTAATAGATATGGAAAAATGTTCAGATACATTTTATGATTTAATGGGTAGAGTAATAGATATTACAATTGCATCACCTGGTGTTTATTTACAAAAGTGTAATGGTGGGTATAAAAAGATAATTAAAAGATAATAATTAAAACAAAAATAAATATTAAAAATATACAAATTATATTATATTAATTTTTCTAGATTTAAGATATTATGAGGTATCGAATTTCAATCTATATGATATAATTATATTAAATTAAACCCAAATTATGAAAAAATTGCTTTTAATAGCAACATTCTTGATTACAAGCCTGTTGTCTTATTCTCAAGCACCTGCTAATGATAATTGTAGCGGTGCTCAAAGTCTCGGAACACTTCCAACACCAGCCGCCTGTCCAAGTGGTATTGGTTCATCGGTCAATGTTTCAGGTACAAATATTAATGCGACAGGACCATTGCCATATACAACATTATTAGGATGTCAGACTGGTGGTAATCAGCCTGGTCCAGCTTTAGATGTATGGTACTCTTTTGTTGCATCAGGTAATCAAGTTAATATAAATATAACACCTGGTTCTGCTCCATTTTTAGCAAGTCCGGCTATTACACTTTGGACAGGATCTTGTGGGGCTTTAGTAGGATTTAACTGTGATAATAATGGAACTTTAACTGGTAATAATTCAGTTACATTTCAACCCATGACACCTGGTCAAACATATTACATACAAATAAGTGGTATGAATGCTACTAATCAGGGAAATTTCAACTTATCTGTGAATTCTTCTAATGATTGTAATAATTGTTTACAAGTTGCTAATCTAACAGTTAGTCCTGCTCCCACAAATGGAACTTACCCACCAAATACAACAGTTAATTTTTGCTATAATATTTCTTCTTTTACTCAAGTAAGTTCCAATTGGTTACATGGAGTAATACCTACTTTTGGGTGTGGGTGGAATTTATCTACACTTACTACAACACCTGCCGCATCTTGTTCTGGTAGTGGAACTTGGAGTTGGTATCCATCTTGGACCAGTTCAGCAAATGGTTCTACTTGGGGACCTGGATTTGCTTATGATTATAATACATCTCCTGGCAATCCTGGTAATAACTTTGGTGATAACTGTTCAACTCCTAATTGGAACTTTTGTTGGTCTATTAAAACAAAAGCTGTTTGTAGTCCAACTTGTACAAACTTAAATATTAATATCAATACAACCGGTGATGGTGAGTCTGGATCTTGGACATCAGTAGCTTGTCTAGGTGATCCAAACTATCAATTTGCAGCAGTTATGTCTTGTTGTAGTTCAACTGCATCCAGTACAAATCCAACTTGTTTTGGTGGTTCTAATGGTTCAGCAACTGCTATTCCTGGTTCAACCGGTGTTCCTCCATTTACATATTCTTGGAATACAGTTCCCACACAGACTACACAAACTGCTACTAATTTAAGTGCTGGGGCATATACCTGCACAGTTACTGATTTTAATGGATGTACTTCTACTTGTAATGTTACTATTTCAAATCCTCCTCAAATTTTAGTACCAGTAACACAATCAAATGTAACTTGTTTCGGCGGTTCTAATGGATCAGCAACTGCTAACCCATCTGGTGGAGTTGGTCCTTATACTTATTCTTGGAATACAGTTCCTACACAAACTACACAAACTGCTACTAATCTAATACCTGGTACATATACTGTAACTGTGGCAAGCTCAAATGGTTGTATAAAAACAAACACAGTTAGTATTACTCAACCAACGGCAATAGTTGTAACTACTTCAACTACCAGTGCTTCTTGTGGTAATTCAAATGGTTCAGCAACTGCTAACCCATCTGGTGTTGGTCCTTATACCTATTCTTGGAACACAACACCAGTTCAAACTACACAAACGGCAACAAATATACCATTTGGTAGTTATACTGTTACTGTTACAAATAGTAGTGGATGTACTGGGACAACAACTGCTAATGTACCATCAACTGGTAGTGTAAGTGCTACTTCAACATCAACACCAACAAGTTGTTTTGGTAGTTCAGATGGTTCTGCCACTGCTAATGGATTTGGAGGTACTTTATATACATATCTTTGGAATACAACACCACCTCAAACAAGTCAAACAATTACTGGATTACCAGCGGGCGTTTATACTTGTACTATATCAAGTGCTGCTTGTAATGCAACAACAACTATTATAGTTACCGAACCACCTATTATAAATGTAACATACTCAACTACTCCATTATCTGGGTGTGTACCATTAGCAGTAACATATAATAATACAACTCCAGGTATATCAAATTGTAGTTGGAATATAAATGGTGTGATTACTAATAGTTGTAATGTTACTCAAGTATTTACATCAGGTGGAACATATAACTCAACACTAACTGTAACTGATGCTAATGGTTGTTCAAATTCAACAGGTCCAATAGTTGCTAATGCTTACCCTATTCCATTTGCTTCTTTTTCTCCAAATCCATCAGTAACTAATTTATTATCACCAACTATTACATTTGATAATATGAGTTCGGGTGGTAGTTATTTTTGGAATTTTGGTGATGGTAACACATCAAGTAGTCTAAATCCTACAAACACATATGCTGATACAGGAACATATGTGATTAATCTAACAGTAACTAGTCAATATGGTTGTTCTGATTCAACCTATTCTACAATACATATAACTGATATTCTCTCTGTTTATATACCTAATGCTTTTACACCTAATGGTGATGGTAAGAATGATTCATTTTTACCAATTATTTTAGGATTTGATAAATATGAATATTGGATATTTGACCGTTGGGGTGAAATGATATTCAATACAAATTCTGGTAGATCTTGGGATGGAACTTATAAAGGTAAATTAGTTCAACAAGATGTTTATATTTGTAAGTTAGTAGTTTATGATTTAAATAAGAAAAAGTATGAATATACTAATCACATTTCTTTAATTAGATAATTTTTCTTATATTTGTAAAATGAGAAAAGAGAGTATTATTGAAATGATTGATAAAAGAATTGTAGATTCTTATGTTCAAGGTATTGCAACATCTTCTATTATAGAAGATATGAGTACTCGTATTAGAAATATGTCTACCGTTGTTAAAATGGAAGGACTTGATTTATCAACTCTTCTTCAAAAAGAATTTGAAGAATTAGATAATGAGGATATTAAAGTAAGAGCAAAATATAGTGTATTTTATATTAAACACTCTACTCAAAGAATTAAAGATTTAAATTGGTTGGATTCTAAAAAGAAATCTTTTTTTGGATACTCAAATTCACAAATATTTAAGTTAATAAAACTAAAGGAAAAACTTTTAGTGAAACATAGTATGCCGTTTTAATAAACAAAGTTTCATTTTTTTCATAAAATAAAAATGAAATTCTATTTAAACAAACCTATTATTTCCGAACAGGAAAAACTATCTTGGGAAAAAGGTGATTTACCTAAAATGACATTATCTCAATATGAAATAATGGAAGGTAGTCTTGATGATATTGAACAACATATTATCAACTTTATAAAAAAATCATTTTCTGATATAAAGGAAGCTTTAGAAATAAATGAGTTTGAAGAAGCTTCTATAATAATGCCAGCTTTACAAATGTGTTCAGTTGATGAAATAGATGTTATTGATATGAATATAGAAATAACAAATACAGAAGAAGATAGCTTACAATGGGCTCTAAAGAATTTATCAAATGGTTTAACTGATGAATTAGAAGAAGTTGAAGAAGATGAAGAAGTTGAAGAAGATATAGATGATGTGGGTGAAGTTATAATAGATGATACTGAGCAAGAAGAAACAGAAGAATCAGTAGAAGAAGATGCTGTTGAGCATATCTATGAAGAAACTGAGAACCCAACAGATGATGAGATATCTGAAATGGAAATGGATATAATCAGAAAGAGTCTTTTAGGAGATGAAGATAAAACCATGTAACATCATGATGATATTTCTATAATAAATACTGACGAAAATTGACATCGGATTTTTTATAGTCTGATCCATTCTCTGAATCTAATTACAGATTCATGTAATGTTTCAACAAAATTAAACTCTTTAAGGAAAGTTGAGTATTCATCTTTATATCCTTTTTTAGTTTCATCAAACTTATCTTTAGTAAATTGCCAATTAAATGATAATTGATTTGGTGTTTTAAATCCAAAGAAACCTAATACTTCTTTTTCAAGTTTTACAGCTTCTTCACCATTCCAATTGTGACCTACCGCAACTATACCACACTCTTTATCTTTTAATAAATTAGATTCACCTAAAGTAGCATGTCTATTTTCTAACCAAGTTAACCTTTCAATTAACTGAGTATAGATAGCATTCATCTTACCCCAACGGATTGAGCCGAAAAAGATAACTATATCAGCATCATAAATAGCATTTGCTACTTTGTGCATTTCATCTGATTTATTATTAACAGAAGCCCAACATCTAATAAACTTATTAGGATTATTACTCTTTAAAATAGAATCTTTGATACCACAAGTATTTCCTTTATGTGTTGATACATTACCCTCACAAGGAAATATTTTAAGCTTACTGACATTTATTATATCAACATTATCTAATCTCTTTTTAAGTTCATCTGCTATAATAGATGATTTAGGAAGTTCTTTTTCACCTTCCCATCTATTAGATGTGGTTAGAAAAACAATCTTTTTACCTTCTTGTTTCTTTAAATAATTATATAATCTTTTAAGCTTATCCATTAAAGTATATATAAATTTTTAATATATAAATAAAATCAAAATATTAAGATGAAAAATAGAATAAGAAAATTTAACGAGTCAGATGAAAACTTTTATAGTATATCTGATGAAAACGGAAATATGTCGTCCGGTAAGTTGATTTTATGAAAGATAAATAATTTATACCTTAAACAATACTAAACAAACTTTATGAAACATTTAAAATATTTTGAAGCTAAAAAGAAAAATTATCAGGAATTACTAGATGAGTATGCTGAAGATATCATCAGAGTTTTACCTTTATATTATAATAATTTCTCAACTGATACTTTACATAATTATATTGATGAGTTAATATGGGAATGTAGAGAAGCGGATAGATTAAGAGGAGATGATGAAGTTTTAAGTGAAGAAGTTGTAAGAGTTTTGATAGATGAAATTAAAGAAGTAGCAGGTAGTTGGTCTTCATCAAAATTACTTGATATTTATTATGATTGTTTACCTCATGTTAAACATATAAATAAAGATAAGGTTGAAGTATTAAAAGAGATATTTCTTGACTATTCAGATGAGGGTGGTGAAATATTAATAAGTAAGACAGCTAAATTCCGTGATGAAAGATATGAAGTGAGATTAGAGTTGGAAAATGTATTTTTAAAAATAAACTTTGAAGAAGTTTTTGGTAGAGTTAAAGAATTTATGGGAATTGAAAGTTACCATATTACAGGAACAAAAGATTTAATAACAATTGAATTTTGGAAACCTTTACCAAAATAAAAAACCCACTTTAGAGTGGGTTTTTTATTAGTTAATCATATTATTATCTACTCTTTCTTTTAATTTCTGAATTGCTCTTGTTAATTCTCCTCCTACTTGAACAATAACTGGGTGGTTAAAGTCTGATAGTGAATTTGCTATATTAGCAATATTTCTAACCTCTGCCTCAATTCCTTTTAGTTCAGCTTCTAAATCTGAGTAAATTTTACTTTTATTAGCTTCAGTAATTTCATTCATTTTAGATTCTAATTTAGATTCTAATTCTTTAACCTTTTTGAATCCAGATTCTAGTTCTTTTTCTCTCTTAGAAAGGTCAGCTAAATCTGAATCAATCTTAGATTGAAGTTCTGCATATTTAGAATCATATTCTTTAGCTGATGAAAGTGCAGTTCTATCAAGATTTCTTTCTCTCTCATTTAACTCTTGAGTTTTATCTTGTAAATCTAATTCTTTTTCAGTTATAGTTCTTGTTCTAGATCTTAACTCATCATCTTTCTTTTCAATAACTTTAAGATCCAATTTATATTCGTCTTCTCTTTTCTCAACTCTTTTAACTCTGATATCAAGTTCATCTTCTTTATCCTTGATTCTTCTTTCTCTTGAGTCTAAATCTGTTTCTCTTCTATCAAGGTCTCTTTTAAATGTATTTAATTCAGACTCTCTTTTTTCAACATCCTTCATTAAGGTAGGATCGGTGGATGGTCCACTTGATTGTTGAATAGAAGACATAACCATCTCTTCAAAAAATGGAATTAATTTTTTACCAAGTTGAGCTGGTTGAGGCATTTTATTAACTTTCATGAAAGTCATTAATTCTGCTTTCCAATCTATGATTTCGAAAAATTCGGGGTTATTATCAATAATTGCTTTATCAATAGGTATTAATTCACTTTTAACTTTATGAATATACTCTTCTAAAATAGTTCCAGACTTAAGGATAAATATTTTCTTATCAGGACTTAAATACTGAAAATCATTTATTACTTTATGTTTAATTTTCATTTCAAAAAATGTATTTTGTTTTATATATTAAAAAATGTTGATTTTGTTTATTTTTTTAGTATATTTGTGTAATGGAAAAAAACCAGTTAAATAACTTAATTAGATTCTGTTTTAATTTCCATAGAAGTATGGATTGTGACTGGACTATGCAACATCCAAGTTATATTTTAGAGAAGTGGAATAAGTATATTGGTGTTAAACCTAATAAGTTAGAATTATATCCATCTAATGACCTGACTATCAAGTGGTTAAAAACTTGGAATGTTAGTAATAAAGATTGGGAAGAGTTAAAAGAGATTGTTACTTTTATTCAAGTTGTTAATATGAGAGCACTTGTTGTATCTAGTGGAAATAAAGGTAATAGATTTATACAATGGTCACCATCTGAACTATTAGATGAATTTGAAAGATTGATTGGTGATAAAAATAAAATAAACAAAGATGAATATAAAGGTTTGCATGAACTAGTTGATAGAGAAGTTGAATATTGGCTATGGCAAACAGATAACAAAAGAGATTATAATTTAAATTTATTAGTATAAGTAAGAGAACCTATCGCTGGTGAAAACTGGAGGAAGTTCGCGACTACAGAACCTAACACGGGAGAATAAGTAGAGAAATTGAAAGTTCGTTTGTACCGAGGAAGTAGCAACACATACAGATCTAGAGTGTCGGTTCCTCTATGATGATCGGGTTGTGGCATAGATAAATGATAGGATAGAACAGAATCGTGGCTAAGCTCAACTTTACTGATAAATTTTATAAAACAAAATATAAACAATAAAAAAACAAAACAAAATGAAAACAATTAAATTTTTACTATTGGCTCTTGCCATCACATCACTAACTTCTTGTTTGGTTGGAAAGTTAAAATCACTTATCATCAAACATCTGGTTATAACTGGTTTAATAATAGAGGTGAAACTAATCATTTTGTAACTAGTGTCCAAGTACTAGATAAAAACCCAATCGGTCACGCTTTTGGTAACAACACAGATGATAAAAAATCAAATTGTGATTGTAAAGTAAGTGGTAAGGTAATAGATACCATTTATGTAGTGATTGATAAAACTAAATAATGAAAGAAAATAATAATAATTTCAGTAATGAAATAAGAGACCTGCGATTAGCAGTTCTAATAGATGCAGACAATGTTCCGTATTCTAATGTAAAACAAATGTTTGAGGAGATTGCAAAATATGGAACTCCGACATTTAAAAGAATTTATGCAGACTGGACTAAACCAACCGTATCTGGTTGGAAAACCGTTCTGCTTGAAAATGCAATCACACCAATTCAACAATACAGTTACTCTACTGGTAAAAATTCAAGTGATAGTGCTATGATTATTGATGCGATGGATATACTTTACTCTGGTAAAGTTGATGGATTTTGTATTGTATCAAGTGATAGTGACTTCACAAGACTTGCTACAAGATTAAGAGAAGCTGGTATGAAAGTAATTGGTATTGGTGAAAAGAAAACACTAAAACCATTTATTGTTAGTTGTGATAAGTTTATTTACTTTGAAATCTTAAAAGCAAATAAAAATGTAACTGAAGGTGCTGTTGCTGCGGCTACTGAGACAACATCTAAAGTAGATAAAGAATTAATTCATTTAATTAATGATAGTATTTCTGACTTAGCTGATGAAACAGGATGGGCCTTCTTAGGTATGTTAGGAACTTTAATCTTAAAAAAGAAACCAGATTTTGACTCAAGAAACTATGGATTTGAGAAACTACTTCCATTCTTAAAGAGTCTAAAGAAATTTGAGATTGATGAAAGGGAAACTGGTAAAGGTAAAACAAAACATGTTTATATAAAAACTATTTCATAATGTTAAATAATAAAAATAAACAAATAATTGATACACTTATTGAAGTAACTAAAAGTGGTGACTTGGTGTGGATAGAAACTGATTCTACTTCTGATAAAAGAAAACATCAAAGGGATATGCACGCCTTTGGTGAAGATGGTACTAAATATGAAACTCAAGTTAGATTTCATATTGTCAATTCTACTTTCGTGTTAGAATCTAGTCCTTCTTTGTGGATTAAAAATAAAGACTTACCGGGTGGTTCTTATTACATATATGGAGGTAGTAATGATCTTACTTCCTTAAGAGATGTTATTAAAGAAAAATATTGCTCAGATATGAATCCTATGATTCAAGATTTAGAAGACCAACTTGAGCAAATATGTAAAGGTATTTCTATTTCTACTTATAGAGATAATAAGATAAATAAGATAATAGATTAATTGATATATACAAAATGGATTTAAGTATAACAATATTAGTATTATTTTTAACAATAGTTCCTTTATTTATCGCTTACTTTCTTGGTTCAATACCAACATCGGTTTGGATAAGTAAATGGATATATGGAATTGACATCAGAGAATTTGGAAGTAAAAATGCAGGTGCTACAAACACTCTTAGAGTATTAGGCAAATGGGCAGCAATTCCTGTTTTAGTCATAGATATTTTAAAAGGATTCTTTGCAGTTTATATAACACATTATACTATTATGATGGATAATACAGCTGTCATGTGTTTATTAGGACTTTTTGCTATTATTGGTCATATATTTCCAATTTTTGCTAAATTTAGAGGTGGTAAAGGAGTTGCTACAACATTAGGTGTTTCAATTGCTTTATTTCCAATAGCTACTTTGATATCTATTTTTGTATTTTTAATATCTGTTATTTATTATAGAATTGTATCATTATCATCAATCATCGCTAGTCTTTTACTTCCAATATTTGTTTACTTCTTAACGGATAATCAAACTTTAGTAGACTTTTCAATGTTTATACCTGTTTTGTTTATAATAACACATCATAAAAATATTAAAAGAATAATTAATAAATCAGAACCTAAATTTACCTTACTATGAGTAGTTGGAGTGAAAGATTCTTAAAGCCTTGTCCTTATTGTAATGGTAAGATTACAGATCACTCTTATGATAGAAGAATAGTTTTCAAGTGTATTCCTTGTAATCTATATAAAGATTATCCAGGTTTACTACAAACTAAAGTAAGTCCTGTTCCTGTTCCTTATGTAGATAAAGATGGTAGTCCAGTAGATCCAAAAGATGTTAAGAATCAAGAATATTACCACCAAAATGCTAATGAGGAAGCAATTGATGAATTTAATAAATGGGTAGATAAAGAAAATCTACAAAAAACTAGAGAAGAAAAACTAACAAAAATATTTAATACATAAACCCAATGAAAAAACTAATAATCTTATCACTGTTTTTTGGAGCTTGTAGTAGTCCAAAAATTAAAGAGGTTGTGCCTCATGTTGTAACAAGTATTGATACTGATCAGGTATTTGATCCAGTTACTCAACAATATCAAAATATGTATATCATTAAAATAGATGATAGTATTAAAACAAGTGTTTCAAGAAATCCGTATAAAGTAGGAGATACCGTTAACTTCCTTTATTATGGTTATTAATTAAACTTTATTATTATTTTATTCTAAAATGTAATAATGGAAATTAATAAAATATACCAAGGAAACTCCTTAGACCTACTTAAACAGATGCCTGATAACTCAGTTGATCTTGTTATCACATCACCTCCCTATGCTGACTTAAAAGTTTACATAGATAATCCAGGAATACTCGCAGATGATTATGTAGAATGGTTTTTACCATTTTGTAATGAGATATGTAGAGTTATAAAACCAACAGGTTCTTTTATTCTAAATATTAATGATAAAGTAGAAAATGGATTTAGACATCCTTATGTTTATGATCTAATATCAGCAATTCACAAGAAAACAGATTTAAAAATGTTTGAAAGATTATTTTGGAATAAAATGAAAGGTCTTCCAAATAGGAGTAGATTTGGTGATAGAGTTGAATATATATTCTGGTTTGCTAAAGAAAAAGGATTTCAGTTTTATATAGATGAAATGAGAACCGAGTATGCTCAGAAATCTATTGAGAGAATGAAGAATCCTCTTAAAAAGAGATTTGCTAGAGATAAAGATAATCAAGATGCTAATGATTATAAGGATTGGGAACCAAATCCAAAAGGAGCTCTTCCAACTACATTGGTTAGTATATCATCTGAGTCTAAAAGAATTGCTGATAATCATGTAGCGGTTTATCCAGTAGAATTAGTTAAATACTTTATAAAAGGAGCAACTAAAGAAGGTGATTTAGTTTTAGATCCGTTTATGGGTACTGGAACAACTGGACTAGCTGCTAAGTTACTAAATAGAAATTGGATGGGATTTGAAATGCAAAGTGATTATATATCGCTTGCTGAAAAAAGAATAGGTGATTATGTGGAGAATATCTAAGGAAACAAGTAAGATTAAATCAATTAAAAGAGGTGACTATGATGTTGATAGTGTAATTGTTATACCTGGTGTATGTTCTTATGAGAATGTTTATACAAAGCAAAACTTTTTATATTTCTCAAATAGTGATTATAATAAAACAATATCTGTTGAGTTTGTATCAGAGGGTGATCTTGATAGATTCTTTACTCAGATATTTAGAGATAATAAATTAAATCAAATATTAGGTGATACTAAAGATAAAAAATAATTTTATGGTTGAAAGTTTATTGTAAAAGAACCTATCTCGATACAAATCAAAACTTCTTTAAGATAAGAGGTAAAGGTTATGGTGAAAGTTATGCTAAGTGGGAAAAGAATAAGTATTATTCAATAAGACTACCACAAGATATAGAAAGAAAAATGGGCATTTTCTATTATATACAAACCGAAGTAAATGAAGATAGTTATTCACCAATAAAGAAAAAAGAATTTGAAAAGTACTTTATAGATATAGATGAATTAAGAAATAATAAAATAGAACAAATATTAAATGGAACCTCTGAAATTTAACATACAAAATGTAATTTGTATACCAATAAAATCAATGAATGAGCAACAATTGTTTGCTGTTTCTGAAACATATACAATTGCGTTTACCGCCTTAATGTCTTTCAAAAAAGATGGATTTGAAAAAATCTGGCTTGAGAAAGATGGTGATTATGCTATTGCATTTGAAATTGATGGTGAGTTTTCAATAAATCCTATGTACTGTCCTATTACAAAAAAGAATAGAGATTCTATACTTAAGGTTAAACCAATTAAGTCACCTAAGATGCCAAAGGATGAGAGATCGGTTGGAGCTTATAAGTATTATTTATCTAAAGGATTTGATGTTAAAACTAAGAGTTTAGATAGAAAAGTTGAATACTTAGATAATGTCGAAGATGTTGAAGAAATTAATGAAGAGATAATTTTAGATGTTGATATTATTTTGGATAAGATATCTAAATTAGGTGTCGGGTCTTTGAGTAAAGAAGAAAAGGAATTCTTAGATAATAAAAGCAAAAGTTAATCAATTAAACTTTTGTAATTAAATAAAATACAACTTATTAATATTATTAAAAATGAAATTTAGATATTTATCAGATACCGAAATACTTAGGTGGAATAAGAGATTAGATAATAGTGGATATTCAGTATATCCGAAACCTAATAATAAATCAGCTGAGCCATATATTTGTTTCAAACAAAAAGTAGGATATCAAAATAATGCTATGGGTAGTCAGTTTGTAATTACTACTGATCCTTTTATGAGATATGACTTTGTATTCTCAATATCTAGTAATAGAATTGATAATTTTTTTGAGATTTTTAATAAACTATCTAAAATTCCTTTTGGTAGTAAATCAATTTATGTAGATTTGAATAATGAAAAAATTACTGATATTAAATTTACCGATGATATTATTGAAAGTAAAGAAGAAACAAAACATAAAGTATCCGACAAGGAATATATTAGATATACTTACCACTTTGCTGGTAAGTTATCTAGTATTATGGCTTATGTTATGTATTTAGAAGATGCTATTAATTTCCTAAGTGAGATATTTGGATATAATGAAGATGGATCAGAAGTTTGTTTGTTAAAATTTCCAATAGGTACACAAGTTTCAACATTGAAAGATAAATCAACAGATTATTTAGTTTTAGATTATGTTTATAGAAAAATGGATGGTAAGTATTTCATTAGTTATGTTGCTAGTGAAATGATTAAAAGTAATGGTAACTCTATAACATATGGTGAGGTTTTAAACTTCAATGAGAAGGATTTATGTTATAGTAGAAATAGTAGAATAGATGATATATTAAATTAATGAAAGAACTAGAAGATATATTTAATACAGAGGAATTTAAATCACTTCCTTGGATTAAAAGATTTTGGATAAGAGTTAAAGTAGCTTTTATACAAACTATAAATATGATGTAAAAAAAATTAGGTTAATACTAATTTTATTTTTACATTTGTAGATAATTGCAGGTATAGCTCAGTGGTAGAGCAGGATTCTCTAAAAGTCTTTGTCGTGGGTTCGATCCCCGCTACCCGCACTAAAATAAAACAAACATGAAAAAAATCATAACAATTCTGTTCTTATCATTTACCTCTGTTATTTTTGCAAAGGGTAATGATTCAATCTTTGAAAAATCACCAATATTATTTTCAAAGTCAAATTTTAATTACAATACTCAAAAGATTAATCTAAAAATGAGTATGTATAAAGACTATAGTTCATCTGATAAGAGAACTGCTGGTTTAGTTTTAATGTTAGCTGGTTTAGCATTCACAACCGCTTCAATACTTGAAAGTGATGCTGCTTATGGTACTTGGACTAACAATCCTCAACCTGGTAATCCATACAATCAAACTTATACTACAAAACCTTTTATTCAACAATTCCCACGTAATATAATGTTAGTAGTTGGTATTGGATTTACATTCTCTGGTTTTGGTGTTATGGCTAGTAATAAGTAATGAAGAATTTAAATAATTTTTTAATTGAATAGAAATTAGATAAAGGGAGGGAAGGCATAAGAATATATACATTATGGAACATTTTGTATATATTCATAAAAACCCTGTAAATGAAGAGGTATTTTATATTGGTCAAGGAACAAGACATAGAGATAAAAATGAAAGAGCTTATTCTAAAAGGTCAAGAAGTAAATGGTGGTATAATTATGTTAATAAGTATGGAATGCCTATAGTTGAGATAGTGGCTACCAATCTCAGTAAAGAAGATGCTGATAAATTAGAAATAGACTTAATAAAGTCATATGGTAGAAAAGATATAAATGAAGGTACTTTGGTTAACCTAACCGATGGTGGTGATGGTAGTGGGAAAAGATCTTTAGAATATTGTGAACAATTATCATTGAGAATGAGAGGAGAGAATCATCCTATGTGGGGTAAAAAACACAATAAAAATTGGGTAGAAAATAACTCTAAATCGAAAATTGGTAAAAAGTTATCAGAGGAAACTAAAAAGAAAATGTCTGAATCAAGAAAAGGTCAGAAAAGAACAGATGAAACCAAAAGAAAAATGTCTGAATCATTATCAGGTGATAGAAATCCTATGTATGGAAGAACTGGTGATAGAAATCCAGCTTCTAAATTAACTTGGAATATAGTTAAAGAGATAAGAGATTCATATAAAGAAGGTAATACTTCTATAAGAAAACTAGCTAAAAAATATAATGTTTCAAACATAACAATTGAAAATGTTATTAAACATAGAACTTGGAAGGAATTATAAAAACTAATAGATAAAGAAATGAATCAAGCTTATGAACTTGGATCTGTATCAAAACAAGATTATCGCAACTATAAATTAGAGAAGTTAGGAATTTAATGGCATACGGTGATGGTGATATTATAAAAACTAAATTCCTTTGTAAAACAACATGTAGTGGTGGTTCCTATGGTAATATCAAAGAAAGATTTATTAAAGGAAAATGGTATGATGGTGAATATGAAACTTGGTGGTTTGAAGGTGGTTATAAAATGAATGGTGGTCACCGAAAATACTGGGCTATAAATGAAGGTGGTGTTAGAGAAGATATTGGAAAGTCTATGTTCAAAATAATTTTTGAAACAGATACAAATGAATTAAGAGATAATAAAATAGAACAAATATTAAAATAATGGAAGAAAAAGATAATAAAATTGTAGTAAGTAATGAGTTTGTAGATATCTACCGAAACTTCAATATAGGTAATCAAGTTGATAAAATGAAAGCTCTAACTAAAAGAGAGTTGTATTTACTTTTAACTTTGTGTTTAGATAAACATTCTGATGAAAATCCAACGGTTAATAGTAATTTCAAAGACTTTAAAGAACAATGTCTTGAGATATTTGATGTTCAAGATGAAAAAACAACTGAGAATCAAATACTTTTAGATTTAATTAAAGAAAGTGGGGACCAATATATTGAAACAGATGATATTGTAGATTCTAAAGGTGATAAACTACCTGAACCTTATACTAAGGAAGAAATTAGAGATATTAGAATTGGTATCATCGGAAAATAATTGTTATTTAAAATAATTTTTGTATATTTGTAATTCAAATAAAATAATATGACTGAACAAGAAACTAAAACTGAAGAAGTAAAAGAACCAATTATCGGAGAATTTAAACCTAAGCGTAAATTCCTAAACTTTGTATCTGCCGTAAATGGTGCTAAAATCCGTTTTATAAGGGATATTGCCTTCTTAAAGGCTGAAAAACTATCAGGTATTCTTGATGGTGTAGTATTTAAAATTACAATCTGTGATGAAGGTACAATTAACTTTGAAGAAGTTGATACTAACCGTTGTGATAAAGCAATGATTCAAAGATTTGTTGATGAACTTAGTGAAACTCCAACTACTGGATACGCACAAAAATTTGTAGTATCTGGATTTGAGTTCACAGATGTTGATGGTAGTCGTTGCTACTTAGAAGTAGAAGAAAAGAAACCTATTGATAAATTAAAAGCTTTATTTGATAAGCCAGAAGTATCTGAAAAGGGTTTATCTATTTTAGACCAATTATTTGGATCTGATGATTTAGATTTAACTGAAGATGATGTTGAGATTATTGTTGAGGCAAATGAAAACCCACCAGCTCCGAATGAAGAGTTAAAAGGTGCGGCTGAATCATATATGGAAGAATCATTCCGTAAGATGAATGAAGGAAAAGTTTTAGAACTTAAATCACGAATTGAAGATAAGCAAAAAGAGATTATTCAATTCAACCGTGAGATTTCTCAATCTGAGAAGAAATTAAAAGAATCTACTGAACAATTAGGAGTTCTTGAGACTCGTTTAGAAACAATGTCACCTGGTGATGAACCTAATGGTTTTGTATTCTATGTATCAGAAGAACAAAAGAATGAGTTAGGATTAGATGAAAATACAAAGGCTATTGCTGATAAGATTGCTGATCTAATGAGTCTTAAAAAAGATGTTCTTTTTGATTACTTAACAGGTGGTTTTTATAAAATAAAAATCGCTAAGAAAGATGATATTACTAATCAAGATTTTCAATTAGATAAAGATATCTATGAGAAGATATCAACTCTTGATGTAACTGGTAAAATGACCGTTGTTGATGGATCATTTGAATACCGTGGAACATTAAATTGGCATCAATTAGTTTCAAAGATGTTAAGAAAAGGATTTGAACAAGATCCTGATTTTGATAAACTTTGTCAATCTAATTCATATGAGAGTAAGGAAGAATTAAAAGATGATCATAGCTGTGATGATGCTGGTTGTGGTGATGGTGGTTGTTCAATTAAATAAATAAAATAAATGTTAGGATATAATTTAAAATACCGTTATAAAAGAATTCGTGTTTATTGGAGACAATGGCAAATGTCTATCAATGATACAATGACTGCAGATAAGAGAAAACTAACTCCCTACGAGGAAAAGGCTATTCGCCTTTGGAGATTATGTCTTAAAGATGAAGATACTCAAATGGCTTATAATACACATGGTGTTAGACAAATTGAGAAAGAACATCTTTTCATTATGTTTCAACCAGGTGGTAATCAAGATTATATTATGACTATCATGGATGTAAATAATGATAGTAGAAGTTTATATGAGTTTCACATTCCTCAGAAAGATTCTGATGATGTTTGTGAGTATTTTGACTTAGAAATGGAAAAGCGAATGAGAAAAGTTGAAAATAATAAAAGAAGTATTATTGAGACTGATATTGATAAGTTGCTAGCACAAGAAGAAAAAAATATCAAAAAAGTATCATAATTTTGATATTTATAAAAATCTCCTTATATTTGTAAAACAAATTAAAATATTAAAATGGTAATAAAAAACATACACGAAAAGCTTTTAGCTGGTATCCAAACAATGTTAATTGATACTAAGGTTAATCTACCTTACTACGGTGAATTTAATCTTCATATCAGTTTCCATGAGCAAGATTCTATCGGTACTTGTGCAGTTAATGTAACAAGTAAAGGTATGAATTTCTTCTATTCTCCTAAATTCCTTGAGAATATGTCACAAAAAGAAGTGAACTTCATTACTTTACATGAAGACTTCCACTTACTTTTCAATCACCCACGTAGAACCGTTACTGGTCAGTATGACCACAAACTTTCTAATATTGTTCAAGATATGATTATTAATCATGTTATTTGGGAAGATATTTCACATACCTTTGTTGAAATTCCTAAATCAAAAGATGGTAAGAATATGGCTCTATTTGTTCCAAAAGATTACACTGGTAAGTTAATCTTTGAAGAACTTTATGAGTGGATGAAAGAACAAAAAGAGAAGTGGGAAAAAGAGAAAAAGAAAAACTCTGAATGTCAATCTTGTAAAGGATCTGGTAAGAAAGATCAAAAAGGTGATAAAGGCGACAAAGGAGAAAAAGGTGATAAAGGCGACAAAGGTAAAGGCGAAGGTCAACCTAGCAATGAAAAAGGTGATAGCCAAGGCGAAGGTCAAGGTGAAGGCGATGGTCAAGGTGAATCTTGTCCAGATTGTGGTGGTTCTGGTTCAGAAGGTGGTAAAGACTCTACTGGTAAACCATCATACGGTCCTTATGGTAAGAACCCATCTAAAGATGGTGGTGACTCATTAGATACTTGGTCTAAAGAGCAAATCTTTGAGGATATGGAAAAGAACAACGGTGAATATATGGATAAACATATTGGAGACGATGTTCCTGAAGAAATGCGTGAAGCAATGGTTAAAGATGTTATGGAGCGTTTAGCGGCTCGTGGTTTATCTGCGGGTAATGTTGAAGCTACTCTTAACAAACTTCGTAAGAAGCGTAAAGACTACTTGAAAGAAATCAAGAGAGCAGTATCAAATATGATTTTTGGTACCGTAAAACAAAAAACTATTGTTAAGCCTAACCGTCGTCAAATCGCTGGTCTAAAGGGTAACCGTAAAGTAAAAACAGCAATCAATGTTATCTTAGATACATCTGGTTCAATGGGTAACACCTTTGAGAAAGTTCTATCTTACATTTACCGTAATGACATTGAGGTGAATATGATTCAAGCTGATACTCAAGTTAATTGGGTTGAGAAGTTTATGGACCAAAAGAAGATTGACAGAATGAAAATTTCTGGGTTAGGTGGAACAATTTTAACTCCAGCGGTTGATTATGTAGTTGAGCACTTTAATCAATATAATACTTGTATTTTGACAGATGGATATTGTGACAGTTTAGACCTCTCTGGATTAAAAGGAAAGGTGTTGATTATATCAATAGGAGTGAAAGTTCCAATCTCTAAATCTAATGGTAAAGTCAAACAGATTTGTGTTGATATTAATGACAAGTAATAATATCCTAATATTATTTAAAAAAGACTCGAAAATTACTTCGAGTCTTTTTTGTTTTTAAACTCTCTAATAAACTCTATCTCACACTTTTCCTTCTTTAATCCATTAATCCATTGTTTTGTTATACAAATATTTTCTATTCCTCCTATTTCCTCAGGGTCTATATTATTATAGAATCCATAAATAACTGATGTTTTGTGGTCAAAGTGTGGAAAGTTTCTATCATTTGGGCTTAAACTAAAGTTGTCTTTAATATATTCACCATCATAATAATCAAGACCATCCCAACAACTTAAAACATCATCTTTTATTCTACATGTTATTCTATTTACGGATAATCTATATTTTCTATATTCTGAAACTAAATCATCTGGTAACTGAAATCCTCTACTAATCCTTGTTTTTTTTCTTGATTCCTGTCCCTCTTTAGTTTTGGACTGATGATCTACTCCATATTTTTCCAAACAAGTTCTAATTGTTTTTTCTTTGAACTCTTCAGTTTTTGTATAATTACTTACTCCATATTTTTCTAAACAGGTTTCCTTAATTTTATCTTTTGTTAATTCTAAAAACATTGGATGTTCAACACCATACTTTTCTACAAGAGTTTCTTTTATTTTATCTTTAATTTCTTCTACTTGAAATGGATTATTGACTCCCCATTTTGCTTGACAGACATCTTTTATTTTTTGATTGGAGCATTCAATAGATGAGCAAGAAGATTTATTTACTAATTTAGTAGTTAAGTTATATCTTTTATATGGTAATCTTAATGGTTTATTGCAATAGTCACAGGTTATGTCTATTTCGTAATGTGATGATTTTGATAGAATTGATAGTGGAATTTTAGCAATATCTCCTACTTTTAAATCTTTACTTAGGTTATACTTTTTGACTAGTTTATTAAAGGTTCTATTTGTTAATGGTATTTCTACCTCTTTTGATATTATCATAATATTCTATTATTTTATATCTTATATATAAAAGAGAATAGTCCCTCCTGGTCCATTAATTTCTCCTTTTTTATCCGTATATTGTAATAATAATATATAATGTATGATATATTGCTTAGGATTTGAAAAATATTATGAGGATAAAGAGTATCACACTGATGCTTGTTCTGCCTTGCTTTCTATCTATGATATCTACAGAAGAAGAGGATTGAATTGTTCTTTTTTATATAAGTATAAACTACCTAACTTAAAAAATGAGTGGGTAAATCCTAAGGAGATACAAAATAAATTTGGAGCAGTTAATCCAGATAGATTAGATTTTTCCAAGATTGATACTGACTATGTTATATTATATCATTTAGATATTTATGAAAGTTGTCCTGGTAGAATTGGAGAAATATTTGAATTTTGTATAAAAAATAATAAGGATTTATTTCTTCCAGTTAAAATTGGAACTTATTCATTCAATCCAGATTTTTGGAAAGAGATAAGAAATCAATTAAACAAATATGATCATCAGTTATTTGAAATTAAACAAATAGAAGATGAGTTTAAGTTACAAAAAGTAATAGAAAGAGATTTTACATTAAAAAATTTACTAAATTAAACTATTATCATAATTGTGGTTAAGAGTAATTCTTAAAAAAGTTCTTCTTTTACCTTTACTAATTAACAATGTTTCGTGAGGTGTATTACTTGACATAAAGTATAATTGATTCTTTTCAAAAATAACTTTTTTATCATCAGTTAACTGGTCTTCCATTTTCTCAAATGAACCTTCTGACATAATCTCACCGTGGAAATCACCAGTCCAAGCTTGACACCCAACTTCAGTTGATACAGTTAAGATACCACCTTTTGAAGATGATACATATTCAGAGATAGGAATAACAATATCATAAGGTAGAACCCAATCCATTTTAACGTGTGAGTTATCTGGTTGTTCTTCAAATTTTGATTCTCTTATTATTCTAGCAACACCATCTTCACCTCTTACAATTTTAAATTGTGGAGTTCCTGATTTTGATCTTGCCCCACCCCAACTTGGCATTGGTTCAGCACCACCCCAAGAAGATTTAGAAGTAACTGGCTCAGCGCCTCCCCAACTTGATTTAGGACTAGCACCACCCCAAGATGATTTAGATGTTGGTTCTTGATAAGAAGCACCACCCCAAGATGATCCACCGTAAGAAGCACCACCCCAAGAAGCTTTCTCTGTAATAGCTGATGAGAAATAAGGATCAACACAGAAGTTACCATCTATGTGAACACCTTCTCTTCTCAAAAACTCATCTGTTGTAAAGAATTTTGTATCTATTGTAACATAGTGAGTGTTAGCACCTTCTTGTAAAGGAATATATTTTAGAACTTCATTGAAAGATTCTTCCCATTGTTTGAAACCTTCTGGTAAAGAAACCCAAGAACCATTGTTTTCAAATGGCATAACACTTAGTTTGAAATCACCAGTATTTGGATCTGGTAGAATAACTTCACCAAGATTTTTAACACTTGTTCTGTGATAGTTAACATTTTCAATAAGCATTTTTTCTGATTTACTTTCAGGCTTTGATAGTAAACTTTCTTTGAATTTTAATAAGTTTTTTAAATACTTCATAATTACATTTCTATTTTTTCTACATCTTTTAAATCAACTGAGTATTCTCTACCATCAACTTCAACGGTGATTAAACCATCATCATCAATGTCTATAGGTTTTAATGCTGATTTTGGATCATTATCTGGAAGGTCTTTTATTATAGTAGTATAGATAACACCACCATCTTTGATACATTTAATTATATCATCATTGGTAATTAATGTTCCTTCTACATTATTTTGTTTAAAATCTTCAAATAATTTTATGTATCTCATAATTCTATATATAAAAAATAATATATAACATAGTATGAAATATATCAAAAAATTCAATGAAGAGTTAAAGCCTGAAACTTATAGAAGAGCAGGTAGAATGTTAACTAGAATGAATAAGGTATCAAGAGGTGCCCCACTAGTGGATTATGGTGATGAAAAGGAATTTGGATTCTATAATATGCACTTTGCTAATCCAAATTCATTAATTGGTGGTAATTCACTACAATTTACTAATCCAAGTGTTAAGTTTCATTTCCAACCATTTAATATAGGTAGAGATTCTTTAGTAGCAATAAAGGATTATGATGAAGAATCATTAGTTCAAGGTTGGTTAAGAGGTGATGTAAACTTAGCTGTTACATTTGAGTTTTTGTTTCAAGCAAGTCAATTAGTAAAAAATAAACTCAGACATGATGCATTAAATACTTGGGGTGGTACTCCAATGTTTGCAATACAATTAGATTTATGTGATTTTAATGGTGGTTTAGATGAGTGGAATACTGATCAAGATACTGGAGAAATGTTTCCAGAAGAACAAAGAACTGATATGTATCATTACTTTGATAACACTTCTATAGCTGAATTACAATTGAAAAGACCAACTGGTACTTATTTTGGTATATTCTCGGATAGAAAATCAGCACTTAAATTTAAGAAAGAATTACCTAAATTGATTGAGCCACATATGGAAAAAATAATGGATATCTTATCTATTGTAGGTGGTGATGTGGAAGATTTTGAGAGAATAAAGAAATCATTTGATGGAATCAGAGTCAATAATCTTTATGATGATGAAAAGATTCTAAATACTACTGGTTTGAATAACAGATGGTTTAGACATTTAATATAAAATAAAAAAGGATTATGAAATATTTAAAAAGATTTAACGAAGAATTAAAACCAGGAACTTATTTTAGTGCTGCTAGAAAACTTACTAAATTAGGTGATACAGATAGAGCTTCTAAATTAAAAGATTGGGGTCAAAAGGTAGAGATGAGTGAAAACCTTATCAAATGGAAAGAAAATCTTCAAACCTATTCACCTTTTGGGATATTTAAATTAAATATTGTTAATCCTAAAAACGGTAAAAAATTAACTGGAGATTTTGCTTTAGATTTTAATTTTGATCCAGATTCATTTGCTGATAATTATGAGTGTGAAAAAGAAGAGAATCCTAATGATATAACAAATCAGTATATTACTTTCTTTCTTGGATTAATTCCCACATCAGAAGAATTAATACAACAATGTGAAGAAGTAATGCCAGCACCTGAAATGAGTAATGGATTTTACTGGGGTATATCCTGTTCAATTAAATTTGATATAGTTAATGGTGTGATTAATTTTAAAGAATTATTACTTGATTCTTATGATGATAACTTATCTGGTAAAATTACAATTGCTGATAGACCTTCTGCTGGTAAATTTAAGATGGTATTAAAAAATCTATTTAGTAATCCAGGTTATAATTACCCAAGTTCAAGAACTGATTGCTCATCACAATGGGAAGCATTAGAAAGAACTATTTTAACTGAATGTGGATTCTCATCTGAATATGGATTTGAGTTAGAACAAGTAGCTAATTTTATTAATACAATATCACCAAATACATTATATAAACCTTAATATGAAATATTTAAAGAGATATAACGAAGAATTATTACCTAGCACATATAGATCTGCTTCTACTAAACTAAAGACCATTGGTCATGTTAGAAGAAGTGGTGAAATGGAAGCTTATGCTAAAGAATTAGAAGAAAAGGAAAGGCTTAGGAAAAATGAAATTAGAAGACAAGGTATGACTTCGATTGATCCATTTCATTTAATTTATTTAAAATCATCATATAATTCAAGCACTAAATCACACTCAGAAAAATTTCTTTGTGATGGTTTATTTTATATAGAACCATCTTTTGATTGGTCTTGGTTTTCAGATATGTATGTAGATTGGGAAAATGATAATTTTTCATATACACTATCTTTACCATTTGAATTTGGAACAATGCCAGCAGATGAAGAAACTCAACAAAAATTTGATGCAGCTCCTTTTTCAGAAGAAGCATATGAGGGTGTTCATTATGGAACAAGAATGTGGTTAAATATTATTAATCAAAATGAGAGAGATGTTAGTGTTTCTGGTAAGTATAGTTGGGAAGGTCGTGATAGTGATGAATTTGTTTTTGCGACTAGACAAGAAGCTATTAGATTTAAGAAATGTTTAGCTGATGCGGTTGAAGGTAAAACACAATGGGGTAAAACTGGATGGGCACCTGAAGGAATACAATCTAATTTTAATGATTACTTCAAAAATAGTAAAGAATGGAGAGAAAAAAATAATAAACCAGAAAGTCATTTTACTAAAGATGATATGCCGAAAATAGCAGAGTCTATTAGAAGAATGTCTTTAAATCAAATATATAGAAACTAATGAAATACTTAAAGGCATATGAAGGTTTTGATAACAAATCACCAGAAGGTGTAAAGTTATATTGCCATGACTTACTTGCTGAATTAAGAGATGAAGGTTTCAAAACATCTGTAGAAGTTTCTGGTAAATGGTTAGAACCCTTATCTATGAAAAACAAGTCATATGTTGCTATTAATATATCAAAGAATATAGAAGTTACTGAATCTACATTGACTGATGATATAAACGCATTTAAATGGAGAGATATTAAAGAATATGTTGATGTAGTAGCTAATTACTTATCTGAATTAGGTTTTAAAGACATGACTCTATTGCATCAAGAGCCTGGTCGTAAAATAGTAGGAAGAGATGCTATCAGAAATCCTTATGATTTTTCAATTCGTGGAATTAAAAACTCCTGTGATTTATGGTATGTAAGATATGAACCAGAAGAGACAAATGAAGAATTAAAATCCGATGTTTATAAATCAGCTGCTGATAAATTAATCAAAATAGGTCATATTAAAAGACCTGAGGAACTAATGAAGTGGCATGATGTTATTAAGAAAAGAGAACAGGATATCATAAAGAAGAAATCAATTGAGGATGCTAAGCAGTTTGGTGTATATCAATGTAAATTGAGTTTTAGACATAGAATTGTAAACAATAGGGCAGAATATAAAGATTTTACTGGTGATTTTTATTTGAGGTTATATTATGATTCTGATCAATTTAGTCAAAATCATGACGAAGACTTTGTACATGATGGTGGTGGTATGTGGTTACCTTTTAGTTTTGGTATAATACCGGTAAATGCAGAAGCTGAAGAATATTGTCAAGAAATTGTAGAACCAATAAATGGATTATCAAGAGACGGTGTGACTTATTGGCTCGGCTGTTTTTGGTTAAATTTAACAGAAGGTAACGCCCCTGGTGATTTAACTTTTAAACCTGTTGGAAAAGGTTACTTTGAATGTTATGAGGGTAATTTTGATCTAGCTAACAGAAAATCTGCTGTACAGTTCAAAAATAAATTATTTGAGTTATTCAAAGGTGATATAGTTCTTAATGAAACACCTCAATTACCAGGTGGTGAAAAAGAAAGAATCATTGATGATTTATGTAATGAGATGGGTCATGGTATTGATGAGTTTGAGGAAATTATGAACTCAATTAAAAAAATTAACTTAAATAAGCTCTATAAGGACTAATGAAATATCTAAAATCACATATGATATTTGAAAGTTTGAATAAACATTTCAAACTAAGCCAATCTATTTTAAATGAACTAAGAGGTCAGAATAAAATAATCGAAGATGTTGAAGATATTATGTTAGAAGTTGGTGATTCTTGGGGATTTGAAGTTCCACCATCTTATGAATTAAGAGATTCAAGTAATCCACAAAATCAACACTATGCTGAGTTAAGAACTCAAAAGAATTTAGACTACTTTGGGATGGATGAAGGTGATTTTGATGAGCCTGTAGAAGATTATAAATGGACTATTGATTTTGTTAATGATATCAGAAGTGGTAAAAGAAATAAATTAATCTTAGATATAGATTTTCAATATGCTAATGATTCAAATGGATTTAAACCACTTAAATTAAGTGATGAACAAAAGAAAACCTTAGATGAAGTAGAAGAAAGACTAAAATCTATTGGATGTGAAGTAGATTATGAATACAGCAATGATGGTAGTAATCTTGGACCAGGTCTTTGGAAAATAAGAGTTAGTGTTCCGGTTAAGTTTCAACCAAATAAAGTAATAAGTGGTTTAGATGGATTTTCAAAAGATTTTATAAAAGATTTTACTAAATTTGTAAAAGATTATTCAATTGATATAGATGGTCAGGTTAAACTATCAAATCTAATAAGAAGAGCGAAATGAAACATTTGAAGAAGTATGAAAATAAATCTGATGATTGGAGCGAATCAGAATTTAATGTAATAAAAGATATCTTATTAGAGATTAAAGATAGTTATCCTACTATAGATGGTGAAATATTAAGATATGATGAAAAAGCTTATTTATCAAAGCCTGAATTCACAATTAACGGTAAACTTATTTACCTAATAAAATTAGATTGTTCTAATATAAAAATAGAAGGTGATACTTATAGTTTAGAATACTATGATAGCAAAATTAAGTTTATGAATCTAGTTAAAGAAGTTTGCTGGAGATTAGAAAGAGCTTTAGATGTTAAGGTTAGAATACCTAACTTTGATGATTTCGATCATTGGCAATATGAAGAAATGAAAATACAATTAATTAAACTTTAGGGATTTTTTTATTATATTTGTATAATATATACCTAATGAAAATCAAAAAATACAAATCATTCTTAGAATCTAAATCCGATATGTGGGATATCATTCCACAATCTGTTAAAGATTTACACAATCTATTCCAATCAGCTGGAAAGAAACTTTACTTAGTTGGTGGTTCTGTCCGTGACTTCTTAACAGGAGATAAACCAAAAGATTTTGACTTAGCAACCGATGCTCTTCCTGATGAGGTATTAGAAATTGTTGGTGAAAAATTTAGAACTAACTTACAGGGTAAAGCATTCGGAGTGGTTGTTGTTTATACTAAAGAAGTTCCAGAAGGAATGGAAGTAGCTACATTTAGACAAGATGTTAGTAAAGGTAGAAACCCTGAGGTTAAATTAGGAGTTACTATTGAAGATGATGTTAAGCGTAGAGATTTAACATATAACTCACTTTTTTATGATTTAGATACTCGTCAAATTGTTGACTTAGTTGGAGGTAAAGAAGATTTAGAATCTGGTGTCACAAGAATGGTTGGTGATCCAATTGAAAGATTTGATGAAGATTCATTAAGAATTTTAAGAGCGTTTAGGTTCTCTTCAAGATATGAACATCCCTTACATAAAGATACTGAAAAGGCAATTGAAAAAAGAAAACAACTTCAAAACATTGACCCAGAGACTGGTGAAATGAAAAGAATCTCTCAAGAAAGAGTTTGGGAAGAAATGCGTAAAGCTTGGAAACAAGCTAAAGATTACAACTACTACTTATCTTATTTTACTAAGTTCCATATGTGGGATGAAGTTTTTCCAGGTGCTAATATCAATACTAACTTAGTTAAATCAAAAGACTTTGTAGTTGTGATTGCTAACTTATTTAAGAATGAATCTACTATTGGGTTAGAGAATAAACTGGTTCAAGAATATAAGATTGAAATTGAATTGGCTACTAAAGTAGTTTTCTTAATTTCTTTATTAAATTTCAAAGTAGAAGATGTATTTGATATCTACAAGAAAAAACAACAATGTGCTATTACTGATGCTACTATTTTAGAATGGATTAAACTAATGGATTTATCAGATATGGTGATTAAGTTTGTTCAATATAAACCAAGTGTATCAGCACAAGAATTGATGTCTCAAGGATTTAAGGGTAAAGATCTTGGAATTGAAATTAAGAGATTAGAGATAGAAAAATTCAAATCAATGATATAATATATAGACAACTATGATATACTACTTAACATATTTAAAAGACACAATAGGAAATAATTACCTGGGTATTCAAATACCAAATGGTTCAATTAATCCATTCTTAAATGAATTAAAAGACATTATCGGTGAAGATGATTTCAAAACTTATACCGAGAACCAACAAAAAAGAGATCACGGTGATTATCATATTACCGTTATTAATGTAATGGAATACAATGCTCTTTCTAAGAGTATGGGTATAGATAAGTTTATTAATTCCTTAGAACCTATTTTCAAATATGAGATTGATGATTTGAAAATGATGGGTGTTGGAACTGCAACTAAGAATGAGAACAGAGCTTATTTTGTTGTTATTAATTCTGATAAGTTGGACGCGATTAGAGATAGATATGAATTACCTAAACAGGATTTTCATATTACATTAGGATTTAAATTTAAAGATGTATTTGGTGTTAGAAAAAATCAAGTTTTGGAAAAAGAAGGAAAATTCTTACAACTTTTGAAGCAGGAATATTATAAGAATGTCAACTGGGAGTTTATAAAAACAATAGGTAATTTTAATCTAAATAAAGATGAGGAATTAACACCAGTAGATATATCAGATAGTAGAATAAAATTTAAGTGTGGTGATAATTACATTGATGTTGGTTTATTAGATGATGAGAAATTTTGGGTAATGGCTCAATATCCAATAGTAGAAGAAATGCCGAGATTATCGGAAACAGAGATAGCAAAGAAACTTAAAAAATAAAATATACTGAATGGAAACTATGTTTAATTATTACAGCTTAGATGAGTGCATTGACAGAGATGCAGTATTAGAGAAGTTAGTGAAATTGAAAAATGACGGAAAAATAATCTATAGTGTTGATATGGATATCCTTAAAATGGAAGATATTGACTTAGAAGAAAAAGACATTAAAAGCTTAGAAAAATTATTTGATGATAATGATGTTTATCCTTATTTAGACCTAAATGGTGAAGAAGGAGATGAAGGTGATGGATTTGATGATTTTGATGATGATTATGATGATTACTAATAATTAAAAACTTATAACTATGACAAACGAGTATGAAATGCAAAACTTCTGGAGATTAGAAATTCAGAATGATGAAAAAGAAAAAATAAAAGACGAGAACTATTGTTATTATAG